GAGATTGAGGGCGAAATCGAGAGGATGAGTGCCCTAATCGTTAAACTTGAGGATGAGGTAAGCCATGAACATTGATTTAACTGAACGCGAGATTGAACTTTTGATGATGTGCATTGAAACCAACATTGAAACTATCAAGCGCCGCCATGACGAGAACGATCCAGAAATTGCTGATTTGATTTTTGAATTGCAGGATTTGGACACTGACCTTTGGGAGTTGACGGCCCGACCTTGCCAGACTCGGCCCGATCCAGACCTCGATACCACCGATCTGGATTTGGTTGGCCGCACTTTTGAAGTCGCAGAAGAACACTTTATTGACGCAGGCATCCAAGCCCGCGAGAAGATGAAGGCGACCAGCAAGGCAGCGACCAGACGTGCGTTAAACTTTTCCGGTCGCGTCCGGGCTGATGGCGACCTCTCCGAGACTCAGCGCATTGATGTTTGGAACCCTAACGATCCAAGCAACTGGTAGGTGATTAAAATGAAGGTACGCAACGCAATCAAGAAAGTAAAGACCCATTTTGCCAAGCAAGGCATTGACATTGATGTGCAGCTTGTTGGTCACCGCTGGACATTCGAGCATAATGGATATGTCGGTTCGTTCTTGGCCAATGGTCGGTGCTCTGATGAGGATCAGATGGATGCCGACGCTCACAACTTCCACGTCCGAAGGTGCAACGATCACTCTGATCTGATGTCCGACTATCACGCTGGTTCGTTCCGCGATAACATCACGCAGCTTTGTCACAGCATGTTACCACCACCGCCTAAGTTCCCTGTTGGCTCACTCGTGCGAGGGCGAGATAACAAACGCTCCAGACGGCAGGGTTACGCTGGCCTCGTTGGACTCGTGACTAAAGCGAACCCCGGCGGCTATATCTTTATTGATTGGATTGGCAACGGCCCACCACGAATCGGCACGTACCCAGTTTCTTACCCAGAGCGCGACCTTGAACTCGCCTCTTGACATTTCCTTGACAATTTAACCCTTGCGATCCATAGTCACCTGTGTTATATTATAAGTATAGAAAGGAAAGAACACTATGAAACTTCGCGGACAGTCAGGGCTTCATCCTCTCGCACTTCACGCGGTATCGCCTGAGTTCGTTCGCCTGCTAATCAAGTTTGATGTGATCATGCTAGTAGGCTTGCTCTTCCTGTGTCAAACTGTCTGACATTTTAGCGTGTGTTGACGCTAACCCGGTGCATCGGGTAAACTGAACGGTTGCAAACGGCAGAAAACACTACGGAGAGCGCGGCGCTCTGGAATACACGGGTCTAATGCACTAATAAGATCAAAGCCGCTACATTTACCTGACATTCTCTTGACAACTTAGTTGTTGACTTTTCCCCATTTTTCAAGTATAATATAGTATATCAAGTAAGGAGATATATCAATGCCTCAGACACAACTCGACGACACTCTGACCTTCAAGCCCAACCCGATGATCAATAACATTGAGATCGGATCTTCACGCAAGAAAGAATATAAGCCACAACCTGCACCGCCAACGCGGAAGCAACTGACAGGCTGGACCGTCGAGCAGGTTGGCCCGAAAATGTGGCGGGTGTTTCGCAACTCGACCACGCAAGGCAAGCAAGCCATCATCGACTACAACACTCGCGAAGGCGCACAGTCTTTTGCTGATGGCTGCAACGCAGAATACAAGAGCCCCACCAAGATGAGTGCGGCTAGCCTGCGTCGTAAGAACGCGGAGCACTTGACTGACGAAGAGAAGGCTGATCTGGCTGCAATCATGGAAGGGGAGGGCCTCTAAATGTATTCAATCGAAGATAGGTTCGTTGATGCTGTTGGATCGCTAATTGTGGTCGCATTTTTTATCGGATTGATGGCACTATGACATTCATTGAGCAAAAGATTTTAGTGGCTGTCCTGTCTGTCGTCGTCTTCTGCATTCTTACGCAGGTAGTCAAAGCGAGACAAGCATGAGCGCATTTGTGCCCGGTGATCTGGTGACATACCACTTTCAACGCGCCCGATGGCGTAAAGGTTTATCTGTTCATGTTGGCTTGATTGTCGAGACTGGTAAGTATACCGGTAACCGTGACGTTAAAGTTTTGTGGAAGGGCAAAACAGAGCCAGCAACCGAAGCAAGCCAGCACCTTTCACCAGTTGACATTTCCTTGACAACTTAATCCTTGCGTTTCAGTGTCCCCTATGTTATATTATATGTATAGAAAGGAGAAAGCTATGAACCACGATCTTCAACCCGGTGACCTCGTTCGCAGCAACGCCACTGTATACAATCGCGCAGGCAAGATCCGCAAGCCCACCGTTGGGCTTGTTCTCAAGAAGCTGATGACGCGAGATCACGGATCTGGATCGGGACTCGTTAAAGTATTGTGGCCGCACACTGGCAACACTGGCGTTTGTTCAGTGCAGGATCTTGACAAAGTGGACTTGACAACTCCTTGACAACTCAACCCTTGACTTTTGCCCCTGTGGGTGTTATATTATATGTATAGAAAGGAGAAAGCAAATGCTTCGCACTCAAGACCTGCCCACCAAGACCTTCCGCGTCACCTTCACCCTTCGCGAGCCAATGCGCCCGCGTCAAACTCGCATTGTCAAGGCGCGCGATGAGTACGAAGCTGCTCGCCTCGTTGTACTTCCGGCTAACGCCATGCGAACCCTGAACATCAAAGAGATCAAGTAGGAGATATATTTATGTTCGCAATCGGTAACATAGTTAAAGTACACACCAAGCTCAACGGCTGGAAAACTGGCACCATCATCGGCAAAGCCGACTGGGACAGCAGCATGTGGCTTGTGAAGATCCCCGGCCATTGGTCTAAGCAGACCGCCGCCCTTGAGATTGACATGAAGAATGTGGCTTAATCCACCCAACCCGAACAGCGCCCATCGCCGCGAGAGGTCAAGATAATGAAAACCCCCAACTACATAGCGCCGGACTGTGGCGGGCTTGGATAAGTCACAGAGGGATCCTGTTCAACCCTAATCAAGAGAACAATATAATGCGATAGCGTTACCTCCACTGCTCAGTGAGGTTAAGAGAGCAAATAACAATAGAGCCGAGAGGGAGCGCGGGCATAAATAAAGACTCTCCCATTTTCCTATGAAATACTACGTTACCAAAATCGAATTGCAATTAGCTGACAGCAAATTGATCAGCACCGAGACAATTCTAACTAAGCCCAGCGACAAAGCCGCCGCCGTGGAGGGTAAGCGCAGATATTCAGCCCTTGGTATTGATAACCTGTGTGTTGTCAAGTACAAGAAGAAGCACTATAACAAAGTTCTCCGCGCTCAAAACAAGCGCCGCAAGGAGAAGGCTTTGACGGTTGCTGATATTGCTAAAATGACAGAAGAAGCCCGCGAGGAAGGAATATAATATGATTACAGGACCAAGAGTGACAAACGATAAAGTTATTGTTGCATGGACGCACGGACTGAGCGCCCAAAATCATAACGGCACGTTGGGGAGCATATCATATCCGAACGGTCGGGCCGAATTGTTCAGCTATGAATTGAAGATCGGAGAGCGAACACCTGCCGGTGTGTTGGTGCTTGCCGACTACACCGCGCCCGCTAACGGCTTCAAGACAATGACCACTTCTCAACATGTTTGTTTAGTAAAGCATACCATCCGTGAGAAGCTGGTGGTTATGAACCCGCGAGTTTGGCAGTGCTCACCACTAAGCGAGGATAAGCCTTTTTAATGCCAGTGTTTCGCCCCGGTGATCTTGTACGAGTTAAGGATGGTACGCACGATCCTTTGATGCCCGATCATCGCGTCGGCGTAATCATTGAGGACTCAGCAAGTCCGAGAGCACTAACAAAAACATTTAAGATTCTTTTCCTTGGCACTTATGAAGTGCTGCACTTCCATGAAATGTTTTTAGAACACTTCAGCACAGGACCATAACACTTTGCCTATTCATGTAACCATGCCGCCGCTGCTCTATAACCGTTATGACGGTAAGCGGTTCGCTGTATCTGGTCAGCATTGGGTTGAGGTTCCCAAGAACACAACGCTGGAGGATATAGATAAATATATGGTAGTTGAGAGTCGACCCGAGCCTAAGAATTCGGAGGGTGATCACAATTGGATTGTAGAGGGTAGTAAAGGAAATAAATATACAGTAACCCTTAGTGATAACCAATGGTCATGTACTTGTGTAGGGTTTAACTATCGTCGTAAGTGTAAGCACATCCAGTTAAAGAAAGATAATATATACAATGTGGGGGAGAATGGTAGTTAGTGGGACATAGTGGATCGCTATGTAATGTTTAAGGAGCGTTATTATATGCTTGCATTACATTAGGTAATTGATTTAATTGTTTATGCGTGATTGTCTTAGTATATACACGATGCACAACTTGTCAAGTGTCAAGTCAATTATTGTCCGCTTCGGTGTTAATTTGCATGCGACAAGAAAGCTCAATGTATCCGACCACTTACAATGCCGTGTATCATCAACAATTTCAACTACTTAGCGCATGCAATTGTCGCACACATGCGACAGCGAGAACACTTAACATATACTTTACACAATGCCCTTGCCTTTTAGCGCGAGAGTGGTTATAATATATGTATAAACTAGTTACTACAGGAGTGACATATGGAACTGACTCAGCTATCCGGCTCATCACTAACACCCTTCGAGCGCTCTGCCTTCAATGCGCTCTGCTTGTCCGATGGACTTACGCAGCTAGCGCACATGGAGAAGCTCGTCGACATCATGCAAGGCATTGACGTGCAACTTGCGGAGGCCCGCGAAGCAGGTGATGATGAACTGGCCGAGCAGATTGACAAAACCTTTACGCTGTTGTTCGCGAGCTACGTCGACGGCTATGCATCGGACTCGTAATCTATGCGAGAGTAGTAATAATAATTAACATATCTTTAACAGTTGACTATAGAGTTGACAAACAATTGACAGTTGTAAAAGATATGTGATATAGTAGAGGGGGGACCACTACCCCCCTACCCCCCCACCGGAATCTATGTCTCTATAAACGGATGTGCTGTGTGAGGGGTGCTAGATACATTCGCGCTGCGCGCCTAATTTTTTGAGATATGGAAATATGTGGAAATTATACAAATACGATGGCCATTACATTCAGGGAAAACTAGTTAGCAAACACTCAACAGAAAAGGCCGCATTAAACAAAGCGGAAAAAGAATTGAAGTACACATACACAGAGAAGATTAAGAGAAATAAAGAAATCATTATATGGCTAGATGACGAAAACCATAGCCCAATTGGCATGATCGTCAAAAAGACCAAATAATAGCAAGGTTAAAAAAATCCACAGAACAAATTTTAGGAATTGGAGTATTAATGAAGAATAAAAGATATACATGTTGGCATTGTAGGACGGGAATTGTGCATAGACTGCCGGCTACATGTCCAGAATGTGATAGAAGATTGGAGAAGGAAGTGAAAAAGGGCGAGAGAAAAAAGCGCCGGCGCATGGCAGCTAGCGCAATTACCGCGCTTCTAGTAGGCTGTGGGCAGCCCTACGCTGAAGATACGGCTGTGGGTACCTATAGGGTCAACGAGGTCTGTATACAGCAATTAGACGGGGCCCTGTATACACTACAGGCATATGCTTCTAATAAATATACGGGGGTTACAGCGGCCATCTCCGCGCGCGGGGAACTCGGCGCGGTATATATCGACTTGGCGCCAACGAATATATCGACATATTACACAGCAGATATAAAATTTGTCAACATGAGCTGTGAATCTGATATGCTCTTTAGGTATAGACCAATGATATAGTCATCTAAGCACCTAATTACTATGTGGTGCTAGACTATAACGTTAATATTGTTTTAGAGCGCGGTGATATGATCGTCGACATGGTTAGCAATGAAGTTGGCTTGCTAATCGAAAGATATAAGGTATTATCCGAAAACACATTCACCAATGGATTCGTTACTGAACCTGTTTGGGGCTGGCGTATATCGTGGTCAGGCGCTAATATGCATGATGTTAATCGATTTGCCGCGTTTACTGAAAACGGATTAAAAAATCAAATTATCGAAGGCCGCGTTAAATTGATAAAAGTAGATGATACTTAGGGTATGCACTCTTTTAACGGCCGGTTCAAAAACATTAATTTGAACATTGGGGATCTGGTTGTAGATCCTTCGACAAATCACCGAGCTTTTCTTATTTCATATGAACGTCATATCGATATGTTTGATGACGATATATGGCTATGGGAGCTTTACTGGTTTACGCATGGCTCTAAGAGTGCGCTTAAAAATCCCATCAATTCTGTTACAATATTAGAAGAAGATAGTCTTAAGTTCTCAATATTAGTAGGTAGACTTGAGTGGTATTCAATCAAAGGAGATACATGGAATGCCGAAACAGCACAACTGGAATGCATATAAAATATTCAAAAATGGTCGTCGCGCTAAGCAACCTATATGCAAAATAAGAGCTATTAATGCGATAGAAGCAGAAAAAAATTTTTTAAACGAAATTTTGCCGAAATTATCGGAGAGTTTTGCCAACTACAAGTGGGTCTTTATTCATGAAAACGTAAAACCACGACGTATAACAAAAAAGGATATTGCATCGTTTGCGCGCAATAGAGAAAAGAGAAAAAAAATTTTCGTTGACATTTTTTCGGGAGTGGAAGATGGTCAAGTTTTACTCCGCAACAATTCTGGATCAAGCTGGGAGTGGGCCGTGTGCCAACCTACGACTCTAGAGAAACTTAAAAGCTTGTCGCCACAATTTAAAGAAAAACACGATGCGTTTAAATGGTTAGATAATTATTTATATAATGAATGACTAATTAATTTGAGGATATTTTATGGGTATTGTAAAGGTTGACGGAATTGAATGGGATAGTGTTGTAAAAGTAAGCGGAGTGGCCAAGGCGTCTATTGTGAAATTTGGAGGCGTTGAAGGTGGGCCGGCCGCAGCGACTCGCTGGGTGACCGTTCATGCTGATACAATTGTTGCTCACGCAGGGGCTAGCGCCAGAAATCCATGGACATCATACGATTCCATTACCGGAAGTAAACCCGGCAGTTCCGTCGATCAAATATTTGTTGCATACGGAAAAGATGGAGACGGCAACGGTAGATGGGTTCAAAGCCACGCCGCAGACAACGCTGAGCTTTCTTGGACAGACGATCCAACTGCCGGCGCTGACCCCGGATGGAACCCTTTAACTCAGATATCCGGCGCGAACGAATCTGCCGGCCCCGAGGTTACGATACCAAATCGTCAATTTGCCATTCAGTGGGGCGCAGACTATTGGGTTGCCGTCGGTACAATGAGGTCTGGAAAGCAGTCTGTTATGAGATCTCAAGATGGCAACAACTGGTTTACATCCAGTCTAGCCGGCCTCGTTACTGACGGCTCAATAAACACTCAATCTTGCTATGGATTGGCAAGTGATGGCGCCGGAACTTGGTGGTTCGCTCAACAGAATAGAATTTTCAAAAGTACAAATCATGGTGAAACATGGTCATTAAATCACACATTAGTAGATGATGCCAACAACGACCCGGGCGATATTCGCGCTTTAACTTTTACAAACAATACTCTTGTGTGTTATATCAAAGGCGGGAACGGCGCGATATATGCCGCGGCCGCAGCTGATACAACTGATTGGGCATCCGCTTCATGGAATGGCGCCGGCAACGTCAACAATCAAATGAGAGTGTGCAGCGCCAACGGCAGAGTGTTTATGGCATATAGCGGAAAATATTGGGCTGCTGATGTTGATGGCAAGAGCATCACTATTGTGCATGACAATCAAACCATAACGACCGGCAGCCATGGTACTGCTAATGCTTGCGCGACAGATGGTACTACGTTTGTTATTGCCTGTGATACAGGCGACATCATCGTAAACGAAAATAACCTTGCCACCGACGGGTGGTACATCGAAGCCGAGAACGTTGGTTCGAAAAATATTGAACATATTGCACATGATGTGTACCTGCCAATTGGATAGATGTGGTAACCAATAGCAATGTATGTCGTGGCGATATTGTTTTCCAAGCATGGAGCGGAAGACTTGGAATTATTTTGGAATCAAGCGCTAAAATAGACGGAGACGACACCCCGCAGCAGCAATTTGACTGGCATGCCAAAGTTGTGTGGTTTTCCAATAAGATAAATAATGGACACCCACTTGGTCAAGAATATGCACTATTGAATTCGCTTAATTTGATTTCTAGGGCATAAAACATGTTGAGCGACCTATAATACTATAGGTGCGTTTTTAAATGTCAAAATTGCGAAAATTTTTAAAATACACATTTGCTGTTGCCTTTATGACCAATGTGTGTGTCTTTTGTATCGGTTTAGCATTAGGTCAGCTTGAGATTCTTGTCATGCCGGCATTGTGCATGCCCCTGTGTTTGTGGGGTGTGGAATTACACAGCGAAAAAGAACAACTATAAGATATGACAACTATTTACATCTATGGAACAATTTTCGGTAACAGATGTTGAATTGTCTATTTTAGAAAAACTATATGATTCATGGGCCGTGTCTCATAAATCAGACAACAAGCACGACTCCTTAAAAGCTAGGGAGATATCGTATATTATATGTTCTATGTTGCCAAGATTAATAAATGAAATTAGATCTCATAAAAAACAAAATGTTAACAAAAATAATCAATAAACTTTATATACTTCTTTTTATAGTGTCTTGTACAACACTGGCTGCTGCTGCGGAATATAAAATCAATAAAGTGTTACAATCAGCCGTAAAGATTGATGTGCATAAAAAGGGTCCCGCTAAAAATGGCCACTGGACAGTTGCGCCAAATATTTATGTATGCGTACATGCCCCTGTTTCTCAACATCGCCTTGAACGAGCGTTAGATTTCTGGAAAAAGCTTGGGTATTCATTTGGTGACGTTTATTATAATGATGAATCGTTTGGGTGTGTTAATGAAAGATTGGGTTATGGTGGAATTACAATTGATTTGATAGGTCAAAAATTCAAAGAACCCAATATTGGAATGACGTGGAATTGGAAAGACAACAAAACCAACGAAATCGTTAAATCAAGAATTGAAATGAAAAATAGCTGGGGTAGATCTCCTCGGGTGCTTGAACATGAAATTGGTCACGCACTGGGGTGGCTTGATTTTAAAAAACGCAACCATATAATGAATCATAGCTGGATTGATGGCGGCATTGACACCCATGGACTGAGGCATACCGATGAATGCGCTGAATGAAAACATATCACCCAACGAGGCCAAATGTTTAAGCTTGCTAAGTTTTGAATTTTTAAATTATATGAGATTAATGACTACTGAAAAGGGAAAATATTTTCATAGCGTTGAAAATGAGTTATTAGCATTAGTGCGAGATGAGGCGCCCAATGTCGACGCAGAGTATTCCAAATTTGAAAAATTATCTCAAAAAAAAGAATTTTTAAAAGAATTGCTGTTGGAATATCTTGTGGGAGCTTTTGTTGATAATTATAAGAAGAGAAATAGAACAATTGACGACTTTATAGCGGATCATGAAAAATCAGCAAAAAAATACTCTGAGGGCACTCCCGACGTGGCTAAGAAAATTAAAAAATGTTTAGAAAATCCAAAACAATTTGAACCATCATTTCATTACGATGTTGAATCAGCTAGCACAAGTGTACGATCGCCCCCTCCCCCTGTTGACACGACAGCAGCACTTCAGGAAAAAAGAAAATTAACAAAAAAACCAAGTTCAGAGACATCGCTTAGAGACTGGTTTGGAAGAAAGGGCGCCCCGGGCAAAAAAGGTGGCTGGGTAGACTGTAATACATGTCGCAAGGGAAAATGTAAACCTTGCGGCAGATCGAAGGGAGAAAAAAGATCTAAATATCCCAAATGTCGACCAACGCCGGCTGCATGCAAGGGATTTAAAAAACCAAAAAAAGCAAAAAAAGAGGAATTATCAATGGACCTTGATCAGATAATAATGCAGGAGCTTTCTTCTGTTATTGACGAGAAGAAGAAAAAGAAAAAGAAAGGCAAAAAGGATGCTTGCTATCATAAAGTAAAGGCGCGCTATAAAGTGTGGCCGAGTGCATATGCCTCCGGTGCTTTAAGCAAATGCCGCAAAGTTGGTGCTAAAAATTGGGGTAACTCTAAAAAAGAGTCTCTGCAGATCATGATCGAAGATGAGTTATCTCAGGTCTTAAGCGAAAAGAAAAAGAAGCCATGCAAGCCATCCAAGGGTAAGCGTTTTGCCAAGCGCGTTAATGGCAAATGTCGCTCATTTGGGCAGGCAGGAAAGGCAAAAAGTGGTGGTGATCGAATTCGGCCGGGCACAAAGAAGGGTGACGCGTACTGTGCGCGTTCAGCAAAGATTAAAAAATGTAAAAATCCGCCATGTGCTAATGATTTATCGCGCAAAAAATGGAAATGCCGCGGATCTAAATCGATGAAGGAGTAAAAATGCGCTCAGATGAACAAATTCTATATGAAACGAGGGATTTTCTTCAAAAAATTGAAGAAAATTTGACAAAAAATCATAAAAAGCCTGAAAAAGTGCTCCGAGAAGTCACCGAAGACGAAATGCGAGTGCTTGAAGACGTGTTGGATGACTTAAATCCAGCAAATTTGCCTCTAAATGACCTTTTTAGCGGCAAAATGCGTGTTGTTATACCATTTCCGACCATAGATACTGGTTCAGAGCTTGGAAAGTTCTCAGAATTCTTCAGATCTCAAGAATATGACGTAGACTGGGAGAAAGGTATGGTGTATGCCGAGCGTGATCTGCGCACATCCGACGAATTTCTTGATACTTTGATGGGCGGACCTCAACCAAAGAAGAAAATTAAGAAGATTCAGATGAAAATCGGCAAACTTTTCTCTAAATTAGCTGATTTAAGCAGAAGAAAAGACGCATTGTACCAAAAAGTCTATGATTACTTATCTGATAAATATATCGGGCCAGATGGCAAAAAAGTTAACACACCACGAAGAGTTACCGGAAAAATGCTGAAAGCAGCACTCGATGAGAAAGAATATGAGAATTTTCAGAGAATTAACACTCAAATTTACTTATATGTCGTAAATCCGGGTGTTGCAGGCCCAGCAGGCTATGATTTAACCGATTTAGCGACTGAATACGGTGAATATTGGAAAAAGAACGCTGGATTCATCAAAAAAGAGATTAATAGAATTGATAATGACAAATATTCTATTATTATTACTCGACATCCGATAGATGTGCTCAGAATGAGTGATTTTGAGACTATTTTCTCTTGTCACTCTCCAGCTAGTCGCCAAAGTGCTTATCAATCGTTCTATAAGTGCGCTGTAGCCGAAGCTCAGGGACACGGAGCGGTAGCATACGTGGTAAAGACAGAAGACCTTCTGAGCACCACCAACACGGGGAATATTGATAGTGCAGAGCAAGAAATTCAAGAGGGCGAGATATTTTATGACGATAAGCGCCCATTTGCTGGGGATATTGACCCAATTTCTCGCACACGTATACGTCATGTTAGATATTACCGAGGAATAAGCCCTCCGAAGCGTTGGGATGACGGACAAGACGTTGGAATGCCTGAAATACGTGTTTACGGCATGGATATTCCCGGTTTAGCTAATAAAGTTGGAGATTGGGCCAGATCAAATCAAGAAGAAGTCATTGCCAACATGCCAAAAGAGGACGGTAAGCTTGATTTAAGTAGATTTATACAATTTGGTGGTTCTTACGAAGATCATGGTGGAGGACCGAGTGTTCGAGCAATGCTTATGTCCAAATTTTTAAAAATTCCAACTTCAGATATGGTCGGCGCAATGAAACAAAATACAGAAACTGAAGATAACTTGGATGCTAATTTGGTTGGTGATATTATCGCACAATACGAAGGAGAGTGTGAACAAATAATGAATGAGTTCAACAACAAGATGGCTCAAACATACTCTGATTATGAAGTTCAAGATGATGGCGGTGAGGGTGCTTATATTGCTCCTTTCGCAGCATTTATTGCAAAGTGGCCGGTTGATGAATGGAAAAGGCTTCCCGGCAACCAAGAAGAAGTTGTGTGGAACTCTGTTGACGAAATAATTGCCATATATGGTGATATATTTGTTGATTCTAACAACTATACTCCCATTATTCGTCGAATTCGTGAAGAAATACACTTAACTATGAAGATTAACTTTGAACACCCTGACATTCATGGCAGTAGCTATCTTGTTATGCCAGAAGAATACCGAGAGGCACTTGAAAACATTAATGCCATAATTGATGATAGAAGAGATCAGTTTGAAGCTGTCCTCACAGAGTACTTCAAGCGTGAAGGTCAGATGGAAGGTGGTAAATATATGAATCTTGCCATGGCAATCGAAGATGGAGATTTCACTTCATATGAATGGGATCTCGAAACTGATGGGGATTACTCCGAATCATATGAATCCACGGCGCGCTACTCATTCTATTATGATCCAGAGGAATTTGGTCTAGACATTCGTGTATTGGCTCAGATTCTTGATTCTCGCGACTTTAAGATTGAATTGAGGAAACAGCTGCTTGAAGAGCCCAGAAAAGAGCAAAACACCGAATATTACCTGCAAATGAACGCTACAACGGTAGAGGTTGGTGGTGAGATTAAATATACTTCTATATTCTCGATTAATGCTGACGAGCCTGATATTATGGCTGGATTGTTCCAAGAGCTTGTAGAGGGCGAGATGGACGATGAAGACAACCTTAACGTGGTATTCAATAGAGTATTAGCTCAATTTGTAAAATCACGTCAGCCTGCATTTATGCAAACAAACGAAAACCTCGTAAAAACGTGGAAAGGATTTTTAGAAAAAAAATGAGTAAATTTTTGAGCGATCCCGAGTATCTTTTTAGTATTATAACAATGCTAGTAAAGAAAAATGGTGGTAAAATAGTCATAACTGAAGAAGAAATAAAAGATGTATCAAAGGGCGATCTAATTGGCATGTATTACGAGCCAAAAACTGGAAGTATTGTACTTAAAGAAGTCGAACCTCAAGACATGTTACAGGCGACAACAATTGTACGAGACAAAAAGAAAGATGATGAGGCATACGAAAATTAAATGGAACATATTTCTACACACATCTGCAAAGGTCAGAACATTGGTGTGCACGGGAATCTTTTCGGGGGAATAATGCTGTCGTGGCTTGATGAAGCCGGCGGCGCATTTGCCGGCCAATGTTGTGATACCCCTCGCATGGTAACCCTTAAGCTGTCGGAAACAGTTTTTAAAAAGCCTGTTAGGCCCGGGCATCTTATAAAAATATATGGCAAAGTTGTGAAGATGGGGAATACCACGGTTACGATTAAGCTCGAAGCTAGGAGACACAGCGTATACAACGGCACTCAAAAATCTGTATGTGAGACTGAAATTACATATGTGCGTGTTGATGGGGACGGAGATGCTATACCACTAAGCAACAAAGTAAAAGAAAAGTTCAAAAACGATGGTAAAAAAGAAGACGACCTTTATGAGGTGTATGGTGGCGATTGATCTATTTATAATATGGTTTGCTTGTGCTAGTGTGATTGCATTTACAACCAGCAATAAGCAAAATAAAGCTAAAAAAGCTTGTGAAGTTGAAAATTGTGAAGAAACAGAGGAGAATGCGGAATGAAATATTTATTATTATTTTTACTTTCTGGGGTCGTGCATGCCAATGAACCAAAAGAAGAACCCCGTGTGGTTTACAAACAAAAAACTGAGATTGACTTTGAGGGCGTTGAGGTTTCTGGCGAATTAGTCAGGCCGCAAGGTTCGCTTGTTTTAGAGCGAAAGCGCGCACAATTTAATTCAATGATTAAGTTGCGTACTGATTTCGATGATTTGATGGAAGATTCTGTCGAGGAAATAAAATGAGCACACCAAGAGATTTAATAAAAAGCACATGGGCAAGGTATAAAGAATATATGTTACTAAATGGTCGCTTAGAAGACTATGTGTTATTTACAATTGCAAAACTTCTATCTTTTAGTGCAGGAATAGGAATAGGATATTATTATTTATGAAACTTATAATGGAAAATTGGAACAATTATTTGCAAGAAGAAGAAAGTTTGAATGAAGGAATTGGACAAAAATTTGCCATGGCTGCGGCATTGATTGCATCGATGGTCGGTGGTTCACCCGACGCTAATGCCGCAATACAAGTTAGCCAAGATACAATTGAAGATGCCGGCAAAGTGCCGATCGCCAACGCGGCTGGTCTTCTAACAGACACTACAGCTAGAGTTATCTACGGTGGATTATTGGCCTTAGACCCGGTAGAATTTCCGGGAGCTAAACAGGCAGCAGATATATTTGCGAAAGCTCACAAATCTAAAGATATTCAACAATTTGAAAATATGCCGCCATTGGCACAAAAAGCTTTACAAATAATAGTAACTCAAATGCATACCGCTGCAGCGTCGGGTGATCCTGAAAAAGTTAAACAAACAATAGACACATATAGAGGCTTTGAGGCATCGGCGCCGAAAGGAATGAAATTAAAGAAAAAGTTTAGAGACAAATGAAATTATTATTTGAAAATTGGCGAAAATTTATAGATGAAGAGATTGAGATCCCTGCGCACCTTAAAAGAACTGTATATCGATTAGATGATGATCTTGACAAGGCTGAATATCAAGAAATAAAGGATGCTGTAAGTTATTTTATTGATTTAGCAAATGAATCCGCGCCATTAAAAAAGTACGAAGAGCTTACCGGTGCTCAACAAAAAATTGTGCAAGCTATGGGACTATGGACCGGAGGATATTACAGTGTATTAAGAAATCTGGATAGCCCTGAAGAAAGGATGTTTATGACTCAATCTCCCACGATTAGCAAAAGAAAAATGCAAAGAATGCAAGACGAAACACAACAGGTGCCTGTTCAATTTGGTAATTTCTCGGTTCAACAATCAGCGAAATTTAAAATTACGCCGAGGTCACTAGATCAATCTTTTAAATTATTATACATTATTGCTCAATTAGAAATTCCAGAATCATTTCGAAAGCCATTATATAGAGGGCTAAGCCTTAATAAAAAACAATTTCGTAATTTCATTAACAGCAAAAAACCAATATTTCACGGTAACCTTCAATCGTGGACAACCGAGGGCAAAAGAGCCATTGATTATTCGAACCCTAAAGTAGCCGCCGAACACAATCGTGTTGCTGTGGTGCTTGAAATTGAAAGTCCAATCACCGGTACGCCAATAATGGGAGTTTCACATTTTAAAAGAGAAGCTGAAATTTTAAAAGCCGGTTCATTAAGTGTTTTAAGCTATAGTGAAGAAAAAAATAAAGATGGGCTTCCCTATTATCGTGTTAAAGTAAAGGAGGTTAATATACCTCCTGAAAAAACTATCTTAGATAAAATAAAAACAACAGCGAAGAATCTCTTTACCTCTAAAAGAAAATTTGGTGGGGGCGCAGGCGCTGAAGAGTATATTGCACCAAAATACGGAATGCAGATAAGTAACATTCTTAGTCCTAAATATTTAAAAGAGCTAAATACTGGAGATTGTACAAATGAAACTTATAATTGAAAACTGGCGAACGTTCGCAAATAACCGATCGGGCGACGATCAAATTATTAACGAAGCCATGGAATTATGTAGAACGTATAAAAAAGGTCTACTGATCCCTAAAAACAAAAATCAAAGAATGTTTTTAGAACAATTGCAGGAAATGTTAACTCTTCTTGAGCAAGGCGAAATTACGCGTCGTCAATTTGCTAAAGGTATGGCCGGCGGTGCTGCTATTGGTTTAGGAGGTTCCGCCATGGCAGGACTTGCCCGGGCAGGCGGAAAGGAAAAAACAAAAGCAGCCCCGGCCGCTAGCGGCGATATAGGGAGCACCGGAGCGAAAGTCGCCAAAGGCGCAGTTGGACTAGCCATTCAAGGAATCGTTGGAGCATTTGATCTTATTACAATGGGCGTTGAAAATTTTGTAACTCAATGTTACATTGATTTTTTGAGACGAAGAAAGGCCCCGCTTACTAAGTCAGACTTAGATCAAGATTTAATCGACTGTCTTAAAATTATTGCGGAAGACTTTAAAAGATCTAGGAAATCCCGAAGAGACCAGTGGGGATCTGACAGGGATTACGCGAGGGTTGCTAAATCTAAAATGTATATTGAAAGATTTGGTGAGGAAAGCCCGGGCACCTATAACATGCAAAAAAATATGGAAGGAGCTTGGTCGATTGCGGATAGCTTGACGTCTACCGATCCTTTAAATAACATTTTTAATACCCTCACTCACGTTAATATTACTCTAAAAGGAGAAACGGTCCAGTTTAGAGATATATACGATTTTAATCCAGCTGTTAACATACTGGGTGCCGACCAAGCAAAAAAAACCCGGGGCGCCCGTGAAAATAAAGCTTTTTTTCAAAATCCTGATAATTTCGTCGAATTTGCAAAAAGCGCTGTTAAGGGGAATTTGAGAGTTTATCGTGGTAGAAGACAAGGATGGATTGAGGTGGGTTTTTTCTCGCGCGCCGCAATTGAGAATTTGTCAAGATTTTATATTGGCTTGTTTAATTATCCCGGATATAAAGTAAATATTGAAATACCAACTCTACAAGCTGAGCCATTCAGGGGTCGCGGCATGGTAGCGAAAGCGATGGACTGGTGGCAGGATGAAGGCGGAAAAATTTAAATATTTGTTGCACTTTATCTAATACAGTGTTATAATGATTGTATAGCTATACAGGGAGGCTATTATGATCAAAAAATGCATGTTTTTTCTAGCTCTAGGTTTTGCAGCGCTAGCGGCTAGTTCACCATTTATTGTGCACGATTTGGCACAGTTGGGACATAAAAGCAGATGGTCGACTTTTGACAAAGTCAGAGTTAAATCTTATTTTGAACCTCTTGGACTTGCAGGGTCACTTGTTCCTCCGATTGGGCCGGCCAAGGGTATTCACCATGTTTCAAGCTTGGGTGACGCATACTTTGATGGTGACTTACCAAAAAAATCAACCATGAATTTTCTTCGAGAAGTGGTCATGACATCGCCGGGAAACGGAAAAGCCGGCAACGACTTCAAAAGTCGATTTATGCGCCACGAACAAATTGCCGTTTCATCTGGGAAAAAAGTACACATCAGCAATATTACACAAGCGGTACCTTTTCATAGATATGGTCTTCCGTTTGTCGATCATTTTGCTATTACAATGAGAACTGACATCATCGATGGCAAACCAAAGAGTTCATTTATAGTGTGGGGTCTGGGTGTGATTGCCGATCATCGCAACCCTAGCAATCTGGGGCCGCAATATGATCATGTTGCTAAAATTTTAAACCTTGAAGGCGGAGATCTTATTAGGTGGACATGTAATCTTGAGCGCGAGGGTCTCGCTAAGCCTTATTGGGTTTTAATTACAGAAAACGATGAGACCTCCAAATTCAGTCACGAAGCAGTTCGAAAAAGGCCTAGTCAACGAAAAGGTGAATGGCACACCACGACTCGTTTGTTACACAAATCAGGCAAAGGCATGTCCGTAAGTCAGCTTTATAATACGCTCTTTTAGTATTTAAAAACTATATATTATCATGAAACTCTTATTTGAAAATTGGCGAGAGTTCTTGGTAGAACGAGCCACATATATATCAAGTCTTCAACAAGCTTATCAAGTTTTAGGTCTTGAACCCGGATCTTCAGAATCTGAAGTTAAGAAAGCGTATCGTAAGTTAGCCATGGCCAATCATCCGGATCTCAATCCTTCACCAGAAGCAAGGGAGACCTTCGAAAAAGCATCAGAGGCTTATGAGGCAATTACATTTAAGGGCCCCGGTAGCTTTCCGTACAAGAGGGGTGGCGCTGGTGGCCCTGCCGGCGGAACAGATATAGCTAGCATGTGGAAAAACACAGGGCCCGAAGGAATATCAGTGCTAGCTAGTATCAGACAAATAATGAACATTGTTTCTCAAGCAATTGAAACTAATCAATCTGTTAAAGTTGCAGGTATTAGTGTACCAGCTAAATTAATAATTGATCGTAATGACTATAGCAATCTTCTAAACTTTATGCGAAATTATCAATATGAATATTTAAGGGGTATGATGGGCGCTCAAGATTTTGTCAATAATAAAATACTAAATACCCTTAAAACTGTTTCAATAAGCCCAAAATTTGGATCAGGAAAGCAAGATTTACAAAATTTTGTGGACGTGATGAAAAGAATTGTCCCAGCAGAAGAAACAAAGAAAGAGCCAACAGCTGCAGATACTCCCAAACCAAAAACGACAACTTCTCAAAAAACTAAAAGTGCTGATATACCGCCCGAAGACATTGAAATGATGAGAAATATGGGAATTCTTTAATGTCTTATGAAGCTATTACTTGAAAATTGGCGAAAGTATTTAGACGAAGTTGAGAGATTTCCAGATATCGCTACAGCGCAAGACGAGATCCAGCAAAGTCTAGACTATTTTTATCAAGATCACGCACCAAGTAAAGGTCAGCGAAGAGAGTTAGGCGAGTGGAAAGGGCACCAAATGGTAGCCTTTGATTTGCCGGGAGATACTATACTTTTCTTTGCAGTTGACAAACAAGACAGGGCAAGAGCCTATGTCGGCGTAGATCCCTTTCAGGATAGTTATTCTGTGGGCAATGTTCGTAAAACCAAGGGTGGTGGATTTTACACAACCGATCTGTACAAATGGTTAGTCGAACAGTTTGGAACATTATACAGTGATAATAAACAAACCACCGCCGGTGAAGGTATTTGGCGAAGACTGCAACAAGATCCAGAGGTAAATGTTGAAGAACCAAGCGAAGAAACTGGCGGGCGGTGGAGATTAACCAAATGAAACTCCTATTTGAAAATTGGAGAAAGTTTATTACGGAGGTGGAAGAACCCATCACAACCCTTCGTATATTCGACTTCGATGAAACAATAGCCCATACGAGGTCAGAAACGCGCGTTACAGCGCCTAATGGCTCAAGTGCCACCCTACGTGACCAAAAAGAATTTGAAAGCTACATGCAGGCTGCAGCAAAGAAAGAGGGGATATCTACTTTTGACCCCGTTTCTGAACTACAAAGAGTTGGCTATCAAATAGATTTAAGTGATTTTGCAATTGTTAAAGATCCGGATGAAATCACTGTTGTTACAAGCATTATTAAAGATTTTCCGGCTGATTCTAAAACATATATTATGACAGCAAGACGAGGACAATCGCTTGGTCCAATTATGGAGTATCTTGATGAAATTGGTATTGATTCGTCAAACGTTAGACCAATTGCAACACAAGGGGAGTCTAAGGGCGATGTAATGGTAACGATGCTTAGACAAAAAATTATGCCCGATGGCAAATCAAACATTAATCGAATTGAATACTATGAAGATTCTCAAAAAAATATTGATGATGTTTTACAAAAAGTTTGTTCAAATAAAGATATCGACCATCTTAAGCCTGACAATTTTGAATTAATAATTTATAAAGTCAAAAATGTTGCTGGTCAATATGTGCTGCAAAAGATTGAATGCGAATAAAGAAACTAATTATTGTTATGCACTACATCTCCAAGTGGAAACAATTTTTAATGGTTGAAGACGACATGGATAGCCACGAGGTCGCAAAAGCTGTTATCATTACTTCGGATAACAAAGTATTGATACTTAAAAGATCCGAATATATGGCTGAGTATGCAGAGGAGTGGGATTTGCCCGGAGGGCATCTAAAAGAATCAGAAAAGATGGAAATTGGTCTAGACCGCGAAGTTGAAGAAGAGACTGGGTTAAAGATTGGACCCTTCGATCATGAAAAAATAATTACAATAGATAATTTACATTTTTATTTAATACGTTATAATAAATCCAGCGATCAAATTAATATTGAAATTAGCGATGAGCACACTGATTTTGCCTTTATAAGTCAAGAAGAATTACAAAATTTCAACATTTCAGACAAATTTATGGGAGTGATAAATAAATCAATGGGCTTTGATGATGAATGATGTCTGATATCACTATTTAATATTAGTTTATTGGAGGACATATACCATGCCGAACAATTCAAATAATGGATGGAATGAATATTCCAGACTCGTTCTTGAACAACTCGAAGCTTTAAGTATGGGAATTGATTCAATTAGGCTTGAACTTCAGGCTGTAAATCAAGAGTTAATAATCATAAAAGCCAAAGAAGATAAGGTAACTGAATTGAGAATATGGAAAGATAAGATTGACGAAGTGACTTCGCCGTCACAATTAAAGTCTTATCTCGATGACATTCAAGAACTAAAGGATTTTAAAACAAGGGCCATAACTATTTTCGCAGCTGCGCAAGCAGGGATGTTAGCCATACTCTCCTTGATGAAATACATGGGATAGCTCTATGTCATCAAGAAAAAAAAAGTACGACTCTAAAAGGTTGCAACAAATTATTAATCAAATATCCGGAGATATTGATCCTGATGCCGAAGAAATATTCCCAACTTATATCGTCAAAGGCACTGGCTATATGTGGTGCTATTCTCCTACTGCAAAAACAATGGTGAGAATACTTCGCGGCAGCAAAGCATACTTATTGCATGATTCATTGGATGATGAGGCACAAGCCATGGTCTTCGTCCCGTACGAAATTGTTAAAATTGATTTGGAAGATTTAGAAGAAATAGGATATAACTAATGTTTTTTTCATTAAATGATTATTGGAAAGGAATTGCTCTTTTCTTATCGGCTTGGGTTTTTTATAACTTTACCGGTTTTGAGTTTACGGTTATAACGTTGTTAACGTTAATCTGGCTTAAAAAATAAAAAATGGCTAAAAAAAGAAAAAAGAGTAAAGAGAGAAACAATAAAGTCATTGTTGTGAACGTCACTAAAAACAAAACAAGAAAAATAAGAATCCTTGATTTTGACGAAAAAAAAAGTGAACCAAAACATGACAAAACAAATATTAATCAATAATCACGCCTAGTTATATAGCTTAATTAAGGTTTCTGGTTTTGATAAAGAAAGAATCATTTGGTAACGTCGCGGCGAAAGATATCGATCCCGGCGACTTGGTGCAGTGGTCTAAGTGGGATGATGATAAAAAGACTTACGATGAAAAATTTGGAATTGTCGTTTCTATTAACGAGCAAGTCCGCGGCAGTAGAATGGTTTCTGTTGCACGTGTTGTTCCACTTAATAACCCGAACGTTGAGCAAGATTTTTTTACTATGAGCCTTAAACTTGTATCAAAAGGTTCAAAAGGCACCAAAAAGAACTAATTATATTTGAATTTGAGGACAATTCATGACCACTGATAAACATAATGACCTAAAGGAATTGATAAAGGATTTTTTACCATATGCACAAAAACGAATGGGCTTTACAAAGAAGCCACGCGTACTCTTTAGAAGAGATAAAGAAAATGCGCAAAATGTACTTGGAAAAACCGCACACTATGATCCTCAATCTTTTACTGTTGTTCTATACGTTCATGGTCGTCATCCAAAAGATATAATGAGGTCACTATCTCATGAATTAGTGCATCATGCACAAAATTGCCGCGGAGAGTTTGATAAGCCCTCTATAGCCGGCGAACAAGGCTACGCACAGAAAGATCCACACTTGCGAGAAATGGAACGAGAAGCATACGAAGTAGGAAATATGTGTTTTAGAGACTGGGAAGATAATTATAAGGTATCAGTGACTAATTATAGTGTTACTCAAGTGTCTTTATCTGAGTGGCGAAATCTGGAATTGAACAAACTAGTTACAGAAAGATTAGTAAAAGGAGTAAAATAATGAGTAACTTTGAGGATTGGAAAAATAAAGAGAGGGGTCAAATTTTAGCCAAAAAATTTGGATTAAAATTTGATTTAGACGCTCTTAGTGAAAACAAAAAGGAGTATGATTTAGATGAAAATGCAACAGATCGCGTTTTTGCACCTAATCATTATTGCGCGCATCATGTTAGATATGAAGGGCGCGCCGGTCAAACTGTTGACCATAATTGGAATGAAGAACTCCAAGAAGTTACTCAATATGATATTAAATTTGAAGATGGGACTGTTGTCAGAGACGTGCCGGTTTCGGAGCTTGAAATCGTAGAGGCTAATTTGCCAGAGGGCCACGGAGGTGGTGGTCACCCACCCGCCAAGAGAGATTCCAAAAAGAAAAAGCCAATGGTTCAGGACAAGGATGATGTCGATGGCGATGGAGATACAGATGAAAAGGTTCCAGCATACGTCAAAAAAGGCGATGACAAAAAGAAGAAAAAGAAAAGTGGCAAGGTACCACCACAGTTTCAAAAACATGTAAAAGAAGAAACCGAATTAAAAGATTTAATCAGACAGCAAATTAAAATTGCTTTAGAGGAGATAAAAAATGAACCCCAGACGTAGACTATGGCTGCGTAGAAGAGCAGCAGAAAACAGAAGGAAACAGGAAGAGGCCTCAGTCACAACGTTGGCTAAGGACGTGGATGTCAAAGAACAGCCCGCAAAAGAAACCGCCGTGCCGGAGCTTAAGCAGACTACTCCCAAGACATCAAATTCAAAAGTTACCACAAAGAAGAAATTAGCTAACAAAAAATCTAAAACAACAAAAAAAGGCAAGTAATCCGTGTCAGTTGATTTGGACAAAATAACCAGACAATTTTTGTTGGGTGAAGAAAAAACACCAGAGGATGTTTTTACGTTCATTCAAGGCCTTGGTGATGTTTTAGAAAATTTTGCTCCAAGAACAATGGCAGAAAAAAGACGCATTAACGTGGCAAGAAAACAATTGAAAGAAATTAAACGTCACGCTAGAAAGATGTATAATAAGATATCAATTCTAGAAGAAAAGATAAATGTTTTAGAAGAAAACTTACAAGAAGGTAACTAAAATAATGTTGTTGTTGGAAGGACCTGTTGGCCACATGGCCCACCCATATGAAAGTCACGATTTAACTTTCCGCGAGCTAATTGAAATATTTAAAGTGGCCTCTCAGGGCTTTCCCAAGCTAAAAGTAACAGAGAAGCTTGATGGTCAAAATATTCTTATTACTTATGATCCTGAGCGTCGACAAGCGCTAGCTGTTAGGGCAATGAGTGCGCACGCTGCTGTCGGCGGTATAAATAAGGAACAGCTTAAAAGCTATTTTACTATCGATCGTGAAAGAAAGAAATATGAGTCGATGTTGAAAAAGGGCGCCTCTAAACAAGAGGCGGCGCGCGAAGCTAAATTGGCGCGCTTAGATTCATCGAAACAAGGCGCCGGCGTAGTTGCGGCGTTTTTTGATGCAATGCAAAATTTTGAAGAAGTCGCTCAGGGTCTACCTAGTGACATGTTTATATCTCCAGATGGAAATAAAATATTTTATAATGGAGAGGTTATGGACCCAAGAAGCCCCAATGTCGTTGATTATGACACTAGAGTTTTAGCACTCCATCGTACTGGCCTCCAAGAACTGGTCGACGACAAACTAGTGCCCTATAAAAGCGAACAGGCTGAAGAACTAGCAGGAAGACTCGAAACCGAACTCAGCAACATACAAAGGGACGACTTACCGCCAATCTCTGTTAATGCAATAACAGATTTTACAGACTTTATTGAAAATCGTGAAGCCTACCAAACCGCCATTCGCAAATTAAGATTGCTTGGGCGACCCGGTGAAACAATTGGTGAGTTTTTAAGAAAAAGAATTACTGAATATCTTTCACAAAGACTGAACACTTATATGGGTGAGGATACAATAGCGGCAATTGTTGATGCTGCTTTATATGTTTCGAAAACAAATAGAAATCCTAGAAAAACGAAAGAAATTGCGAGAGTTCTAGCAACAATTCCAGAGCATGAAGTTGAAAATAAAAATTTGGCTATTGAGTTATTGACAAACGTCAAAGAAGTTAAAAACATTCTTCGATTTGCAATTAACCCTTTAGAGCAAGTTATACATGATTTCGCAGTATCGATACTTGATAATATGAGTAGTGCTTATATTGTACAATCGGGAATTGCAGTAAGTCGACTTAAAGGAAAGGTTGCCCAACAAATTTCAAGAGTCCGCAAGGGTGCCACTAAGGCAGATTTGGAAGTGTTAAAGAGAAGTATCAAAAAGATCTTAGGAGGTGAAGAAGTTGGGGATGTTCTTTCTGATGAAAACCTGCAAGCTGCTGTCGAACGAATAACCACGGCTGTCGAAGGCCTTGTGTTTGACTTTAACGGGAAAACCTATAAGCTTACCGGTAACTTTGCACCCATTAATCAAATTATGGGCTTAGGGCGATATTCTAGGGGTGGCGACGACTCAAAACCAACTATGGGCGAAAGCGATATTGACGTTGAGGAACCAATATACGAAGAAGAAGACAGCAACATCAGGCAAATTGTTGTAATTTATCCCGGACGGTTTCAACCCATGGGCCGACACCACTTGGCAACATTTGAAAGCCTACAAGCATTTTTTGGTGATGCTAATGTTTATATAGCCACTTCGAATCCAGCCGAAAAGGAGCGCCAAGATAAAAAAGTTAACCGTTCTCAAAATCCTTTAGACTTTGATGAAAAGAAAGCGATCATGATGAGACACGGCATTGACCCTGAGCATATTGTGGAAACTGACAACCCCTACAAACCAATTGAAATTTTGCAGAATTACGATCCCGACACAACAGCAGCCATTTTTGTTTATGGCGCCAAAGATGCCGGCCGATTACCCTACACTAAGGTCGACGGAACTCCCGGCTATTTTCAGAAATATGATCAGAACGAAGATAATCTCAGAGGATTTGAGCAGCATGGATATGTCTATGTTGCGCCGCATGTCTCTCTTGGAATTCCGGGCTTTGATGAGATGTCAGGCACAACCATTAGAGCTGTTTTGGGTACTGGAAACCGTGAACATTTTGAAAATATAATGGGATGGTATGATGAGGATATCTTTAACATGTTAGTTGCTAAATTACGCTCTCTTTCGGAGTCCAAAGACAATGAACTTGTCGATTTTATCCTTAAGACCGTTGAAGACAATTTAGATGAAATTACTGTTGCCGGCAACGTTGCTGGATACGGCGGAGGATTTGGTGATTCAAAAACTGTTAGGCGATTTAACAAGAAACAAGAAAAAGATTCTAGACTCAAAAAGAAGAAAAAAACAAAAAAGAAGGTGAACGAAGAAATCGTTGACTCCATTATGGACTATTTAGTTAATAAAGGTATGGCCCAATGAACCAAATTGATAGAATAAAATATTTTGAACAAATTGAAGAAGAAAAAACTCTTAGAGAGAATATACGACAAATTATAAGATTTGTCAAGCAAAAAAGATTAGATGAAGCCAATAAAAATGAGGAAGAAATTGAGCAATTACGAAATATAATTCGTGATATTGTTATCGATGAAAAAACCAATTTACAAGAAGTCTCAACTCCTGATAACGATCCGGCGCCAAATAAAACAACCGGGATTAATGTACTTGAAGATTTGCTCAAAAAGATAATACCAATTTTAGAAGACGATTACAAGCTTTTAACGACAAGCCCAGAACAGAGAGAGTCGTTCCGGGCGCACATTATTAACGGTGTTGTTAGCTCTCTAGCTCCCGCTAAAGCAAACGATAGCGCGGAGATGTCAGAAGCCGTTGAAATTGATATCGAGGATGAGGGCGATCCACCTGAGTTTATTGATATCAACAAAGATGATCCTGCACCAGAAGACAACGTTAGTCCTGAAGAAGAATTTGGCGCTGGCCTTGAAGGGCAAGATGAAACTGGCAGAAACATGGCTTTTCAATCATTTAAGAAAATTGAAAAAGGCGTTCTTGATGCTTATGAATTACTGCAAAATATGGATGATAAGAAGCTTTTTTACGATTATCTCTTGGCCAATTTAAAGCTATACTTTGATAGATTCGAATCAGAATTATCACCTGATGTAAGCGAACCTGAAAGCGAGGAGTATAATCAAGCAAAAGAAATGACACCGCCGCCCGGTGATGAAGATCCTGCAGGTGATCTAGACTTGGGAATTTAATAAATTTTACTTGACAACAGTGTAATCTTGTATTATGCTAAAGCTGTGACAGCGATTGCTAGCTAAATAATATTATGAATAGTAAATATAAGTCATATTCTATATCTAATCACTTAAGAAGTAATAATAGATCATCAGATGAATTTGAGATCGCTTTAAATGCTTTATCGTTAGAAGAAGTAATAGCTTTAAAACTAGAACTATCTTCTAGGATACTTAACTCTAAAATGTATGGATTCAATTTATGGAAAAACGTTCCGACAATCATCAGAGATGCAGTATTAAAATACGCTCTGAGTGCTACAAAATCTAAAAAAGACGCTAGCAGATATTTAGGAATTAACCTAAGAACTCTGAATAATTTGATAAAAAAACATAAAATCGATAATTATTTTGAGAATAAATTTGACAATCTTATAGATTAGTGTATAGTGATAATAGATCTTTAAAATATAAAACGTCATGCGAAATATGTAATTTATTTATAACACGTGCTCCATTTCTCTCATTGAGCGCAAACACATCGCAACCAAAAATAAACTGGAGAATAGCAGGGTGTGAGCAAAAGATCACCAACGCATGACAACATTAAAATGGGGATGATATGGATTCGACAGGGCAAAAAAGAGGAAAAGTGCAAGCAGGTTAGATACGACCATAACAGTTCAACAAACTTAGTTGCAAATAACAACTTACATTTCGAACAGCGCTTAGCCGCTTAGTAGGGAGGCCGCTCAAAGCCTTCTATCCAATTTGAGCAAAACAACAGATAAGTTGTAAAAATCAAACCATTTATCGTTCGCGTGATGGGGGCGATATCTTATTTCCATCTATCTTTGTCAGTATGTGATAGTAAACTGACTAAGCTTGTGAATGACTACAATTGGATTTGTTTTGGACGCGGGTTCGACTCCCGCCATCTCCACCATTCAAAAAATTTTACATTTAATAAAAAAGAGAGTATAATTATTATGTGAGCAGAGCACTGTGCCTGTTCACTGACTTAAACTTAACTGATAAGGAGAAATAAAATGGCTAGTTTAATTCGCAGAGGTGCGCATCCCGCTCGCACAATTTCAAAGCGGGAATTCCTGACACCATTTGATGAGTTGTTTAATACTTTTATGGGAGATATGTTTCCCACATTTCATCAAGAGTTTGGACAGGATTTTTTTGTACAGGGATCATATCCAAAGTGCAACGTTGTTAATTTCGACGATCGTATTGAAATTGAGGCGGCGATTCCGGGTCTCACGAAGGAAGACGTCAACGTTGAAATAGCTGATGGAGTCTTGACAATCAAAGCAGAGAGCAATCAGCGTGATGACGTTGAGGATTCTCAATACGTCAAGCGTGAGGTGAAACGTTCGGCATTCGCGCGCTCTTTCAGGCTTGGTGAAAATCTTGATGAATCAAGAATTGCTGGCGCGCACAAAAACGGTGTATTAACAATTAGTATTCCAAAGGTGTTGCCAACCACCGCGGAGCCCGTTGTACGCAAAATAGAAATCAAATAAAGGATAATTATGGGACACTTAACAGACATTATCGATTGGATTCGCAACAAGACTACATCCGACGCATGTTCCACCGATTCCGCAGAGAGTATCACTGATTTTAGTGCTTATACTGTCAGCGAATTGAAGGATATTGCAAAGGACCGTGGCCTTAAGGGATATTCATCGTTAAGAAAAGCTGATTTAGTTAAATTACTAAGCAGTTAAAATAAATACAACACCATATGGCCCGAAAGCGGGCCATATGCATATATATTAATGTAGTATGATGGTAAAGATAGCATTTTATAAGGGCGAAGGTACTTTAATTAATCGGATTGTACGCCGATGGACCAGCAGTCCATATAGTCATGCTGAATTAGTGATGCCTGACAATAAAACATGGATTGGAATTAGTCCATTTTTAAACTCAGAAGTATCGGCCAGAAATGTTTTGAAAGATCCCAATCTTAATTTAGAAGATTGGGATTTTCTTAATTTTGATGTAACTGACGAACAAGCTTCCATTATAATGGAGTTTTACGAGCAAACAAAAGGCAATAGATATGATTGGATAGGCATGCTTTTATCACAGGTGGGCCCCTTCGTTATCAAACAAGAAAAGAAATGGTATTGTAGCGAATGGATAGCATATGCCTTAAGGATTGCGGGCGTGTTTGATTGGAGAACAATTAAAATTTACGATCAACACGATCTTTCGCCGGCGACTCTTTACCGCATTGCAAGAGAAGCTCAAGCTTATAATGAAAATAAGAAATTAATCGATGATAATACCAACCAACAAACTCTTCGTGGCCAATATACAAAGACTTGATATAGTTGTTGGTATGCTGTTTATCGAGCATTATTATAAAAAAAATGATTATGGGTATAGATTATATGAATTATCAAAACAACATGGGCCATCAAAATTCATTAGATTAATTAAGAGCTTTGAACACGAAATTCGCTCCAATGAGCGTGGATTTAAAAAAAACTACCTTCCAATAACTAAAGATTATTATTTGAATGGAGACGGTGCACACAGGTTGGCATGTTGTTTACATTTCAATATCAAAACTGTTCCTGTCAAAATTATAGAAAAACAATATAAGTATATGGCTCACCGTGGTTTGAAATGGTTACAGGACACATATTGTGAAAAGGATATTGAAAGAATAGTTGATTTCTATTGCAAGTTATATTTTGCTGAATCAGAAAAAGTAAAAAATAGAATAAATTATCTATTATATAATCACTACGATGACACAAAAATCAACAGTGTAGATAAATATGTTAATCTAATTTTTACAACCAATAATGACGATTAATCAAGAAAGAATCTAATTAATAAGAGGTTCAAGTTATGAAAATTGTTATTCGTAAAAAAATGAGCACATGTGAAGATCTTGATGAGCAAAGCAGAAGCAAGCTTTTTTCACGTCCAAGCGGCGAAGTGCCAGAGGTTCCACCACAAAGAAAAAGAAGAGCCCCCGGAACAGCAACATCAGATAGAGTAACCTCAAGCGTTAAATTATCAGATTTGGAGCAATCGGTCGATGGGCTAGCAACAGATATCGTCGATAAGATTGGTCCTGCAATACGGTCACTTCGTTCTGCACAATTAAAAAGTAATAAGAGACAACAACAATTTAATCAGCTTATAGCACAAGAATTAGCAGATATTGTTGGCCAGATTGAGGCAATTAAAGATTCGCCAAGACTACCAGAGCTTGACAGTTTACCACCTTTAGAACTCGATCTTCTGGAGCCGCTGTCTCCGATGACCGACCCGCGCGCGCCCCGATCGGCTTCACCGGCGACACAAGCTAGAATAAATGAAATTAGGATTAGAATAGAAAAAAATAAAAATTAATAATTTATTGCATAGTTACTTATAGAAGGAATCAATATGTAATGTTTAAAAAAATGACATTTTTGATGACAGCCCTGTTCTTTTTAACAGGTGCTCAGACTCTTCAAAACCCTGTCGTTGATTTAAGCACAAACATCAAATCAGAATCAGCAGAAACTTTAAAAGTATCCGAGACCACACTTAAAACGAATAAATCAAGAAACAAGGTCAGGAACGCTGCTGTTTCGGTAGTTACACAATATGGCTCTGGATCTGGAACATATTTTAAAATTGGTGAATATCACATTGTTATTACCGCTTACCATGTTGTTGAGGGCGAGCAGGTTGTAATTGTGGTAGGTAGAAACAGCGAGCAGGTGATGGCCCAGCCAATAATTAAATCAATAAAAGGAGACATTGCAGTGCTATTGGTACCTAAATTAGCAAGCTGCCAACCCTTGAAATTGAAAAGCTTGCCAAATAGATTAAAAAACAATATCGACAAACTTGTAGGAACAGTTGTAACGTACACAGGTTTTCCGGCACATCACGAACTTCTGACAGTTGATGGCAAAATAGCGAATATTGAACATAATTTCATTATAATGCACTCATATGCATGGCCCGGATCATCAGGCTCAGGTGTGTTTGACTCAAAGGGCAGGTTTATAGGGGTTGTTAGTGCTGTTGACGTTGGTAGATGGCACCCATCAGTCCCGCCGGCGCTTGTCGAAGATATAGTTTGGGTTTCTCCGGGCTGGGATATATCACCAAAAGAAATAGAATTATATCTGCACAATCGAGGATTTAGAGAATGAAAAAAGCACTTATAGCTTTATTGTCTATTATGATGAGCTATTCGTGCACCTATGATTATGCGATTGTAACCGGTAAAACTGAAACAATTGTTGAAACTGAAACAATCACCGAGACAATAACAGTAACAGAAGAGGTTGAAGTAGAGGTACCAATATATATTGAAGTCGAAGTACCAGTATATATTGACACCGGATTTGATGATCCGGGTCTAGTGTGGGTTGATTCTTTTACTCAACCAAACACAGTTGACGGAATAGATATTTTATGGGTAATTGACACCTCTGGTTCAATGGGTAGATTTGATGCACAATTATTATTAGGTATCGAAGCTATGTTGGCTGCTCTACCGCCTACAAGTTGGAGGTTGGCAATGATGTCAAACGATCCTTCGCGCGCTGTATTAGAAAATCAGTTCCCTCTTGTACCGGGAGACGACATACTCGATGCTGAGGCAATGTATTCTTCTATGGGCCGCGGCCCCTTTGAGGAGGGTTTTGATGCTGTATATGAGTATATTATTAACAACTCATATTCTTCCACGTGGATGCGCCCAGACGCCGGATTGTTAGTCGTTTTTGTATCAGATGAGCAAGAACAAAGCGACGATCATTTCTCAGATTTAGCAGACTTTATATCATGGTACCGCAGCCTCCGCGGAGGTTCGGTATTTTTAGCTAGCATAGTTAATCACGATTCTACTGAGACATTGTGCGATTATCCCCCAACTCCAATAGATGTGGGCACTCGTTATATGGACGCAACAAACTCTTTTGGAGGCAACATAATTGATATCTGTGCTGAAGATTGGTCGCCGGGAGTGGCCGATGCCGCAGCATCAGTTGAACCTCACGAAGCGTGGCTACTTACCCACAGTGCAATTCCCGATTCTGTCCGCGTGTTCATAAATGGAGAAGTACAGGACTCCAGCATGACAACATGGACCTACTCGGAATCCGACAATACAGTATATTTTCACACCATACCTGCTGGTAGTACTTTGGTGGAGATAGGATACCGATATTATGAAGCCGAACCTGACACCGGAGCGTAAGCGCACAAAAGTTTATCCCGGCGCCGACCTGCCTTTGCAAAGCAATTTCTATATTATTAGAAAAATTGACGAAAAGAATATTTCGGTGGGCGCTGTTGTTGTTTCGTCCACTTGTCTTGGGTGGCTTTTACTGCTAGCATATGCGGGAATTGCTGCTAGCTTTTCTTGACATTATCTATATGTTAAGTTATAATAGGACGATGCACCCGTAGCTCAGCTGGATAGAGCATCGGCCTTCTAAGCCGAGGGTCATAGGTTCGAATCCTATCGGGTGTGCCATAACAATCAATAGGAAAAAATTATGAAAACCAAAACACCTTATGATACCGTTGTTGTTAGCGGCGGGTTTGATCCTGTTCATGTTGGACATGTTAGGATGATTACTGAAGCTGCTGAGCATGGAGATGTAATTGTAGTAGCCAATTCTGATGAGTGGCTTTTAAACAAGAAAGGATACGTATTTATGAAATGGGAGGAAAGGGCTGAGATCTTGTCCTCGTTTAAGGGGGTCATCCGCGTTGAGAGAGTGGATGATAGTGATGGCACAGTATGCGAAGCTTTAGAAAGAATCGAGCCGACATACTTTGCCAACGGCGGCGACAGAAAAGAGACAAACACACCAGAAATGAAGGTATGCAACGATAAGGGTATTGAATTGTTGTGGAATATTGGCGGCGGCAAAATACAAAGCAGTTCCGACTTAGTTAAAAATTATGAAGAAAAAAGATTACAATAAAATTAATGGGGCGAAGCGCCACAGGCAGGTGCACCGGGTTGTTACCCCGGCCGTTGCTGGTTCGAGTCCAGCCGCCCCAGCCATTACGCGGGAGTAGCTCAGTGGTAGAGCCCCACGTTGCCAACGTGGATGTCGCGGGTTCGAATCCCGTCTCCCGCTCCATTTTTTTTGTTGAACTTCTATATACTATAGAGAGGTTTTAATGAAAAATATATTTTTTCTACTTTTTCTTATAGGTTGCAGCAATCCAGCAGAATTAAAAGTAAGTGAGCTTGATACCTCCCAACAGGAGCAAGTAGATCCACCAGAACCGCCAGTTTTTGGTGTAATTGCAAATGAGGATTGCTCCCATGTAAATGTGGGAGATAAAGCATGCAATTTAAGATTACTTGATCAAAACGGTGAAATTTGGGAATTATATGATTTGATTGGAAATGTGGTAGTCTTGGATTTTTCAACTTCGTGGTGCGGGCCATGCCAAACGGTAGGTCATTATTTACAGCCTTTGCAAGACGATTATCAGTCAATGGATGTTAGTATTGTTACGATTTTAATCGATGGATATGTGCCGGGTACCCCACCTAGCGAATACGACATGAATGATTGGGTTAGTTCCCACAATGTTACATCGGTCTCTGTTCTACAAGGCGCCCGCGACTTAGTCATGGATCCAACAGGTGTAGAAGGATATATAATATCTTCTTTTCCTACATTCTTTTATATCGACAGGAATATGAAATTCTATTCTGGGCATTCGGGATACAACGATCAATATGTGAGAGAAAAAATTGATGAAGCTTTATAATTGATTTTATTGTGATATAGTGTTAATATTATCTATAATTGAGGCTTAAACAAATAATTATATAACTAATTATAACAACCAACTAATGTTTTATGAGAAAGAAAAATTACGTAATTGACACCAGTGTTTATTTAACAGATTCTGAGTCAATAAAAAGTTTTGGAAACAATGACATCATCATCCCCCTGAAGGTCTTGGAAGAGATTGATTGTCACAAGAAAAGGCAAGATAATGTTGGCGCGAATGCGCGTCGAATTATAAGGTTTTTGGATAATTTGTGTCAAAAGGGAGACCTTAGCAAGGGTGTAAGAATTGAAAAAGGAAAGGGAATCGTATCTGTAAAATCCCTAAACGATGTAGAGTTAAAGTTAAATTCTCTGACACCCAACCTTAACCAAGATGTACCAGACCATATTATTGTCGCGACGGCACTTACTGTAAAAAGTGAACAGCCAAATCGAAAAACTGTTATGGTGACAAATGATATTAATATGAGAGTTATATGCAACTCTTTAGGATTAGAGTGTGAAGAATATAACCCCGCACAAGTTGTTGAAAACATAGAAAGATTATACACAGGATTTTCGTCCATCTTAGTTGACGAACAGACAGTTGATCAACTTTATTCGGGTGAAGAATTAATTTTAGATCAGGAATTAAAGAATGTGTGCCCAAATGAATATTTAATGCTGATTTCAAACACAAATGAAAAAAAGACAGCTCTTGCTCGATATTTGGGGCCTGAAACAGCCTTGAGAAGAATTTCAAAGTTCAAAAAAGGAATATGGGGAGTTACGTCTAGAAACAAAGAGCAATTATTTGCCCTAGATTTGCTTATGGACCCCACTGTGCCAATAGTCACTCTGGTGGGTAAGGCTGGCTCCGGCAAGACGCTCTGCGCCATAGCAGCCGGCCTTGAGCAGGTAATGAGTAGTGCCGGCGATTCTAAAGCATATAAAAGAATGATTGTGTCCCGACCGGTCCAACCTTTAGGAAAGGACATAGGATTTCTTCCGGGCACTCTCGAAGACAAGATGACCCCATGGTTGACTCCAATTCAAGACAATTTGAAATTTTTAATGGGCGACGATCGTGCAACATTAGATATGTATATGCAAAAAGGCATGATAGAAATTGAAGCACTAACATATATTCGAGGAAGATCTATATCAAACGCATTTATTATTATAGATGAGGCTCAGAATCTATCTAGTCACGAATTAAAAACAATTATTACGCGCGTCGGAGAAGGAACAAAAATTGTCTTAACCGGCGACATCGAACAGATTGATAGTCCATTCGTTGATGAAACTACGAATGGCTTGACATATGCAATTGAAAAATTTAAAAATCATACGTTAGCTGGTCACGTAACCTTACATAAGGGAGAGCGCTCCAAGGTTGCATCACTGGCGGCGAGAATACTATAAAAAGAGGTTAATATGGAAAATGATATCACCGAGGAAGAAACTCCTCAAGTTAAAAAAGTGGTCTTTAAAGACACAGAATTGAAAAAGCTCATTGTTGATTTTGTCGGAAATTCTCACGATAATGAAAACGTAACAGTTGAGATGATAGTTGAGACAATGGCAAAAGAATTCCCAGAATTTCTCCTAGCCATTGCTGAGGAAAACTGGATTAGAGGATACCAACAAGCCCTGATTGACGCTGAACAAGACGAACACTTTTTTACAAACGCAGAAAGCTCACTTGAAAATGAAGAACTACATAGTTGAAAATCAGAAAAAACTAAACTCCGAACAAAAAGAATTCTATAGCATCAACAACACTCACGTTTATATAAAAAACAAAATTGTATCACCAAATGGTACAAAAATAAATATTAAAAATGTTGTAGCAAAAATCGAAGAAATTATACCAGCACACTTATTGATGTATGTTGAATTTATACTTGTTGGCTGGTTTGAAGAATTTGAAAAAAGGGACATAAATTCTTTCTATCAGGATGGAACACTGTATATAAGCAATTTTCAAGATAATGAAGACGACATGATCGATGATATTGTACATGAAATAGCACACTCCTTAGAAACTCCTCTTGGTAGGGAAATTTATGGAGATGGTAAAATTGAACAAGAATTTATTGGAAAAAGAACAACTTTATATAGAATAATAGAAGAAGAAGGTTATGACGTAAATATTGTTGATTTTTTAAATACTGAGTACAATGAGGAGCTGGATAATTTCTTACACAAAACTGTTGGCTACGAAAGATTATCCAACTACATTGCTGGGCTGATGATAAGCCCTTATTCTGCCACATCCATAAGAGAGTACTTCGCTGAAGTATTCCAAGAATTTTACCTAAGACCAGAACTAGACTTCACTCAGAGGATATCCCCGGCCGCACATGAAAAAATAACTGAACTTCATGTTGGCTTTTTTCTTGACGAACAATGATTTTGTTGTTATAATATAGCTATGACACAAAAATCACATATTTCCTTTTCCGAATTAAAAGAATGGACACAATGCCCGTTCTACCACAAATTAGTAAGAGTTGACCGTCTCAGCGGATTCAAGGGCAATGAATACACAGCGTTTGGCTCGGCAATTCATTCGGTGTGTGAGAAGAAATTGCTCTCTGAAGAGGTTGATAATAATTTTTTTATTAAAGAGTTTCAAAAGAATATAGCCGAACTTGATGATGATGTAGAAATCAACAAAAAGATGGTTGTTGACATGATGGGGCAAGGAAAGCGCATAATTCCTGAAATTGATGATGCGTTGAAAGATTATTTTGAGTCCTATGAGGTCGTATCCGTAGAAGAATCATTAATGGAGCCATTCGATGAAGATTATAATTTTAAAGGATTCATTGATGCTGTTTTGAAAACCCCTGATGGAAAGTATCACATTGTTGATTGGAAGACGTGCTCTTGGGGTTGGGATGCTCGCCGGCGCTCTGAGCCAATGGTCACTTATCAATTAACCTTTTATAAACATTTTTATGCGAAGAAGCACGGTATTGATCCAAAAAATATCGAAACGCACTTCGCACTACTTAAAAGAACTGCAAAATCGGATCGTGTAGAATTTTTTAGGGTCACCTCTGGTCCTCGAAAAACAGAAAATGCAATCAAATTATTGCACAAAGCACTATACAATATTAAAAATAAACGATATATTAAGAACCGATTATCTTGCACATCCGGATATGGGTGCAAATTTTATAAGACAGAACACTGTCCTTGAGGAACATATATGGAAAATAAAAAACTTAAGATTCTAACAATTTCTGATCATCCGCTATCTCCATCTGGCGTAGGGACACAGACAAAATATTTTATTGAATCTTTAATTAAAACTGGAAATTATAGATTTATCTGCCTAGGCGGCGCTATTAAACATCATGACTATACCCCTGTTAAAGTGGCGCCATACAATGAAGATTGGCTTATTTACCCTGTTGATGGATATGGTGATCACGAAAAAATTCGTTCTATTATTAGAAATGAAAAACCAGACGTATTGTGGTTTATGACTGACCCAAGATTTTTTACGTGGCTGTGGGAAATTGAAGATGAAATTAGAGCCTTGATGCCAATGGTATACTATCACGTGTGGGATAATTACCCTGCTCCACATTTTAACAGGCAGTTTTACGAATCAAACGATGTTATCGTGACAATCTCCAAAGTAACAGATGATATTGTTTCAAAAGTTGCTCCGGATGTTGATCGCGTATACATACCTCACGCGGTTGATCCTTCAATCTTTAGACCAACCGATGGTACTGACGAGCTTTTTAAGAACAGCATAACCGTAAGAGAAAGAGTATTTAATGCCAGCTATGAAGAAACCAAAGATAAATTGCTTTTCTTCTGGAACAATAGAAACGCTAGACGAAAACAAAGTGGATCACTAATTTGGTGGTTTAAGAAATATCTAGACGTTGTTGGTCATGACAAAGCATCACTCTTGATGCACACAGACCCCAAAGATCCAAATGGGCAAGACTTGACGCATATAATGGAGCATCTTGGGTTAAATAAGGGTCAAGTGATGATTTCCAACAACAAAATCTCGCCCCATGACCTAGCAGCTATGTATAATGCTGCAGATTGTACGCTTAACATTTCCGACGCTGAAGGATTTGGGTTGGCAACGCTTGAGTCTCTGTCATGTGAAACACCGATTATCGTGTGCATGACGGGCGGATTGCAAGAGCAGGTTACTGATGGTGAAAATTGGTTTGGTTTTGGTATTGAACCAACATCAAAAGCAGTTATCGGCTCGCAACAAGTACCTTATATTTGCGAAGACAGAATATCAGAGCAAGACTTTGTCGACACGCTTGTTAAACTTACAAATCTGACAAGCGAGCAGCGAAAAGAATTAGGCCAAGCCGGCCGTCAGCATGTAATGAAAAATTATAGCTTTGAGGAATTTGAAAAAAGTTGGGTAAACACCATGAGTTCAATTGTTGAAAAGTATGGCTCATGGGAAGATAGACAAAATTATGAACGTTGGAGGCTTCTGGAGGTAGCATGAAAAAGAAGATATTAGTTAAGGCGCCCGTTTTAACACGAAGTGGATATGGCGAGCATTCTAGATTTATATTACAAGCACTTCGCTCGCGTGAAGATTTGTTTGATATATATGTTGTTCCCTTGAACTGGGGCCAAACAAGCTGGATTATTGAATCTGATGAAGATCGAGAATGGGTTGATAAAGCAATTCTGGAGACCACCAAATACCTGCATGAATTCAACAACGATCATGGCAATCAAGGAAAAAAGCCATTCGATATATCCCTTCAGGTAACAATTCCAAACGAATGGGAAGACTTAGCCACAAAAAATATTGGTGTTACTGCTGGAATTGAGACCACCAAAGTTGCGCCGGCTTGGATTGAAAAAGCAAAAATGATGGACAAGATTATTGTTCCCTCGAAACACTCTAGAGATATTTACAACAACACAGCATACCAAGCGACCAATAATATCACTAAAGAAACTTTATTGTTTAAAAACGATACCGAGATTTCAGTAGTGCCATACTCTTCTAGAAAATTTAAACCAGCTAAGATTAATCTAGACTTCGAAACAGATTTTAATTTTTTCACAGTATCACAGTGGTCTCCTAGAAAGAATATTGAAAACACTATTAAATGGTTTATTGAAGAATTTTATGACAACTCAAATGTTGGTCTTGTTGTTAAGACCAATCTGGCGAAAAATTGCTTGATGGACAGAGAGGTTTGTTTTGAGAGGATTAAATCCTTATTGTCAGAATATAAGGAACGTGAATGTAAGGTTTATTTATTACATGGTCACATGTCTGACGAAGAATTGGCGGCTGTTTATAAACACCCGAAAGTTAAATCCTATTACACCTTAACTCATGGAGAGGGATTTGGTTTACCAATCTTTGAAGCTGCGTGTCAAGGCTTACCGGTAATAGCACCATCTTGGAGCGGGCACTGTGATTTCTTATTTGCACCATCATCGAGAGGCAAGAATAGCAGAGCAAAATCACACTTCTTGAAAGTCGAGTATGATCTTGAGGTCATTCCCGAACATGTGGCGTGGGATGGTGTCATAGAGAAGGATTCAATGTGGTGCGTTCCGCGCCAAGGTAGTGCGAAGATGGCACTGAGAAACATGTACAAGAATCACGAAAAGCACAAAACTGCAGCAAAGAAACTGCAAAAGTGGGCATTGAAGGAATTTTCTCCTGAAAAGCTCTATAAAGAAGTTATAAACATTTTGGAGGTTGAGGACAATGACGACGACCTTGTTGTTGTCCAGTAATTATTATGCAAGAATATTTTACATGCAACATGTTCTCCGAGCAGAACATAGATTTTAACGGCAAATTCAAAGTAGTTCAAAAAGAACTAACGCCAGTTAATGAAAGCGAGTTAGGACCCCGCGATATCACATATGATTGTGTGTGGGCCGGCTCAAAACAAATTGATAACACGAAGCCTTTTGTTGTTGTACCAATTAGGGATAATTCGAAATTGTTAAAATTTACATTAAACAATTTTAAGAAAGCAAACTTTTTCAATTATGTTAATGTGATTATAGTCGATGATAGATCAGAAGAAGATCTGCATTCAATTTGTAAAGAATACAACACCAGCTATCTCAAGATGGATAACGATAAGGGATTTAGCTTTTCAATGCTCAACAATGTTGCTGCATACATCGCAAAGCGTTTGGGTGGCGAAAAGGTTATTTTTTGGAACAGCGATTTGTGGATTGACAAGATTTCTTATTTTAAGAAGCTTATCTCAAAACACGATTCATCCGGAGCTACAATATCAGGCTCCAAACTCCTATATCCACACAAGAGTTTACATGACGACGAACATAGTGTAAACATTAAGACACACTTTCCAAACAAGACAGACGGAAGCTATAAGGGCACTGTACAGTTTGGAAACTGTCGCTGGCTGCCAATGCAGATGCAAGCACAAGATGGAGCTTACAACGCATTTATTCCGATTCACTACAAACGATTTGCAGATAAAAGTGATCCATGTGTAAATTGTGACACCGGAACAGAATTTGTGACTGGAGCCTTGCAGGTGGTTGATTTGAATTGGTTTATTGAGAATGGCGGATACAACCCCTCGTTGCCAAAGGTTTTTCAAGATGTTGACTTATGCTTGCGCGCAGTTACTCAAGGTAAAAAGGTAATGTATTTTGGCAAAGATATTCATTTCTTTCACGATGAGTCATATAATCATTTCTCAAATAAAAATCAAGAAAAAATCGACACCCAGTTTCACGCCGACAGTACTTTGTTTGGTAGAATCTGGCGCGGCCGCATCGAAGCCTTAATTTTATAGGTTACAGAATGCAGAAATTTACTATTGAAGACACCAAGTTTGACGATGTCATTATAATTACTCCGCGAATTTTCACTGATGAAAGAGGATATTTTTGTGAAACATACAATGTCGACAATCTAAAAGAGTTAGGGTTTGCTGTAGATATGGTCCAAGATAATCAATCCAAATCACAAAAAAATGTTATAAGAGGATTACATTATCAGTGGGACGAGCCCATGGGCAAATTAGTCAGAGTAATCAAAGGCTCAGTAAGAGATGTGATTGTTGATATTAGGAAATATTCCCCTACGTATGGTGAGTCTGCCTCGTTTCTACTAACAGAGGAAAACAACAAACAACTATGGGTGCCATCGGGCTTTGCCCACGGTATTTTATCCCTTGAAGACAATACGATAGTTTCATATAAGTGTTCTAGTGTATATAATTCAAGCGGAGAATCAGGAATCAATCCTTTTGATGAATATTTGAATGTAGATTGGGGTATTGATAAGGCAGAAGCAATTGTGTCCGAAAAGGATGCAGTTGCAAAATCATTTTTAGACTATGATCGAGATCCAAAATTCTTTAGCAAAAGAGAGGCCTCCAAATGAAGAAGGTGTTACTGGCTGGAGGCGCCGGATTTATTGGATCGCTGCTGACCAAAGAGTTGATGAAAAGAAGATACGATGTCACTGTTGCTGATTTGTTTTGGTTTGGTGATTATCTTCCAAAAAATACAAAGGTTATAAAGAAAAACGTTATTGATCTCAATGAAGATGAATTAAAAAATTACGACGTTGTGGTTTTTATGGGAGGCGTATCTAATGATCCCATGGCTGATTATAGCCCATCTGTTAACTTTATAGAAAACTGCGCAGTGCCATCATATCTTGCATATATGACAAAGCGCGCCGGCGTCAAAAGATTTATATACGCATCATCGTGTAGTGTTTATGGATACACAGCCAATAAATTAATGGATGAAACTGCGCCCGTATCTCCAAAGTATCCTTATGGAATTTCTAAATTAGCTGTTGAGAATTCTATTATGAACATGGAGGATGAAAATTTTAGACCCATCTCCTTGCGCAAAGGAACAGTTGGTGGCTTCTCTCCAAGGATGAGATATGATTTAGTTGTTAACGCAATGACAAAGACAGCATTGACAAAGGGCAAGATTGTAGTAAACAATCCTTCTTTGTGGCGGCCGATTATTGATATTAGAGATGTGGTGACTGCGTATATTCGTTCTATTGAGGCGAACCTAGACATCACAGGAATATATAACATCTCATATGATAATTACACTATTGGCAGATTAGCCGATGAGATTAAAGATGAGTTATTTAATTTTGGATATGAAATCAACATTGAAACAAAAAATGTACAAGATGTCAGAAATTATAAAGTTTCAAATGAAAAAGCTAGAATAGAATTGGATTTTGTTGCGAAATATTCTCCAAAAGATTCTGTTCGTGAAATACTGACAAATATTGATTTAGAAAATGTTGACTTTTCTGATCAGAAGTATTATAATATTCAAGTGTTCAAGGAGCTGTTTTAATAGTGAAAATACTGCTCACTGGTGGTAGCGGCCTTTTGGGTGGCGAATTGCAAAAACTAGACAGCGCTATCGTTGCGCCCGGTAGGGCTTTGATGGATATCAACGATAAAGAATCTTGCCGGCACTGGATTGAAAAAGAAAAGCCTGATGTCTTGGTTCATGCCGCGGCATTTACCTCTCCCCCGATTTGCGAACAGGAGCCATCAAAGGCGCGCCAAACAAATATAACTGGCACCACAAATTTAGTAGATCTGTGCGAAGAGAAAAATATTAAATTTGTGTATGTCTCAACTGACTATGTTTTTGATGGCGCCCGTGGCTTATATAACACAGATGATGCCATTAATCCAATTAACAAGTATGCGTTAACGAAAGCAGCAGGAGAATTAGCCGCCAGAACTTATGAGAACAGCCTTGTCGTTAGGACTAGTTTTTGTCAAAGAGAATTTCCGTATGAGAAAGCCTTTACCGATCAATATACTAGTCGCGACTATGTTGATATTATTGCTCCAAAGATTTTAAATTGTATTAAGTCTGATTCTGTTGGAATCGTTCACATTGGCACTGAAAGAAAAACCGTTTTTGAATTAGCCAAGCGCCGAAAGCCAGACGTTGGCGAATTGAGCATAAAAGACGTCTCATTTAATCCGCCGAGAGATACATCATTTTCTGATAAGGATATGTACTGTGAACAATAAAGTAGTATATACAGCACTATATGGCAACAAGGATGTATTGAAAGAACCTTTAGTGATAAGTGAAGGCTTCGATTATGTTTGTTTTACTGACGATAAAGAATTGAAATCTAATGTTTGGGAATGTAGGTATACTCCGCCGGAACATACAGATCCTGTTCGTAGTGCTAAGATATTTAAAGCCAAACCGCACGAATATTTTCCAGATCACGAAGTAAGTTTGTGGGTAGATGCTAATTTTCTTATTAAATCGGATTTAAATTTGTTTCTAGAAATAACAAATAATCTTGAAGGTGCAAACATGTCGCTGTTTCAGCACGATCAGGGGCGCAATTGCATCTATGACGAAGCAGAGATAATTATACACGACAAAAAAGACGATCCTGAGATAGTCAACAGCCAAATGGAAAAATATAAGTCAGAAAATTATCCCAAAAATTATGGACTTACTGCAAATTCAATTTTACTTCGGCGCCATAATTCTGATGATATTACCGAATTATCTGATTTATGGTGGGAAGAGATTGACAACTACAGTAGACGAGATCAATTGAGTTTTTGCTATTGTTTGTGGAAAAAATCAGTGAAATATTACTTATTAAGATATCCAGATATAGATATCCGTAATAATGAATGGTTTCATTGGCTCCCTCACAATTACGAATTACAAAAATGGAGTTAAAATGCTATCAGTAGTAATAGCAACATATAACAGGGCTGAAGTCCTTAGACAAAATTTAGAGAAATTTAATGAACAAACAGATAAAGATTTCGAAGTTGTTGTCGCGATGGATGGCTCTACTGATAATACAGTAGAAATGCTGGAAAATTTCAAATCAGATTTCTCAATCAAGTGGGTTGACACCGAAGAGACTGAAAAGTATTGTTTAGCAAAAGCTAGAAACATGGGATTAGTAGAGTGCTCCGGTGAAGCCGTTGTTGTACTGGATGACGATAGTTTTCCGACGCCCGATTTTGTTAAGGCACACAAACAATCGGTACGCCAACGAGTACTAACCGGAGGATATAGAAACTCTCACGATCCCAACGATCCGATGCACTCTAAGATGCAAAATCTTTTAAACAAATACGGCAATTGCAATCCGCACCCTATCACTGAGCTGTTGGTAGAAAATAACTGTTGCATGTTGAGAAAAGATTGGATAGGGTGCGGAATGTTCTCTGAGAGGTTTGAGGGGTACGGCGGTTGTGGACAAGAGTTTTTTCACAGATTAGCTTACCTTGGATATGGTTATCAGTTCAACCCTAGCGCAATGATTTACCATCACAAGGAATTTGAGGGCGATAACGGATTAACAAGAGAAATGAAAACAGAACAGGCAAGGCAGATGTCTGAATTAATTTACAAACATGCATGGAGTTATAATAAATAAATGAGCAATGTAGACATATTTGATATGATAGGTGAAAAACTGGAAAATGTTATTCTACCTGAAGAATACCAACAATTGTGGGACGATATTAATCTCCCAATTCAATTAGAGAAAGCCCAAAGAATGGCTCCCTTGTGGGGCCCAGATATTAAGCAATCTATGGGGAGTGTTGAATATCTTTCCGAACGCGACAAAATTTTAGAAAAACTTTCCAAGAGAGCTTATTATTTAACTCAAATTGCACAAAAATTTAATGCCAAGAATATTGTCGAAATCGGCACCGCCCAAGGCTGGCAGTTTTACAGCTTCGCAGAGTACTGCCAACAGAATGATGGACATGTTTGGAGTTGCGATATTGAAGATAAACATAGCAAAACACACGCAGAAATATACTCCAATTCAGCCACCTTTGTACATGGGGATAGTGCCAAGTTGGCAGATCACATTGAAAGCCTTGGGGTTAAAATTGATATGTTTTATATCGATGGCTCACATGAGGAGGGCGCCGTTTTGCAAGACGTAAAGAATCTAAAGAAAATACAAACCGATGAAAAAACACCAGTCTGGATTTTTGATGATTACGATGAAAGATTTGGCTGTTATAATGACATTCATAAAATTGCTAAAATGGCAGAACAATACATGGTATACTCTCCGGGTAGGACAGCCAGCAACAACCCAACGCATCAAATGCTACTTTTAGGAAGGTTTAAGTGAGAATTTTATATCTTGAACGAAATCACGGCAACTCTTACTCTTATTATAATGAAATACTGGCATCGCTCCAGAGACACGATAAGGTTGAAGGAGTGGCAAAATATTCAGATTGGCACCCTCAAGACCCCAACCCGCTGGATATAAGACAGGTAATTGAGAATTGCCCCGAAACGCCAGATGCTATTGTGGTTGGCTTTGGGTGGACCGACTGCAGCGAAGCACACCCAAAGCCAATCATTGGCGTTAAGGAGTCGTCTATTCCGACGTCAATAATCCTAAACAAAGAATATTCTGCACTTGATAAAAAGCTTTCATGGATCCGGGATATTGACCCGGTCGCAGCATTTACAGTACACCATGATTATAAGCTCTATGAAAAGGAGACTGGCGTACCGTTTTATAAGATACCGTTTGCTGTAAATGAAACAGTGTTTAAAAACTATGGACAAAACTATAGTCACGACTTTGGATTTTCGGGTGTTATAAGACCCGAACAAGCCAACAATTGGAGATCTAAAATCCTAGAAAGCAGCAAAGAATGGCAAGACATCAAGTTCTTTTTCACAGAACACCGACACGATAGTTTGGAATCTTATGCAAAAAGAATCAATTCAACAAAAATCTGGCTCAGCACAACAGGTCCAGCCGACCTTGTTGGCACTAGGTATTATGAAGTAATGGCGTGCAACACAACTCTTTTAGCATGCAATCGTTTTAAGAATGTTTATGATGGTCTTTTCGAAGAGGATAAACACTGCTTTATGTTTGACACGATACAGGAGCTAGAAGACAAAATCCACTACTATATCAACAACGATGATGAAAGGAACGCAATGATTGAACGCGCGTATAACCACGTGTTAGAAAATCACACATGGAACAATCGCGGCCAAGAAATGATAAAAGTATTAACCACAAAAACGGAGGAATCAAATGGGAAAGCATAACGCAGCAGTATATATTTTATCTTCTAGGACAGACTCGCTAAAGAAGGCCCTAGAATTATTTTATGAGAATTGGAATAATGAGTATCAATATCCAGTTTACATCTACCACTTTGACGACATTTACTCTGATGAGTTTATTAATGATGTCAAAAATACTGTAAACGAGAATATTGAATTTATTCAAATTGATTATGGTGTGCCCTCTCATATCGATGAGAGCGAATTATTTTACAACAGGCGCTACCTAAGATATGTCCAAACTTCCTTTCCTAAGTCCAGATTAGGATATCTGCACATGGAGCATTTTTCATCTAATTTTCATAAATATGGTGAGAAAGGTTGCGTAGGTCGAGAATTAGAACAATACGATTATATCGCTAGAATCGATGATGATTCTTGGTTTAAAGAAAAGATCGATTTTGATTTCTTCGATTATGCTGAGGATTATCCGCTAGCCACCGGATTTACTTGGAATCACGTTGATTTGAACCATCTTGAAACAAGAGAGAATCTGTGGCAATTTTATAAAGATTATTTAGATAAGTATGATCTAGCGGCAGACAACATTAAAGATGAACAGTTAAGAACAGCAATTACAGACAACAACGAAATGCTAATGCACAGTCTTAAGTGGTCGTGCGGTAATTTTAATATCTATAATGTTAAAAAGTTTTTGGAGCACGGCTGGGAAGAATGGATGGAGGAGATTAATGAATATGGTGGCCTTTATAAACATCGATGGGGAGATCTTGAAGCCCTAGGTTTGTTTGCCTATACTCATTTTGACAACCCACTATGTGATTTAGACTTAAGAAACAAAGAACTGTACGAACCCAAGCTGCCAGAGTGCCATTATGCGCCGTCAGTGCAAGATGAAACAAAAAGAATTTGAGGTATAAATGTCAAAAGCTTATATAACATATTTGTGTAACGACACCTTTATTCCGGGCGCCGTCGCTCTTGTGAAATCAGGTAAGTTTTTTGAAATTGAAGAGCCTTTTGTGTGCATGATAACTGAAGATGTAACGGAAGAGGGTCGTAAAATTTTATTAGAAAGCGGGTATTCTGATTTGCCGGTTGTTGACAAAATTGTACCTGAGCGGACTGACGGCATCAAAGATCGCTATAAAGATAACAGTTGGATGATGTACACTAAGCTAAATTTATGGAGCTTAACTCAATATGAAAAATTAGCGTTTCTTGACGCTGACTGTTTGATAGTTAGTCCCGAAATGGACATGCTTGATATGCCGGCAGTCTCGGCTGTTAAAGATATTGGATATGGCGGAATCAGTGCCGGCGTTTTAGTGTTAGATCCGAACGAGGACATCTATAAAGACATGCTTGTCGAAATCAACAACACAGAATACGACAACACATATAGCGATCAAAGTTTCTTAGACTGGTATCTTAAAAAGAACGAAATGTGGAATGAAATACCAATTCACTATAATGCACTACAAAAAAGAATTCAATTAACTCATGAGTTGAAAGTGTATCACTATAACGGACAAAAGCCTTGGATCACTGATCAAAGCAACAGTTGCCACTGGCAACAGGGCGATAACAAAGAGTATATCGCTTGGATGCATTTTTATAATTTAGAGGAAAACAATGAAAAAACATAACGCAGCAATTTATATCCTATCATCAAGGGTTTGGGCTTTAAAATTCTCCCTGAAACACCTATATTGGGCATTTAACAAATATCACGATTACCCTATCTATATTTACCATTTTGATGATATTTACAGTGAAGAATACATTGCCGACATACACAACACCGTAAGCAAAAATATCCACTTCATTCAAGTTGATTATGGTGTACCTATGCACATACCAGAGGAAGATCTTTTTTATAATAAAACTGATTTATTATATGTAAAATCACAAAGCTTTGGTAAAAACCGAATTGGTTTTTTACATATGTGTGATTTTGTTAGCAATATTCACAAACATGAAGAATTAAAACAATATGATTATGTTATGAGATTAGATGACGATTCTCTTTTCATAAAGGAAATTAATGAATCAGATTTGTTTGACTCATTAGATCCTAGCCAAGCCGGCTCGGGTCCATTTGCAACCGGCATCACGTGGTCCAGCACGGCACTGGAGACGCTTGAAACTAGAGTCGGCCTGTTTTCTTTAGTTAAGGAATATGTTAAAAAATACAATATTCAAGTTAAAAACGACCAACTCCGCGAGGCTATTGAAGAAGACAACGAAAGAAAGATGCACAAACTGATATGGTCTTGCGGCAACTTAAATTTGTATAATGTCCGACAGTTTCTTGATCACGGCTGGCTTAATTGGATTGACATGGTTAATGAATGTGGAGGCTGCTATAAACATAGATGGGGAGATATCGAGGTAATTGGATTGTTTGCTTATATGCACTTCGATGTTCCTCTTATTGATCTTGATTTAAAGAATTCCGGAAAATATCTTGATAAATGCAACAACACTTTTGGAGATATGAGTCATATTTTGACATACTTTGTTCAAAACACTGATCCAGTAGTAGTGTATCAATATATGAAATTTATTGGCGCCCTTGATTGCCTGAAAGAAGATGAAGATGGTAAGTATTGGGATCTCGAAGAGGTCATTATGCCACGCGCAGCAATTTTTGCGTGGGCACCCCCTCCCGTTAAGTGGTCATCAGACAATGTATACAAAGAGGAGAAAGAATTGTGAAAAAAGCATTAGTATGTGGAGCCGGCGGATTTATCGGCGGCCATCTTGTAAAATTTTTAAAAGAGAAGGGATATTGGGTCCGCGGAGTAGATTTAAAATTAAATGAGTTTGCTCCGATTAGCGATATTGCCGATGATTTTGTCGTTGGTGATTTGCGCGACATAGAAGTCATCAGAGCAGTTATTGATGAAGATATGGATGAAGTATATCAACTGGCCGCTGACATGGGAGGAGCCGGTTTTGTATTTACTGGCGACAATGATGCTGATATTATGCATAATTCTGCACTCATTAACTTGAATGTTGCTCATGAAGCAGTTAAAAAGAACGTCAAAAGAGTGTTCTATTCGTCATCGGCATGCATGTATCCAGAGCACAATCAGTTGGACCCTGATAATCCCAATTGTACAGAAGACTCAGCATATCCAGCAGATCCGGACTCAGAATATGGTTGGGAGAAGTTGTTCAGTGAAAGAGTATTCTTGGCGTTTATGAGAAACCATGATTTAGAAGTCCGTGTTGCTCGCTATCACAACATCTTTGGCCCAGAAGGCACATGGCAGGGAGGCCGCGAGAAAGCCCCTGCAGCGCTCTGTAGGAAGGTTGCCAACTGTGAAGACGGCGGAGAGATAGAAGTCTGGGGTGACGGAACACAGACGCGTTCTTTCTTATATGTCAGCGAGTGTGTTGAGGCCACATATCGCCTAATGCAATCAGAATTTACAGGCCCGGTAAATATTGGCTCTGAAGAAATGATTAGTATTAATGATTTTATTGATATGATTGCAGATATCGCCGGCAAAGAAGTAGTGAAAAAGCACATCCCCGGCCCAATTGGTGTTCGTGGTAGAAATTCCGACAACAAGCTATACGAAGAGAAAGTTGGCTGGGTTGTTTCTCAACCGTTGAGAGAAGGTATAGAAAAAACATACGCTTGGATACAAAAACAGATTGACAATTCATAGAATTGTTATTATAATATATAAAAAGGAGATGTTATGTCTAATGTATTAGTGTGTGGTCGTGGAGAATCTTTAAACACAATCGGAGAACTAAAGGGCGATTATGATTGTGTCATATTGCTTAATGAATTTAATCGTTTCGCCCGAGAGAGCCCCCAGATAGCCGAATTTCTACAAGGTAAAAAAATTATCCAGTTCCTGAACATAACCGAGGGAGGTCTTGATCAAGAATTTATTAATTATTTTAATATTCGTGACGTGTATGTAACGCGCTTAGGTCCAGATGGTAAAGATTTTGCGTCGTGGTGGCGTCAGCCTAGGCACCACCGGGTACCCGAATCATTCGGAATACAGTGCAGGTACCAACCACCGGAACTGGAACCTTATATGAATATTGTTGAAAATTCCTCTGATGTTGCTTTGTTGTTTTCTTTGTTGTCTTTAAATGCTAAAAACATTGATATTATCGGTGTTGATTTCTATGAAGCAGAGTATTTCCTAGGACATAGCGAGCCAGACATACAGGACGAAGACGATACAAAGCGCATCATGGGTGCTCACAAGAAGATAGTTTCTTTATTCCCAGAGACAAATTTTAGGTATTATACAAGATCTTCTTTTGATGCTGAAAAGGAAAATTGCGTTTCTGTGAGAGTGTGATGTCATTTGTCGATGAAGATCATAAATTGTGCTTCATACACGTCCCAAAGGCTGCTGGCACCAGTGTGTCTTCGGCGTTAAAAAAAAATTTACTGGCTGTGCATCGATGCAGCGCTGATCGGTGGTCGGGCAGCGGATGTAGTACATTATTAGACTATCAGAAAGATTTCAACAGACTCCCTGACTGGTCGTTTGCGATAATTAGGAATCCTTACGAGAGGTGCTTGTCTGACTGGACTTTCACACGATGCGCCGTTCTTCCCGAACTTCGGTACCGAGATGACTGGAGAGAATATTTGGATAATTGTCAAAGTTTGAATTGGAGCGCTTTACATCTCGCCGGCGATGATTCCGCATATGTCGGTGCGTGCCCGTCTCATTGTTTTGTTTCTATTAATGGTGAAATAAAGGTTGACACATTAATCAAAATGGAAAATATAAACAAAGTGCCACAAACTATATGGGAAAAAACTGGTATCAGATTAGGCAAGATTCCTAGTCTAAATATAACCAACTCAATTAGGTTTATGGAACTATTAATGGACGAGGAATCAAAAAGAATTATACGAGAGATATATGCAAAAGACTTTGAATTATATGAGGGCGTGTGATGTCATTTGTTTCCGAAGACCATAAATTGTGTTTTATTCACATTCCAAAGTCTGCCGGCACAAGTATATCTAATAGTTTAGTTTCATTGCTGCGGTGCCTTCCCGGACAATCCCCCCCATGGGGAAGCCGCGGAATTGATGCCATCTTTGCCGGTCGCGGCCATGCTACAATCGCCGATTATTATACCATGTTTGATTCGTTGCCCGGCTGGTCCTTTTCAATGATTAGAGATCCGCACAAAAGATGTATCTCAGCCTTCATGGTGCATCCGGATTATGGCAGGAAAATGATGACGAAAAGTTTTGCAAATAATGAATCTATGCTGTATTTTGCATGGGAAAAGTATCTAGACTATTGCGACGTGATCTGCAAAGGGGATCCCCTTCTCGGGGGTGTCAGTACTCAGCCGGAATTGCTTATGAAAAATAGCCTACTTAATCGCAATGGTAACAGGGTGTCTAATTTGGGCCCCGCAATACATGCTTTGCCTTGCTCATATTTTCTTTCAATTGATAATAAGGTGGTTGTAAATAATCTTATTAAAATGAAGAATATTGAAAAAGTACCAAAAATTATTTCGAAAAATACCGGCATTAAAATAGGCGATATTTCTCATGAAAATAAATCCAATTCAAGTGATTTTGTGAAACTTCTTTTGGATAAAAAATCTAAACAACGCATACAAGAAATATATGCAAAAGACTTTGAATTATACGAGGGGGCCGAATGAGTAATAGAATTTTACATCCAAATGAATACATAAAGGATTTTCCATATGATTCCTTTGATGGAATGAAGATCACGTTTATTAACATGCCGCTGCGAGAAACAGCGCTTCCAAATGTTCCGCCTGAAGGGCCGGGAATCTTGGCTGCAATTGCAAGACGCTACGGCGCCGAACCCCACATCCTCGATTTAAATGGATACAGAATCAAAGATGAGTTAGCCAAAAAGCGCGGCTTACCAAATGGTCGACATATGACCTATGCTGAAGCAGAGGCGCTGATTGTTAAGCATTTAAACAATGTGGGAGATCAAGATGTCATTGCCTTCTCGGGCAAAATTACAACACTGAGATGGCAAGAAGAAGTTGCAAAGATTGTTAAGAGGCATCAGCCAGATTGCTTCTTGGTTTCCGGCAACGGCTTGGCAACAGAAATTAAAACAGGTCTTTTCAAATGGATTCCTGAACTCGATGCCATTGGCAGATCAGAGGGCGATGACATTATTTTGCTCATTCTAAATGATGCCATGGCAATTAAGAAGTATGGATTCGCGAAGGCGCTGAATTCAGATAAGCTCAGTCCATATTATCTCGGCGAGATTGACGGCAAGCATCGATTTAGGTATGAAGGAAATAGGCCTATAAACCTAGATAGTTTGCCGTCTGCTGCATTAGATTTGCTGGAATCGGATCCTTATGGCCATAACGTTTTAGAAGATTATATTAATGTTCCGGTATGGGGCTTGGGAGCAAATAATAGCTCGGCAACACCATTTACTATGAAGAGAAGCCTAACCACCGTAAGCAGTCGTGGCTGTCCATACGCGTGTGCATTCTGCTATCGAGGCTCGCAGGGTGAAAGAAACTATGGCGTAAGAGCAGTGGAAGATATTGCAACACAAGTACTGGGATACGTTGATAAGTACAACCTTGATTTCATAGGATTTCCAGATGACAACTTCGCAGTTAGCAAAAGGCGAGTTGCACAATTTCCAAAAGTGTTTAAAGAGTACGGATTAGAAAACATGCGCTGGGGTACTCATACTCGAATGGATGAAGCCGATGCGCGCATATTTGATATGTCTGAGTCTGGCTGCATTTACATTGGCTTCGGCGCCGAGTCTGCATCTGAACATACCCTGACGCTGATGAAGAAGGGTGGGTTTATTCTTAAGAACGGCCTTGTAACAAAAAACGTTAATGGCCGAAATTACGAGTTTCCGAAGACAATGGTTGATGCAATTGTAAATTGTAAAGAAGCAAATATTCACCCGAACTGCACTTGGATCATGGCATACCCCGGAGAGGATCTACAACATTTCCAAACCAGTGCTGCTTTCATACTTTGGCAAAGAGAATTCTGGACCAAGGGTCTGGCGCCGGGAACTGCTGAATACGACAATGCCTTCGCGGCAGTCAACAGTAAAATGTTCACAGCAACAGCATACCCCGGCACTGAAATGTGGAATGTAGTCAAGCCCCAACTACAGAAACACTTTGAGATATCCTTTGACTTTTTAGGTAATCCTGTTTGTGATGATAACTTTCATCGTTACGTTTTGGAACTAGATGATGCCACAAAAGTCTTGAACGATAAAGACGGCAATCCAGTGAATTTTGGAGAAATGCCGATGGACACTTTCTTGCAGGCCCGGGAATATGTTGATAATGATCAAATTGAAAAGGTATTAGACTTATGAAAAAAGGTATTTTTATAACTGTGCGCACAAATTCTTCTCGACTGCCCAACAAAGCTTTGATGAAGATATGTGGCAAGCCTACAATTCAATATGCAATTGATCGAGCAAAACAATCCTCATGTGCGGATGTAATCGTGTTGTGCACCAGTACATCAAACAATGATGACGCATTGTGCGAAATAGCCCACAAGAATGGAATTGAATGTTTTCGCGGAAGCCTGATTGATAAGATTGATCGTTGGCTTCAGGCGGCACTTGAATACAAAGTGGATTACTTTGTTAACATCGATGGCGACGATCTTTTTTGCGAACCAGAATTGATTGATATGGCATTCGAGCAGCACGATAAAGAAGATCACGACTTTGTAAAGTGCGACGAAGAGAATCTTGTAGTGGGGGCATTCACCCTTGGCGCCAAGACAACTGCAATACAGAAAGTGTGTGATATAAAAGACACTGAGGACACCGAGGCCGCGTGGCTTTATTTTTCTGACATGGATATTTTTAAAACTTCCTTGCTAGAGAACGTTCCAGAATCCTACAACAGACCAGACATCAGAGCAACGTTGGATTATTATGATGACTTTCTTTTCTTTAGTAATATAATTGAATACTTTGGCGCGCAAAAAAAATCTAGATTTTCTTTATTAGATGTGGTAAAATATGTTGACGAAAACCCAAGAGTGTTGGATATCAACCGAAATTGCCAGCAAGAATATTTAAACAATCAACAAAAATTAACAAAGCTAATTGTAAAAAAGGAGTATAATGAACGAGCATAAATTGAAAGAAAGGGTGACGTACCAGTCCGGAGAATGGGTTCCGGAATCGCAAGCTTCCCTCCATATTTATGATTCACAGTTCATGTTTGGTGACGGTGTCTTTGAGATGGCAAGAACTTTTAACCACAAGTTTTTCATTCTTGATGAACATATCGACAGACTATTTCGCAGCATGCGATATCTGCAGATCCCGATTACCAAGACCAAACAGGAAGTTCGAGATTTGTGTGAAGAGGCCCTTGAAAGAAACATAGAACATTTCAAGCAATCTGGCGGTGGATTTACCGAAGAGTGTCGTATATTAATAAATGTATCTAGAGGACCTTTATCGATTTATCGCGAAGTGTTTGAATTAACTAAGGGTGAGAAATGGAATGAACCAAATTGGATTATCAATGTTTGGCCACTTAGCCGAACTTCCAAGACTCTATCACATTATTTCGAAACAGGGGCAAATGCAATTATACCCTCACAAAGACAGATCCCTTCGCGACTGCTTGAGAACAAAGTAAAAAATAGAAGTAGAATGCACTATCAAATGGCAAACTTACAAGTTAAACCCTTCGGAAAAGATGCAATACCTCTGCTTTTAGATGAAGACGGCTTTGTAACTGAGAGCACCGGAGCAAACTTTTTGATGATCAAGGACGGTAAGCTAATCGCACCTGAGTTAAGAAACATGTTGCGAGGCTCTAGTATGATGTATATTTTGGAAACGATCGCACCTCAAATTAATTTGGAGGTTGTGCACAAGAATTTTGAGCCTTACGATGTCATGCAGTGTGACGAGGCAATGTTTACAGGTACGTTCGTCAATTTGCTCCCTTGTAACCGTTTAAACGGCGAATATTTCAATAATAACGTAAAAAACAGCCCAATTGGGCCAATAACACGCCAAATTTGCGACACTTGGTCAGAAAATGTGGGTCTAAATTTCATCGAACAAATGCAATATTGGGCTAATAATTGGTAAATTTATGAATAAAAGAATCATCATTACAGGCTCAGAGGGCCTTTTAGGAACAGAAATAAGCAGATATTTGGAAGAATCGGGCAACACTGTGATTCGGTGCGACCTACAATTGGGTCATGATCTAACTGATGAGCAATTTGTTAAAGATTTTTTTGAAAAAAACAAGGCAGACTGCCTAGTAAACACTTATGCTATTAATCCACATGTTGGTACTGAGGACGAATCGACAAATATGTTCAATATCGACCTAGAATCTTTGAATCAATACCTTCAAGTTAACCTACTTAGCTTGTTTTCTGTATGCAGGGAGTTTGCCAAGAGCAATGAGAATGGTTCGATAGTTAATTTTTCATCCACTTATGGTGTTGTTTCCCCCAATCCTGCGTTATATGATGAAGGAAAGGAAAAACACATCGGCTATTGCATATCAAAATCAGGTGTAATCCAAATGACACGATACCTAGCGGTGCATCTGGCGCCCAAGTTCCGTGTAAATTGTGTTGCGCCCGGAGGATGTGGCATGAACACTGGCGAAGAATTTGTAAAGTTGTATGCTGATAAGACGCCAATGAAAAGAATGATGAACGTCGATGAACTAAACGGAATAATTGAATATCTTTGCTCTGATAAATCAACCTATACCACGGGTGCAAACATTAACGTCGACGGAGGCTGGACGATATGGTAAACTTTAAGGACATTCAAAAACCCTATTTTATTGGTGAGATTGGAATCAACCACAATGGAGATTTACAAATTGCAAAGAAGCTGATTGACGCTGTTTGCGCGTGTAGTTGGGATTGTGCAAAATTTCAAAAAAGAAATCCTGATGTTTGCGTACCAGAACATCAAAAGAGCGTACCGAGGGAAACACCTTGGGGCACAATGACATATCTGGATTATAAACATCGTATTGAATTTGAGAAAAAGGAATATGATTATATTGATAATTACTCAAAGCAAAAACCAATTGACTGGACCGCGTCAGTGTGGGATTTAGATAGTCTAGATTTTATGACTCAATATGACGTACCCTTCTTAAAAATTCCATCTGCTAAGATCACAAGCTTGGATTTGTTGGCCGAGTCGGCAAAGTCTGGTATACCAATTATTATGTCTACTGGAATGTCAGAGCTTCGCGAGGTAGACACTGCCGTCAATGAAGTTTTAAAACACACCGACAACCTTGTCCTGATGCACACTAATTCAAGCTATCCTTCTCCAGAAAGTGAATTAAACTTGAGCTTGATCCCATTTTATAAAGAAAGATATGATTGTGTTATTGGTTATTCGGGCCACGAAATGGACCTAGAGCCAACAGTAGTGGCAGTAGTTTTGGGAGCAAAGGTGATTGAGCGACACATTACACTGTCACATGACATGTGGGGAACAGATCAAAAATCAAGTTTGGAGGTTATTGCAATGGATATGCTATACAAAAGAATCAAAAACATTGATATAATGATAGGTGAACCAATTAAGCATGTCACAAAAAGTGAAGTTCCAATCAAGAAAAAATTAAGAGGATAGCATGGTAATTTACGTAGATATTGATGAAACAATTTGCAATACCCCTGAGAGTAGGGACTATTCTGAAGCAAAACCAATTAAAGAAAACATCAACAAAATTAATGATTTATATGATGAAGGGCATGAAATTGTCTATTGGACTGCTCGTGGCACGTTAACCGGGAAAGATTGGACAGAAGTAACCAAAAAGCAATTTAAAGAGTGGGGAGTTAAGTATCACGATTTAAAGCTCAAGAAGCCTTTCTACGATCTTTTTATTGATGACCGGGCAATTAATTCTGATATGTATTTTCAAAATAATAACAGAAAGGGAGACGTAAATTGGCAATGGACTTGAGACAATACTACAAATATTATCTTACCCTCCACCAAAACATAAATTGCCGGCGACTTCACTTTGCGGGTCAATGGGTTACACTGTTCTTTTTATTTTGGGTATTGTATACAAATACTCTATACTTGTTGCCCTTGGCGTTGTTTGTGATATATCCATTTGCATGGACCGGTCATTTCTTTTTTGAAAAAAATGAGCCCGCTGCTTTTAAGGCGCCAGTCAAGGCCAAGATATGCGATTGGATTATGTTTAAAGATATCATCTTGGGGAGAATTAAAATATGATTAACCTGATGCACGTTAACGATTACATCATCGACACCAGCAAATTCCGCCCGCTACTACATGATAAGATCGTTGATGAGTTTGAACAAAATATAGCGGACTTTGTTGGGGCTAAGTATGCATGCTCATTTCACAGCGCCACAATGGCAATATTCTTAGCGTTGGTTGAAAAGTCTCGGGAGACAATTATAATCCCCAGTGTTATACCACCCGTTGTAGCAAACGCCATCCTGTGTTCTGGTCATGGTCTAGGCTATCGTGACGATGTAAATTGGGTCGGAAACTCCTACATCCTTCACCAATTTGAGGATCATAAAATTATTGATTCTGCCCAGCAGCTTACAGAGAACCAGTTTAAAGAACAGGCTAATGATGAGGACTTAATGATTTTTAGTTTTTATCCTACAAAGCCTGTAGGTAGTAGCGATGGTGGCCTAATTGTGTCTAATGACAAGGAAAAGATTGACCGGTTGAGAATTTTATCTAGAAATGGAATGTCTCTTGAAAAGAATAGCTGGGAAAGAAACATACTTTTGCCCGGCTGGAAGATGTATATGAATTCAATTCAGGCTTATATTGCTTATGAAAACTTTAAGAAACTTGAATCAAAAACAAAAAGGTATAATGAAATTAGAGAAGAGTATAATAGCGCCTTTGACAAAAACAATACAAGTCTCCATCTTTATAGATTAAATGTTGAAGATAACGATTCCTTTGTTTTAGATATGAAAGAGAAAGGAATCCAGTGTGGAATTCATTATAAAGCAATTCACTTAATGGGCGCATACTCTCGGGCCGGCCTAGATTTGCCAAAATCCGAGCAAGAAAGTAGAACAACGATCAGTATTCCATACCATGAGATGCTCACGGATGAACAGGTGGAGACTGTTATTAAGGAGATTAAAAATGTTATCTGAGAACGGAACAAAAGAAACAGGCATCCTACGCTATATGGAACTGACCGATTTGAAATTTATCCCTAGAAGAATGTATTATATTACTGATACACCAAAGGGAGAAATTAGAGGAAAACATGGCCACTACGACGATCAGCAATATCTATTCTGCCTTCAAGGCGAGATAAAAGTAGAACTACACTCTATTAAAGAAGTGCGCACGGTCTGGATGCGCGCCGGCGATGTTGTGTTTCTTGATAGAATGGTGTGGTCACAACAGCAGTATTTAACCGGCAACGACATTTTGTTGGTACTGTGTTCTACGGCATTCGACAAAAAAGACTATATCACAGATATCAATGAGATAACGGGTGATAAATAATGGCGAGATGCATGGTCACAGGCCATAAAGGCTATATAGGTTCGAAATTATATCAAGCATTGCTGGATGATGGTCATGATGTAATAGGCATTGATTTAAAAAGTGAAATTCCTCATGACATCTTGGTGGACTTAAAAGAAGGATCCGACGGAAAATTTCATCCTTATTGGTATAATTTTAAACCAGAGTATATTTTTCATTTAGCTTGTTGGCCAAGAGTTGCATTTAGTATAGAGAAGCCAGTTGCAACAGCAATAAATAACATTCTTTCCAACTCTATAATGTTAAATTTTGCTAGAAAAGTTGGTTCGGTTAAAAGGTTTATTTATTCTAGCTCTTCTTCCGTTGTTGGGAATGGTTCTGGCCCCGAGAGTCCGTATGCATTACAAAAATATACAGCCGAGGTGGAGTGCACATTGTATTCTAAGCTTTACGATTTGGACACTGTCGCTCTTAGGTATTTCAACGTATACTCCCCTGATCAGAAGGTCGACGGGGCATATGCTACGGCTGTTGCGAATTGGATGAAGTTTATTAGAGAAGGCGAAGATCCCTATATTACCGGAGATGGGGAACAACGAAGAGATATGGTAAATGTTGCGGACGTTGTTTCCGCAAATATATTTGCCATGAATTACCCAGAGAGCCTTAATGGTCAAGTTTTTGACGTTGGTACAGGCGAGAATATATCGTTAAATGAGCTAAAAGATATCGTAGAAGAACTGCAGCCACATGTTAATTTTGAATATAAACCTGAACGCCCGGGCGATGTGCAATTAACTAGGGCAAATACGGAGCCCTTAAAAAAAATAGGATGGCGTGCTAATATTAGTATACGTGATGGCATGGTTGAATGCTTCAAGGATTTAGTGAAAGATGTCTGATGTTGTTGGTATTGTTGGTCAAGGTTTTGTTGGCACAGCTATAAGAGAAGGCTTGTGTCACTTGTTCCAAATTGAAACTTATGATAAGTTCAAGAAAGAAGCGTCTACCTCTTATAGTGTAGAGGAGCTGTGCACGAAAACGAAAATCATATTTGTATGCTTACCAACGCCAATGAAAAAAGACGGAACGTGTGATTTATCCCTTATACAAAACACAATTGAAAAAATAGACAAAGTATCAAACAAGCACGTAGCTGTTATAAAATCAACAGTGCCGCCGGGGACAACCAAGAAATTAAACAAGATGTGCAATGATTTGCAGGTAGTCTTTAATCCTGAATTTTTGACGGAAGCAAATTACATTGATGATTTTAAGAATCAGAATAGAATTATTATAGGTGGACCCCGGCCGGCCTCAACAATTGTCAAGAATCTATACAGAAAAGCCTTCCAACAAACGCCAATAGTAAAAACAGGCTCAGATACTGCTGAGATGGTAAAGTACTTTACAAACTGTTTTCTTGCAATGAAGGTTAGTTTTGCTAATGAAATCAAACAAGTATGTGATGCACACAGAATTGATTTTGACAAAGTGGTAGAATACGCTCTTTATGATCAAAGAATAGGAAATACACACTTATCAGTTCCCGGTCCTGATGGCAAAAATGGATTTGGCGGCTCTTGTTTCCCCAAAGATTTAAACGCGTTGATACAGTTTGCGCTCGCTAGCGAGATTGATCCGAAAGTTTTGTCTGCAATTTGGAATAAAAATTTGGAAGTTAGACCCGAAAAAGATTGGGAATTGTTAAAGGGGAGGGCGGTATCTGATGCCTGAATTGCCAATGAAGCACGTAGATAAAGGTTGGGGCTGGGAACGCTGGATTGTCAATAATGAGGAATATTGTGGAAAGCTCCTGTTTTTTAATTCTGGCAAAAGATGCTCATGGCATTATCATGTTTTAAAAGATGAGGTCTTTTACTTGCAATCCGGAAAAATGATGATTTATTATTCAGAACAGGATGATATTACAAAAGCAAAACAATTGATTTTGAAAGCCGGCGATAATTTTCATATATATCGCGGCTTGAGACACCAAATGGTAGCATTAGAAGACTCAGAATTATTTGAATTTTCAACACAACACTTTGATAGTGATAGCCACAGAATATTAAAAGGAGATTAATAAAATGGCAGAAACAATAGTATACAACCTTTCAGATCAGGCCCTTGGCGCCGTCATGATGGCGCTGCAAAAATCTTTGTTAGATCAATCTGACATCGTGCCGGTTTTAAAGAACTTTAAGTTTAGATTGTCGGATACGGGCCTCATGGTCATGAATCCTCCGATTGTCAAGTTTGAAGACGAAGAGCCAGACAGCGAGAGCGAGTGAAGTATATGCCAAATTACACTTACAGATGTGATCACTGCGAAGTGCAATTTAGTATATTCCACAGCATTAATGATATTTTGGTAAAATGTCAGGAGTGCAATGAAGAATCTTTGGTGCGTGTGCCACAATCGATTATTAACACCACCAGTACAAAAAAACAAAAAACAGGAACGATTGTTAAAGATTACATTAAAGATGCCAAGCTTGATCTTGAGCATCAAAAAAACGAAATGAAAAACGAAATTTATAAAGATGACTAGACTAGAAATAACATTGACATTAATAATGTCAGCTTCTTTGTTGGCAAACATAGGGCTGGTTTTATATTTACGCAGCGCTTTGGTAAGACTATTAAGCTTTTCTGATGAATTGTATGATTTACAGGGAATGATAGATAATTTTTCCGATCATGTTAACAGTATTTACGAAATGGAGATGTTTTATGGAGATGAAACACTACAGTTTTTAATGGAACACGCAAAAGATTTTAAAGCGCAGTTATCTAATTTCGATTACATATACACCCTAGTAGAGAAAGAAGATGACGGAGAATCAGAGCAAGCCGAAACCGAAGAGAAGGAAGAGGCGGTCCAAGAATAAAAAGCATTATTTTACCCAAGATCATGAAGATGCGATAGTTCAATATACAAAAACAAATTGCGTAAGAGAAAGAACGGAATTGTATGTAAAATGGATTGAACCAGCGTTTAATGAGATGGTGGATAAGATTGTTTTTACTTACAAATTTACAACCTTGCCAAATATTCACGACTTGAGGTGTGAATGCAAGGTGTGGCTTACCACCATTCTTGATAAATATGATCCCAACAAGGGATCAAAGGCGTTTTCTTACTTTAGCGTTATAACTAAAAATTGGTTTATTCATAAAGTTAAAAAACAGCAAAAACAAAACAAAAGAGAAGTTGACTTAGACAACATTTCTAAAGATTACGAAGAGCGGTATCTCTCGACCACCATGCCTTATCTTGAGGATCGAGAGAAAGAGGAGTTTTGGAGACATTTATACAAAGAGATGGCATCATGGGATCCCGATATGATGAAGGAGAATGAAAGAAAAGTATACGAAGCCATAAAAATTCTTTTTGATAATAGCGAAAGCATAGAAATTTTTAACAAAAAAGCTATTTATTTATACCTGAGAGAGATCACGGGACTTAACACCAAGCAGGTTGTTAATAATTTAAACAAACTTAGAAAAAAATATAAAACTTTTAAAAGAAATTGGGACAAAGGCGACACATGAAAAAAACAGATATGGAAACATTGATGGACGAAGCTCTTGTTAATATTCGAGATGATCGAAAATTAGCACGTGAGCTTTTAAATGATGTTGCCAATCTGCTAGCTGACACGCCCAGCGAGAGTAAGTATTTGAGCCCCGTGGCTGCCAAACATATAGAAACCCTGCAACGTTCAAATGAACAACTGGTGAAGTTAATATCAATTCGTCAAAAAGAAGTAAACGTGGATCAAAACCTTAGCGACAATGATAAAAATGAATTGTTTGAGCTAATAAAAGGCGATAAAACGGAGGAACTATAGATGTCGTGGCAAAAAAGACTTATCAATCACACAGAACTCGGCGGTCCCGAAGGCATACTGGACATATTAGCAGAGACCATAAAGGGCGTATTCAACCCAAATACGAATGCAGGTAGAACTCAATTTAGGGCTTTAGTACTCGACGATTCGGTAAGCCTAAATATTTCTGATGTTGCGCAACTCGGCGGATTAAATATCGACGGCGCCGAAGTTGAAAGTGTGTATGCAAATACTTTTCGTCAAGGCGTCCGCGTTAGAATTGTTGAAGAGGATTCGCCCCATGGATGCTTACCTTCACCAAAATCTATATTGCGACCAGATCAGGCCGACTTAAATTCAATTGCAATGCATCCATTGGCCATATCGCAAGTTGTTTATGAAGATTCACTTCAAAGCACTCTGCGACCCGGCGACATTGTTTGGTGCACCTACGAGCGCGGCCCTGACGGCTCGAAAACACGAAATTTACAGATTATGCCAAAGGAATATATTCAAAAAGCTGACAGCAGAGTAACAGGTTTATCTCACAGGCCGATGGCTATTACTGCGATGAGGGGTCCGTCTAAATCATTAGATGAAATGTATGGTGATCGCAGCGCCTTTACGACCCCCACTGCTCAAGAAACTTTAGACCACTTAAGATCAATTTATCCCGGCGCCTCAGAAGAATTTTTATTTGGACTTATGGGCAACATCAACTCTGAAAGTGCATTTGATAATATGATCGCCGGCGATCCGCCCAGAACCGAGTACGGCAGAGAAAGAGCCCTCCTCGGCCGCGGCCTACACGGTGTCGAAGGAGATTACTGTTCACATGGTCACTATCAAATGAATATCTGCGGCAAGACCTACGCCGGCAGCGAGTACATCAGGTGGGCTAGCAATGGCACAGTTGATCCTGCAAAGGATAAGGTTGAAACAGCTAAGCTAATGTGGAATTGGAAAGGTCAGAGTGAATATGTTAAATACTGGATGGAATCGCAAGGCGCAGATCCGACGAGCAGCCGACCCCCTCGCTATGGCAGCTGGACAGAATTTATTATGAGAGACTTTGAAAATTGCCTGACATGCGACCACGACGGCCATATTGCTAAACGGGAAGCCGCATCCAGACAATTACGAAATCAATTAAATTAGAATAATAAGGAGTAAATTATGAGCATTATTGGAGGAGACAAGCGCCCGATGCACGACGTCGGAGACGCTAGCAAACTTCAACAAGAAAACCTTGCCATGGCCAAAACGGCAATGCAGAAAATGAATGCTGTGCCGGCAGGCTCTGGCCTCTTTCACACGAAGGGGGTAGAACCAACTTGCAACCCTGTGAGAGCACCGGCAGAGAAATGGCTGACGTCTCCCGGTGCACCAAATGCTGCAGTTAGAATAGGTAAAGACCGCCCACACCATATTACATCGGGCTACGGCGCCAAGGGCGCCACTGGCTGTAGTACTATTGATATTGTTGCCGGCATGGGCGCTAAACATAACACAGCATCAGGCACCGGCCCTAGAGACGGGGAGTATCTTAATCCTAGCCCGCATGGCGATGCAGCACGAATATTGTGTACTGCGATGACTGATGTTGATACAAACTTTAGATTAGATCCCGGCACAATTGGTAGTTCTGTAGCAAGATCAGCATGCGCCATGAAGGCGGACGCAATTAGGCTTATGGGCGCCGACGGCGGTATTAAACTTGTTACTGGTAAAGATGATGGAGTTGAGGGTGCTGGATATAACGCCCGCGGCGGCAAGATTAAACAACCCGCCCCCGGTATTGAATTGATTGCTGGGAACAACTCAGAGCCTAAAAAAGCATACATTAGGATACCAGAGTTTAAAGTTGAAACAATCAGGTCTTTGCAGCCAGTAGCCATGGCTGACAACGTAAGGGATTGCCTTCAAGAATTATGCACCAATTTACAACAGTTTCAGAGTCATGTTTATTTGTTTATGACAAATCAAATAATTTACAATGCTAACAACAATATCGACCTTTTAAGACCATGGGTAGCTGCAGTTGGAACACCAGCGACTGTAGGACAAATTGTTAATGCTTGGGTGCCTGATGTCCCTACAAGATATAATTGGTTTGCTTGGGAGGCTAACTATTTAGTCGCCGGTTCATACAAATATGTTGGGAGCCATAATGTACGCGTTACGTAAGCCCAGAGGAAGAAATGGCAAAATTTTCTGATTTTCAAGATTTAAACAACGATGGATTAGTAGATAAATGCGTGGTGGAGCTTCCAATAAAGCAGGATCCATGCCCTACGTGTATTCCAAACCCGCATGCCATAAGGCCAGATTGGACTAAAAAATCACATCTTGAATCGTATTTAAACCAAAGAACATGTGAATATACGATTATTTTTAGGAGTAACTACAAAGATACCGGCGGTACCGGCAACTCAGTAAAAGACGAGCAAACTATAGTCGATCGCTGGGAGGAATACAAAGAAGATGCAGTAAAGGAGATACTGGAAGCATATGCAAAAGACACATCTCCCACATATGTGTCGACAACATCGTCGAGTGTAAAATACGATAAAAAAGATTGGTACCTATCCGTAATACCAAACTCTAGAATAAAGTTTAAATATAGAATACCCGCAGAAGTCCTCAATTCAATTCCGGAGGCCCCCCAGCATGCTGAGGCCCCGACAGCACCAATAGAGGTGGAATACGATGTCAATGAATTAAGATTGGCCTTAATAAGAATAAGCAAAGGTCTGCATCTGTATTCGAGATACATAAGAGTATTTCAGGCCGTTGAGGGAGGTAGGGTTACGTGGGCCCGCACAGGTGCGCGCTTCAACTTAGATCCGTACGGAGATAAGACGGGCAAGCTTAGGAGAATCTTGCCTGAGCTTTTAAAATTTTATTGGTCCAAGGGTTGGGTATTGAACGGTTCTTTACTCCCCGGCTTCGGCAAGAAAGACGCCGAAAAAATTGCAATTGGCTTTAATGAAAATTACACTATAAAATACATGTCTGTGTGGCAATATGGATGTGAGCACGCAGCCTACACACTTAAAGAAGGACAACTATCTTCGCTTAAAAATAAGACTCCCTTTAATGATCCGACCGCCATGGCATATCTTTCTAAAGTTTTCGAAATGGAAAATGATTTAATTTCGAGAGTTCCCAAAGATTGGCTAGAGTTCCTAGAAGAATATACTTACCCAGCATTGCTTGTAAGACATGCGAATCCGGGAGAATATGATCCATTTGCTCCCGGCGGCCCAATCCAACAGCAGACCATGGGCGCCATTAATGATGCGTTAGCTGGTGCCGGCGGCAGTACTAACATGACCGCTGGTGACTGTATTGCTGATGATTTTGCGCAAGATTTTAAAGAAATAAAAGATTTTGTCCACGATCAGGTAATGGGCTTGGGCGATGTGATTGCCTATAAATTTAGAGATAAAATATGCGGCACTGAAGATTCGGCAAGACAAGACGCTGAGGATGTTGGATGGTTTAGTGTTTATGATCCAAAAACAAGAAAGAATAAAAATGTATACCTTATGGCCCAAGAACAGGCTTTTGCTCAATTGGAGGCCAATGATCAGGTCTTTGTTGAATTGTGCGCAAGGCTTTTTAGTCTTCTTAATGTTAGTGGCGGCTATCAAAAGATGGACGAATTGTGGGCACAAGTATTCAGCCCGCTAAAGGAGTGCGGCCTATCAGAATTGCTATCTGACGTCATTAAGTGTCTTTTGGGCGGCTTAAGTTTAGAAGAGGCCATGGCCAAAGCAATCCTTTCTGCTTTAAACGCTATGGGCATTGAGTCCTTTGGAAAGCTTTTTGTAGGGTTGCCGCCTGATAAGCAGAGAGAAATTGAAGCGATTGTATGGAGAAGATTAGAAAGTGGAGACGTTCCCGGCTTTGAACCAGAGAGAATGCGAGCTACTCCTCCATGGGAATCTGATGTAGCAAAGGCCGGAGCTTCGCAAAGAGTGGCAACTGGGGTGGAAGATAGCCCAGTGCCGGTCGATCGCGGCCCACCATACAGCGCGCCATCCACTAGGAGAACTCTCGGACAACAATTTGACACAGCTATAAACGACCCATATCAAGGAGTCGATCCAAACAACATATTGCAGGTTTACATTGCTGCCTTGATAGATGTTTATGGCGACAATTTATTAGACTTGGTCGACGAGATAAACAAAATTCCGGGCGTCCCGGTTATCACTGCCATCATCGCCACTTTGGATTGTCCTCGTCCTCCTATTTTTGATCCGGGCCTGTTCGACTGGCTTAAAGATATTCAGCTTCCATGGTGTAGAAACCAAAAAGATATTGGCTGGCCAAGAATAAATATGGCACCACCCATGTCGCTAGCTGATATTTTTAAGGCACTTCTAGAGGCCGCCAAGGAAGCGCTCTTGGAAATGATTATGAACATCTTGACTCAAATAATCATTAAAATATGTGAGATACTTGGTGACATGATATGTAAGGCGCTAGAGGCTGTTGGTGCTTTGGCAGCTGCTTTACCGAGCTTAATCAGCGGCGAAAACTCCGTATCGAATGTACTGAGAGATGTTTTCTGTGGCCCAGACGCGTCACAAGAACAAATTGAGCAAGTTACGGCGCGATTAATAGGCACTCTTGGGGGTGGCGGCGCCGCAATGGCAGATCGTGGATTGGTAAACAACTGGACTGCCGGCGTATCTTCGATGATAACACAAAGAGAGCTAGCAGAATTGTTCACCGGCCGAGCCGATGATTCAACTATAAACATAATACATGAATTTACACAACTGGAGGTTCCAGAATTTGCTGACGCCTTAGCTTCACCCACTGACATTAGAAATCTTTTTAAGAATATTGGCGACTTATTCCCACCTGAATTTACAGGTGAGCTTTTGGACATTGTTGATGCCGATGATTTACTTGCTGATAAGCCGATAAATCCGTCTTTATGTGCCACTCCGGAGAAGCTAGATGATTTTAAAGCCGCTCGTTGTGCGCTATTAGAAGGCCGAGCCACCAAAGAACAGTGTGATAAACTTTATGATGACCTAAAAGATCAATTATTGGATGATCTAGAAGATATCAGCACAGTTTTCCAAAAAGGTGTGAAAGCGCACATTGCAGATCAGTTGCCGCCACTTGTTAGCGCACCCGGCTGTCAAGATGGGCTGTTGCCTTTTGAGCCAGAAGAACATAGAGTTGCAAGAGAAAAAGTACAAGAAAGCTTATACAAAGAAATCAAAGTTGCATACACACAAGATTTAGTCGGTGACGGACCTTGGGCATTTCAGTGGGGCGCCCTCAATCTAATACTTTCTGATGTTAATGGGGTAGCCTATACAGCCCACCAGAAAAAAGCACAAAACATGTTTAATTATGTTGACTTTATCAACGAATCCGGACCCGATCCCGGCGGATTTCCCGAGATGCCGCCTTTGGTGGGTGAATTGATGGGCGGCCATAATGGCGCGTTCCCTGTTGATGTTGCCGGCTGGCTGCAAGATTACGTGACCTCTGGCAGCTATAGAGATCCGACAGTGCCAACTGGCATTTTTAAACCAATTGAGGGATGGCACGAATCTCAAAAAAGAAAAATAATCATAGAACCAAGCCCCACAATCTATTCAATTTTTGGCGAAACCCAACAAGAGGTTGCATATGTGATGTTACCCGGATATAAGATGGGAGATTTAAGAGCTAAATTCAGAGACAACGCAAAAGGCATGCCAAATAAATTCAAGATCGCCGGCGTTACAGATTCAACAAAAGGTCTTGATGGAGAAAACGAGGCATATGGATATGGTTTTGACATGTGGATGTCGACTTCAGACTTGGAAGTTAATGGCGGCGATATTGTATATAGAGATGGCGACTGGACATCTTTAAGAATATATGAAAGAAGAAACAACGCATACTCTGATATAATTGTAGCAAACGATAGTTCAATTAGTGCCATGTTCCCCATGGGCGCCCAAGTTGAAGCATCTCTCGGTGGCAGCGAACTAGGTGTTGGTATTAGCCGAGTGAGACCCCCCAATTCTAAACTTCCTCATACTGCGATTATTAGAGAGCACATGGCTGCTGAAGTTAATGAAATTTTAAATAGCCTACCCCCAGTTGAATACGGTCTTCGCGATGGAAAACCTCCAGATACACCCCCATCAAACAAGTACTTACCGCAAGTTCAAAGGCTGGCTAGTTTTCTTGAGGAAAGAAAGGTATTGCCGGCCGTGGTTCCAGACGCCACCGGCTGGGGGTCTGGGACCGTTCCTTCGTCAACCTCCATTGATTTGCAATCTCTTGAAGATCTTCATGGAAATGTAATGAATCTGTTCTCCGATTTAGTTTTCCAGAAGATAGCAGAGGGAGGTATCACAAACCCTGCATTTAATTTTGGCGCCGCACCTGACGGCCTTTCACCTTCCGACATCATGTATGTCAATCCCGACAATTATACAGACGATAACGGAGACTTCCACGCCGCCGGCCAGCCTTACAGTATACCGTCTAGCGAAGCTGTTATGGGTATCAGTGCTGCTCAGTATAGTAGTTCGCCGATAGCCAATCGAATTCATTATCTAAATCCGGCAACTTTTGGTGGAACGTATGCCTCTCCGGGTATTTACATAGAACCACCAAAAAATGACGGATGGCTTGGTCTTTTTGATGCGATAATGCCAGAAGAAGATGGGTGTAAGCCTCGAAGATCAGACCTGATTGATTTTGCTGATGTTGGTCAAAGAGTCAACGACTTGTATACCAAAATTCCTGATGATCCAAGATTAAGAATGGGTCCCGAATGTCGATTAGAAGTGCCATACGCAAGAATTCTCGATAGGGCTTCAGCCGCCGGCATCGAAGGAGTTGTAATGATAGCTATCAGAGCGTTTGCCAGCATGCATTTCATTAAAGCAATTGCAACTTATTCAAAATTTAAACCCGTCTTTCCCGATAATTTTAGTAGCATTGTGTCTTCATTTATAATTCAAGAGATGGAAACTAGATTTAAAGAAAACGAAAATGTTCTAGGTGATACTTTATTTAAAGATGAAAGATTTTGGTACGCCTTTTTGGAACAATGTGTTCAGATTTATGATCGCAAAGTAACTCTTGGCGAGGTTGAACCACCCGCAGCCGCCATTCAGGCTTTCAGAGCCTTAAATGATCTGCAAGAAACCTATGATTATCCGGACATGAGGGAACTACGAAAAGCCAAAAGTCAAGGTTTGCAATATTTAGATAAAACAATACACGATGTTCATTCGCTGAGATATATGAGAAATGTAAAAAACCTCCACTATGTCAGGGATACAGAGATGCATGCAAAAAATATTATGAAATATCTCGTTGAAGAAGAGTTAAACAAACTTGGAGAGATTTTTACTCAAAACTTGAAAGATATTGGTTTTGGACCAAGAATAAAACATCTCGGAAAATATTTTATTAGCAGAGATAACGGCGCCGTAATTGCAGGAACATCGCTGCGACTAGATCAGGAGTTCTATATATCGGCCACAGGGTTGCCACTCGTAGAGGGAAACTCTTTCTATACCTCTGGGGGGGAGTTTGCGAAACAGGATGGTAGCGAATATATTGGACAATATCATGTGCACGTCTCCGAAGGCCGCGGCCCGATTGCCATGGAAGGCCCGTTTCATAAATCGACACCCCATGAAGAATTGATACCCATTTCTAAAGACATGAGAGTTATTGGCGAAAGTGGCGATAGCCTAGGAGACGTCACAGAACTGGGAGACTCTCCAATGACCTTCGCTGCTGACGGCATGCCCGGTGGCTCTGGAGAGATCCGGCCATTTAAGCTTGAAAAATTAATGAGAATTACCCCTAAAGCCTCCGCAGAAATGGCGGCCGGCCTTCCAGCTTTGACATCCAGCCCTTCTGGATATGTGCAGCCTAGGGTGTGGACAAACTATATAAACAATCTTCCATCAACGGTTAAGAGTAGAAATATTTCTGATTACTACGGTAATTTGGAATTTGTATATGATCCGCAGAGCAACTCAGAAGAACCAATTGGCCTCAAGGCAGGTACAAGCATTGGTGTTGAATACGGCTTAAGATTGTCAATTGTGTTTGAAGACGGAACATCACATTCGGTTGCTGAAACTTTTGTCGACGCTCTCGATAAGCCGATAGCTCAATTTGAAGAATTCAATGCAGACTCTCGAATACTATACTGTTTGGTGAACAACCTAGTAGATTCTCCAGAATTTAAATTTATCACGGAATATGTTTTCCCATTACGTAAAATAACCGCTTTCGCAGCAATCTACAATTCTTATGCGTTCTTGCCTTCTGTTGGAGAATTGGTTACAAAATATGATAGCACTGATGATCTTACGGCCAAAAAGCCCGGCCGTCGAGTTGATGGAAGTGGTGCCTATGACGAGGAAAATTCAATTAGAGGTTGGGAGCCGTATGGTAAAAGAATGAGATATCAACAAAACAACAATCCTGCCACGTGGTTTGAAAAGGGTTTTGATGAATGGGATCGCGAAGTATTAAAAAGCACCGTACCAAAGATCAGAAGCTTGTTTAAATCTTATTATAATGCCAGAGATTTTGACTGGGGAGAAGACGCCGCAGATGGTGTTGGTCATTTATTAGAACAAATGAGAGAATCAATACGACCCCCAGCCGGCGCAAAGTATTTGCCATGGTGGAAAAAACGCAAACTTAGAAAACGCCCTCTAAATAAAAATGGAGGAATGTGCTCTTCATCAGACGAAGATTAAAATTAGTGCCTAATTACAGTTAGGGTTTTATAATGGCTGGATTATCACCAAGATTACCATTGATGAAAAGTAGTATTGATGGTTTTGAAACAATCAAGACCATCAATGGGTTAGTTTCTCAAAATTTAAAGATGCTAATCTTAACTGCTCCCGGAGAAAGAGTTATGGAGCCAGACTTTGGCGTTGGCATCCAGTCTTACTTTTTTGAGCCAATGAGGGAAGATACCTATATAAGAATCCAACAAAGAATCAACAGTCAAGTAAGTATGTATATGCCTTTTGTAACGATAATAAATATTAGCTTTAATTCAATAGCTGATTCACCGGGAAATATTTTTGATTACGATGAGCATTATTTAGGACTGACAATAGAATACAGCATTGACTCCATAGGGGTCGTTGATGTGTTGGAGATTTTGATTTAATTAATTAATATGAATCTAATTATACTGAGAAAGGAACATTATTAATGGGAAAGTACGATGATAGAATAATTCCAATTAATTACACCAATAGAGAATTTGCAACCATTCGCGAAGATCTGATACAGCTTGCGGAAAGGTTTTATCCCGACACATTTAAAGATTTTAGCGAAGCCTCTTTCGGCTCACTTATGATAGACACTGTTGCTTATGTTGGCGATCAGTTGTCATTTTATTTGGATTACCAAGCCAACGAGGGTTTTCTAAACTCAGCCGTTGAGTACAACAACATTGTCAGACACGCCTTGCAGCTGGGCTACAGATTCGAAGGGCGCCCAAGCACCTTTGGCAGGGTTGCCCTCTATATTATTGTACCTGCCACCGCAACTGGTATTGGTCCCGATCGGTCTTATATCCCAATCTTAAAAAGAGGAACCTCGTTTCAATCAATTAACGGGCTGATGTATATGTTGACTGAAAATATAGATTTTTCTGATCCAAAAAACAAAGTCGTGGTAGCCGAAGTGGATACTGATACTGGCGCGCCATCTCAATATGCAATTAAGACTTATGGAAATGTTGTTTCTGGTCGTTTTGGTCAAGAAAGGTTTTCAGTCGGCCCATATGAAAAATTCAAGTCTCTCCTGCTTGAAAATCCTAACATTTCTGAAATAACAAGCGTTTACGACTCAAAGGGCAATGAATATTATGAAGTACCCTATCTTTCGCAAGATGTAATCTATAGAGAAGTATCAAACCCAAATTATAGAAACGACAATGTTCCATCAATATTAAAGCCACTTACGGTGCCTAGAAGATTTACAACCCTTTTTGAGCGCGGCGGCGTAAGGTTGCAGTTTGGAACAGGTAACGAAGACTTGATATCAGAAGACAAGGTACCAGAACCTCAAAAATTAGCGTTAGATCTTTTCGGTAAAAATTATGTTACCAGCACGTCTTTCGATCCGTCCAATTTAGTTAGTAGCGATTACATGGGAATAGTCCCGTCAGATACTACCTTAACAGTCTCTTATCGTGCGACAAATCCAACCAATTCAAATGCTGCAGTGGGCGCTTTAAGAAGCGTTGCGGAGCCGATAGCTGAATTTGAAGATCGGACTGTTTTGGATAGTACAAAAATAGACAACGTTATTAGATCGATTGAAGTCTTTAATGAAGAGCCAATTGTGGGAGATGTCTCACTGCCTTCGTCAAATGAAATCAAAAGACGAGTTATCGATAATTTTGCAACTCAAAATAGAGCCGTAACAAGATTAGATTATGAGGCGCTGGCGCAAAGAATGCCCATTAAATTTGGCGCTATAAAAAGAGTTGCTGCACTTAAGGATCCAGATTCTCAAAAAAGAAACGTAAATTTGTATGTTTTATCTGAAGATACTGGCGGCAAACTAGCAACAGCTAATGATACTATAAAATTAAATTTAAAAACTTGGCTAAATAATTATAAAATGATTAACGACACTGTTGACATATTGGATGCAAAAATTGTCAATATAGGAATTAATTTCACAATGAAGATTAGCAAAGATGTCGATAAGTATGTGACTATGGCCGCAGCCCTACAGGCGCTAAAAGACAAATACAGACAAGCAAGTTATATCGGGGAGCCCTTTTATCTTTCTGATGTCTACACAACCGTAAACAGATTAAAGGGGGTTGTAGATGTCGTCAATGTGCAAATAGTCAGAAAGCAGGGCAACAACTATTCATCGCATTCTTTCAACATTCACAGGAACTTATCATCCGATGGAAGATTTGTGCAGGTGCCAAAAAATGTCGCCTTAGAAGTTAAATTTCCCGACGAAGACATTAGAGGTACTATAGTATAAAATGGCAATTAAAAGATATTTTGCATTAAATGATAATACAATTACAAATGCCTATATGTCAGATCTTAGCACTTTGGCTACTGGATCTAATATGGGCGCCGCCGATATTCTAGAGGTCTTCTCTATTTACGGGCAAACAATATCCGCTTCTGCCACATCATCAGCGGAATTGTCAAGAGTTTTGATCAAATTCGATGTAACTGGATCTGGATTTGATAGCATAAAGTCAGAACGTACGGCTGGAAGGATTCCAAGCAGCGGTAGTGTTAACTTTTACTTAAGACTATTCAATGCACAACACGCAAGAACCGTGCCAGTAGATTATACCCTTGATATCGCCCCGGTTCAACACCACTGGCAGGAGGGCTCAGGTCTGGATATGGATACATATAAGGATCTTACGAAAGATAGGAATGGCTCAAATTGGATGAGCGCCTCAAATTCTCCAGACAGAGCGTGGACTACTCCGGGCGGCGACTATTTGGCTACCTACAATTATAGTCAAGACTTCTCCACCGGGCTGGAACACTTGGAGGTTGATATAACTCCGCTAGTGGAAGGCTGGATTGCCGGCACATTGGCAAACTATGGTGTTGGGATCAAGCTTAGCGCCAGCCATGAAGCTTATTATTCAAGTTCGGTTTGGGGCTTTAGTGGCGTAAAATATGTAGACGGTATTTTATTAAACACGACGGGCGCCCAGAAGTCCTACTATACTAAAAGATTTTTTGGCCGCAACTCTCAATACTTTTTTAAACGGCCGGCCATAGAGGCCCGATGGGATTCTTCCAGAAAAGATAATCGCGGAAGTTTTTATTATAGCAGCTCTCTTGCGCCATCAGAGCTTAACTTAAACACACTATTTTTATATAACAGAATTCGCGGCCGCTTAACAAATATTCCGGGAATTGGCACTGGTAATATATACGTAAGTATCTATTCTGGCTCAGCTTTAAATACCGAACCATCTGGATCAAGAATTAAACTCGCAGCAGACGGAACGCACGTTGGCTCAACATATCCCTATGTTGTGACAGGTAGCCATGTTTCTACTGGTATTTATTCTTGCAAATTTGCAATTACTGGACACTCTGGGCCCCGAAGCACCGTCGGAGCAGCATACGATCCGGGCACCGGCTCTCTCACAAAGCTGTTTGATGTTTGGCATGATAACGCAGGAACACAGTTCTTTACCGGCACCATTGTGCCCAAGAAGCTAGACGCACAAGATTATAACGATTCAGAGCGTTATGTTACAAAGGTGGTTAACCTGAAGTCAGAATATCGCTCAAATGAGAACGCAAGATTCAGAGTATTCGCAAGACAAAAGGGGTGGAGTCCTACAATTTATACAGTAGCCAGTAGAGCAACCGAGGCCCTCCCAATTGAAAGCGGATCATACAGAGTTGTTAGATTGATTGATAATTATGAAGTTTTCCCACATGCAACTGGTGCAAACGTTGTATCGCACTCAATGATGTCGTGTGACACGTCTGGTAACTATTTTGATCTGGACATGTCTTTGCTTGAGCCGGGCTATGCGTACGGTTTAAAATTTGCGTACTATAATGAGCTATTGCAGGACTGGGTAGAGCAACCAGAAATATTTAAATTCATGGTAGATGAGTATGAGCGTTAAGGATTTATTTGAACACGGGACATCAATTGTAAGCTTAAAAAGTGGTTCGTTAACGGACTCATTCAAAGCTGTTGAGTCCTATAGTAACATTCAACAAATCATAGAAAAACAAAATAGGTTTATACCTCCGATTGATTTTTCTACGACATCAAATTTTGCAAAGTTTGGATCTGCAGAGCTTTATTACGACACCGCTATAAAAAGAATATATGGAAACTATCCATATGATGGTACGGCACAAGAAAAGAATAAGTTTGACAATCAATCACTTTATATAGATAAATATATATTTGACTACCTTTACCCAAGGAGTACTGGCTATGCCATATTCTCAGCAGAGGGCTGGGGATCTCGTACTGGAATATCAACAGACGGTTATGCGACACCCACCACATTAGAATATGTTCAGTTTAGGGGTGGTCCACATACTTCATCTTACGGTATGGACGGATTGCGAACTTCGTTTTCTGGCTCGAATGTTTATGACGAAAATATTTACGACAATATTGGCCTGCCATCTAATTTTGGCAAAGGATCTCGCACATCCAATCTAAAATTCACAGGCAGCGATGGTGCTACAGTTGAGTTTTGGCTGAAAAAGCCATCATTTGATACCACCACAACTACACGTAGGGAGGTTATTTTTGACCTCTGGAACAGTCAAACGGCATCTGGCCATTCGGGATCAACTTGCTATGGACGCATGATGATCGAATTAGACGGGGAGTATTCGACCGGATCTTCGTTTTTGGTCACACTCATGTCCGGTACCAGCGGATTCCAGCATAGGCGAATTGGTAGCTTGGCCGGCACCTCGTCTCTAGCTGACTGGAACCATTATGCCTTCACCTTCTTACAGAGCGGTAGCTATCTAAAAACTAAGTTTTATGTCAACGGAGGCTTAAACGAAGAAGTAGATAGTGAATTTGTGATCGGAGGGTTTGAGCATGGACAGCTTCAGGCCCGAATAGGAGCCCTCTTGACAGCACCAACGGGTTCTGCTGCGCCGGCAGCGTCTGGAAAGCTTTCTGCTTCTCTTGATGATTTTAGATATTGGAAAGCTGCGAGAACTTCTAGAGAGATTTCCGAATTTTATTTTGTTCCTGTTCATGGAGGAACAAATACTGATGTTGCCAACGCCACTTTAGGCGTCTACTATAAATTTAATGAAGGAATTACGGGCACATCAAGCACCGACTCGATTGTTTTAGATTATTCCGGAAGGGTGTCAAACGGCTATTGGGTTGGACTCAACACGTCAAGTCGACATACAGGCTCAGCAATAGTTCAAGCCAGCGCAAGTAATTCAGAATTTCTTGATCCGATTATTCACCCAAACCACACCGAGGTTAAGGTTCTTAGTGAAAATCTTTCCAAATCTGGCTCGCTTCATGATCATTTGAATAATGCAATGTTGTATAATACGATGCCGACATGGATTACTGATCAGGCAGATAGAGAAGGATCGGAAGACTTAAGATATCTTTGTCATATATTGGGGGCCTATTTTGATAAGATGTATCTGCAAATTGAAAGCCTATCTGCTTTTAACAATACTCAATATCTGAGCGCTTCGTATAAAGCATTCCCTTTTTATAAGAGTGCCCTAGAAGGCAAAGGGCTGGAAGCGCCTGAAATGTTTATTGAATCAGATATTTTAGAAAAATTTGCCCAAAGGACAGACTCGTATAATTTAAATATCGATTTAACTGAGATTAAGAATCTTATATATCAAAACATCCATTCAAACTTAATAAACATATACAAAGCCAAGGGCACCGAAAAGGCCATCAGAAATGTAATGAGATCCTTTGGTATTGGCGATGATTTGATTAAGATGAACTTATACGCCAATAATGCAACGTTTGAGTTATCGGATAATATACATAATCAATTTATAAAGAAAAAATATGTTAACTTTTCCAAAAAAGGACAAAGTGGTGGCGTTGTTTATCAAACTGCAGAAGCAGGCAATACAGATAGTTTTGAATTTATTTCCGGAAGTAAAGGAAATCAATATGAAAAAACACTGGGATTCACCTTGGAAGCAAATGTTATGTTTCCAAAGTATCTTAGAGATCAAACAGATGATTTTTATGATAGAAATTGGCTAACATCGTCGTTATTTGGAATGCACCGCGCAGATCACACGGCCAGTAGCGATGTGACTACATGGTCACCGAGCGGAAGTGATTATGCAAACTTCCAGATTCAGTTTATTAGAGATTACCCGCGCTCTAGAAGCGGCTACTTTAGAATTTCATCCTCTAATTCTCCATATCCAATTCCTGAAATGACATCGAGTATGTTCCATGAAGTGTATGATGATGACAATTGGTTGATATCATTCACCATGCAGCCAAAACGATATAGAGAATTATCTACTGTGTCAGGCGCTAGTCATCTAGATGTGCAAGGATATGATGCAATATTTGCCGGCTATCACAAGGTGCTGGGAACGACCATTGATTCTTTCTATCTAACACAGTCCATGGAAACAACTGCGTCCCGGGATTTCTTAAAATCAGACAAAAGAGTTTATGCTGGTGCATATAGAGACAACATGACAGGAACAATGTTGTATCAAAGTGATATAAAGTTGACAGAGATGAGATATTGGGCATACTCTCTTGAGCCCGAAGAAGTCGAAAGACATGCTGTTGACATTGAAAATGCCGGAATTTTAAATCCATTTAGAATCATTGGTAACTTGGATCCTAATTTCAAAAACATGGAAGTTAGGAGAAATGACACGTTGGCCATGCACTGGAACTTTAACAGCGTAACAACATCAGATGCTAGTGGGGAGTTTATCGTACAAGACGCCTCATCTGGCTCTTCGAATAAAAGAGATAGGTTGGGAATATTTGGAAAATATAGCGGATATCAACACACGGGTAAGGGAAAATTCTTCATAACATCCAGCAAGGAAGCAATATCATATGAATTTGTGAACAATGCAAAATTCAGGCACTATGAGCAGATCGCAAGCTCTGATATGATTAATATCATGAACACAGACGATCATATATTTGGCGCTAACCAAAGACCTACAGAGTATCACTTTACAATTGAAAAGAGCATGTACGATGTTATTTCACAAGAGATAATCAATATATTTGCCGGCATCGTCGATTTTAACAACTTAATTGGAGAGCCCGTCAATCGATACAGAGATGAATACAAAGATTTAAGTAAATTACGTACAATTTTCTTTGACAAAGTTGGAACAACTCCTGATATAAACAGGTATTTAGATTTCTATAAGTGGTTTGATGATGCTTTGTCTTTGGTTATTAGACAGTTAGTGCCTGCAACTGCTGAGATCTCAGATGATTTATACAACGTTGTAGAAGAGCACGCGCTTGAAAGAAACAAATATAAAACACCATTTCCAACTATGGAATTCAAAGATCAAATTCCCGAGACCTTCATAAGAGGTATCGAAGAACTTGAGTATAGTTGGAAATTTGGGCACTCACCACTGCCCGGATCTAATAGGCCACAATATCAAAAAGGGTTGTATTGGAAATCAAGAGCCGAAAAAGGCAGCGGCCCATCAGCAACTGTTGCGGAGCTTAGTATTAGATCTGCATCTTTGGGCCCATTCATCACCTCTGCCGCCGGCTCTAAGTATACAAATTCATTTGCAATTGATATAGGTAGAGAAGAATTAAGAGATATAATCCACTCAAATCCACATTTTAGCCAAAGCCTGCCTACCTTATCTAAAGTTGATGGCACTACGTATTCGGGCAACGCCCACGCCATAAGGACATTTGCAAAAACGTACAAGTTTAGAGTTTCTAGTCCAGTTGAATCAGTTTTTAAAGGCGGAGTAAACTTCTCGCCCGGCAAGAGTATGGAAAAAGCCTACAATGCCGTTGCTCCTCATGGGCCTATAGAGGCACATGGATCAATAGGGGGTGTTGGGTGCGAAAATTGTAAACTACCGGTCAACATCCTGTTTGCAAGATCTGAAGACTTTGTGCCGTACAATGATTTGTATGATCCTCTTTCTCCGCATGCAAAAATTAAAATGAAGATGAAGGTTGCACACGGCCGTGATTCTAACAAAGAGATGTTAGGATATGCTACTGCAAAATCTGCCTTCTTCTTCCCGATGAATATTATAAGCGGTACAGTTAACCCTGACATGTTGATAAATACTGATGGCGTCGAGGTCGACCGAAAGACCGGCCGTCGACACTTGGAGACGCCCAACAATGCGTATGAGAAGAGGATCTCAGGCAGCATAACCAACATTCATAACGATGTCTATGGGCCCCACATGGAGAAGCCGATGCAAGGGCCTTTCACCGAGCATTACGTAGGTGGCCACCAGTCACGCCATGTTTCATTAAATACAGGTTCTTGGACCAGTGGGTATAGCCACCAATTAAATCGCCCAGAAGCTTGGAGAATCTACATTGGAAGATGTGGTACTCCGGGATCCATGCCTGACGGTGCAACTGCTGTTGGAATTGTGGGTCCGGACTATCCGCCCCCTGATTTGAAATTATCACTAACTGGCGACCATCAGGTGTCAGATGTTTATCCATACATAAAATTCCCTAGGGCAGAATATTATCGCGACGGAACTGCAAAGCGCCCAGTCAATATTGGGAACATCCATCATACTACCGGTTCGCCTACAATTTTAGGTAACTTTAACCATCGGTATGATTATGTACAAACAGCCGGAAGAGCTAGTCAGAAAAGATATCTCAAAGATACATTTGAGCACAATTATGGAGATCGTCCGCCGGGAGTATTCGGCAGCAGCAGCATAGAAACAGTTCACCACCATACATCGTCACTCTTGCCACTTAGGTTCTTGCGAGAAAACCCAAAATCAGGATATACTTCTGCACCAACTACAGCTAGTGCGCACTTCTTCGATGTAACGAATATCCACACGCTGATATCTGTAAGCACAGGTTCGAAGGATCACAGCATTGGCCCGGGCGGATTCGGAAACGTATTCGGCGGCATGGAGCAATCAAGAGCTGGTGGCCCCATTGAGAATACTAGCAATCGGTATGCCGGCCAGACGTCCGATTACGACGGCACCATCTTTATAGTTCCCAAGCGCCGCCGCCGAGATGGCATCTTTACAACACGCTTCTCCGCCCCGGGCGGTCCTGAAATTATGAGTCCCGGATATTTAGATATCCATACAGGAGAATTCTCGGTATACAACAGCCTTAACTTTAGAAACTACACTGTAAGATCAAGTGGCAGCGGCGAAACAATAGGTCAAGGAATAGTCTTTAGCGATAATGTTGCCGATAAAACAACAGGCTTTAAGTCAATTAGAATGCACAACCAGATGAATACTGGTTCTGAAGATGAGAGATTGCAGATTCGTCAAGGCTTGAGAACCTTACTTACTAGACACGCTGGCCATGGATATGCAGACTCTCAGTATGGTTACGTTCCGGAATCGAGATATATTGACGAGGATGATAAAGCCCCGGCCAGTTACCACAAGATTTATCGAAACCGACGCAAACATTTGCGAGAAAGAAACACAGACATAGAGTTTATAGCAAACACTCACCGAGGTACGGAATATACCCATGGAGACGATCGTGGTGCACCCGGCGGCGGCAGAACCATAATTACGGCCTCGAATTACGACAATTATTGGGTTCAACATGTTATTCCGCGATCAGATCTTAACTACTCGTGGATTACTGCTTCTATATTACATGATGTCGGATCCGGCCTCGATCATATCCTCCATCCATCGGTAGATGATCATTATGGATATCTGCCGCATTACACAGTCGGCGAGTGGCAATGGCTAGGATACCATTATAGCGGCTTTCTTTCTTCATCAACATATGAAATCTTATCGTCAGATCCAAAGCCCGGCAAACACAACGCCGAGGGTCCATGGGGATCGGGCAGTGCATGGAAGATACCTTACAACTTTATAAGCGCTAGCGACTATGTGGTTTATCATGAAACCGGAAGTACGAATCCTTTAGTGCTCGGCGCCGACAAATCAACAATTCCAGCAAATACATTGAATCACATCCCAATTGATTTTGTTGGTTTAAATACTGTCATTTACGAAAACATCACATCCAGCACGGCACAACTGGGTTTCCATCTCGATCATCTCACAAGTTCTGACGGCCGCGGCCCATCGGCCGCGTACCTAGGCCTTCCCCAACACCCGGCATATATTAATGATTCGATGATTGATATAGCCACGTTCTCCACGCCCCACGGCCGTTATAATGCGAGGCCACTTCTAAACATGCTAACATTGCATCGTCAAGGTCCATATGGATGGCCATCTTGGAAACAAACTAGGGGTACATCTCACCCAATAATGCGCTATGAGCGAGAAAGAAACATATTAAGGGCACCATGGGATGCCATTGAAGCACATTTTGGACTTGATCCTCAAAACAGATATTATATTCAACCGGTCACATCAAAGTACAAACCAATTCAAGCTGACATTGCACATCCCGGCGCCCCGGGCATCGAGCGCACTCCTGATGAATACTGGAAAAGAAGCAAAGAGCCATACGCGAGATTCTACAGCACAAACTACAATCAAATAGTCGCATTACAATCGGACAGGAGGGATATGTTATTTTTCATGGCACCTCCTCGCTTTGTCCACAATACTTGGTGGGACTCGCTGGCATCCACCTTGGCCGAAGACTGGGCCTCCCGCAACCCAGCCACACGTCCACCGGGCCACCCGGCACAAGGCGCCTTCTTATATAAAACGTTTTATAGGGAGACTGTTTGGCCAAGCAGCTTAATGACATATATGTCAAGCTCTAGAGGTCGAGTTGGACCAGTGGGCGACGATGGCGTACATTCGACGTACGAAGAGCGTAGATGGCGAAGTACTCATGCTGATAGAGTAACGCTTGGCGAAAGCTTGAATAATTACAAAGATAACAACATCCACGTGCCATATCACAACAGGCGATACTCGTACACTTCAGGCAGCCGACTGACACAGAGCAGTTGGCCATTGGACGCTCAGCAGGACTTTTTGACTCGCCAAGGTGATGCGACTGGGTGGGGTACTACTGGTTCTACCTCACTTAGTGGTAGCACCATTGCCGGCGACCGTGGAGTTATTCGAGGAAGCCCGGGCACTGTCAACGGGCCTCCTCGCGTGATTTTCCAAAGGCATTTGGTTGCTGTTAGTGGTTCCGGAAACACGGGATCGTTTGGTGGTCCCGGCGCCGGCCCGGGCTTGACCGGATACAACGAAGCCATGGGTATAAGCGCCACTGGCGTGCCACTAGGCCACTTGGACCACATGAATGGTTATGGGTTTATTAGTGGCGGATATCACAGGGGCGAGGGAGAGCTGCAGAATGGATACACAATGTTCCACGGTGGCCCAACCGCGCTGTCAGGCACTGCAGTTGCCGGCGGATATTGGTCCAACCACCTAGGATATCCCATGATATTACAAATATCGCCCACAGCTCTTTATGCTAGAAAACAAACGCTGTCATCTTATCGTTCAGTGGTTGGTCCGCATGGAATTGAAGTTCCAGAAACAGCATCAAACAAATTAGTTGCAGATGCGTTCTCTTCCTCTGCCGGATGGACCGGCAGCATGCAACCAACTACAGGATCCCCATACGCATTGTACACCGGTAGTGTCGGTAGAACTTGTTGGGGTAACATTGATCTCTTTGGAGGGGAGGCAAAATGGCAGGCCCCAGAATTAGCAGGATATGTATCAAGAAGCTTTACTGTTACCGATGAGGGTTACTTTGACCCGATCACAATGACAACCGTTGGATTTGAATTCTCTATAGATAAAACTTGGATAAGCGCATCGTCTGAGCCTTGGTATACTTCATATGAAGATTACATTTTAGATGGGAGAGCGGTTGCCAAAGAATACTCAATTGTGCCAGAATATAACTCTTCTAGATGGATTCCCGCATCCGCTTCTGAAGCTGTGCCGGCTCCCTTTATTAGACCATTTTATGGAGGTCAGCCATATTACAACTTTATAGAAATCAATCTTGGTCATACTAGCTCGTGGAGTGAGGCAATTAAACGACATGATGAGGAAGTAGTGTTCAAGGTTTCACGTGGAGATAATCTTAAAGATTTACTTGGGGTACAAGAGAGCCTTAACAGTACCAACTGGGGAGAAGCCGCTTGGTCTTGGCCGTCCAGATTGAAATTAAAACTTGACGCTTTTGTAAAGTTTATACCATATGAAGGTTTCTACCCCGCACAAAGAACCTTGCAATTAGCTGATCAATTTTGGAAATCTCACGGCCAACAAGTTCAAGTCCATCCGGGCCGCGGCTTTCCACCGGGCCCGGGCTTTCCCGGTTCTGTTCCAGAAACGTTTGCAATGGGAGGTGCTGGATATGCAAACAGACTTACTTTTGGCACTGGTGACCCAACCATATCCCCATTTGGGGCGACTTGCAACCCAATAGGGGGTCAAATTATACGCCATCCTTACGTCGTCGATTTCAATGGCGGCATTTCACCTTCATATAAGGATTTGTCAAGCGCGTGGCAGGCTCATTTTACTCCCTCCGGCCGCAGCATTCAATCAGGGTCACAAGGCTGGACCTATCACACGGGCTCAGAATCAATGCTACAAGGCAAGCAACTAGCTCGCCCTCTTGCCCAGACGCTATTTGCGCCCGGGATTTTATACAACTCAATCAAATCAGGGCTTGCTGTTGATTATCCAATATGTGTGTCAGAGTCTTTCGAAAGGGTTTGTGTCGCATCACACGAATATGCAGGCACATTTAACCCCACTGACACTACTACAGTTGGCGGTTTTCCTCGCCATGGCGCCGATGGAGACAAGATAGGCATAGTGCCAACAGATTATTGGGTTATTTCGGGATCCAGAAAGGCCAACACCGACCCAACACACGGCAGATTCGACTACAGAGTACCATTTGAAGCTATAATTAATCCAGCATTCGCCGGCGGAGCCTTTGATGCCCGGCCGGTGATTGATATGGAGCCACACCCCTCAGCCGCCTTGCCGCACACATATGCAGAATTGATACCAGCATTTGACGGCAAACCATCGATCTACTCTCAAAAAGCATCAAACTTCTTCGCCGGCGTTGCTGATTTTTACTTAAAAGACAAAAAGTATACAGTACTGCAGAGCGATGTTATTACAACTGTTCCAGTGACATCTGGAAACATATATGCAATGAGGCTTAAGCTTTACCGTTCAATGAACTTACCCAGAAAATATAATGGAAATCCGAAAGCGAGAAATGTTATATGGGATCGCGAGGGAGATGGCACATATAACCCTCATGTGCACAATGGAATTCATTGGGGTGGTCTTGGTGTTACCAGTTCGGTTACAAAGCTGGAGTATCCAATACCACAGGATCCAGCACCATCAGGTACGTTCCCGGGGTATATACACTGGAATCCAGCGGTTGAAAATACTAAATTTGAGTGTGGTTGGCCCGGGGCTTCAGAGTTAAAAGAAACATTTACGATGTATTCTCGACCCACCGCCTTTGGGCCTCCGCTTGTTGGAAGATTTTTAGGTCCGTTATCTCGCTCTTGCGATCATCCAAACGCCGGCGGCGGTACCGCGGATGCAATGACCATAATGAGTCGCGCGACTAGTTCGTTTAGTAAAGGCACCCAATGGCATTGGCAATCCGAAGGGAGTGGCACTATGGATTCCATTAATGGCTACAATTGGGCTTACACACCGCCCTATTACCATGGTGAAGCGTGGATGGACATTGTATATAAGCCAACCGCTAGTGAAGAAGTGAACATAGAACAAATCTTCAATTCACCAAGAACGTACGTTAAACACTGGCGTGTCGATCCCGGACCAACTGGTTCTATTGCACATCGTGGCGGCGCCAACCAAGACACGCACATGATTGTATATGATCCTCTGCCTCCTTCAGCCAGTATAAATGATTCAGGTCAATTCTATGCCGGAAACAACATTAACTTTAACGCAATGCAGATATCTGCTTCGATCAACGTTTTCAATATTGAAAGACCACACGAAAATCGAATATGGGATGTATCGGATCTTGGCGTATTGTATGCCACAGACCCTAGCCCTATGGGTACCGGCCTAGGCGGATTACAATCATGGGTAATTCAGCCAAAATTTGAAACACCAATGTTGAACTTCAACGACCAGTATAATATTCGAGCGCTACATGCTCCTAGAAACAATACTGAACGCCTCGCCGACAGTGGGTATATAGACATACCAATCTACGCATCTGAATCTGTGCCCCGCGGAATGTGGCATCAATTTGGTACAATACCGCAAGAAGAAGATCAGGGGATCTTCATGTCCGTTGAAAGTATCCCGGAAAGTTGGTTAAAAAGCCATCCTGATGTCATTCAACACGAGCCCACGATTTACAACAGTCATTATCCCGGAGACGATCGACCTCAATTGGGCGCGGCGAGGTATCGTTCTTTAGCTGAATTGATTAAGATGCCTGAGACCCCAGTGCGATTAGGAGAGATGCCATGGAGCAAAGAAGTTTCTGAATGTATTGTTGCGATACCCTACTATATTGACGAAGTGGGCAACAAACGTCACTTCAAGCTCAAGATTAGTCAACAACAATTAAATGAATATAGAATAAAACGACACTACGCCGGCTGGAAGAATATTTCAGATACAGCGTTTACTGTGGTTAACCCAGAGTCCGGACACACCATTACAAACACCGGACTAACATATCTTTTTGATAAAATGGAAAGATTTGTTTTCCCGCCGCATCTAGACTTTTTGAGATATCCCGAAAATGTTTATAAAGCAACAGAGGAGTTAATACCGACGGGCCCGGATCCGGAGGACGCAGTTTTCTCTGTTTATGGTCCGAGAGTTATGTATGCGTTTGAAATTAAACACACTTTCGATCAGGACGACTTATCCTACATGTGGCAAAACTTAGCACCAAGAAATTTCAAATCGTATAGAAAAGTAACAGAAGAAATTAGCCACGATCTACTTTCAAGAGTTAGCATGCCGGGCGGCGGAACCAACAACACGTTCTTGAGCCGGCAAGATTTCATTGAATTTGGTGATAAGATGCGCTGGATGGTGTTTAAGGTGAAACAAAGAGGCACTCAATCCTATATGGATGTGCTACAAGGAAACAAAAACTTCAGAGAACTTGCCGACCCGGCCGTTCAGGGGGCCAACACGGAGATAGTGTTTGGTCCAGCGACTGCGGATGGCACAGAATTCCCACCCATTCCACCTGATTGGACCGATACCGGCGCCGGCAATCTTTTGCCAGATCATGCCTACATTGTTGAACACAATTGGCCGTATGACTATTTTTCCTTGGTAGAGTCCGCCAAACTTACAGTTGATATTGAGTTTAGACCACTCCGAACTTTTGAAGATGGAAGCTCCTCGGAGGTCTACAGGCATCACGCCCCATACGGTAACACAAGTATCGAGATTAAATACCCAGAAATGTGGGAACCTAGAATTTCGTATTCCCCATCTCCCGGAGAGTTTACGGGCCCTGATGAATATATGGGCCCTGACGACGGTGGAGCGCCCACGGTGACAGATTCGGGAGCTGGCTTTACTAGTCCGACTGGCATGACATGGGCCATGCTAGATGGCTCCCCGGGCATTATTGAAGCTTCTATGCTAGTTCTAGGAGATGATGATGATGATTAGTGAAGATTAATTGAATACTAAAACAAAATGGATATAATTATTTGTAGGAACACAAAATGGCAACGTTTTTAGATAAAAAAGAACAAGTACTAGACATTCAGCTAACATCGCATGGCAAGTATCTGCTTTCTGCCGGCAAGTTTAAGCCCGTGTTTTATACATTTTTAGATGATAATATCATATATGATTATAATCATGCCGGCGTCGGCGAAAATCAGAAAGAGATACACAACAGAATTACGCAAAACACTCAATATCTCCAAACTCAAACACAGTTTGATAGTCCGGAGGAACATGTAAAAGAAAAAATAGAAAAAATTAGATCTAAGGTGCCGTTATTTTTTAGTGAAGAAAACGATATGGGCATAGAAAAGGAAATGAGCCATACAAACTTCAATAGAAAAACATATGTGTTCAACAGCACAATAGGTACAGCACCGCCAACAGGCCGTTTTGCACCAGCATGGGAAGTTAGAATGATAAAAGGGCAAATATCCGGCTCGTCACCTTTCTTGAGTGAACCTTATGAATTAATTGATATACCTCAAATAGATATCGAAGTAACGTACAATATAAGAGAACTTTCATTACATAGCCAAGATGACATGTATGTTTCGGAAGAATTTAAAGAGTTTTATGATGAAGAATTTTACATGTATGATATGCACAAAAGCGACACATTTAGCGACGACACCTTTCTTCAGGTCTTTGGAGAGGATCCAATTATTGATATTAAGGAATTGAATTCTTTTAGTGAGATTGAAAATTTTGAAATTGATGTTTATAGAGTCGAACAGAACTACAATAGAAAAATCGGAGGCAATGAAAAATTGGTACGACTGCATTTCGTGAAAGACAAACAAGAAATAGTAGATGGAATACTAGTTGACGATGACGGGTACGATCCAGCAGCAGTACCAATTACGACTGATAATGTAGAATATTATTTTAATTTACAAGTCGATTCAGATATCGATAAAAGACAATTATGCAAGGCAGTTGATAAATTGAAATCTGATAATTATTTTGTAGATATTCCAATTAATTGTGAAGATTTAGAACCTAGGCAAAGAATGGATATATATGCTTCGTCCATCGAGCCAGAGGATTGTGATTAATGAGCAAAAGTTCAGAATACACTAGCGGCAAGGAGATGTTTGGTGATTTTTTACCAAAAGTTTATATTGACAAAATAACTTTGTCTGGCAGAGAGGATCTGGGAGAGAACATGATGAAGGTTGAGGTGGAAGTGTCATTAAAAGACAGCTCCAATGCTACTGGAAACTTTTTGCTATTCGATAACCACGAACTTTGGGACCTAATCAATATAGACGTCGCAGTGACATCAGACCCAAAAGCCCAAGAGTTTATAGAAGGCCAGCGCAGCATACAAAAGCTTGCATATGCACCCGAGTGGCCACTCGGAATTATTGCGGATGACACCGGCGGGCTTGACATGGATCCGCAATATGTGTCGCTTTTTGATGGAGAACCGGCCAATAGTTACTGGAAAGTCACTCATTCAGATCGCAGTGCGGGCGCGTGGATCCGACCAGAATTATTTAAGGCAAACTACTCTACACAGAACCTTACAGACATTGTGCACGGCCGCTTAGGAGAGAGACCAGAAAGAGGGTTTGTTGGTGAACAAGATGCCGGCGTAGAATTACTCAAGTTGTTACCTGAAGTCGCCGAAACTCATGATAGTTCTGCTAAAGTTATCAAAACTCTCACATCAACATTTACTTTTTTTATTCATAAGAATATGCTTACCAATTTGCAAGATGCAACTGCCCCGGTTGCCGATGATGCCATGAGTGCACTTATGGAGGTGCTCTATGGCTCCGATACCACCAGCGCCGTACCGGGCGCCCACATTTTTCCAAATGATTTGTATATATTTGCGTACGCGAGAGTAAACACAGATTCCGACTTCTGGGAAGGTGCAAGCACATCTGCCGGCGGAATAGACAACATAAACGAGATGCCAGAGCTGCAAAATGAATTTATTGGGGAAGTGGCATACGAACACATGATTGACGGTGGTGAGATCAACTTTAGAGAGTACAAATATTTTACAGAAGATGATCGTCTTTTTCAGGGCCCATTGGTATTGAATACGAATGGGGATTACGTAAAAGCTTTAAATTATGACAACGAGAGAATTGCTAATGAAATAGCTGATAGGGTATTGTCTTTGATAGATACGGAAACCGAAAAAGAAAACGCAGCATTGATATATTATTCATACATTGTTAGCAATTTGGTTGGCTATGCTGAATACCCTGAAATGTTTTTTCAATTATATCAACAACTTAGGCTTATGTCTGATCGTCGGACTACCACATCTGCCGGCAAAATAGCAAATGCATTTTCCAATGTGATGGAACAACTCAAAGGAATATTTTTGTCGACAGAAAAAGTCTATAAAAAAATGGTTAGAAATTCTAAATATTTTGATAGGCGCGTACCCGGATCTGCATCTTCGTCTGGAATAAAATTTTGTGCCCCTTCCGAAATAGATGGCGGGTACGGCATGGGCTCGGCGGATATTTCCACTCAGCGCAAGCTGCACTCTTGCGTATTGCCAATGTACGATCACGGACATACCGCTTTTAAGTTTGGCCCATCCCCCCACAGTAAAATATGGTTAACTTCTGACATTCCGGGAGAAAGGTTTGATCCCTCTGGTACTGACTTGAATACCGGACTTGTTACCGCCGGCGATATATCGGACCCGAGAAATCGTTTAAGCTTTGATAGAGTTAATGCCGATTTTTTGAAAAAAAGAATTAATGGCTGGTTTATGTTAAACTTGGAAAACATGATGTATAAGGCTATATATCACCCGACTGCCAAACATTTTGTGCTTACTAAGAAATTAGTGCATCATTTTGGTTTTGGTGTTATTTCAAAATACTTTTTTGTCGACCAAGTCACCCTACAAAGAGCGGCGGTAGATTATAACGATGCGTCCGAAGTTTGGGGCGTCGGCGCTGCCGGCACAGATAGTGTTTCTATGCCTGTTCTTAGTCGCACCCAAGAACACGTATTCACATCAACATTGACTCGTCAAGCTACTGATGATCCGGGCGATGGAACTGATATATCAAAGACTGCGACAAATCTGAGTATGCGCATAGTAAAGCCGTATTTAGAGCCTTCTATAGCTACAGGCGGTGGTGATGCAACCTTTGGTGATTCTGATATTACAACTGGTGAGGGTTATTATCCTATTGATTGGTTTGGTACCAACAATTCCACCGAAAAATTAGGCTTACAGCGCCGGCGAGATACCTTTTCACCTTTTGAGACGGGAGCCACTGCCGATGATGATCTGTACGGCTATCCAGAGGGCCCCGGGCATTATGGCACTGGATTACATGCTCAAGTAACTCATCCGGCTTTATTAAAAAATCCCGATAAAATGGAAAAAATATTATTTTTCTATTTTTCTGAGCCTGTGATGGGAATGTTTGGTGTAGAAGATTGTTCAGCAAAAGCATCATTTACCCATAATGGCGCGCCAATAAAAAAGATTCATTTAAAATACGTGGCAGACTACAATGTAATTAATAATATTGGTGGCATGTGTTATGTTATATGGAACGAATTGAGAAGGCAGAGAAGCATAATCGAAGATTATTTGGCGTTTGCTGAAAGGGTGTGCTCTTTTGATAACCGCACTGGGAAATTTAATGAATTTTTCGGAGATCAATTTCACCAAATGTTCTATAATAACCTAGGCTATGCTTGGTGGACAAGGCCCGTAGCATATTATGTATTAGTTCAAGACTTATTGAACAACAGCTACGGCGGCAACAGCGCAGTTATGCGCGAGAAGACACTTAACATAATCCAATCGATCGATCCAACATCTGGTACAATATATGCATTGCGTGAATTTATTGAAGACTTTAACGGTTTAGTTAATGGTTGGCATACCAATTTCCGAGGCATGCACTTGGGTGACAAGTTTGAAGAGTTAGCCGGCGTATATTCATGGCATAAGAACTTTGAACCTCGTGAAAACACGTTCTCATTCAAAAACCCCATTTGCGACCCATTGTTTGATTTCCCATATGGTTACGGCGCCGGCTATCATGGTGCCGGCGACTTTGGCCCTTCTACTGGTGCCGGCATGCCCCTGCCTACCGGAACATACCCAATTACAGATGCGTTTTCAACATATCATACGATTATGGAAAGCGTAGAGTACGAACAATATGCCCGGGCTATTTCACAATTTAATATGGAGACCATACGGAAATGCTCGGATGAAGGAATTGTCGACAAACAAGTGACTAGTCTCCAGCTGCTCGTAAAAAGAGCGCTCTTCTCGGCGACGTTTGAAACCCCCGGCGACGAGGTGCTGCACATACACATGACACCAATCACAACTACGGATAATAATTCGGTTAGTTCTGAAAATGTGGATCCCTATCCGCCATCCGGCAAAGGCATTCGGGCCCCCACCGCTAAACAATTTGAAATATTTGATAAATTCCTTGACGACTATTCTGACGGGTATACATCCGGCACCAACCGTACGGTCGCGTTCATCGGCGCCGGCGCCACAACTCAGACATACGATGTGCTGAGGAAAATCGAACTGGGTTTGGTCGATGAAGGAACTGCCCCCGGGGGAATGAGAAAAGGCGCGTGGGAATTATTTATGGAAGCCACATTGGCTTCTGACGGCAAGTCAGGGAATGGCACCGAAAAAGCCCTAGCCGCCGGCGTATCACGTGCAGGAGGCGGGAACTTTTACCTTCCGGAGAACACTCCCGGCAGCGAATCAGTAGTAAACAAAGCGTACGACTTTCAAGTACTTCGCGAAAGAATTAGAAAAGGTCTCCGACGCTATGTAGATCTGTATCTGCAACATTTAAAAGAATGTTCTGGCTTAACTGCAAACCAAATTAATAATCGCTATTTTGCCGGCAACTGGCCCTTTAACGCCTTGGGATATATTCAGAACGGCCCAGATTCTCAAAATCCATTTCGAGGCGCCGAAAATATGTCGAAAACCCGCGGCTGGGGCCAAATCGATCTTCCAATGCGCGAATTGATAGAAGATTTGCTTGAGGGCGTTAGAAGATTAAGGGTGATGGGCTTTTGGCCATATTTTGACATAAATGATATCCGTAGCTACATGGATTTGGGTGCAGAAGGAGAAGGACTCGGCATCGACATCGCCCTAGGCGCCGCCGACGATGAGGGTGGATATTTCTCCCCACCGGGCGACATGATGATTTCACCCTATTTGGTTCCCGTGGAGTTCGACTTTGGATCTGGCGATTAATCCTCTTATAGATTAATTTGGTACAACTAAAGAATAAAGTCTAAAAAATACTAATTAATAACACGGAGGCGACACACAGTGCCAAAATCAAGAAGTATTCAATCACTGCAATATTCCTTTAATGAGGATATTGAACATACTAGAAAGGTTGCCAAATTTCTTTCAAAAAAATTCAGAACAAAAGGCGATCTATCTGTCAGTGAAAGCCAGATGAATAAAAAAGCACCGATTCAAATCAGGCCGAACAAAACAATGATTAATGGTAGATCAGTTAGTCTAAAGAATAAAACACCAGATCAGTTGAATCAAATTAATAGAAATGCCGAAATTGAAACTGCATTGGGAGAAATGCAAAATTTGAGCCTAGAAGGGCTGAGAGACGATCAAAAAGCTATAGCAATGCTTTCATCGATTGGAATTTCTACGCCGGTTAACAGTATTCAATCTATTAAACCTATCCGGAATGTATCAACATTCCCCGATGGTCAAGTAAACCCGCTGAAGAAGATTGAGCTTGACGAAACAGTTGGAGATCAAGAGTTCACAAAACTATCAAAGAAAAAGCGAAGTCAAGTCAAACAGAACTCTAGACTGACTTCAATGAATCAATCCCAAAGAGATTATCTAATGAGAATCGCCGGCCGAATGTCTGAGCTACACAACGTTGGCCAAACTGGTTACCCAAACGTCTATAGCGCATATAGGCCGTCTATGGGCGTAACGCCCGAAGCAGTGAAACAGATCACGACAGGTCGCGGCAGAGTTATTGGATCCGGCGCAACGAGATTTATCGCTAGTCGAGCCGCCGGAATAAACCAAAAGGTGGGAATTCTTTCCTCTGCAGGGACTAGTGAACTAGATGAAATGTCGACCACAAGACCGGATCGTATTTTGTCTTCCGCCGGCACCACTTCTCCAGATGAGCTTACGGTTGACTCTGGCCCCTTTAAGCCGGCCATTACTTCCGGGAATACAACATATTAACAGGAGCACCTAATCAATGCCAGATTTAGAAGGTTTAGAAGAATTCAGTGAATATTGGGACTCTATTACGGGTAAGAGATGGTCTCAATTTTTTTTGCTGTCACATTTTCAAAAATATGGCCCGAAACTCCCAGCGCCTGCAGGTACCATAACACGGGTATTTCCACCCGGCTGGAGGCACGCTCCCGGCTATAACCTAATTCACATGAGCGAGCCTCAATTTACTGGGATGTCAATAAATATGCTCGATAATATAGCCAATAACATTGAAATGAGCCACTATCCTGTTTTGGTTGAGGATAGGCTAGCCGAACCGGTTTTTTATGAGGATGTTAAATGGGTTCCGCCTCCCCCGGAGGAGGCGCTGATCCACGGGACCCCGGGAGAGCTTGTCGACATCGGCCGATACGAAATTGACGAATATGTTAATAGTATGTTCATGCTCACATCAGCACAGCTTGAGGATGTGTCCCGCATCGGTGGTGACCCGGCCTTGGCAGCCTTTGTTGAGAAAGGTAGAAAAACGATACACACCCTTAATACTGCCGCATGGCCGGGCCAGATTGCCGGCGATGCCGACCAAGCTCTTAGAATGCTAGTAGGTGTTATGCTTGAGGGAATTGAGCCACCCATTGCAGGCAGAGAAATATATTCAAAAATTAAAGAAAAGGAACTCAATATTGACAATTTTATTTCCACCAATTTAAATAATATAAACATTGGAGCAATTCCGGAATATGAACAAATCCCTCTGGGTCCCGGCACCCCCGGCGCCACAATGTCTTCCGCTACCGATTGGTTTTCGCCGCCAACGGTTATATCGGACTCCGTGATATCAGTGCCCGCGTCCTCCGTATCCGACCCCGGGACTGCCGATGGAATCCCTGATGCCGGCTCAGTTGGCGGTGTATTTGGCGGCGGCGGCCCCGTGGGCGGAATGTATGAATAAGGGAGAATCATATGTCTGATATACTTTGGGCCCCGACAACTATAGTCGCTCCAGCCGACAGTGCCGATCCGGCTAGTCGACATGACCTTACCGAAGCAGAGAGAGAATTACGATTCTTTACAAAAGCAGATCGGCGCCATGGCTTATCGCCTAGGTATTCTGATCATGCTCTGGCCGGCAAGCAATGCACATACGCCGATTCACAAATATATCAGACTCCAGAGGCAGATAATTTTAGACGTGAATTGAGAAATTTATGGAAGATAAACGAACACAATAGGTTATCAATAGAACCGCTTCCAAAATTGGATGAACTCCTAGGAGTACCGGGGGCCCCTCCTCGCTATGCTCACACCCCGTATAATTATCGACCGTCAAGTAAGGTTTCTAAAATCATATTTGGCGTTAGCAACGCAATAGTAACAAATAACACATTTTACAATAAAAGGTCGATGCCAATAAGAGTAGTGGGAGACCCACAATTTTTCCAAACAGATGAACAATGGAGAACTTATGTGGCCGGCGGAACATACAATGATGTCGAACATAAAGGTATCATACCCAGCACTCAAGTGGCGGATCACCTACACTCATCAATTGTGCCAATGACCGAAGAACAGCTAGAAAAATATAATTTAGGTGACACAAAGATAAAATATTTTGCTGATTTTAACATGTCATATAATCTTTATAATCCAAAATTTGAATCTAAGAGCAAGCAAATTTTGGAAATTGCATTGCCAAATTACTATGCTCTTTGGGCTTCTTCAAAAGTTGATCTGACAAAAACAACAAGAGCAGATCTTATTGGAAAAAGGCTGGATTATGTTATAGATGAAGAGACTGGTGAGGAGGTTTTGGCGCCCGGTCCAGCCGTACCGGTTGGCTCAGATAAGGACGGATTATATCCCTATGCGCTGTACCGCGATGCTACGTGGTATAGGCATGCAATTTTAAATAATCATATTTCTCCCGGCCGCGTTGCCGACATGTTTAGGGAAAAGAAGACCGTAGTTCCGGCAGAGACAATATACAGAACAACAAGACAAGAACAACAAATGGCCAAATATTTGGAGGGATACTCAAATAAAATACAACAAGCGGTTACAGATAATCCTGAAATATACAATTACATGAAAAATATCTTTTTCGACATTGATGCCGCAGACGAATATTTGAAGGAGCGAACTTCCGCGCAAAAAGTTGCAAAATTATTCCCAGCGAATATAAATCTCAGAATGAGAACTGAAACACCGGGCTTATTTATCGACATGCTGGAAAAAAGCAATTTAGACGGTAAGTTTATGTTGGGGCTTCATCACGGATTTGCACAACAGTCCGACATTTATAAAACTAGAAGAAGAGGTTTTGTTAAGACAGTAGAAGAGCCGATTGAAAAAGTTGACGAAGAGGGGTTTTCATACAATCTTTTTGTGCATGAAAGTGAAGCAGTGGATTTAAATTGTATGAATTTGTTTAGCTGGTGGGACGCGGGATATAGAAATCCCGGCTCGTTTCAAAATATTAATTTTGTTGGAAGGTCAACTGAAAGCGTAAAACTCGCAACAGATGCGCAAAATCGATATCGATTTGAAAACACAACAAAGCATTTAAAATTTGCATCGCAATTGAGAAAGTTTTTTGAAGATAAGTTTGATGCGACCAATAGAAATTATGTTGATGTGCTAAAAGCCACTCCAAGCTATGTTGAAACCGTAGCATATAGAATTGTTAAACGCGGCGGCGCCGCCGAAGGCCCCAACAAGCTTACACCAATAATTCAAAATTTTTGGATTATGAATTCAAAAAGAATGGATGTGATGAGCTTTTTTGATACGCAAGTAAAATATGGAGCAAATTATAGGTACGATGTCTACGCATACAAAGTAGTTATTGGCACAAAATATAAATATAAAAAGTTAAAAATTAGCAAAAGAATATCCGGCGAAGTTAGCGCCGGCCGTGTTGATATCGACGGCGAACCGATAGAGGAGACATGTTTGTCATTCTATGATGCAGAGACGGGAGAAGACGCCGCACCACTGGCAAAGTTTGACCTAATATCCCCAGCGGATACTTCGTATACAGAAACAGTAAAGTTATTCGATTATGAAGTGCCAAGAGAACTCGGATACGAATCCGGCCGAACAGAGGGTGTGACCATGGCCACGCTAAGTGAATGGGGCGGGGGTGAAGGAAGGTTGGTACCCGATCATATACAAGTATCACCAGACCCCTTTCTTGCTGATTTTGAAATTGAATATGAGCCATCTGCTGAGATTATTGAAGTTCCTTTGTTCGCCTATAATGGCACAGTGCTTGAAAGCCCGACGTCAAAGCCGGGAATTGAGGTTTTCAAAGTTGAAAACAGAGAAGACACGGCAGGATTTAGGATTAGATTTGATGATGTCCCCACATCAGAAATGCCGCGAATAGTCACAGCAGGCGACGAAGAATACAGAAGGCGATACCTGCTATCAAATGGTTTTCCAACTAATGCAGAAATTAGATATGACTCAGTTAGTCCTATTGTGGGCTTAGAGGTTTATAGAACTGAAAGAACCCCATACTTATGGTCGGATTTTAATGGCGAAATGCACAATTTCATTCGCACCCAGCCCGGAACATCAAATTATGTTTTTATGGAAAAAATAAAAACCAACATAAAGTATTATTACATGTTTAGGTCTGTCGATAGCCACGACACACCCGGGCAATGTTCTGAGATTTATGAAGTGGAATTAGTCAAAAAAGGAGACATTACATATCCAGTTGTCAAGGTTCATGAAATTCCAACAAGAGATGAACTATCAAAACGCATGCAGCAGTTATCGAAACCAATTCGAAGACTTATTAGGATATCTCCCTCCATCTCACAAAGAGTTTTAAACCATAAAAAATTAGCAGAATATGGCACAGGATACGAAGCTATGCGACATGTCAGAATGGGAGATGAAAATAAATTTACAATCTGGGATGAACAAAAATTTAAAATCCGCTTAACATCTAAGAAAACTGGTCGTAAAATTGATTTAAATATAAAATTTAAAACAAACAATATAGAAAAAGCAAGAGAGCCGGATTCTCCACTTGAGCCGGAGTCGCCTTCATCGATACTCGGGTCTTCGACCACGGTATCGTCGGCGGAATTGGGTGCCGACTTGGCTCCGGCCGGGATCGGGTCGGTCGGACCAACCGGGATCGGGTCGGCCGGATCTGTGACAATTGGGGACTAGTTAATAAAAGGAATTAATATGGCATCATTTTTAAAAAATTCACACGATATTATAGTCGACGCCGTGTTGACAACCCAAGGGCGTTATTATATCGCAGAAGGAAAAGAATCACAAAAAATTACACAATTCGCGCTTTTTGATGATGAAATAGATTATTCGTTGTATAGAAGCAAGTATGGCTGCTTCGGTGAAGAGCACGCTAGTGGGAGTGCTTATTTTGATTTAGATATTTTACAACGACCTGTGCTTGAAGCATTTACTAGGGGATCTGCAATTGGTAAAAGCAAGCTGGTTACATTAGATGGTAATCCCGATTATTTACCAATCATAAGACCAAACTACAATAGAAAAGACTATTTTCCACAAGTTGATTCTTCTCCGACTTGGGGCGCCGAGTCCACGCGTGGCGAAGCACCGGAAGCCGGCCGAGGAATTGAAGAGGGCTTTGTGGTTATTTTTGATGAAGATACACTGCACAAGTTGAACGGCCACGACTTCGATGAGGGCATAGCTAACTCATACAGCGTGCTGGGGGAAAGATCTGCAAGAGGGATTAATTTTCTAAATGCATTTCAACCAACGGCGACGGACTGTGGCGGTTGTATTTCGGTTGAACACGGGATTGATTCAAAGGGTACCGCAATGGATGTGATATCACCATATGATACCGATGAATATTTAAATTCTGATTATGGATTGTGGGAAACTGATTTTTACATACAATTTAATCCAATGTTTGGTTTTCCTTGTGATATCGCCGGCTCTCAAAGACAAGGTGGATATAACACTTTGGGAGAATTTGATCTTGCAACACCAAAATTTGAAACCAGATTTAGGACAGAGGGGTACACTAGTCTTGCTCCGGGCACAATACAGATGATAGCTCCCCAAGAAACAACGCCCTTAGAGACCGTAATTCATGGGCCCAGAAGCTATAGATTGAATTTTAAATTAACTTTAGGCAATGGGACATACGTAGATTATCCACTATCTCATTATCCATTATCAATCTTACACAATCCGGATGAATTTGATAGAATTGGGGCACTACTAACAACAGAGGTGTCATTAAAGATATTCGGAGAGGATGTGACGTACGCCACGGCTATAGCCAATTCCAATTATTATGGATACAAGTATGTGGATACAGAAGTAAAAATTATTTCAGGAACAACAGGATACGGAGTCACGATACCGCTTAGGTATATAAGACTATTTACATGAGACATAAAATCATAATGCAATATAAGTGGAAGAAAACACTCTTAAATACTAATTATATTCAGCGAGGAAAATAAATGGCTTTTTTAGATAACTCAGGCGACATCATACTGGACGCTGTGTTGACTGATTTGGGACGAATGAGAATGGCAGACGGAGACTTTTCAGTTAATAAGTTTGCACTCGGTGACGATGAGGTTGACTACGGCCTTTACGATATAAATCATGTTAGCGGAAGCGCGTACCATGATTTAAAAATTATGCAGACACCGGTACTGGAGGCCTTCACAAATAATACCTCTGTCATCAAAAGTAATCTAATGACAATAGACGGCAGTGCTTTGTATCTCCCGGTGTTAAAGATAAACACTGCCGGCGATGGCCACAAGGGCGATCCTGTCAATCCCGGCACTGCCGGCGGCGATGTCTTCTTGGTTATTTATGATGAAAATACGCGAACAATGATGGACGGCACAGATTCAGAATCCGCTTCCCCGACCGCCACATCTGTCAAGGTTATCGGAGGCTCTTCTCCCCAGAAAAATTATTTAAATGGATACAGCCCATCCAGCACCGACGGTCGAATTGTTGTTGATCAGGGGCTCGACAGTCCGGATATATCTAAGTTTAGAACGTCTTATTTAACAGCCGGCTCTATGAACTTGGTAGAATCGGACTATCTGATTGAGATCGATAGCCGTTTGGGGAAAATTACCGATGTGAACGGAAGCACACTTCCAACCGGCCCCTCAGATGATGACAACATGGCTGCGTACATAATGAATGCAACCACAGCAATGGGAACCAGTTTTGTTAGTATCGATCCGAGCGATGTATACCCAACCGCAACTCCAATACAAGGCCCTTGCGGAACACGAATTAGATTTAAAATTGATGTCAATGGTACTGAATTAGGCGGAAATGATAATTTGCTAGATAAATTGGGAAAAGACCTCACAACCGGCGTATCCACCACTATGTTCGATAGCAACATCCTTAGTTCAGGCGGTAGCTACAAGTATGTTGATACGATGGTGAGAGTTCGCGGCATGACAACCGGGTACGCCCTTGACATACCAGTGAGATTTTTGAAGAAGTTAACATAATTTATATAACATAAAGAGAATAAGATGGCAAGAATATTTAAAAACTTAGCAGCTGCAGATAGCACAACAACAAAAACATTATTACATGAAGCAATCCCTATCACTGGGGCGATAATAAATTCCGGAACTTATGCAAATAATAATATTAAAAATTATACTCACGGCATGTTCCAATCAGTTTATGATTATCCTTATTTAAGTTCTTCAGCGAACCATATATTTGATATAACAATGGGTTATTCTGAAACGTCATGCTTGTCAGCATCGACTAACGTTCAACACGAAAAGAAGACAAATATTTATTATCAAATGGCAAAAATGCTAGTGGGTCATAGCTCATCGGGTGAAATTCAAAAATTCGATCCTGACGGCGACTTTAGCACAACCAGCACCAAGATGACTGATGTGTTCTTCCTCAACTTTTCTCGTCTTTTGACAAAAGACGAAATCAAAAAAGGTTCATTTACTTTAGAGCTTGGCATGGAGCCATCCACTGGCGCCGACCTCCATGAATTAAGAGCAAAAATAATTGATTACAATGCCGCATCGGACTACCGAGTCAATTCTCCCGCCGGCGAATACGGTTTTTTGTATATCACGAACTCATCCGGTGCACCGGTTTCAGGAACGCACGACCCTACATCTATTAAAGCTGGTTTAATTTACTATCAAGCCGGCATCGTTGTATTAACTTCCTCAATATTTTCACCAACTGGCTCTAGCCAGATTATTCCTAGTGGCTACTTAAGCAAATCAATTGACCTGAACCCCTCGTTTGTTTCAGTTACAGGCTCTCCGCATGCATTGGTTCAGGCAATTACAGGCGGCGCCATTACGGCATCAGCAGACGCGCTCAGACAGAGAATCTACAACATCTCCTTCAATAACACAACGGAGATTCATTCAAAGATTTACTTCTGCAGATTAGCTCACAATGAATTCAATTACAGCACTAATCCAACTTACCTAACCTCGTCCAAGATTGTAGTTAAAAACTCGGCGACGGATACGGCCGTTTCCTATGTTACTGGAATTGGACTCTACAATGCATCCAACGAATTGTTAGCTGTAGCCAAGTTGTCCGAGCCATTGAGAAAGGACGAATCAACAGAATTGACGTTAAGAGTGAGATTGGACTACTAATGAAATGGCATTTAAGAAATTCAATCCAGAAGAAGTCTTAATAAATACAATTCAAGCTTATCCGAAGTGTGAATTTTTCATATACAACGGGCGCATATTTTACAACAAAACACCAGAATTATCTGGCGCTTTTAATGCTAACGCTAATAGCGTTCCGACCGGCCACATAAGCTTGTATGAAATGAATGTCGATAAACTAAGTGGTTCGAATAATTATTCATACCCTTTTATCACAAAAGACAGCACGCTGTCATCATTCAAAACTGTGTCTACAACCGCTTTTCATACCGGATTTGGATTTGGAGACACGCTAACTAGTTCGTATCCGCTTTCCGCTAGTATTACGCGAGAATATATCGTATCAGCCGTTGACACATCAAACAGGAAAAGAATACTAGCATTGCAGAGCACGCTAGATCATTATAAAAAAATAAGTCGCCATTATGCTTTCACTGAGAATGGTCGACCCGATGCGGTCCCTTTGTATGGAGATAAGGCAACCCAAAAAATTAATTTGATTTCCATACCTTCTATTTTTTATGGTACAGAAATCAAAAAAGGCACAATTGACCTGAAGTATTATATAAGTGGTACACTTATTGGTCAAATAAAAGACGAGAAAAGAAATGGTGAGCTTATACAAATAGGCCCCGAAGGCTCTAACGGATCTGGTTCAGTAGCGGGCGTTGCATTATATAAAGAGGGCTTTCTTCTTTTAACCGGAAGCTGGGCCTTGGACACAAATAGTTTCAATTACGTTTCCGATTTAACAGTTAAAAATAATCCAGCATGGCTATTCTGGGGTGTTGGTGCGAATGATGGGTTCGCCCCCTCGGACTCCGGAAGGACAAGTTTAATATCCAGTAGTTATAATTTAGCATTTTCTGGTTCGCAACAAATTCAAACCGTGACAATGTTGGCACACGCGAAGATAGGGCAAGCAAATTATTCTACAAATCCCACATATATTAGGAGCGGCTCAGTAGATTTGCGAAACACAGGAAGTTTTGGGTACGTTGAAAATGAACACAGAGTCTTAAAAAATATAGCCAGTTCTAGTTTTGCAGATGTTCCGGGCGTTTATGAAAAACAAGTATACATTTCCAGAGTTGCAATTTACGACAAAGACAAAAACTTAATTGGCGTTGCTACAGTTGCTAATCCGGTTAGAAAGCCAAGTGGTCGAAGTTTAACGTTTAAACTTAAGGTTGATTTATAGTATAGTGAGTTATGATTCTAGGAATTGATATATCAACAAGTATCACGGGCTTCTCCATTGTCGGCGATCAAAAACTGCTGCATTATGGCTCAGTCGATCTTAGAAAGCATGACGATCTTTTTGACAAAGCGAATTTTCTCAAAGAACACCTAGAAGATTATTTTGAGGCTTACCAGCTTGATAATGATTCAGGTTGGGGTGGATCAAGATTTCCAATAACAAATATTTACATTGAACAGCCGCTCCATATGTTTATGAAGGGCAAGTCTTCCGCCAGCACCCTGTCTAAATTAATGAGATTTAACGGAATAGTATCTTATATTGTATATGAACTCTTTGAAATTAAGCCACAATACATCGCAGCAACCACGGCACGAAAACAATGTGGCATTAAAGTGAAGCGCGGCGAAAAAGCAAAAGAAGTAGTTTTAGAGCACCTATTGACAAACGAGTCTGCCTTTAAAATAGAATATACAAGATTTGGAAACCCAAAACCTGAATCTTATGATAGAGCAGATGCAATTGTTATCGCGAAAGCTGGCGCTATTATAGAGGAAAAAAATACCTTAAATAAACGTTGACACATTTAATTTTGTGTGTTATAGTTGTTAAGCAATTTCATTAAAAAGGAGAAATAATGAAAGTAAAAACTGGAAGCAATGTGAGTGTACACTATCGTGGCACTCTCTTAAAAGATGGAACCGAATTTGATAATTCGCGCACCCGTGGTCAGACCTTGGATTTTCAAGTGGGCGTTACTGCGATGATTAGTGGATTCACTGACGCTCTAATTGGAATGACTGAGGGTCAAACAAAGACTGTCACACTAACACCAAGCCAAGCATATGGAGATCGAGATCCCGCGGCACTTCAGCCGGTACCCAAGGATGCCTTTGGAGAAAACTTTACACAGCTTGAAGTTGGGGAAACCGTTCAAGGTCAACGACCCGATGGCGGCTCTTTTTTGGCCAAGGTGCACGAATTGAATGAAGAGGTCGCAGTCCTTGATTTGAATCACCCTCTTGCCGGCGAAGATCTCAATTTTGAGATTGAGCTTGTTTCTGTTCAAGAACCTGAATAAATTTCTTGACTTATTTGGCCTAGCATACTAATATATAGTTGAGGGCACATGCATACCAAAGACGCAATAAATACCCTAAGTGCGGTGTTGGGCACTTGTAGAAAACTAAGCAATGATGAGTATTATTTCAAATGCCCTGCATGCGATCATCGAAAGCATAAGCTCGCTATTAATTTGGATAAAAATGCTTTTCATTGTTGGATTTGTGATTATCGCGGCCGTAATATTCGCCGGCTTGTTAGGCGTTTTGGTACGTTTGCACAATTACAAGCATGGGACAGATTATCAGGCCAAGTTGATCTTACAGTATTTGATTCTTTGTTCGATTCGAGCGTCACTGAGCCGGAAGAAATATTACAACTACCGGTAGAATTCAAAAGCTTAGCAAACAATAGGGCGCCCGCCACTGGCATTGCTGCCTTATCGTATTTAAAGAACAGAGACATCACTAAAGAAGATATACTTAAATGGAAAATAGGGTACTGCTTTTCAGGCGAATATGAAAACAGAATTATAATTCCTTCTTTTAATAAAGATGGAGATTTGAATTATTTTATTGCGAGAAATTATTCCAATGATTATAAAAAATATAAAAATCCCAAAGCCTCTAAGAATATCATTTTTAACGAGCTATATATTGACTGGAATACTGACCTTGTTTTAGTTGAAGGAGTTTTTGATGCTATTCGGGCCGGAAACGCTGCTCCTATATTGGGTTCAACCCTACGGGCAGAATCAAAATTATTACGAAAGATTGTACAAAACGACACCCCAATCTATGTCGCCTTGGATCCCGACGCTGCCGCAAAAGAGCGTAAAATTATTCAAATGCTCTTGCGATATGATATCGAGGTTTATAAAGTCGATGTATCTGGCTACGAAGACGTAGGTTCCATGCCAAAAGGTGTTTTTGAAGAAAGAAAAAGCAACGCCAATTTAATAGATAGAGACGATTATTTGCTATTGGATTTGCTGTCCGCAGTATAAAACGCTTGACAGGTCTAAATCAATAAGATATAATCTATGTATAGGGAGGCAGTGTGAAATTTGCACATATCAGTGATACTCACATTAAAAATCTAAAGTACCACTACGAATATCGAGTCGTTTTTGAGCAGCTTTATGAAAAGTTGCGAGAAGAAAAGGTTGACTACATTATTCATTGTGGCGATGTTGCGCATACGAAAACTCAGATATCACCTGAGTATGTTGAGATGTGTTCATTGTTTTTTGAGAATCTTGCTAATATTGCGCCAACTTACGCAATTTTGGGCAACCACGACGGCAACTTGAAGAACAGTAGTCGTCAAGATGCTTTGACGCCGATATTTAACGCGCTTAATCATCCGAACCTTTTCTTGCTAAAAGATTCAGGCGAAACCATTTTGGATGATAAATTTTGCCTTAATGTGTTGTCTGTTTTTGATCGTGACAATTGGATCAAGCCGTCCGATTCTGACAAGATAAATATTGCACTTTATCATGGTTCTATATCTAATTGCAAGACTGATATAAACTGGACGATGACCAATGGCGAGGATGAAATTGGCATCTTTGATGGCTTCGACTTTGCAATGTTGGGAGATATTCATCGGCGCCAATTCTTAGATGAAGCCGGCCGAGTATGGTATGCAGGTTCCACAGTACAACAGAACCATGGCGAAACAAATGACAAGGGAATATTGATTTGGAATATTGAATCTAAGGACGATTGGGACATCGACCCTGTTGTTTTCAAGAATCCCAAACCCTTTGTAACGTTGGAGTTAACACAGAAAGGCAGAATGCCTAAAGGTGCAGATGTTCCGGAAGGCGCGCGCCTTAGACTGGTAAGCAATAACAACTTGCCGTTAAGTGTTATGAAGCGCGCCATTGACATCGCGAAGCATCGTTTTAAACCAGAAAGTGTTACGTTTCTTAATCGTGCCGCCGGCGAGCGCGGTGATGTGAGTGAAATCACAGACACACTTAAGACTGAGAATCTTCGTGATATAAATATTCAAGAAGAATTGATGGATGAGTATCTAAAGGAGTACCAAGTTGACTCTTCCACAATGGAAAAGATTTACGAATTGAATCGAAAATATAAAAAGCTGGTAGAAAATAGCGATGATATATCGAGAAACGTGAATTGGAGACTGACAAATTTTGAATTTGATAACTTGTTTAATTACGGAGAAGGCAACAATGTAAGCTTTGAGGATCTCAATGGGATTACAGGGATCTTCGGCAAGAACTATTCTGGCAAGAGTAGCATTATTGATGCTGTACTTTGGACACTCTTTAATACAACCTCGAAAAACGAACGTAAGAACCTCAATGTCATTAATCAGAACAAAGAGTTCTGCCGCGGCAAACTGACAATCGATGTAGGCCACCTAAGATATACAGTCGAAAGAACAGCTGAAAAATATATTAAGCGCCTAAAGGGTGAGGAAACTCTAGAAGCCAAGACCGATTTAAATTTTGAGGTGCATGATCAGGCGACTGGGGAAACTGTATCTTTAAATGGCCTGAGTCGCAACAACACTGATGCCAACATACGCCGTCATTTTGGTGAGTGCGAAGATTTTCTAATCTCTTCAATGGCCTCACAGCACGGTGCTCTATCATTCATTGACGAAGGCTCAACACGCCGTAAAGAAATAATTGCAAAGTTTCTTGATTTAGAGATATTTGAAAAGAAATTTAAATTAGCTAAAGAGGATTCGACTGATCTTAAGGGCGCCCTCCGTCGCTTAGAGAGCAGAAATTACGACGAAGAGATAGTCGAGGCCTCCGCCACCTTAGAAGAGAAGAGGGTGGAACTGAAGCGCCACGAAACTCAATGCGAAATTTTAAAAACAAAAATCGACGATATTACAGAAACGTGTGAATCACTAAAGAATAGTATTGAGGCGATTCCAGAAGAAGTTATAAATGTAATAGACACAAAGCGGGAAATCAAAAAGAGAAACATGCAGATCGCCTCCTTAGAATTGGAAGGCGCAGAGAACAAAAACATATTAATATCCAAAAAGGCTACATCTGAAAAGATCATAGAATACCTTGCGAAAATTGATATTGATGCACTGAATCGACAAAACAGCATAATTACAAACCTATCAACACAAAGACAAGAACAGGAAAACATTTTAAATGATCTGCTCTCCCAAATAGAACAGATTGAGAAAAAGTCAAAATTGCTAGATGGGATTCCTTGCGGCTCTGATTATCCTCAGTGTAAGTTTATTAGAGACGCTAATGTCGCTGTTGCAAACTTGCCACACGTGCAACAAGAAAGAGAAAACTCACAAACTCAGTTTAAAATTTTAGATAAAAAACTATCAAGCATGCGACCGAAAACAGTCGAAGAGCAGCTTGAAAAATACAATCTAGTTTTGCAAAAACAAAACACCGTTACTCATGAGATTGCGGATTTAAATTTATCAATCGAAAAAGGTCAAGCTTCAATTGAAAGATTAACCTATGAATTGAAAGAGTTTGAGCAGAAAAAACAAAAATATGAAGAAAATAAAGAAGTCATCGAAAACTTTGAAGAGTTCTCATCAGAATTAGCAACTTGTCATGCCAACTTAGAGAAGGCAGAGAAACAATACAACAAATGTGAAAATCAAAAACTTGAACTTTACAAAGAAATAGGATCATCCGAAGAACGCGTACAAAGCATAAAAGAACAAAAACAGGAATACTTATCTTTACGGGAGGAGTATTCAGCCTATGATCTTTATATGCGTTGCATGCATACATCTGGCATTGCTTACGATATTATTAAACGCAAACTTCCAGTTATCAACCAAGAGATCGCGAAAGTCCTAGCAAACATCGTTGACTTTGAAATATTCTTTGAAGATTCTGGAAAGAAATTTGATATTTTTATCAAGCACCCTCGACACGAACCGAGACCGATTGAAATGGCATCCGGCGCCGAAAAAACCATGGGGGCCATGGCAATTCGTTTGGCGCTCTTGAGTGTTTCGTCGTTGCCCAAGAGTGATTTATTTATTCTTGATGAACCCGGCACAGCATTAGATGAAGAAAATATGGAAGGTTTTATTCGTATTTTGGAACTAATTAAAGTGTATTTCAAGAACGTCTTGTTGATCTCGCACCTTGACTCTCTCAAGGACTGTGTTGATATGCAAATTGTGATTGAAAAGAAATCAGGATATGCAAAAGTAAATCAATAGGAGGTGCACGTGATGGCACAAACAAAAGCATTTTTAGACACATGGTTGTCAAAGTTGACCTCTCGGAAACTTATGGTCTGGATAACAGCCACTGCCCTTACTTACGTGGGTCATGTGAGCAGCGAAGATTGGGTTATAATTTCTGCAATTTATATTGGCGGCCAAACAATAATCGATGGCATTGCTCGCCTCCGGGGTCATAATGATTAAAAAACAAATTGTTGAATTTGTAATAAAATATTGGAAGGAAATAGCAGTAGCGGCATTGGTGGTGGTGGTGATTTTAAAAATGAAGCATGATTACAAACTGATGCAAACCGCTTACGAAACTAGAATAGAATCCACACAAGCCCAAATCGAAGGACTAAAGGAGATTCACAAAAAAGAATTGGAAGAGAAGCGACTCCTGATGGAAAGTTTCCTAGAATCAATGGCAGCAATTGAAAGCGATTACGAGGAGGCAAGAGCAGAACTTGAAGACCTCCGACGAGATAAGAAAGAAGATTATACAAAAAAGTTCAGACAAGACAAGGAACAACTAATTAAAGATATAGAAACAACATTCGGGATTGAGTATGTTCCTTAAATTACTACTAATGTTGTCACTGGCGGCAAATGCAACCGAGCCCGCTAAGTTCACTATGTTAGAGTACAAACAGCCAGCACCCTTTGAGGGTGTTTTGTTTAATGAATTTGCAATATCAACAGTGCTATCTGATTATGAAATAGCCGCCTATTCATGCGATATAAGAACTGATTATGAATTAAAAAAGTTGCAAGAAAAATATAATTTTGAATTTGAAAATCTAAAAATAGAACACAACTCGCTGATCAATGAGTACGATTTATTCATAATGCAGAAGGATAGAGAAATAAATTCTTTAACCACTGCTCTAAAAAAAACTTCGCCCCGCTACAAATGGCTGTGGTTTGCTGGTGGGATCCTCATTGGTGGTGCAAGTTCATATGGCGTATATAAATTGTACAATGAAAAATGAAAAAGATCTAAATTACATCGCCGCCGTCGAAAAAGCAATTGCAAAGAAATATGGACAAGAGACGGTACAAAATCCGAAAGGAAATTGGGACGATGAAAAGGAAAAAGAGTACCTTCAACAGATCAAGGAATTTGCGCAAAAACAACGCAAAATCGAAGAAGGCTCAGAGAAGGTAGATGTTAATGGCATTTTGGTGTCAAAAAAACTACTTAATAAAGAACCCGCAGGTTCTTGTCCTGTTTGCGGAAAGTATCTTTCTATTGCAAAAGATGACATATGCATCGCAAAATTTAATTGCTGCTTTCAGTGTTACGTAAAATGGGTCGAGGATCGAGAGGAAAGATGGGCATCTGGATGGCGACCAAATGAAGATTGACGACATTAGAGATTTGATAAGACAAGAGCTTCTTAGTAGAACAAATCATGACGTACGTGAAATTAAAAACGAAGTAAATGAGCCACAGCCACCCGACAATGAAGGTCGCATGGCGAAGTCGGAATTATATAAGCTTAAGAATTATGCAGAAAAGGTAAGCGACATGATAAGCGACACAGAACAACTAGAAGGGTGGGTCCAGTCAAAAATAACTAAGGCTGCTGACTACTTAAGCTCAGTTGCGCACTATTTAGAGTATGAGAAATCAAGAGAGTTTTCTCAAGAAGGAGAAGAATAATGGCTTCAGTGATGGACGTAATCAAAGGATTATCGCAAGCCGCAGCCAATGTTTACGACGGAGCATTGGATGAAAATGGTAATTATTTAGACGTTGGACTTAGAAGAGAGGAAGGCAACCCCCTAATTGATGAGAGAGTCATTGATGGTTTTAATGTGAAATTTCATGGCAATAGAATGATACTTTGTTATCATACCGCCGTCAAATTAAAAGAAATCCACAACGGCGGCTTTGAATCAGAAATAGAAAGTCAAATAAACCAAATCGCCAAATTTTTAAAAACTGAATATCGCAAAGTTACAGGCGACAATGTTTCGCTCACTGCGGAAGGTGAAGTTGACATTTTGGTGCAAAGCGCTGGCTATCATCGCTCTTGGATTCAGGCTTACATGACTTATAACATTGGCGGCATTGAAGAAGTTCAAACTGTTGGCCAAGCTAGTGAAGATTCTATGGAGGCTTCTTATCGAAAATTTCTCGATCAAGGAGGCTTTAAAGAGAAGGAAACAAAATCTCGCAAAGCCAATGTTAAAGCAAAGGATAATAAGGATAAATAAATTATGAAACTTACAAAAGAAATACTTAGAGAGATCATTAAGGAAGAAATAGAGAATGCCCGCGATGTGTCAGAGGGCCCTATTGGCTCCGTTGCCCCTATGTCCACTACAGGCCAACGACGCCCACGTGGCACTGCTCCAAGTCGACCAGTAGAGGAGCCGGATGCTGCAGTGGGTGGGGAAACGACCATGGAAATTGGAGCTGTCGAAAACATTAAATCGAGACTGGATCAATATATCGCCCAGCCCGGAAACCAAATGAAAGGAAGATTCAACGGTTTGCTCAATTTTCTTGATGCATATTTGGCCTCTCAAGGTTTGGGCGTTAAAGGCGATTATAGAAAAGAGCGCGGTACCGATACACAACGTAGAACTAAATCAAGACAGGTTGTGCAAAGAGGCAAAGGCTCTGCTGCTGGCATTGGATTAAAAGAAGGAGAATCCGAAGAATGAAAAACGTACTACACAGATTAGCAAACTTATTTAATAGCGAACACTGCTGCTGCTGCTGCGGCTGCTGTAGTTGCGCCGGAGCATGTTGCAAATGAAAATCACAAAAGAACAATTGCGTAAGATTATTATGGAGGAGATATCCTCTGAAGGTGTTGTTGACATGGGCGGCGAGCCAGTTGTCACTGGCCCAGAAGGTGATGCATCCGGAGAGGCCCAAGCCGGCGCTCGCCTTAAAGATGTTATTTTATATCTCGAAGGTAATGAAAGAGACGACTTGGCCGAACCACTTCGCAAGATTCAAGAAATGCTAGAGATGCTATAATTATCGGCAGCAGGATAGGAGACTCACAATGAAGATTACTGAATCGGAAATCATAAAATATATTAAAGAAGAGATGGAGTCTGATTCGGCTTTAGCTGATGCAATTGTAAAACTGTCCAATAAGATAGACAACCTAGACGTGAGCATTGACTATCTGGCATCGGCTCTTACTGGCGAAGATGTTTTAGATATTGGCCTCGCGCAAAAAGCTTTTGGCAGATTCAGAGCCGCCCCAACTGTAAGTGTTGGCCGTTCTGACATGTCAGAGGGCCTCGTTACAGAAGATGTCTACGACGAGGCGAAGCAAATTGCTAAAGATCCCAAACAGATAGATCATCTCTTCCAGCTTCTACAGGCCGTCGTTAGCGTAGCTGCTGATATGAATATGATGGGTATGCGGCTAATGAAATTAGGAGATCTTCACAAACATGCGACAGAAAAATTCAAAAACAATTAGTAAGTTACAACTTAGGCAGATTGTCAAAGAAGAACTTAGGGCCGTTTTGAACGAAGGGCATTATCATGACATGGGCGGCGAAGACGAAATGTACGATGCTTTGGATCCACATGGCATTGCAAAGATGTCAGATGCACAATTAGTAGATGCTGCCTACCGTGATGGAATTGAAGAAATTCTAGTTTTAGACAACGAAGGCGATCTTGTAAATCGTGAAGAAGTCATAATGGCACTGAAAAATGTATGAGCTTTCAATTAACCAAAAAAGATATGATGAAAGAGATCCTAAAGTGCGGCAAGGATCCGACATACTTTCTTAATACATATGCAAGAATTTCACACCCCCTGCACGGCACTATACCTTTCAGAACATACGATTTTCAACAAGAATTACTAGACGATTTTAATGATTATCGTTTTAATGTGATATTAAAAGCCCGCCAGTTAGGTATTTCGACCATAACTGCGGGCTATGTTGTTTGGCTGATGTTGTTTCATCGCGATAAAAACGTTTTGGTTATGGCAACCAAGTTTGGTACCGCCGCAAACCTCGTTAAAAAAGTCAAAAGCATAATGAAAAACCTGCCTGACTTTATAAAAATTGCAGAAATTTCTGTTGACAACCGTACATCATTCGAATTATCAAATGGATCTTTTATTAAAGCTTCCTCAACTTCTGGTGATGCTGGTCGTTCTGAATCACTCTCCCTGCTTGTGCTTGATGAGGCTGCTCACATTGAGGGACTAGAAGAGTTGTGGACCGGTCTATATCCCACGCTGTCAACGGGTGGTAGGTGTATTGCACTATCAACCCCAAATGGTGTTGGAAATTGGTTTCACAAAACATACATGGAAGCTGACTCTGGGGCAAACAATTTTCACCCCACGAACTTACCATGGGATGTGCATCCAGATCGCGATCAGCAATGGTTTGAAAAAGAGACAGCAAATATGTCTAGACGACAAATTGCTCAAGAGCTAGAGTGTAATTTTAATACTTCTGGCGAAACTGTAATTGATCCGGAAGATTTGGAAAAGCTAGCAAAAAACGTGAGAGAGCCAAAATACAAAACAGCATTTGATAGAAATTTTTGGATTTGGGAAGAGCACGATCCATCGTGCAATTATCTCATGGTTGCTGATGTTGCAAGAGGCGATGGGACCGACTATTCTGTATTTCACATTATCAAGCTTGAAACTTTAGAGATCATAGGGGAATACCAAGGGAAACCCACACCAGACTTATTTGGCAATATGATTAATCAAATAGGTAGAGAGTTTGGAGATTGTTTGGTTGTTGTTGAAAACAACAGTATCGGATACGCTGTATTGGAAAAATTGGTTGAGTTTGGATATCCGAATGTTTACTATTCAGTTAAGTCAACACATGAATATATCGATCAATATCAAGCCGAAAGCCAAACAAATGCGGTGATGGGCTTTTCAACTACTTCAAAGACGCGTCCTTTAATAGTTGCCAAACTTGAAGAATTCATAAGAAATGAACTAATTACTGTGAATTCTGGTCGTTTAATAAACGAAATGAGGACTTTTATTTGGCAGTACGGAAAACCACAGGCCATGAGAGGGTACAACGATGACTTGGTTATGTCGTTGGCAATTGCATGTTGGATTAGGGACACCGCACTCCAAGTTAACCAAAGAAGCATGGATTATCAAAGGGCTTTTTTAAGCTCTATAGTCTACACAAAAACGAGTTTTGATACTACAATTAAGGGAATGGACAAAAACAAAAGCACAAAAATGACCGATAGAATAGCTGAACAAAAAGAAAGCTATGATCATTTAATGTGGCTAATAAAGTGAGTTTAAAATATGGCAATTAATCCTAAAAATCCAAGAAATCCGCAATCTCAATTATTCAAGAGTTTGACAAGATTGTTTTCCGGACCAATCATTAACTATCGTAGTCAGACCGGTCGAAAGATCAGAAGACAACACTTGGATAAATATTCGTCAAGGTTCCGTTCAGCCAGTGGGCAACAGTTTAAACGGAGTACCTACAATCCACTAGACGTCGTTGCTGTTAATGCAATTGCAAATCAAAGAAGAAGCGAAAGATATATTGACTTCGATCAAATGGAATACATGCCAGAGATTGCCTCGTCCTTAGACATATACGCAGATGAGATGACAACACATTCAAGTCTCCAGCCAATGTTAAAAATACACTGCACCAACGAAGAAATCAAAGCAGTGCTTGATGTTCTGTATCACAACATAATGAACATTAATTACAATTTATTTGGATGGTGCCGAACGATGTCTAAATACGGCGACTTCTTTTTGTATTTAGATATCGACGAAAAATATGGAGTTAAGTCAACCATAGCCCTGCCCTCTCAGGAGGTCGAAAGGCTTGAGGGATTAGACGCAACAAACCCAAATTATATTCAATATCAGTGGAATAATGCCGGAATGACGTTTGAGAATTGGCAGATATCTCACTTTAGAATCTTAGGAAACGATAAGTATGCGCCATACGGTACATCAATTTTAGAGCCGGCCCGAAGGATTTGGCGCCAACTTACTTTAATGGAAGACGCAATGATGGCATATCGTGTCATTCGCTCACCAGAGAGAAGGGTCTTCAAGATCGATGTTGGTTCAATTCCACCACAAGATGTCGAACAGTATATGCAAAAAATTGTAACACAGATGAAGCGCCACCAAGTTGTTGATCCTGACACCGGGCGCGTTGACCTTAGATATAATCCATTAAGTATTGAGGAGGATTACTTTATTCCTGTTCGTGCAAATTCCTCATCTGATATAACAACGCTCCCGGGCGGCTCGAACGCAACAGAGATTGACGATATTAAATATTTAAGAGATAAGCTGTTTTCTGCATTAAAGGTGCCACAATCTTATTTGTCACGCGGCGAAGGCGCCGATGAAGACAAAACGACATTAGCACAAAAAGATATCAGATTCGCAAGAACCATTCAAAGATTACAGCGCGTTGTAGTATCTGAGTTAGAAAAGATTGGAATCATTCACTTATACACATTAGGTTTTAGAGGAGACGATCTTCTCAGTTTCAAGTTGGCATTAAACAATCCATCAAAAATCGCAGAACTGCAGGAACTTGAACACTGGAGATCTAAATTTGATACGGCCGCTGCAGCAAATGAGGGTTATTTTTCGAGACGATGGGTTGCTGAAAAACTATTCAATATGTCCGAAGAAGAATTCCTTCGCAATCAAAGAGAGTTGTTTTATGATCGCAAGCAGGATTCTGCGTTGCAAGCGATTGCCGAAGCAGGCGCCCTCGGCGCCGAAGGCGGCGGATTGGGTGGCGATTTGGGTGGTGACCTAGGAGGCCTCGAAGCCGCCGAGGGACCCGAAGCAGATCTAGAAACCGCACCGCCCCCCGCCGATGAGGTACCCCCGGGTGACGAATCAATGCTTCTCACTTCCCCAGAGGGCCCACCCCCGGGCCATAGAGATTCGCCTACAATTTATAAATCACCAGACGGCCATGGCACCAGCAAATATCATAGAGTAAAAGTCGACCAACGTCGTCTTGGGGCTTTAAGAAGAAACATGGCTAGGGCTGCCTCTCCGGAGGTAAATACCTATAGAAAGAACAATCTAGGCGCGCCAGAATTAAGAACCCATGCTCGCGGAAGTATTTACGAGCAACAAGGCCCTATTTATAATGACAATGAAAATCGTCTGTTCGAAATCAATCACGAAGTTAGGGGCTTAATTAAGTCGCTTGAAGAAAAAGAAAACATAGTGGAGTTAAAAAAGGATGAAACCAAAGCACAATAAAAAAAGAAATACTGCTTTTATATACGAATCTTTAATTAAAGAAATTACTAAAAGTATTATTGAAAAAAATGATAAAAAGAAAATCAAAACACTGAAGATAGTGAAGAAATATTTTTCAACTGGGTGTATTTTGAGAGAGGAGCTGGAACTTTACAAGAGTCTTTATGAAAACTGTGCTTTGGAGAAAGACGAATGCGAAAAAGTTCTCAAAGAAGCTAAACTGCAACATAGATTCCTAAACCCACAGGTAGTGTTTAAGCAGCAGACAAAACTAATCAACGAGATTAACAAAGAATTAAGCTCGGATGTTTATAACAATTTTATTCCAAACTACAAAACCTTGGCATCCATATCTCAGATATTTAGTGGAAAACTAAACCCCAAGTCATCGATATTGTTGGAAAAAGAAATAGTTCAATATATGTGTGATACTTCCACTATTGATGAAAAAAATCTCAAACCAATTGACAACCTTGTATTAAAGTCGTTTATTGGCAAATTCAATGAAAAGTATTCAAATGATTTATTAAGCGAGCAAAAATTGCTTTTAAGTCATTATATATCTTCTTTCTCGGATAACGGTGTTCAATTAAAAATGTTTTTGAATGAGGAATTGAGCAGATTAAAAACTGAATTAAAGAAATCACTATCTTTGGATGAGATTTCAAGCGATTCCATAATGTGTGAAAAAATAAACACCCTAATGGAAAAACTCAATTCTTATTCTAAAGTTGCAATAGATGAGAAAATGCTACGACAGATTTTAAAAACCCAAAATTTAGTTAAGGGAATTTATGAATAATGTCTGTTAGCGTATCCATTGGAAAAGAACTTAATAAGCCAAAACAAAATCTCATAAGGCTTGAATTAAATATTCGTAAAGCCCTCAATGGCGATCTTATGATTTTCGATCATGGTGATATTGATATTGTTTTAAGTCCTGATGGCAATAAAATTGTAACGTTCGCGAAGGAGAACATGTCCGATACGGTATACGGCGCCCAAAATAGATTGTTTACTTTCCTTAGAAAAAAAGGAGTGATTGTTCCTGAGTCAGTTCAAGCAGGCAATGTGTATGGCTCAATGGAAGCAGTCATATTAGAATCAGTTGATGAAAACTTAAGCTCATCAAAGATTGCATTGTTAAATATTTCAAAATTTATTGATGATGAGCGGCCTTACTTTGAATTCGTCGATAGTATTGTTGATGAGTTTGAAGATGACATGACGGATCCGGAAAATATCGATAGCACTGATTTGGGAGATGTTGAGCACTCTGTTGAAAAGGGCTCTATTAGGAAGGGATATGTGAGAGATCCATATTCTTTAAGTTATTTATACACAATTTAAACTATTTATAAGAGAAAGGTTTTAGGAGATTAAAAAATGCCAGCAAATTCATGGAGATATCCACCCGGCTTAAACAACGTTGGATCATACCAAGTATCGGGTATGCCATATATCACAGGCTCGGCTTCATTGACTTCGGGTAGTGAACACAAGATATCGTTCCCGAAAGTAACACGTGCTGTGACGGTGATGAACCACTCAAGTAACACTCTAAGGTTTTCGTTTGCCCCTACGGGGTCTAACGGAGATAGGGTTCAAACAGGGTTTCATTATATTGAACTAGATAGTGATGAAGATTCATTTAAATTGAATGTTAAATGTAAGGAGATTTATGTATCTTCTACAGCGGGCACAGTTGAGTATCGTGTTATTGCGGAATTGACCAATATTGATACCAATTCCATGGGTCCAATATCCGGCTCTGGACTCACTGATTAAGAAGGGCAATAACAATGGGGTTCAAACCGGGAAAGGGCGAAATTGCTGAAACTTTTAAAATCAGCGATGGAAGCATAAAAGTAAAAGAGCAAGCAAATGCTGAAGCAGATGAAGCTGCTTACGGACAACTTTGGGTTAAATCAAATACTCCGTGCGATTTGTTTTTCACTGACGACAGTGGCCAAGATATTCGATTAACTAACGACGGTGCTTTAGCTAGCTCTGGTGGCACGCTATCTGGCCTAGGCAGTACTGACAATGCCGTGCTGCGTGCAAATGGCACCGGTGGCGAAACAGCCCAAGGGTCTGCAGCAACGATTACCGATGCCGGCGTTGTGTCTGGCAGCTCATATACGGGCTTTGCAACCCGCACAGAAAAAGTTGAGGTTACATCAGTCTCTGCATCCAGTGCTCAAGCAGCAACACTTTCTGGATCAGCAGCAACACTTGATAATTTAACCCTTGGAAACACCGCTGTTACATCAGATGCCGGCGAATTAAACCTACTTGACGGCAGCAGTGCCGGCTCGATTGCAAACAGTAAAGCTGTTGTTTATAGCTCAGTTGGAATTGTAACAGGAAGCTCTCACAAAGCTTTCTCTGCAATTGCTACAGAAGGGGAATTTGCAACATCAGTTTCCTCCTCTCTGCATTTAGGCTCTATGATTTCCGCAAGCTTAACTGTTAGCGGCGGCCAACATCAAGGGTTTAGAGGTGACTTCGCGTTACTGTCTGGGTCTTCTGTCACAGTCGATAACGTCACGATTAAGAACACCGGCAGAGTAACCGGCAGCTTTATTGATTATAATTACGCTTTCGAACCCGACGCAGTAATCACTGCGCTTGAAATTGACGTTGACAAGGTAACCGCCACTACGTCAAGTAATTTAATAACAGGGATTAAGGTTGATCTCGACAACACAACGGCCACTAACGGTACGAACACGATGATTGGCGGAAGCTTTACTCCAACATTAACGCACGCAGCGGATGCCGGAATATCGATTGTAAAAGGTGTTGAGATTGTGGCAACTGCCGGCGGCAATGGCCAAGGCACAGCCAGAGGCATCGAGATTAAATCTTCTGGTGGAGACTATAATCAAGGAATTTATATGAACGTTGCTAACGGTGGCGTAGACCTGAAGTGTGTAAGCTCTGCGGACGCTGGTGACTTCTTTACAATCTCTTGCGGTACCAATGGTGAAACAACACTTAAAACTAATGACGACGATGATGGAAATGCCAATTTTATTTGTGAAGCCGATGGCAATTTTAAAATTGACGCTAAAAATATCATTAAACTTGATTCTGAAATTGGCGACATACACTTTTTAGATAATGGCACTACTATGCTCGCCATTGATCTTGACAGCACCTCTGGATCAATCGGCGCCGACTTAATTTTCAAAGTCGAAGATGATGCCAAGAACTTAGTATTCCAGCAGAACAATGGTTCTGAGGTCGCAAGAATTCAACACACTGGTTCACTGGGATCAAACTGGAGAAGTGTAGAGCCGGGCCTCAACCACAAAAGGCAGGTGTTGGAAGTTTTGGCCGACGGCGCATCAGTAACGGCCACTCTCGCAGCATCGAATAGCGGGTGCATTGTGCTAGCAATACCCGTTAATGATGATATTGTAATTGTTTTACCCGCGGGTACCCCGGGCCTGTTCTATGATATTTGGCTGGGTGAAGACGTTCCAAGTGGCAAAACTGTTAAAATTCGAACAAACGGAACAGACAACAATGATAGCATATATGGCTACTTTACTGTGCCCGCCGGCGGCAGTGGTGACGAAGTGACTTTTGACTTTACTGGCGACGTCTTAACCCTACAGGCAAACACAGCCAAGGGTGCGTGGGTTAAAGTAACCAACGTTGTCGGCGGATCAAATGAAATTTGGCATGCTGAAGTCATCTCACAAACTGTTGCTCTGGTTGACAACTCATAGAGGATATAAGTAGGCGATGCCATACACATCATCAGGCAAGTGCGTTTATAAAAAAAACAAAGATGGCTCTCGTGGTAAAAAAGTGGGATGTACAAAGGGTCCCGTAAAGCAGTACCTTAAGGCTTTGTATGCTAATACCGATGAGGGCTTGGATAAAACTGTAACAGAAGAAACAATGAGACTAATTATTAGAGAAGAATTACAAGAATATCTAAAGGAGATTACAAATGACAATGGATGATTTTGATTTTATAGATCACTATGGCGAAGCCGAAGAGGTAGCCAACGAAGATCAGCTACCAGATAACGAAGTTGGCTCATCGCTAAACTGTGCTATTATTGGCGTTGGTGGAGGGGGCGGCAAAATGGCAAAAGCCTTTTTAGATATCGGCTACAATAAAACATTGTTGATTAATACTACTCCAAAAGATATCCCAAGCGACGTCGATGAATCACATGTAGTGCTGATTCCGGATGCTGATGGGATCGGAAAAGATGTCAGCTTGGGTAAATCCGTACTTGACGCCAATAGCGCCGTTGTTGAAGATGCCTTGCGGACAAAACTTGGCAAGGTTGATTGGCTTATCGTATTATCAGGCGGTGGCGGAGGTACTGGTAGTGCCACTGCTTCATTGCATTCTGTTTTCGAAAGATACTTAAAATCTGTTCAGGCCGATGGTGACATACTTTATGTCGCATCGTGGCCAACAGCACAAGAGTGCTTGAATCCCACAATTAGCAAAAATGCACTGTCACTTATTAATGACGTATCAAAGCACTCGCACATTGTGATCGACAATGAAAGGCAGGTTAAGTTACTCAGAGGCAAGGTTGGCATGCTTGGAATGTTTCCGTTTGCCAATACGGCGTTTGCCAAGCTTTTAACGCAGGTGCTCAGATTGTCTGCAGAACAGTCACCAATCCAGTCTTTTGATTCAAAAGATCTTGCTAGGTGCTTAAGCACAGATGGTAGAATGTTTATTGGGTCTACGATGATTGCTGACCCGGCCAGTCCCAACCTTGGATCGATGATTTTACAAAATTGCCTGAAGCGCTCTCCCTGCCCGCAGCCCTCTGGGCGCCCAAAAACAGGCACACTACTATTGGTGGTGAGCCCTGAGATGGCGTCTGATCCAGAGATCAGCAAGCACCTAGATAATGCAATTTCGTACGTCGGAGGAAGAACAGAGACACTTTTTTCCGGAGTCTATGTTAAAGAGAACGTACCGGGCTTGGTTGCTATCTTGTGCATGAATGGTTTACCCAAAGGAAATTAGCGGGAGATGTTAAAATGAAAATAAGCAGACACCGCCTCATGCAGATTATTCAAGAAGAGTATGATATAATGTTGCGTTCTGAAAAAAAAGAACGACTTGACGAAAGTGTTGTTTTAGAAGCTTCCATGTCTCAAAGCGAGGTGGCTCTCGCTTCAATTGAATCGGCGATTAACGGCACCTTGCACAATTTGTTAAAAGACTTTGTAGCTGAAACGGAAATTAAAAGCATTGTCGATAGTGCAGCTGACGCCGTTGCAGGCAGGATTGGCATTGAGCTAGAAAGCATATATAATGAAAAGCAGGCACCTCTTGAGGAGGTGGTGATGACTCAAGAGCCAATGGATATTCTAGAAGAATTAAGAAGCTTGACAAATAAGTTATCATCGATATCCGGCAACGCACAGCCGTTTGAAAATATAGCATCGGATATGATAATACAGATTAATGATTTAGAGGAAATTTTAACAACGGAGAAGGAATGATAGAGTTGCTTAATTTATTGTGGTTTGTACTGGCGGCGTATGGTTTAACTCAAATTCTTATTTACGGAACAATTTTCAACAAGATAAGGCCGACTAAACAGTGGCTTAATGGATTTGGAGAATTATTCCACTGCCCCATGTGTATGGGTTTTTGGGTTGGCGTATTTTTATGCGGCGTTAGTACGTATACGCAACTATTTACGTTTGAGACATCTTTAATAAATTATTTTATTTTAGGTTGTGTTAGTTCAGGTACATCATATATCCTGAACGTTTTATTTTGCGATAACGGAATACAAATAGGAGTTAGAAATGGGAAAGACATGGACTAGTAAATGGATGTTGCAGCCAGTTCGCCATTGCTGCAAGGGGAGTTAGCTATGGGTAAGGTACTTTTACGAGAATTTTATGAATTATGTGAAGGGGGCGTCTGTCAGGATCTTTTAACCGAGGAAGAGAAGAGGTTTGTGGCCGGCGGCGGTATGATTTTGTCTGGAATTATGCAAAAATCAGACACTGTTAATGGAAATGGAAGAATTTATCCACACAAAGTTCTTGTTCGTGAGGTTGAAAACTACTCTAAGCTTGTAAAAGAGCGACGAGCGCTCGGAGAATTAGACCACCCAGACGACTCAGTGATCAATCTTAAGAATGCATCACACCTTTGCACCAGCATATGGTGGGAGGGGCAAGATGTCATGGGCAAGGTTAGAATTTTGGACACACCATCTGGAAAAGTACTGCAAGAGCTTGTAAAATCAGGTGTTAGCCTCGGAATTTCTTCAAGAGGAATGGGTTCTGTTAAAGAAAGCCAAAATGGCACAATTGTTGAAGATGATTTTCAGTTAATTTGTTTTGATTTTGTATCAGAACCCTCAACACCCGGCGCCTACATGATGAAAGAGTCTAAAAGCTTAAAAGAATCAAACATCTTCACAAAAGCAGATAAAATCAACAGATTAATCAACGAGGCTCTAGATGAATAAGGCAGATTTAAAGAAGCTTATAAAACCACTAGTGAAAGAGTGCGTACAAGAAACCCTTCTAGAAGAAGGGTTGCTTTCTGGAATTGTAAGTGAGGTGGTAAAAGGAGTTTCCTCGGCACCACCAATCGTCGAGAAGGCAAAAACAGCAAAAACAGCACCGAAACAAGAACTTGATTACAAAAGAATAGCAGAGACCAAAAAGAAGATAAATCAACACCAAAAAAGACTATTAGACGCCATCGGCTCAGACGCCTACAATGGCGTTGATTTATTTGAGGGTACAAAACCGATTTCTGATAGCGGTGCCCCCAAGCCGGGCTCAACTGATTTGGGAGAACATGACGATCCGGGTGTTCCTTTCGCCGGACCATTGGCTGAAGCTTCCAAAATGTGGGGTAAATTAGTTTAAATGAGAAAAAAATGTAATGTACATTTAAAATCCAGAAGAAACGAGCCGGCAGATCGGCTTATTAGAAGGTTTATAAAAAAAGTAAAAAAAGAGAAGATTGTTGAAGAAGTTAGAGATCGAAAGCATTATAAAAAGCCATCGGTCAAAAAGAAGCAAAAGAGGATTAAAGCCCAACGCGAAAGGAAAAGACAAGAAGCCCGACGGTTAAGACGTCGGCAAAGGCGCAAATAGTTTTATTTTAACTATTTATGTTTAAGTATCAGTATGTGGAGTATGTGAGTAGATGGGAATAGGATGGGCATATATCGATTGTGATCCCGAGATTGTAACGGGATCGACCGGGCCAACTGGCTCAGTTATGTTTAAAGATGGCCATAGATCTATTCGTGGTCAAGAAGAGCTTATGTGGATCCGCCCGGCCGCAGCTATCTCTGAGGGATTTACAATTGCATCGGGCAGTGCGTACACAAGCACACTCGACGTCGGCGCCACCTTCCACCCGCCATTCCTCCAAGTATCAGGAAACATAAGAGTTAGCGGCACAATTTTTGCAAACAGTTTCGATGTTATAACAACAACTTTAACTGAGATACATCAGTCTGGATCAACCAGCTTTGGTCAGGGTGTTAACCGCGATAAACACAGCTTTTCAGGTTCCTTACAGGTAACAGGCGCCAGCACGCTGAATGCAATAAATTCATATGTTTTAGATAGATTTGGAATTGGCGAAAAAGAACCGAAATCTACACCTCACAGCGCAGGGTCTTCGAATGATGCGAAGGCAGAAATATCAGTTGCTGATGGCGAGGCTTTAACGGCACTTGTAATCGATGCGAATGATGTCGATGAAGTAGCAATGCACATCGAAGCAGCACAAACAACCGCTAATGTTTTAGAAATTACAGCAGATGCAGTGACAACAGCAAATGTAATTGATGTTTCAGCAGACGCTCTAACTTCAGGCGCCGCGATGAAAATTCAAGACAACTCAGCAAACAACACTTCCAGAGATTTAGTGCTTATTCATCAACAACACGCTAGCGCTACCTCAGCTACTGCATTGAAAGTTATATCTGCAGGCGCCCAGACTGGAATGCTCTTGGACAAGAACTATTCGAGCGTTAATGCATCGACCGTCACTGGCTTCACTATTGACTTAGATAAAACTGGCACTTCGACTACTGCGAACACGATCTATGGGGCTACCATCGACGTGGATAACACAACAGCAACAGCCGGCGTCAATAACATGACTGGTATTCAGGTGACCCCGACCTTGACACATGCTGCAAACGCCGGCACGCCAACTGTAAAAGGCGCAGTCATTACTGCAACCGGCGGTGGCAACGGCACATCAGCCGCCACCGGCATGGAGTTGACTGCTACTGGCGCCGATACCAACAAGGGTCTCATAATCAACTGTGCTGATGGAGGTCAGGATTTGCTAATTGTTAGCTCTGCCGACACCGCGGACTATTTTGCAATTGAAGTAACAGCCGCCGGCGCAACCACCCTTAAAACGTATGAGGATGGCTCCGATCACGGCGCAGATCTTACAATGGATATTGATGGCGCAATTAAGATTGACGGCGACGGGGTTGAGATAGAAAATGATTCAGACTCGGGAGCAACGGCCCTTCTTATTGATAATGATGATACAGACGCGATTGCCCTTAGTATCGCCGCTGAGAATATTGATGCGAATGTTGTTGATATTGCAGCAGATGCGGTTACAACTGCTAAGGCGCTTAATATTTCAGCGGATGCGCTCACGACTGGTACTGCGTTTTATGTCGAAAGCGAATCAACGAACAACAGCACTAGAAATGTAGCAGCAGTTGTGCAAAACGCCGGCGCTGCCATTAACGCCACTGCGCTACTTGTACAATCTGATAGTAACGGCGGCGTTGCTGGCATTAAAATTGATAGAAATGCAAACGGTACTGCAGCTGTTGATGCTGTAACCGGTCTTCAAATCGATCTAGATCAGACTGGAGAGATCACAAGCGCCACCGGTGTTGTGGTTGGAATCCAAACAGATATCGAAACCAACGTCGCCGGCGACGGCACGTTAAATTCCTATGGTCACAGAATTGTGATGACCGGCGATGCTGATGGAACACATACAAACACTGGCCTTTCAATTAATTTAGGTCAGGCCGACATCAACACTCATATTGAGTTACTTTCTTCCGCCGATACCGGCGATAAATGCACGATTTCAACAGGTCTCGCCGGCGCAACAACAATTTTAACGGTTGATGATGATGGTGCGGACGCCCATCTTACAATAAATCCCGATGGCAATTTACTTCTTAATGCTGCTGGTGACATTATAGTCGATCCAACTGGCAATGATATTCTTCCTCTTAACGATAATGACATTAGCTTGGGTTCTGCTTCGAATCGATGGGCGCACATTTATACAACACTTATTACAACTGGTGACCTTCGTTTAAATAATGATAGAGGCGATTGGTTGATTGTCGAGGAAGCAGACTATTTGAGTATAAGGAATCAAAAAACAGGAAAGCTGTACAAATTCGTATTAGAGGAGATTAAAGAGTAATGGCCAAAATAGTAATAACCTCAGCAGGTATATCCGGTTCAGCAGGATCGGTAGCCATTACAGGCTCATTTGTTGTTACCGGATCCGAAGGCGAAATTACAGTTTCCGGAAGCGGAACCGAGCTTAGTGGCGCCCATGGATCCTCGACCACCACATCGGGCTCATCTACATTCTACGACGCCGCCGGCAGCAGCACGTCAACCTCTGCGACTGGCTCAGTATCTACCGGCTCAGCAGGCTCCGCAACGCACGGCTCTGGTTCCTCAACATACACCGATGCTGATGGCACACACTCAACTTCTGCAACTGGTTCATACACTACGGGTTCCGGCGGATCAACATCGACAACATCAGGCTCTACATCCCACACAAGTGCTGATGGTAGCACCACTTCGACATCTGCGACTGGTTCTTATATTAGTGGCTCCGGAGGCGGAGCCGGAACTGGCTCTGGCGGCTCAGCAACCCACAGTTCGGGTTCATCAATTTACACAAGCGCTGACGGTAGCACACACTCAACTTCTGCAACTGGCTCATTAACCACAGGCTCAGGAGGTTCCACCGAAACAACATCAGGATCTACATCGTATACAGACGCTGGTGGAAGCACCACTACTGTTTCTGCAACTGGTTCATATACCACAGGTTCTGGAGGTTCCACCGAAACAACAACGGGATCATCTACATACACAGGCGCTGATGGTGGCACAGCCATAGTCTCTTCAGTTGGATACGTAGCTAGTGGTTCCGGTGGAGAGTCATCTACAACATCTGGCTCAACCAGCTACACAGACGCTGGTGGAAGCAGTACTTCGACATCTGCGACCGGCTCATCTATGACTGGTTCGGGCGGATCTGCAACCCATGGATCGGGTTCATCCACATATACAGACGCCGGCGGATGTACTGGGTCGATGTCCGCAACTGGTTCATACACTACGGGTTCCGGCGGATCAACATCGACAACATCAGGCTCGACCACACACACAGACGCTGGTGGAAGCAGTACTTCGACATCTGCGACCGGCTCATCTATGACTGGTTCGGGCGGATCTGCAACCCATGGATCGGGTTCATCCACATATACAGACGCCGGCGGAAGTACCACTTCGACATCTGCGACTGGCTCTTATATGAGCGGGTCGACCCCGGGAACCACTACCACAACGCCGGGCGGGACTACATACGAAGACACAGACAGCACAACTATGCACTCAACCAGTGGTTCGCACTATAGTGGCTCAACGCCGGAAAGCGGCTCTGCCGGCAGCACAACGATTACAGATGGCACAGTTGAGGTAACTGGATCCGTCACAATTTCTGGCTCAAGCCCCGCCTTAACAATTATGGCCGGCGAACTAATAGTTAGTGGCTCATCGATACTTGGCTCAACCATCGACCACACAACCACTATAGGCAGCCACCTTACAGCATCCTATGGATTGGTTGCGCCAACACACGGAATTAGCGGAGCATATGTTACAGCCTATGATGGTCGTTTCCCGGGTCACGTGTCATCATCTCTTTATAAAGGCTCGATGGTCTCTGCTAGCTTGTTAGTGACAGGTGGAGAAGTTAAAGCACACCGCGGTACATTCGGCTTGATGGTTACTGAGTTTCTTACGATGTCAAAGGGCGCCCTTGTTGAGGATGATGACAAAGTCCACTTTGGCACAGATCAAGAATCACACATCAGGTACGATGAGGCCGGCCAAGATTTCCTAACAATTTCAGGCTCAGATGCAGGTGGCCTTGTTCTAAGCGGTTCTAGCTTGGTAATCGACACTGACACCGTGGAAAGCGGTTCCCGCGCCGGCGGCGGAAGCTACTTGGCTATGACAACAACTGGTAAAATTGTGTTGTCGACTCCAGATGGCGGCGGCGGCGGTTCCGCTAGAAGCGTTTCGGGTGATGACGACGATGGCGTTATAACTTGGAAAACATCTGATAACACTTTTACTGTTGAGGGCAATCTTACTTTTGACGGTAACACACTTACCGTCGGCGGTCTGGGCGTTGTAACCGGTAGTCAGTTAATGGCGTATGGCATAACCGGATCGCTAGCGACAATTCAAGAGATTACTGGTGGCTGGGCTGATATGCATAAGTTTGCCGGCGACAAGGTCGAAGTTGGCACTCACGTTTCATCTTCGCTTCTGTATGGTACAACATTGTCTGCGTCAACTCTTGTAAGTGGCGGTTTGCATATGGGCCATACCGGCAAATTTGATATTCTGTCAGCATCGACGGTGTATGCTCACGCCTTCTCCCCATCGACCGTATCAGCATCTACAGAAATAACCGGCGGCGCCGTCTCGGCATTTGGAATTACTGGAACACTCGGAACATTCAGTGGCGTCGTCAGTGCATCTTCTTACGAAGGTTTTGCTGTGCGAACCACACACGGAGAACACGCTGGTACAGTCTCTGCATCAGTATTCATAGGATCGAATGTATCAGCCTCAACAGAAATCACCGGTGGTTGGCACAGAGGACACACTGGCAAATTTGATATTCTGTCAGCATCGACGATACATGCTCATGTCTTCTCTCCATCGACTATCTCCGCCTCGCTATATTTAACTGGTGGTCATGTTTATGCATACGGTATAACCGGCTCAAAAGCGACAATTACAAGCATCAGTGCTACGGAAGTCACATCATCTGTATTGTTGGGATATTCGCATACTGGCGACGAATTAATTGCACACAGCCATGTATCAGCGGCTCTATTCTTAACCGGTGGGCACGTCTATGCTTACGGCGTTACCGCTTCATTGGGAACATTCAGCGGCGTCGTCAGTGCGTCTTCTTATGAGGGTTTTGCCGTACGAACTACTCATGGCGAACATGCTGGCACAGTTTCTGCATCAGTATTCATAGGATCGAATGTATCAGCTTCTACGGAAATCACCGGTGGTTGGCATAGGGGACACACCGGCAAATTTGACATTCTGTCAGCATCGACGGTGCATGCTCACGTCTTCTCCCCATCGACCGTATCAGCATCTATAGAAATAACTGGTGGCGCAGTCTCCGCTTACGGAATTACTGGTACGCTGGGCACATTCAGTGGCGTTGTCAGTGCATCTTCTTATGAAGGTTTTGCTGTACGAACCACACACGGAGAACATGCCGGCACAGTCTCCGCATCAGTATTCATAGGATCGAACGTGTCAGCTTCTACGGAAATCACCGGTGGTTGGCATAGAGGATTCAAATTTGAAGGACCCAAGGGTGAATTTGCAACACATGTTTCGTCTTCACTGTTGTTTGGTACAACATTGTCTGCCTCCACTATTGTAAGCGGTGGTTTGCACATGGGACACACTGGCAAATTTGATATTCTGTCAGCATCAACCATGTACGCTCATGTTTGGGCGCCTACGACCGTATCAGCATCTACAGAAATAACTGGTGGCGCAGTCTCCGCTTACGGAGTCACTGGTACACTTGGAACATTCTTTGGACTGCTCTCGGCATCCTCTGTGCACGGCTTCTCTCATGTTGGAGGTGAGGCTACATATACCGGATTCGTCGAAGCCGGCACTTATATGAGCGCATCTACTCACTTTACAGGTGGTCACGTATATGCTTACGGAGTCACTGGTACACTTGGAACGTTCTTCGGTCTTCTTTCAGCATCCTCTGTGCATGCCTTCTCTCACATTGGAGGCGAAGCGGTATACACAGGTTTCGTTGAAGCTGGAACCCACATGAGCGCATCTACTCACTTTACAGGTGGTCACGTATACGGATACGGCTTAACAGGTTCACAGGCAACTTTGACACATGCAGCAACATCGCCGCCAACATATGCGTCATCGCAATTAAGACTAAACTATGATGATGCTAATTTTGCTTTTGTCGGAGTTGACTCAATTGGAAGCCTTTCAATTGAATCCACAGCGATGTCGTCTCGCCAAAAGGGTGTTGACGCACTCCCTGCAAACAAATCGCATGGAGAAATAGTGTTCTTCGGAACAGAGGACTCCAACGATACTCTGGCCATAGGAAAGCTTATGTATCTTGCAACGGGTGGGATCTGGAAGCACGCTGACGCTGACGCGGTAGCATCATGTGGTGGTGTCATGCTTGGCATTGCACTGGGCACTGGGATATCAGATGGATTATTGGTCAATGGTTACGCAAACATATCGGGCACACTGACGGCATCGCCGGTGTATAAATTAACCCACGGATCAGCACTTTATGTATCTACGACGCCGGGAGAGATGACCCAAACACAGCCCACAGCAAGCGGGGATGTATCGCGAGTGATCGGTTATGCAGTAAGCTCTTCTACTGGTAAGACGATATATTTTAATCCAAGTGGTGATTGGGTTGAGCAGTGATAATTGCTAAACAAATGCTCATCCCCATGCGTCGAATTAAAAACGTCTTTTATGTCAATTAGTTACTATTTATTTTTGAAATATAATTAAATTTTGGAGAATTTTATATGTCATCGATGCTCGACCAAGCAATTATAGACGCCACTGCCCTAAAAGAGGCGGCTCTTAAAAACGCAGAAAACGCAATTGTTGAAAAATATTCCAGCGAGGTTAAGCAAACGCTTGACAAACTGCTTGAACAAGACGCACCTCTTGCAATGGATCCTTTGGGAATGGATGCGGGCCCGGAGCCCATGGACGATCCTGCACCAGACACTCCGCTTGCTGCACTTGATGGAGACAAAGCATGTCCATGCCCCGATGAAGATGAACAAATTGAATTGGATATTGATCTTTCGGCGCTTTCCAAGGCTGCAGCAGACCTAACAACATCCGACATGGGATCTGCAGAGGACCAAGAAGCCGTTTTACAACAAGTTGCCGAGTCCGAAGATTTTGAAATTTCAGACGATGTTATCGTCGAATTATTATCCGAGGATGAGTCCGAAGAACAAGAGATTGATGATTCAGAAGTTATTGAAGAAGAAGAGGAAGAATTGCTCGATGAAGATGAGGAATTAGAATACTCTTTTGAAGATGAATTAGTAGATAAGATTTATGAAAAATTGACGGTTGATTTAAAACCGGCATTATCTGGCTGGGCTGGACGCCCGGCTGAGCACATTGAAGCTGAAATGGAAAGAGAGTTAGCACGCCGACGCGACGATGAAGTCGAAGAAGACGTAAAGGCTCTCAAAAAGGCTGTAGAAGAATTGATGGAAGAGAACAACTCTCTTAAAGATCAAAATGAAAAGTTTTCATCCGCAGTGGTTGCGCTGAAAGATAAACTCGACGAAGTTAATCTTTCAAATGCAAGATTGCTGTATACGAACCGAATACTCAGTAGCGCCTCCTTGAATGAGCGACAAAAAAGTAAAATTGTCGAAGCTATTTCAAATGCAGGTTCAGTTGAAGAAGCGAAGGTATTATGTGAAACCCTTCAAAGCACAGTGGGTAGTACGAAAGAGAAACGTACTCCAAAATCATTGAGCGAAGCAATCGCACGACCCTCCGCAATTATAAGGGGTTCTCGTAAAGAGGAGCCCTCAGACGATCCGCTGTCGGAACGTTTGAAAAGACTAGCTGGAATAAAATAATAATTATTTAAGGAGGTAATTTAAAATGTCTAGTATCGTAGAAAGATTGACCGAGGGCATGGTCAATCGTGATATGAAAAAAGAAGGTCACGCACTTCTCAAGAAGTGGGAAAAAACTGGTCTTCTTGAAGGACTGCAAGATGAGCGTAAGCGCCAAAGCATGGCTCGACTTTTAGAAAATCAAGCGAAGGAACTGCTTCGTGAGGTTTCAACAATGTCGGGTGGTGATGTTGAGGGCTTTGCTGCTGTTGCATTCCCAATTGTCCGCCGAGTATTCGCAGGTTTAATCGCGAATGATTTAGTATCCGTGCAGCCAATGAGCTTGCCATCGGGTCTGATCTTCTTCCTTGACTTTACTGTTTCAAACACCATTGGTGAGGGTACCAGTACAAACGGAAGATTATCATATGAGAAGAATGAGTCCATTTATGGTCAAGGAGTCGTTGGTCAAGAGATCACCGGCGGTGTGTCCATGACGCTCGACGATGCTGAGGATGGGCCTTGGAACCTTAACAACGGTTACTCGTCCACCACGGCTTCTCTGTCGAATGTGACACTCGACTTCCACACCAGTGGTACTTATGGTACCGGTGATGAGGGACTCGATAAGATTCTTCGTTGGGATCTTGACCTTACTTCTGGTTCTACCAGAGTTACGGTTCTTAAGTGCCCAGTTGGTAGATTGACAAGCTCTAATGGTAACGTTCTGGATGGATCCCCAGGTAATCTTCAAGCAATTACGCTTTATGATACCAATCTCGGAACATTCAGTAAGGGTCACCAAGTGCGTCGACTGACTCAGTTCTCTGGTTCAGCACAATCACACATCTTGCTTGTTGTCGCTTCGACTGGTTCTGAAGGTTCAACGACCCAGCATGATATTACCAACTATGTCACTGGTAACACTCTTGAGGTTACTTTCCCAATTATCGATAAACTCCAAAGTGCTACGGCCGTTGGTTCTGTTATCGGTGCAACTGATTGGGCCCTTGAAAATGAGGGTAACATCCCAGAGATCGACATTCAGGTTGGCTCAATCGCCGTGACGGCGCAGACCAAGAAGCTGAAGGCCAAGTGGACTCCGGAATTAGGACAAGATCTTAATGCCTACCACAACCTTGACGCTGAGGTCGAGCTTACTCAGATCCTTTCTGAGCAAATTGCTCTTGAGATTGATCGTGAAATTCTTGCCGATCTCGTTAATGGCGCTAAGGCTGGTAAGTACTACTGGTCGCGTTCACCCGGTATGTTCCTGAACCGCACATCCGGTGAAGAAGTTGGTGCAGCATCTGCCGCCCCTGACTTCACTGGTACTGTCAGTGAGTGGTATGAGACTCTTGTTGAGACCATTAATGACGTGTCGGCTCAGATCCATCGCAAGACCTTAAGAGGTGGTGCTAACTTCATCGTTTGTAGCCCTGAAGTTGCTGCTATTCTTGAGTTCACTGCTGGATTCCGTGCCAATGTCACTGTTGACGGCGAAACTGGAACAGTCGGTGCTGTTAAGACTGGAAACCTTTCTAAGAAGTGGGACGTCTATGTCGATCCATACTTCTTGCGAAGTGTAATTCTTGTCGGCCGCAAGGGAGGAAGCTTCCTCGAAAGCGGATATGTGTACGCACCGTACGTACCACTGCAAACTACACCTACAATCTTCGGACCAGAAGATTTCGTGCCCCGTAAGGGAGTCATGACTCGCTATGCGAAGAAGATGGTCCGACCTGATATGTACGGTCTGGTTATCGTTCGCGGTATGCTCGGAGAGTCCGGCGCAACTAGCTAATCGATAGCGTAGTCTAATAAAAAAAGCCCCTGCTTTGAAAAAAGCAGGGGCTTTTTGTGTATCTGAGGCTATGTATAAGCAGAGGGCACATCATTAATAAGTGTTCAAGTGGATACTTGAGGTGTATACCTCTATATAAACACGTTATAAATTATTAAAATAAGGAGAAATATATAATGGGAAAAAGAATAGGCTTGTTGAGAACACAAGCATTATTAGAGAACTTAAAAAGAGAGATTAATCTAGAAAACACTACGTTTGCTAGAAAAGACAATGTAATATTCAGATGGAACTATATCGATTGTCAGACGCCAATCATTTCAAACCTTGCCGGCAACGGCGGCGCGGATGGTGTTATGGCTGCTGGTGATAAATTTAGTGCGATTTTCCCCGGACCAAATGTCGGGGACATGTATCCTGTGCAAGCATGTTGTATCGGCGCTCACACCGTCGCAGCCGCCGGCTTCAAAGTCGAAGGCACCGTTGTGGCGACCGACACGAACAACACAGCAGCAGGCTTAAACCTTCAAGGTGATGCAGCCACTGCTGATAACACTGGACTTGAAATGATTCTCGGTGGAACAGAAATGGGTGGAGCCTCGGCTTGTACAATTGGTACCCATTCAATGACCATTGACGCAACTTTTTACAGCGAAGACTACACCGACGCTGATGCTGTCACAATTGGATTTAGGAAGGTGCAAGCTTTCCAAACCGGCCATGGTGCTGCTCTTGCCGCTGCTTCTGGTGATCCTTTGTACACTGATTTTGTGGCATTTGGTGTCCAGTCAGCTGATGATGTTCAAATTGCATCAGACATTAATGACGGTGGTTCCGGCACTTATACAGATACAACCCAAGCGACTGCTGCTAGCAAGAACCATAGGTTTAAAATTTCTGTAACAAAGGCTGGTGTTGTGACATATCAACATGTTGGCGCCCAAGTGATGGATAGCGGAACTTTGGCCGCTCCAACCACTACTGCTGCCTACACCTTTGATTCTGGCGATGTTGTCGTTCCCTATCTGATTATTCAGAGAGTCAATGCGGACTCGCAAACCCTGTTGAAGAGTATCACAGTGACTCGCGTAGGCGGCCCTGCTTCATATGTTGGCGCCCCCTCCTGATTTGAGCTTCACATAAGTCTCTTTCAAATTCCCTTCTTCGGAAGGGGCCCCCTTCTTCGGAAGGGGGTTTTTCTTTCTCAAAACCAAACGAATCTTCAAAAAACACAACTCCAGAATTTTTTTCGCCGCCAATTTTTTGAGATTTTCATTTTTAAGTATCTTAAAACTACTTAGTACAGGAGGCGTCTATGCATGGCAAAACCAAATTTAAGTCCCAAATCAACAACACCGGAAAATGTACTAACCGCTACGGGGAGTACCGATGATGTAGCTGCGTCAGTTCCTTTCGGAATATACACGGGATCTGCCGATTTTATATCTGGCGCCGCAGCCCAAGTGGCCTATGTTTATAAGAAGCTCGGTGGAGATGTAATTGACATTGAAATTACAACAGCGAATGTATACTCCGCCTATGAAGAGGCTGTGTTAGAGTATTCTTACATTGTCAATTTACATCAATCGAAAAACCTGCTAGCTAATTCACTAGGAGACGCGACCGGTACGTTCGATCATAAAGGCGAATTGAAATCAGGCCCAGAAAGCGTTAATTTAAAATATCCGAAATTTGAGCTTGGATACGCCAGACGAATGGCTGAGGGTTTTGCGTCGGAAGCAACCATTGGAGGAAATATCAGAGAATATTCAGCCTCATTTGCTACAAGTGAAGACCAACAAGATTACGATCTACAAGATATTATTGATTCTGCCTCAAACAGCGGAGTTGACGACAAGGGCGACTCAGTTCCCTATTCTGGCAAAGTTGGAGGCAAAAAAGTATTAATTACTAGAGTGTTCTATAAATCGCCAAGAGCAATGTGGAGATTTTATGGATATTATGGCGGAGTCGGCGTTGTCGGCAACTACTCAACATACGGACAATTTGCCGATGATGCAACTTTTGAAATTATACCGACTTGGCAAAATAAGATGCAAGCCATTATGTACGAAGATTCAATTTACACAAGAACCTCGCATTATTCGTATGAATTAATTAATAACAGGCTGAGACTGCACCCCACTCCAAGTGATTATGGCAACGACAACAGAATATGGGTAAAATTTATGATCCCCACAGATGCATGGGTAGACGATGATGACTATAATTCGGGAATAGTTGGTGTTAACAACCTAAATACACTGCCATTCGATAACCTACCTTTTGAAAACATCAACTCCATAGGTAAACAATGGATTAGAAAATATGCACTGGCGGTCTCAAAAGAAATGCTGGGTCAAGTCAGAGGTAAGTTTGCTACATTGCCAATTCCGGGAGAATCTGTGACCTTGAATGGTCCAGAGTTGGTCAATCAGGCAAAAGAAGAGCAACAACAGTTAAGGGACAAATTGATGGAAATACTCGATCAATTAACTTACACAGAACTGACTAAGACGCAAAATGAAGCTAGCGAAGCGGCCGCCAATGTTTTAAAGAATTCCCCATTGCCGATTTTTGTAGGATAAGTTAGATGTCAGATGAATGGAGACAGCCAGACGCACCGCCAGCCCCGTTATTCACTGGTAAAAAAGAGCGCGATTTAGTAAAAAAGGTAAACGATGAGCTAATTGAAAAAATCATCGGCCAGCAGGTTTTATATTATCCGATTGACATTGAGCATACAAATTTCAATGAATTATATGGCGAAGCCATTGAAAAAACATTTTTACCACCAATAAGAGTTTACGCACTTGTTGAATTAAATGAATATGGGACAAAATACTCGGAAAATATAGGATTAGACAAAGAGGCAAGAATCACGGTTAATTTCCACAAAAGAAGACTTGAAGAAGATCAAAATCTTTTTGTTAGAGAGGGAGACTTCATACTTTACGGTAAGACTTTTTACGAAATTGTCATTTTAAAAGAGCCTAGGCAACTTTTTGGCCAAATAGACAATAGGTTTGAAATTTCTGCTATATGCGTCAGAGCAAGAGAGGGATTATTCGATGCCGATTAAAAAGAACTTTGATTTTGCGAAATTACCCGCACAATATGGCAATTTTAAACTCCAAGACATTGGCATGCATGCCTCAACAATTGAAGTTGTTGATCAGTCTTTGGTTAGCTGGGTAAAAGAAGATTTGAGACCGGTTGCTTCCACCAACAAGGGCTTGTCACCCGTACCAGTCTTATGGGTTACCCCTGAGCGCGCCTTTCAGATTAAAAACAAAAAAGAATTAAGAGACGAAACAGGTAATTTAAAATTACCCTTAATAACTATCGAAAGGACAAACATAACAAAAGATCCCGCCAGAAAGGGCGGTTTTCAAGCCCACCTTTTTTCCGATAAAAAAAATGGCAGATCTGGACGTTTTGTAATTGCAAAAAGAATCAAACAAGACAAAACGAGAGAATTCCTTGTTAATGATGCTGTTCGACCGGCAAATCAAACTGGTGGTACAATTCAGGAGCATTACCCACACAAAAATTTAAAAAAACTAGTCATTCAAATTGTTTCTATACCGATTCCCGTTTATATTAATGCAAATTACAAAATAACAATTGAGACCGAATATCAAAGCCAGATGAACGAACTTGTTACGCCGTTTATTACTCGCCCGGGCCAAATTAATTCTTTCTTGCTGAACAGAAACGGCCACAGATACGAGGCGTTTGTCGAATCGGACTTTTCTCAATCTAATAATACTGCGAACATGGGTGAAGACAACAGGAAATTCATCACCGAAATTACAATCAGAGTTTTAGGATACTTAATAGGCGATGGCGAAGACCGGGATCGCCCAATTGTCAGAATTGATGAAAACGTAGTCGAATTACGACAACCCCAAGAGCGTGTTTTGGCTGGGGATTACGATGAAAGCATCGATAAAGAAAGAGAATTTCCCCGCGACTATGGCATTTTGTCTAAGAGTTAATAACAAAGCGCTTTTAGAACTTCGAAATACTATTTACAGATGTTATAGTACCAAATATGGGTTAAATAGATACATTTTATAAAAAGGAACCGTAAATATGTCAGTAAAAAGCTTTAAATTTGTTTCGCCGGGGGTGTTCATTAATGAAATTGACAACTCATTCATTCCTAGAACGCCAGACGTCATAGGCCCAGTTGTTATTGGAAGATCTGCCCACGGACAAGCACTTAGACCTATAAAGGTCGACTCTTTCTCTGATTTTGTTCAAAATTTTGGATATCCCATCGCCGGCGGTCGCGGCATGGATGTTTCTCGTCATGGGAACGACATTGGGCCCACTTATGGGCCAATGGCCGCACAAGCATATTTGGACGCTAAAGTTGGCCCCGTTACTTTCGTTAGGCTTCTCGGGGCACAGCACGATGATGCCACCAGCACAGGATTGGCCGGATGGAACACTGCCAATTTAAACACTACCTTGGCTGACAATGGTGGAGCTTACGGATTACTTGTGGTTCCGTCTGCATCGATTGGAACGGCCGTAAAGGGTACATTGGCTGCAGTATGGTACTTGAAAGAAGGATATACTCTCACTTTGAGTGGGACCTTGAGGGGCTATGGCCCAGATTACTCTGGTCCTCGCTTCGATGGTGATGGGCGCCTACTGGCCGACTTCGACGGCGCCGCCGCACTTTTTGGAAGCACTAGCTCTTCTTTGGATGGTGACTATAATTCGTTTACCGCACACATTCAAAATGCCGCCGGCGCCACAATACACAAAACGAGTTTTAACCTCAATCCGAACAGTGAGAAATTTATACGTAAAAGATTTAATACAAACCCACAATTGACAAATGCGACAATCACTCCATCTGCAAATCGTGAGTATTACTGGCTTGGGGAAACTTACGAAAGAAGCTTAAACAAGTTAAACCTAACAGGCTCCTCATATGGCGCAATTGTCGCCATTCAGTCTGGCTCCGCTAAAACCGGCATGCAAGATATGAAGATGGGCTACAAAAACGCTACGGCCGGCTGGTTTATTGGACAAGATCTTGAAAGTGATGTTGGTAGTTTCTGCGTTGCAACCCCACTGCGCGCCCCCAAGTTGTTCAAATTTCATGGTCTTGAAAATGGCGAATGGCTGCACAAAAATGCGAAAATATCAATCGAAAGAATTAAAAAATCTACATCAAAAAACGATAAGTATGGCAGCTTCTCGGTTGTCTTGAGATCACTCAGGGACAACGACAATGCTGTTAAAGTTTTGGAAAGATTTGATCAATGTAATTTAAACCCTGCATCGCCTAATTTTATTTCTAGAAAAATCGGAGATCAGTACTACACTTGGAGCGAAGGAGAGAGAAGGCTGCGCTTGCAAGGTGATTATCCAAATCAGTCTAGGTATTTTAGAGTTGAAGTTGACGAAGCCATTGCTGAAGGTGGAAAAGATCCGCTTTATCTGCCATTCGGCTTTTATGGTCCACCTAAATTCAGAGACTTTATGTTTGTAAGTGGAACTAATGTGCCACACAACCAAGCCTACACTGCCAGTGCAGATGGGACTTTTGGTTCACTTATAGGTGGTGATGATGTAGGCAAGTCCGCATTTGTCACGGCTGGATCAAGCATTCCCAGAAGTCTTGTTGGAACTGCAGCTCACGCCTCTAGCAGTTTCCCATTCCCAAAGAGTGGTGCTCACACTGGCTCGGCAGCCATGGGTAACAACCCCAAGCCAAACACCGCCGCATTTATTCACACCGGTCGCTTTGATCTTACAGGAACAATTGAGTTTCCAGAAATTCCTTTGCGCGTTAGTGCTTCTGATGCGACTATGGGAGATCTAAGAGATTCGTACTTTGGTTTCCAAGCCAGCAAGGACAGATATAGCACAGAATTCGACCCGAGTATCCCAGACATCCTGAGAACCCTTCCGGCTGATGTTACTTCAACTTCACCGGGCGTCGTGGCCAATTCAGTCATATTCACGTTGGATGATATTAGAAGGACCGGCTCGGATGGTTATTGGGTTTCAGGCTCCCGCTTGAACAATCTTTCCGTAACTGCCCAAAGTGGCTCATATGAGGGTGTACTGGATGCAGGTTACGATAAGTTCACAGCACCATTCTTTGGCGGATATGACGGCTTCGATGTTTCCGAAGCGGAGCCTCTTAGAAACAGCCAATGGAGCATATCTTCAAACAATCTAAATAGCTATGCTTTCAACACAGTTAAGAGAGCCATTGACACTGTTGCCGATCCAGAATTCATCGAAATGAATCTTGCAACCGTTCCCGGCTTAACTAATGCTCAGCTTACAACACACCTTATGAATGTGTGTGAAGATCGCGGTGACGCACTGGCAATAATTGATATTGAAAACGTATACACTGCCGACACTGAAGGCACCGAAAGCATAACAGAGAGAAAAGGAACAGTATCACAAGCTATCACTAGCTTGAGAAACAGAGGAATAAACAACAGTTACGGATGCACGTTCTACCCATGGGTTCAGATCAAAGAGCAAGCTTCAGGTAGAATTCTGTGGACGCCTCCTTCTGTGGCCATGCTGGGTGTTTTCGCTAGCTCGGAAGCAAAATCAGAACTTTGGTTCTCGCCAGCCGGCTTTAACAGAGGCAGCCTTTCAGACGGCGCCGCAGGATTGCCAGTCTTATCCGTGTCGGAAAGACTGACTTCCGAAGATCGCGATACTCTTTATGAAGCAAACATTAATCCGATTGCGACATTCCCAGACACTGGAATTGTGGTGTTCGGACAGAAAACTTTGCAGTCAGAGCAATCGGCACTTGACAGAATCAACGTCAGAAGACTTGCGATTTACCTTAAAAAGCAAATTTCCAGAATGGCCACCCGCATCTTATTCGATCAAAATGTTGAAGCCACGTGGAACAGGTTTAAAGCAGCAGTCGAGCCGCTCTTGTCAAACACCAAGGCCAGATTTGGAATTTCGGAATATCGCCTAATTTTAGACGATTCGACGACAACACCAGATTTGATTGATCAGAATATCTTGTACGCTAAGATAATGATCAAGCCCGCGCGCTCAATTGAATTTATTGCAATTGACTTTGTCGTTGCTTCAACGGGTGCATCATTTGATGATTAATCGAGGAACTTGAAAGAATGGCATTTTATTCAACAGCAGAGAACAAAACGCTTTTCAAGCTTCGAAATACTATTTACACATGTCACAGAACAAACAAAAACATGAATAACAGAAAGGAATCATAAGTATGTCAGTAAAGAATTTCAAATTCGTCTCGCCGGGAGTCTTTATCAATGAAATTGATAACTCTTTTATTCCCAGAACAGCAGATGTAATTGGACCAGTTGTTATAGGTAGATCTGAACGAGGTCAAGGCCTTCGACCAGTAAAGGTAGATTCTTTTTCTCAATTTGTAGAGAATTTTGGATATCCAATTGCCGGCGGCGCTGGGGACGACGTCTCTAGACAGGGAAATTATATCGGCCCAACCTATGGCCCGTTTGCGGCTCAAGCATATTTAAGGTCAAATGTTGGCCCTGTTACTTTTGTCAGGCTTCTGGGATCCCAGCACGACGATTATGAATCATCTGCCGGCGAGGCTGGATGGAAACTGGCGGACGCGTCCACAGCTGCAGCAAGCAACGGTGGCGCATATGGTTTGTTGGTCATTCCTTCGGCGTCGACGACCACTGTTTGCACCGGTACTTTGGCTGCCGTTTGGTACCTGAAGCAAGGGTACAATATTGTTTTATCGGGCAGCATTAGAGGGCACAACACCGGCTCAGCCTCAACCCTTACGGGCTCTGCTGCTTGGTTCCACTCGGATACAGATGCGCTTGATACCGACAACAACACGTTTACGGTAATAGTCCAAGATAGCACTGCCGATACCCCGGGCCAGATTATTAAGACAAATTTCAATTTTAATGATAACAGCGAAAAGTTTATTCGTAAAAGATTTAATACAAACCCACAATTAACGAACACAACGATTACAGCAACAGATAATCAAGAAAAATACTGGCTTGGTGAGACATATGAAAACCAAGTCAGAAAACTTGGACTTTCAGGCTCAATGTTGGGTGCAATTGTGGCAATTCAATCAGGATCGTACGGATACCACACAAATCAACAAAGTTATCAAAATGCAGTCGCTGGTTGGTTTATTGGACAAGACCTTACCACCGATTACGCAACATTTAACCCAAACAACAACAGCCGCGCACCACAGCTTTTTAGATTGCACGGATTAGAGAATGGAGAGTGGTTACACAAAAATGTTAAAGTTTCAATTGAAAGAATTAAGAGATCGACTAGCAAAAACGACAGATTCGGTTCATTCTCGGTCGTTCTCAGAAACATTAGAGACAACGATAACGCTGTAAAGATAATTGAAAGATTCGATAACTGCAACTTGGATCCGTCTTCTCCAAATTATGTCGCAAGAAAAATTGGAGATCAATACTACACTTGGAACGAAGGGGAGAGAAGATTACGCCTGCAGGGTGACTTTAAGAACCAATCTAAATTTGTTCGCGTTGAAGTTGCTAATTCTGTAGCAGAAGGATCTGTAGATCCGGTCTATCTGCCATTTGGCTATTATGGACCACCCAAGCCTAGAGATTTCTTGTTGATGAGTGGTAACGTTGCCGCCCACGCAGTAGGGTTTCCAGCATATGATGCATCAGGCTCGTACCCGGGAACTTTCTTAGAAATGCCGGGCGTTCCACAAGGCACTGGTTACCACTTTATAAAGGGTCAAGGCGAAATTGCTGAAGCTGATTACGATCAAATTAAGAATGTCACGACCACAAAAACATATCCCGGCGTTGCTGGCATCCCTCACCTTGTTAATCCATTTAACTTAAGAATTACTGCATCGATTAACTTCCCTGCAGCACAATTAAGAGTAAGTGCATCTGATGCCACTATGGGATCTTTAAGGAAAGCATATTTTGGATTCCAAACAGGCCGCAACCGATTCAGCACCGCATATGACCAGAGCACCCCCGAGGCGCTTAGAGCCTTGCCGGCCGGCCTAACAGCCACATCGACCGGTATGGAGTATTCACATACATTTACGCTCGATGATATCGTTAGAAAGGGCAACGATGCTGAATATGCTTCTGGCTCTAGAGTTGCAGGAACGTCTTGCACGGCTGTTTCAAGTTCTTATGAAGGTATTCTCGATGCAGGATATGACAAGTTTACAGCGCCATTTGCCGGCGGCTTTGATGGTTTCGATATTACCGAAGCAGAGCCGCTTAGAAACAGTGGCTTTAGTACGACCACCACGCAAACCAACAACTATGCTTTTAACACAATCAAGAGAGCAATTGATACCGTGGCGGATCCAGAGTTCGTAGAGATGAATCTGGCCACCGTTCCCGGCTTAACTAACGCCCAGCTTACAACACATCTGATGAACGTATGTGAAGATCGCGGCGATGCATTAGCGGTTATTGACATCGAGAATGTATATACTGCTGACACCGAGGGCACTGAGAGTATAACAGAAAGAAAAGGTACAGTATCCAATGCTGTTTCGACACTGAGAGCCAGAAGCCTAGATAGCAGCTATGGTTGCACATTCTACCCGTGGGTTCAAATTAAAGATGAAACGTCCGGACGAATATTCTGGGTACCACCATCTGTTCCGATGCTTGGTGTTTTTGCCAGTTCGGAGGCAAAATCAGAACTTTGGTTCGCACCAGCAGGATTCAATAGAGGCGGCTTAAGCCAAGGCGCCGCAGGCCTACCGGTACTGTCAGTTTCCGATAGGTTGACGTCAAAAGATAGAGATAAGCTTTATGAAGCAAATATTAATCCAATTGCGTCTTTCCCATCAAATGGAATTGTAGTATTTGGACAGAAAACCCTACAAGACACTCAATCTGCACTTGATCGCATTAATGTGAGAAGGCTTACAATTTATCTCAAGAAACAGATTTCCAGAATGGCAACAAGGGTTCTTTTTGACCAAAATGTTGAAGCCACGTGGAATAGATTTATTGCATTAGTCGAGCCGTTCCTTGCGAACACTAAGGCTAGATTTGGAATTTCGGAATACCGACTTATACTTGATGAGTCTACTACCACACCAGACCTGATTGATCAAAACATTTTGTATGCCAAAATAATGATTAAGCCGACAAGGGCTATCGAATTTATTGCAATCGACTTCGTCGTTGCTTCAACAGGCGCATCATTTGATGATTAATAAATAAGAGGGGTCTTTTTCCTCTTGCAACACTACTTATTTTAGAAAGGAGTTACAAACATAATGGCATTTTGGGCAGAAAATTTCGGAGACGACGCTAGCCTTAGAGATCCGAAAAGAAATTTTAGATTTAAGGTTGAGTTTTCGAACGTAGACAGTAAGACGGGAGGTCCTATACTTTGGTTCGCAAAGTCGGTTAATAAGCCGAGTTTTACGGTCGCTAATGCGGAACATAAGTACCTAAACCACACCTTCTATTATCCCGGTTCAGTTACTTGGAACGAGATTACAATTGAATTGGTCGATCCGGTCGATCCAGACGTTGCCGCTACCATTAGCTCAATCGTGCAGGAGTCTGGCTATTCGCCCCCTTCCGATGTTAACTCTCTTGGTACCATGTCAAAAGCCGGCGCCGCATCTTCGCTTGGACAAGTTTTTGTTTCCCAGATTGACGGTACTGGACAAACTATTGAAAAATGGACCCTTTGGAATGCTTGGGTTCAAGATGTGAAATATGGCGACTTAGAATATGGAAACGATGAGTTAACAAATATTTCTGTTGTGTTAAGATATGATTGGGCGCGCCTTGAGACCAACACTGCTGGTTCTGTTACAGCCGGCGGAACAGGCGTTAACAACTTCTTTACTCCTGACGGAAGCTCCGTTTAATATGACTAACAAATTGAGAGGTGAAATTTGAGTCGAAATAACCCCGAACGCTTGGGTGCCAACATGCAAGACGCGGGAGCAGCACCCCCGAACGTTCAACAAGAAACAGAAAGTACCTTTTCTTATGTAGTTCCAACTGAATTTGTAGAATTGCCATCGAAAGGTAAACATTATCCTCCCGGCCACCCGCTACATGGGCAGCAGCACATTGAGGTGCGACATATGACCGCAAAAGAGGAAGATATTTTAACATCTAGAACTTTGCTCAAGCAAGGTGTCGCTTTGGATCGTGTTTTGAGCAATATAATTGTAAATAAGCAAATCAACATAGACAGCATGCTGATTGGTGATAAAAATGCCATGATAGTAGCAGCCAGAGTTTCTGCATACGGCAGCGACTACAGAACGGCGGTTACATGCCCTGCCTGCTCAGAAACAACAAAATATTCGTTCAATTTGAACCAATGCGATATTTTTGAGGGAGACCCCGATAATCCACTGGCAGTACAGCCAACAGAAAATGGAACGTTCTTACTTCAGCTTCCAACCACTGGAGTTACAGTTGAGTTTAGGCTTCTTACTGGGATGGACGAGAAACGTCTCGTCAAGGGCACCGAAATGGATCGCAAGTCAAAAAGAGGCGAAAAAAACGTGACACGACAATTAAAACAATTTGTGGTATCTGTCAACGGCAGCAACAACCCTGCTGATGTAAACGGTTTTATTGAGAATATGCCATCCATGGACGCAAGACAAATTCGCTTGGCATATAAATTGACAGCTCCAAATGTTGATTTAACACAAAATTTCGTTTGTCCGTCCTGCGATCATGAACAGGAAATGGAGGTTCCGTTAACCGCGGACTTTTTTTGGCCTGACCGATGATTATATGCTCAATGTTTATGAGCAATTCTTTTTCCTAAAATATTCAGGAGGCTGGAGCTTTTCAGAAGCCTACAATTTACCAATTGGGCTGAGAAAGTGGTTTGTAGAAAGACTACTAAAACAGCTAGAAGATGAAAAGAAGGCAATTGAAGGAGCTTCGTCCGGACGCGGCCGCCAAACGTATACTTTGTCGCCCGAGAATCAACCAAAAATGCCATGACAATAAAACCCTGAAGTGTTCAGGGTTTTTTATTACAGTTTAAACTAATTACTACTGATTCAGGAGAATTTTAATATGTCGGATGATTTGCAACCCATTATTATCGATTTTAACGAGTGCTCGAATGACACCTTAAACGAAAGTTTTTTAAAAATGTTTGGGTTTGCTGTCAAGAGTATTCTTAAGTACATGTTCAATGATTCCCCGATCCCTGTAAAAATTAAGGGCCACCCCACTCAGGTTAAATCGTTCGTAAACGCTCTTGCGCAAGAAAAAAGATATTTGGATTCCTACAAGCAGTTTGGACTAGACGATCCAAGAACTCTCCAAGATAAGTCAATTCTAACCCAATCAGTTAGAAAATTTGAAAGAGCAACGGGGCTAAAGTGGCCCTTTAAATAGGAGCTAGTAAATGTCGCAAATCTTTACTAAAGAAGAATTAGAAAGAACCCAAGAGCTTCTAAGCGCTTTAGAAGAGATCAAGAAAGCGAAAAAAGAAGGCGCTCAATTAGAGCAAAAACAGCTTGATCTTCTAGCGCAACACAATATCGCTGAATCGGAAGTGAACAAGTCGCTAAACGAACAGCGCGTCATTCTCCGAGAAATATTGGGCCTTCGTGAGAAGAACTCAACAGAAATTCAAGAGCGAATAGACCAGCTTAATACACAGAAAGGAATTTTAGAGGCCCATAAAAAAAGCTTTGAAGACCTTGTTGATTTAGCAGAGGTGAATAAAGAAATAGAAGCCTCTAAGTTGGCTAAAATTGAAGACCAGTATAAACAAGGTCAGCTGACTTACGCACAGTACCTGCAACAAATTAGGGCTGCAAAAGCTGACTTAGAAGTTGCTACTGAAAAGCTAGATGTTTTAAATGAACAAGCAGATGCCGGCACAAGAGTTGGCAACACTCTGGCTCGTGTTTTGGGTATAAGCCAAAAAACACACACATCTTTCGCCAAAGATCTTGTTTTAATGATGTTCCAAGAAAATAGCTTGAAAAAAATGTCTGCGGCGATGGGCGGTTTCGCTGGTATCTTGGACAGTATTGGAAACAAAGGCATTGAGTCTCTTACTGCTCTCTTCATGGTGGCTGCCAAATTAGCTATATCAATATATGATGTAGGGGTAAATCTTCGAATGACAACCGGGATGAGTGCCGCTATGGCAACTGAAGCACAGAATGTGGCCAAGAGTTTTGTCGAGCTAGGTTACACCACAGAACAAGTACAGGAATCATTTTCGGAGCTTTTCACAACCGTGAGTGAGTTTTCAATGATGACTCCAGCAGCAAGAGCACAGATACAAGATTTAGCCATGGCAGCGCAAAAAGCGGGTGTTTCTTTTGGCGACTTCTCTAAAGCAACGCAGGTCAGCGGTAGAATAATGGGCCTTTCAGGTGTGGCGGCCGCTGAGAATGCAGCACAATTAGGACATTACGCAGCTTCGATTGGAATGGTTCCTTCAACTATCATTGGAGCGATGGACTCGGTAGTCCCCTCAATTGCAGCGATGGGTAAAGGCATGGGCAAAGAAATGAGAGCCTTGACCCGTATTCAGAAAGCAACAGGAATTGAAATGCAAAGATTAATTTCAATTAGTGATCAATTTGATACATTTGAGGGATCAGCGAAAGCTGTAGGTAGCCTAAACGCCATGCTTGGTGGAGACTTTGTAAACGCACTAGATCTTATGATGGCGAGAAGCCCGTCAGAAAGATTTATGATGTTAAAAGATGCTTTAGATGCTGCAGGTAAATCTTTCGATACAATGGCTTACTTTGAAAAGAAAGCGATAGCTGAAGCCATAGGGTTCTCTTCTGTTGGTGAATTGGCTATGATGATGCGCGGCGAATTTGACCTTCTCGGAGAAACGGCCAACAAAACCTCTGAAGATTGGGCCAAGTATTATCGGGAACAACAACAACTTAAAGACTTTATGTCCGAGTTGAGAACAATTGCTATTGAGCTAGCACCAGACATGGTTAAGTTAGCCAAAGGATTTGCAAAATTTATACATTGGGTCAAACAGCCAGATAACTTAAAAATGATGAAGGGTATGATTTTCGCCATGATAGGCATGAAAGTCGCCTCTTTTGGCCTTGCTGCTGCGCAGACAGCCGCAGCCTTAAGCTCAGGAAAAATGTACTTCACAATCGGCCTCCTCGCAGGTGCACTTGGTGGATTAGCTTATCTTATGTTTGAGAAACCTTGGGCTTCTAACATGGTTGAGGGATTTTTTAAATTTGCGGCCGCAATATTTATATTAGGAAAAGTAGGAGACGTGGCAGGAAAAGGCCTAGCGAAGATGACTATGCCGCTGTTGGGCATAGGCGCAGCTGCAGTCTTGATGGGCGGCGGAATCGCCCTTGCAACATTAGGAATATCCAAGATGATCTCCTCATTTGCAGGCTTGGGAGAAGCCGCGGGACCAGCAGCATGGGCTGTCGGGGCCCTGATGCTTGGGTTCGTCCTCCTCGTTGGCACATTGGCAGCGATAGCCATAGCCGCAGCGCCGGCGGTTCCACTAATTTTCATGCTTGGCGCCGCCGTCGGACTAATAGGCTTGGGAATTGGCCTTGCCGCAGCAGGAATGTCTTTATTTGTTGGAGCGCTGAGTGAATTGTTTACAAATATTAATCCTTTGGACTTAGCAGTGGGTATCGGCGCCATGGCCGCGGCCCTACCACTCCTTGCTTATGCTGCTGGAATAGCCATCCTGCCACTGGGCGGCCTTGCTGGGGCATTCCTTGGCTTAGCCGGCGGCGTTGTAGCGCTTACTGCTGCCCTTGGAAAGCTAGAAAAACTAGAAGGCTTCCCCAACCTGCAGGCGGCAATAGTCCAAAAAGTGATGGCGGTAACTGTGGGCGCCGGCGAAGCGGGCGGTCGTGCCGCCGCGGCAGCCGTTGTGACCGCTGGTACTGCTGCCAGATCTCTTCCCGGCGCGCCGAGTACCCGCACCGCAGCAGGGGCAGGCACCGGTAATATCGTGGTTCAATTAGATCGACAAGGAACAATAGACTTCTTGGGAGGCAAGCCAGTTACATATGAACATCTTGAAGGCCGTATCAAGCAAGGTACCGGTACTGGGTGAACGCATTTAAAAGACAATTTAAATTAAACAATTATTTGAAAAGATAGTAGTTATAACAGAGGGAGAGAGCCATGGCAGACGAAACCATACCAAATTTTAATACGAATAAGTACGCCTCGATTACTGGCGAAGTTCATAGAACAAACAGTACTCAGCGCCCGGGCGTGGCCACATATGCATTTAGCGATGGCTCGGATGATCTAGCGAATCTTAAACATTCAATACTTGGGTTCAAACATATCCCATCTGGAAATTCTGTATTTTTTAAAGCCTTTATAACTCAGTTTAATGAAAATTATGATTCTAGCTGGGAAAAGGCGACCGTGTTTGGTCGACCAGATCCTTTGTTGCAATTTCGCAACACACAAAGGAGCATTTCAATCGGCTGGAATATTCCGGCTGCCAGTTTAGCTGAGGGCATCGAAAACTTAGAAAAAGTTCAAAACCTTATAAGGTACCAATACCCTTCCTATAACACAACTACTGGCCCCGATAAAGATCTAGCGTACAATGCACTAGGCATGACGTCGCCACCGTTAGTGCGGCTAAAGTTTACCAACATGATAACCAACGCAGGCCCAACCAGTCCCACAGTCAGCATCGGTACTCCGCGCAATATGCGCCGGCGCCTAGGTATGCGCGCCGACCGTGCTAGCGGCGCACGTCCGGGAAGTGTTACATTTGAAACCAGCACCGATACGGGTCTTCTGGGTGTTATTTCAAGCATCACGGTTAACCATCATGTCGAAGGAGATGCTGGCGTTTTCCATGGCGATGGAGCTATTGTTCCAAAGCTGATAGAAATAACTATGGAATTTAATCCGATTCACGAAGGCCTTCTTGGTTGGAACATGTCATCTGACAAGTGGGTTCCTGAGCGCGATAGCAACGGCAATGCCCTTCCTTCGCATAGATTACACAAATCCACCGCGATGGGTGGTTTTTCAGATTTCGACAAATCCAGATATGCTGGGTATGCCGGCAACAAGATGCAAACTTCGTTGGCTGCCCATTCTTCATTCCCGTACGGAATAGGTCCAGATTTTGATCCAATGCTGCAAGGGGAGACTCTCGATGCCATGGCTAGCGCCCAAAGTGATAGGGTTGCCCTTCTTCAGGAGCGTGCTGATAAAGAAGCCGCCCGGCAAATTGCCCAAGTCAGGCATGCTGGCTTCATGGGGGGCGTTTTTAAACGCGCCGATGCCAAATACTATAATAAAAGAATGCGTGATCCATCTTTGAGAAGAGATCCCTATAGGATGGCGGCAGGTTATGCTGCATCCGGATATCCGTCACCCGGCGACGAAGAAGGAGGAGGATAGATGGCTAACTTATTTGACGCCCTTAAGTATTATACAGACACTGGAGAAATGCATTCAATTAGCACTCCGGCAGGTAGTTCTCAATTCCCGGGCATTGCCCCCATGGTCCAGCCATATATGGATGGATCCGATGCCATGGCCAACCTAAAGGGCTCTATTTTGGGATTTGAACATGTTGGAACAAATACATATATTCCTTTTAAGGCTTTTATCACCAATTTTGTGGAAACTTACAGTTCCGACTGGAATACAGAGGTTATATTCGGCAGACACGATCCAGTGTACGGCTATAAGAATACAAATAGAGAAATATCTATCGGATGGAAGGTGCCCGCTGCTACATTAAGCGAGGCAGTAGAAAATTTAGCCAGACTTCAGGTGTTTTTAAAGATGTTATATCCGGGATATAGCGCAACACACCATAGCGCAGGCCCCTCACGCACGCATCTGGTGCAATCTCCGCTTGTCAGAATGCAGTTTATGAACATGGTTTCAAGACACGCTTCGGGTGATCCGGGAATCAACATTAAAAGTCACCATGGGTACCGTGTCGTTGGCCCAAGCACGCGCGGTACCGCCCGAGTAAGGTCGGCAATTTCATATGCCAGACAAACTGTCGGCCGCAGCGGAATACAGGGCGGCACACCAACTGGGCTGTTGGGTGCTATAACCAGCGTCACCGTGAATCTAAATTTAGATACAGATGTTGGTGTTTTTCACGGCCAAGGGGCAATTATACCAAAACTAATAGAAGTCGATATAACATTTGCTCCAGTTCACGAAATACCGCTTGGATGGGACGAAAACGGAATTATTCGCACCCCCGGTAAAGCGGGCGGCGCGCAATCAGCAGCTTTTAGTGACGGATCTAGCAATTGGCCATATGGTATAAACGATGGTGAGACTCATTTTCAAGCGGGCCTTACGCAAGATGACATAGATGGTTTAATCAATCTCGAACGCGAATTTCGCGATAAAGAAGCTGATATTTTAAATGCTCAAGCGAGATATAATGGATTATTTGGAAGAGCGCTGGCAAAACATGATGCGGCCGCATGCGCAGGCGGAAGGTGTTCTAACATGAGAGCTTCCGCTGCCAGAGGCGCCGAAGACTATTTCAACAGAAGAGGGAACAGCGAGACTAACCGAAGGAGCCGAGGCTCTAGTGCTGATTGGCCATACAACCGCGATCATACCGGCCAGAACAACGCGCCGTGGAGTCCCGGCTTTGGAACCAACCCCCAGAATGACTACAATACGGCCAATGCAATAAGACGAATACGAAGAAACAAGGCCAATAAAAAATAAAGGAAAATTGAGATGGGAAGATATAGCAACAGAACAGTCGTTACGAATGACAACGAAGTTTATGACGAATTGAGAGATCGGAGAAAAATCAAAATAGTGGAACACTACAACTCCGCAAATTTAAGACACCCATCTGTATATGATCGTTCGTTGGTTAATCTAACCCCGCATGTTTGGACAGCAGGAGACAGGTTCTACAGGCTAGCCGATCAGTTTTACGGCGAAGCAGGTTTATGGTGGATAATTGCATGGTTTAATACGGCGCCAACTGAAGCTCACATGTCTCCGGGCGAAGTGATTCATATTCCAACCCCCCTTAGCAGGGTTTATGACATGCTAGGGTATTAGTTATGAGTGATAATGGGGCACCAGTTACTTGGTCAAATATCGGGAAGAGATATAACTACGGCGCCGGCGCCGAGAAGCAGAGGCAAACGGCCCGCGAAGAAACAGAGCGCAAAAATGCGGCACGTGCCCTAGCTGATACATACCAAACAAATCTTTCCACTGCAATCCAAAAGTACAACGGTTCTCCGAATTCTGGCTATATTGACGAGATTGCAACGGGCGATATGGGCTGGGTTGGCTACTCAGACACGCTAGCGAAAACACGGGAACAAGTTACAGCATTAGGCATACCCGAGACAGAATCCCCACATAAAGAACTCATAGACGCAGAGAAAACCCTCGCTGCCTATGATGAAACCGTAGCCAAAAGCAACAAGGCCATGGAAGACGCAGGAATCAAGATGCTTAAGCCCGGAGAGCAACCATCTGAAGGTTATGTTCCTGCGCCTTTGTATCCGGCTTGGTATGGGGAAAAAGGCCGCCCAATGGCTGCGGCTATGGGTCTTGCGCCAAAAACGCGCCCGTCCACGGCCGCCACCGGTGCACCGGCCGGATCCCGCGCGGCATCAGGTGTTGCCGGGACAGTTGCCACGAAGACATACGGACAACAACAGAGATTCAGACAACAGTGCTATTTGTTGAGTCGCATAAAACGTTTTGCAAAATTTAGCGCAACGCTTCATTCCGGATACGTAGTTGATGAGGTTGATCGTAGTAGAAAATTACCATATTTTGACGGAGTTTCAAATACCTCAATTCCCGTTGTAGGTGAGCCCTTTGGATTAATGAATAAACTAATCGGGAACTCAAAAAGCGAAGAATTAAATAACCTAACGACAGCACAGATATCGGCATTGATACCGTTACTGAGAATATTTAAGGTACATAGATTGCCGAATGGTACCGAACGGCATAACGAAATACTTTTTGACACACACGTAACCCGAACCGACATGACAGTCTTTGAAAGTCGCTCTGCCCGCGGTGCCGGATCCGGCCTAAACAGCTTTGACATAACCTTTGATGGTAGTAACTTTTTTACAGCCAAAAAAGCGATAAAAGCTAAGCTAAGCATGCATTTCGATTCATTTAACGACATAATTAGAATTCGAAGGAGCAATTCTGGGCAAACCTTTAGATATGTTGACTTGGCACTAAGAACCAGCAGCGCCTCCGGTGGAAGAAAAGATCCAAACCGGGACTCATTTCCTGAAAGCTACAGGATCAAAGTTATTGCTGGTTGGTCAGTACCTAGATCTGGCTTGGATAAGGAGCTGTTTAAAGATCAGGAGTTAAGAACAGCGATAGAAAACTCTTCTGTGATCTTTAATTTAACAATGGTTTCTCACACATTTAACGTTGATGATCTGGGCAGGGTTACTTTCGATATTGATTATATGGCATATATTGATGCGGCTTTTTCAACAAAGTATGCAAATGTTCTAACAAATACCGATTTAATGGAAAAGTACTTAAAAAGAGAGTCCACCCTTAGAATAATTTCTAAATCTGACTGTACCTCGGAAGAAAAATCAAAATTGAAAAAAGAATTATCCTTGGAAGCAGAGAGAGACAAAAAGACTGCTTTGAAAACATTATTGGAAAAATTAGGAAGCGAAAAAAAGATATTTTACCACATCATACCCATGGCAGCCCTAGATAGTTTTAATAAGCTAGGCCCATGGGCTGAAGACGACTCACTTGAGATAGAAGAAGGTGAAAACTTTGTCCAAAATGATGTTGAAAAAGACATCCTTAATATAATAGATGCCTATGATAAAAAGAAAGATTTACCTGAAAATTTAACTGGATTAATTCGTCGCCCCACATCAAACAAGGAATACATACTGCCCTTCTTTTTTCTTGGCGACTTGCTCGACGCAGGCCTTGGAAACATTTCTGAATATACCTCGGACGCACACAATATAGCATCAGGCAATCCGGATGTTGATGGAGATTTTCTATCTTTTTCTCACTCCTTCCAAGGTTTAAGAATTCTGACCGGAGATATCGAATTAGTGGAACCAAAAACAGGCGCAATTTACAGGGCCAACATGGCAGACGTCCCGGTATCTATTGATTATTTTGTGGAATGGTTTATGGGCAAAGTAATCTCGAAAGGCGGAGAGCCTGAATATCCATTGAGTAATTTTGTCAAAGACTTGATGAATAGTATTCTTACAACTGCTGGGGATGCCGAGTGTTTTGGATCTTCAGCAATTTCAAAAGTTCATGCCCGAGTCAGTTATCTTTCTGGGCTAGCCTCAGTTCGAGGCGCCGACCCGGCCACCATGGCAGCATCCAAATCCGGCATGAAAAGAATCGACATAGATGAAATAACCCAAAAAGGTTCACGGGCTCTGATTAGAACCTCAGATTCCGTAGATAAACTGGCCACAGAAAGCAAACCGACATACCAATATATTGTATTTTATGCTTCTCGGGCCTATCCCCACAGCAGACAAGGTCATTATGTGAACGATGCCCAAGTCGGTATTCCTCATTTTGAAATCGGCCGCGGCGAGGGTATGGTTAAAAATATACAATTTCAAAAAGCCGAACAGAAATATTTCAAAGAAATGATGCTTGAACAAGAGGGTTACGAAGGCTTGGCTCAAGTTAGGGAACCCTATGCTGTAACGATTACCATGTTTGGCAATTTAAATTATTTTCCGGGATCGTACATATATGTTGACCCACGCGGTTTGGGTTCAATGATGGGATCACCACAAGATGATAAAGGAGACGATGGGTATGGCAGTCTCGCTTGGCAGCTCGGAATGGGCGGATATTATATGATTACAAAGACCGCCAGTAAAATCACAAGCGGAATATACGAAACAACGCTATATGCCACATGGGTTGCACGAGGCGCCCGCCATGATCCTGAATTGGCGCCGTCTGTGATGGCCGAAGCGGCAGAAGACTGCGAATCTCTACCAAAACCAATTGTCAATGTTAGCCTCGTCGAAAGAGGAAAGTTCGACCAGATCGGCATCTTCGTGTCGCCCAACGAGGCAAAGCCCGGCGATGTTGTTGGGTACGTCGAAAATTCGAGAACAGGCGAGAAGCGGTATACGCGCCTGCCCGATGAATAGGAGAATAAAAAATGGCAAAATCATTTAAAGGATCAAATCGATTAGTAAACGCACGGGGTATATTCAATGAAAAAACCATATACAACACAGACAACCTGTTGATAGACTATTCAGAAAGATATGCAAATTTTGTATTTTTCAATTTGTATGAATTTCAACTGTATGGTAGGGTTGCCAGATTGCCCGCCCCTATAATTTTGAGACCAAAAGCGCTTACCGGACCCTCACTCAAAAGCCTTGAATCCCGCAGTGAATCACAAATACGATTGGTTAATTTTGTTGCTGATGCTTTTGCAGACTTTAAAGCAGCTTTTAGAAAAAAACAATATAAAGGTGAATTAGCCACCAATGAAACATTTTTAAGTAATATTGTGCCATACAAGGGTCACATAAGTGCAGACGCAGAGTACGCCAAACATCGACAAAATATTTTTAATGCAATAAATCAGCATGTTTTTGATAAAAATTTACAAATTAAAAATTTTCAAGATTTTATGAGAACTGTAGAGGGTTTATTTTATCAATTCGCCGACAAAATACCTGTCACTCGATCTGGTTTTATAAAAAGCAGATTCTGTTCGCCCTTGGTTAGTGGGCTGGTGGTCGAAATATCAAGCTTAAACTATGACGACGATCAAAGAAAGTTTGATGCATTTATTTCTAGTCCCAATTTTGAATTTTATTTAAACAATGCGCGCGAACACGGATTCTATGTTGACGCATCTGCGCCATGGCGAATGATTGCAGATCTTGGATCGACCCAGATGGAAAGATATATGGAGAATTACGATGTGCGACCGGCTGTAAATAGTGATCTAGAGCATGTTGACATTGTGCTCACATCATATTATGATATAGCAGCACCGGACGGATTTGAGTTGCTTATTACAACGCTTGTGGGCATGTATAATTCTTTTGTTGGTCTTAATCCTTATGATACTGAGCCCTTTATGTGTTCGAATGGTGAAACGATGATTAGGGGCATAACACGCAAAGAGATAACGATTCAATATGCTACCAAGCTTTATTCAACTCATTACTGGCTGTGGTTGTATCTTAGATTGAGAAATATCGAATCAAATTCAATCTTAAATGAAGAGAATTTACACATTTTATACAACAATCTTTCAAAAATGGTTGACAAACTACCCATTAGGGATATATTATGGATGATGGAGATTGCAATTTGTGACGTTTCCGGTGAATCTGGATCCTATCATAATTTTGCTAAAGGTCTGACCCAAGAAGAGCAATATAAACTAAACATGGCAATTTATAGGGGTGCACGTGATATTTCAAGCTATTGATGACAACAAAAGCTGTGTTGGTGTCTATTCTGGTGGGGAGCTTATATTCAATAAGCTACCGGAGAATTTAACCAAAACGTGGAAATACGCAGCTTATCTGGACAATATGGATGTTGAATATGCATATATTTATGCAAACGGTCAACAATTGGCCGAAGTATGCCCCGAGCACCTGCTGGGCGATTGGAAGCGCGTGAAAAAGAAGTTTGAGGCATATTTGAAAACCTTTCAAATAGCTAAAGTTTCATTATATGACAATTGTTTGTATGATTTGGTACCTCATGGGTTTTTGAAGGAATTCTTTAATGTTCGAAACAACATCACAAAGCATGTTTTTGAAAATTATGATAAACCCGACAACTACGATTTCTTGAGCGAAACATACAAAACAGTATACGACATAAAACACCAGCAACTAAACATCGATTATAATTCTATTCAAAAGGCTAGCCTCTCGCATGCTATGAAGGGCTATCTTCATAATTTGAAAAAATACGAAAAACGCTGCTCATACAACATATTCGGAACAAAAACAGGCCGGTTTACTAACACCTCAGATTCTTTTCCAATATTGACAATGCCGAAAGCCTTGAGGGGGGTAATTAAGCCACAAAATGATTGGCTACTGGCTTTGGATTACAATGGAGCCGAGGTCAGAACGCTGCTGTCCCTTTTGGGGGAACAACAGCCAGAGCACGACATCCATGAATGGAATGCAAAAAATATATTTGATAAAACACTCGATCGCGATGAAGCTAAAAAGAGATTTTTTGCATGGCTCTATAACCCCAAGTCTGATGATGTAAGTTCTGAATTCTACGATCGTGATAAAATTATTGAGAAGTACTGGAGCGACGGGGAGCTTCAAACCGTCTATGGCAGGCGGATCAAAGTCAACAAAGAGAAAGCATTAAATTATTGCCTGCAAAGTACGTGTGCCGACACTATATCCGATCGCATGAATGTGATTCATAATTTTTTGAAAGATAAAAAATCAAAAATTGCATTTTCCGTGCATGATGAGATTGTGATTGATATGGCAAATGAGGAAAAAGGCCACATACCAGAGTTAGTCGAACTGTTCTCCAATAACAAATTGGACAAGTTTTCGACAACTGTTAAGGCTGGCAAAAACTTCGGTGATTTAAGGAAACTAAACCTATGATCAGTGTGATTGGAGTTGGTACCGCCGGAATTAACGTAGCGGAAAAGTTCGCAGGCTACCCGCAGTATAATATTTATAAAGTTGGCGACGTCAAGGGAGAAAACAAAAACGAATATCAATGGCGACCAGATAATATGGAGCCCGAATTTATCGAAGAAAACACACCAGATTTAAAACAATTTTTTAGTGAAGTTGATAATGATATATATTTCATAATTGCTGGTGACTCTTTGCTGGCAAACGCAACGCTGGCCCTTTTAGAGCAAGTAAAAGATCACAAAATCAGCGTCTTCTTTTTACATCCCGAAGTCAAGTTGTTAACAGCCAAAAAGAAACTCCAGAACCGCGCCATATTTAATGTATTACAGGAGTATACACGTTCGGGACTGTTTGTTTCATTAAATGTAATCAATAATTACAATTTCGAAAGCATTCTTGGTTCAATTCCAATAAAAAACTATTGGGACAATATCAATAGTACAATTGTTTCTTCGATTCACATGATGAATGTTTTTAGATTTTCAAAGCCAATGCTGGGCAAACTTCATGAATCACAAAGCATATCTAGGATCCGAACCTTTGGCATTGTTGCAATGAAAGATTTTGAAGAAAAGTTGTTTTTTGAGCTTGACAACGTTAGGGAAAAGAGATATTATATAGGTATAAATGAAGAAACACTAGAAAGTGACGAAGGGCTGTATACTAAAATCTTGACCAATATAAGCAACAAATCAGAAGATGGCGAAATTGATGTTTCATACGCAATTTATCCAACTAAGTATGATTACGACTTAGCTTATTGTGAACATTCAACACACTTTATTCAAACATAAAATAACACTTTACATTACCACAAATAGTGGTTATAATAGCTTTAGATATCGGGAACATTTGCTCGATATACTATACGTGCAATAGCACAAAATGACAAAAGGAGAAAATTAAATGTCAATCAACATGGAACTAATGAGAGAAAAGCTCTCAACCCTTCGGGGCGAAAACGAAAACAACAAGTCGGATGTATTCTGGCGCCCACCAGAGGGCGAGTCTATCATCCGAATCGTACCAACAGACGATGGGGACCCCTTCAAGGAGGTTCACTTTCACTATAATGTGCCCAACTATAAGGGCGGCATTATGTGCCCAAAACGCAATTTCGGCGATCGTTGCCCAATTTGCGACTTTGCTTCTTCAGTGTGGCGTGAAGGCGTCGACAACAATGATGAAGAAAGCAAGAAGCTGGCCAAGTCCTTGTTTGTTCGGGCCCGATACTTTTCACCGGTAATTTCTCGCGATGACGAGGATGCAGGCGTCAAGGTTTACGGCTACGGCAAGAAGGCTTATGAGCTTTTGCTGGGATATGTATTGGATCCCGAGTACGGAGATATCACAGATGCCGATGAGGGCACGGACATCGCAGTGACATATACCAAGCCAACGCGCCCCGGCGCATACCCTCAAACTAGCATGAAGATGCGACGTTCAACGTCGCCACTTCTGGAGGATCAGGAGCGAATCCCTGCCCTCTTGGATAGTGTGCCTGATATTATGGCACTATTCAAACGCTCGACTCCGGAGGAGATCGACCAAATCCTTGACGAATATTTGTCAGGAGACGCCAGTGCAGAGCAGCGATCAAGCGAGACCCACAAGTACGAAAAAGAAACAAATAGTGTGGACGCTGCTTTTGACGAGCTACTGGCTGGCTAATGTGCTAGTCCCGCAGGGAGGCACGGGGAACAGGTGCCTCATTTTTTATACCAATTAGAGGATTTTATGGCAAGAGCTAAAAAAGTAAAGGCCGGAAAGCTTTCTATGTCTGATATGCGCAAGCTCATCAACAAGAAGGCCGGCCAAAATGTAGCACATGATTTAACTGATGAGAACCCAACGTCAGTTAAGCAATGGATCCCCACCGGCTCTCGGTGGCTTGATTCAATTATTTGCCGCGGCAAACGTGCGGGTATTCCAGTAGGCAAGGTTTCGGAAATTGCCGGCCTTGAAGCGACCGGCAAGTCATACATGGCCGCGCAGATTGCTGCGAATGCTCAAAAAATGGGGATTGACGTTATCTATTTTGATTCTGAGTCGGCAATCGACCCGGCGTTCCTTGAGCGTGCTGGTTGTGATTTAAATAGCTTGCTGTACGTTCAGGCTGTTTCTGTTGAGTTTGTACTTGAAACAATTGAGGATCTGCTAGGAAATAATGAAAATCAGATGTTATTCATCTGGGATTCACTGGCTTTGACCCCAAGTGTTTCTGATGTTGAGGGTGATTTTAATCCACAATCTTCCATGGCAGTAAAGGCAAGAATCCTTGCCAAGGGCATGTCAAAACTCACAGTGCCAATCGCGGACACTCAGTCGACTTTTTTGGTACTAAACCAATTAAAGACGAATATTCCGCAAGGCCCAATGGCACGTATTGAGGCAATGACAACTCCATATATGACGCCCGGCGGAAAAGCGATGCATTATGCTTATTCTTTGCGAATTTGGTTGACTGGACGAAAAGCAAAGTCATCATACATTGAGGATGAGAATGGGTTTCGCATTGGCTCCGAAGTTAAGGCCAAGATCGAAAAGTCGAGGTTTGGTACTGCCGGCCGCAACTGTAACTTTAGAATCATGTGGTCTGACAGCGTTAGAATTCTTGATGAAGAAAGTTGGTTTAACGCAATTAAGGGATCCAAGCACTTGACTTCGTCCGGCGCATGGTACACGCTTGATATGGGCAACAACACCACAAAGAAGTTTCAACCATCTCGATGGGCTGATATTATTATGAATGATGAAAATTTCAGAGAGAGGGTGTTGAGCATAATGGACGAAGAGGTGGTTCTTAAATTCGAACTGCGAGAAGGAAAAGCATCAGATTTTTACGAGGATGAATCTGCAGATCAAACAACACAAAGTGCTTGACTTTTGCCTCCCCCAGAGTTATAATAATATATAACCTTGAGGGAGGTATTCGTTTATGAGAAACTATGGCTACGCATGTATTAATATGGGATTTTCAAATCGTCCCAAGTCCCAGCGCATCACAACCAATCGCACTATGATCAAGCGCACCTTTCAAGAAAAAGGTGTCGAATATGCTTCAGAGCTAGCTCTGCAGAATTTGCGCGATTTACGCAAGATCCTTGAATGGAATCTTGCTAACGATATTTACTTTTACCGATTGTCGTCAGACATCATTCCGTGGGCTAGCGAGTACAATTTACAGGACATGCCCAACTTTGGCGCTATCCATGCCGCGGCCCTATCCGCTGGTAATTTTGCGCGCCAACATAACATGCGCCTTACATCACACCCCGGCCCGTTCAATAAATTAGCCTCGCCCAAGGAGCGAGTATTTCAGCTCACCAAGACTGATTTGACTGTGCATGGCGATTTGTTTGACCTTATCGGTTTGCCACGCACGCCGTATGCCAAGCTCAATATTCACGTCGGCGCAGCCTACGGTGACAAGCCTTTTGCTCTCGACAATTTTTGTCGCAATTTTGAGCGCCTACCGGAAAATGTTCGTACCCGCCTCACCGTCGAAAACGATGACAAGCCGTCACTTTACTCCACACAGGAATTATATGACGGCGTGTACAAGCGCATTGGCATACCTATCGTGTTCGACTATCATCATCACATGCTGCATCCCGGCGGCCAGTCTGAGCAAGAGGCGCTTGAGCTAGCCCTTTCTACGTGGGGCGACATCAAGCCCGTCGTGCACTATGCTGAGTCCCGCTCCGTCGAGCACAACAATCCCAAGATCAAACCACAAGCACACTCAGACATGATTCGCAACCCTTTTGACGACTATGGCCACGATCTCGATGTTATGATCGAGGCCAAGCACAAAGAACTTGCATTGCTAGAATATCGCAAGCTTTCATTAGAGAAGGCCGCATGAATAAGATCGATCACATTGCTCTGACAACGCCTGAGCCACAAAAGTCGGCCGAATGGTATTGTGACCAATTTGGCGCAAGCCTCCTGTATTCTGATGAGACATGGGCCGTGGTTCAATTTGAGAACATCAAGCTAGCGTTTGTAACCAAAACACAGCACCCTGCCCATATTGCATTTGAGGTTGAAGAATTCGACCTTAATGAAAAAACCAAGAAACATAGAGACGGCACCACTTCTGTTTACAAAAGTGATCCGTGGAAAAATATTTACGAACTGATCCAATACGGAAATGAAAAATGAAAAGACTTTTAATTATCGATGGCCTAAATGCTTACCTGAGAGCCTATATCGTTGATCCTAGTTTATCTACAAATGGGCAACCAATTGGAGGTGTTAAGGGTTTCTTAAAAATCATCCAAAAGCTTATCAGAGAAATTAAGCCAGACAGTGTTTTTATTGCATGGGATGGGCCTAACGGCTCTAAAAAACGCAAGACAATGGACAAGAACTACAAAGAGGGTCGGAAACCGATACGCCTTAATAGATCTGTGCGCAATCTTACTGAAGCGGAGGAGTTGGAAAATAAAATCTGGCAACAAACTCGACTATTTGAGTATTTGAATTGTCTGCCCATAATTCAGGTTTTGATACCAGAAACAGAAGCAGATGATGTTATCTCCTACGTCACACAGCTGCCAGATTATGCAGATTGGCAAAAAGTCATAGTATCAAATGATCGAGATTTCCTACAATTGTGCGATGATAAGACTGTTTTATATCGGCCTGTTAAAAAAGAAGTTTACAACAAAAACAAGATTATTGAAGAGTATGGAATTCACCCTACAAACATGGCTCTGGCCCGGGCCATTGCTGGTGATGCTTCTGACAATCTGCCCGGCATTAAGGGTGTCGGTATGGGCGGTATAAAAAAACGGTTGCCTTTTTTGTCAGAAGAGAAGACTTTTACGTCGGATGATGTCATTGAATTTTGTGATAGTACGGAAAGTAAGTTAAAGTTTTACCAGAACATTGCCGAAAATCAAGAGATCGTGGATCATAATTATAAAATGATGCAACTTTATTCTCCTCAATTGTCCTATCAGGGCAAAAATAAAATTAAGTATGCAGTTCGGGAATTCGAATGTGAATTCAATAAGATAGAATTTATGCGTATGATGATTGAGGATGGTTTTGGCGAGTGGGACTGGTCAGAATTGAAACTTAAGATGAATTCCTTTGTCGTTGATAGGAACAAAATGACTAGTTAATCGTGTTGCATTATTGACAATCAAGCAATTAGTGTTATATAATATAATTCAAAGTGAGGGCACATGAAAGAGCAGGCTAGCTTCTCAAAATTTGGCACTTCTTTCCAAGAAGGGTTATGTCAACTTATATTCGAAGATCGACCGTTCGCAGATCAAATCATGGAAGTTTTGGATATCAATTTCCTTGAATTGGAGTATCTTCGGGTATTCGTCAGCAAGTTGTTTACGTATCGTGCAAAGTACAATCTTCATCCCGTCGCGGATACCATTGAAACAATCCTACAGACGGAATTGGAAAGTGAAAACGAGGTTACAAGACAACAGGCGATCGAGTACTTTGCTAAGATTCAAGAGAGCGGCTTACATGATTCGGAATACATCAAAGATACCGCTCTGGATTTTTGCCGAAAGCAAAAATTAAAGGAGGCAATGCTACGTTCCGTTAATTTGCTTAAAAAGTCGTCTTTTGATGAGATATCGAAAGTAATCAATGAAGCCCTAATTTTGGGTTCTGATACTAATTTTGGATATGATTATCTTGTCGATTTTGAGGAGAGATTCAAACCCAAGTTCAGAAACCCCGTTACAACTGGCTGGGACGAGATTGATTCCATCTGTGGGGGTGGCCTAGGGAAGAATGAATTGGGCGTAGTCATAGCCCCTACAGGCGCCGGCAAAAGCATGGTTCTTGTACACCTTGGCGCTCAAGCGGTGCTTCAAGGTAAGACTGTGATTCATTATACTTTAGAATTGCAAGATTCTGTAATCGCCAAAAGATACGATAGTTGCATAGTTGGGTACCCTCTTGGCGAATTGAGCAATTTTAAAGATGAGATTTTTGAAAACATCAAGGACATATCAGGACAGTTGATTATCAAAGAATACCCAACCAAGAGCGCCAGCACTAATACTATAAAATCACATCTATCGTCACTCATGAAGCGGGGCATTCAGCCCGGCATGATTATTGTTGATTACGGCGACTTGTTGCGGCCAGTTTCAATTCAAAAAGAAAAGAGAAACGAACTGGAAACAATTTACGAAGAACTACGTTGTATTGCTGGTGAATTTCAATGCCCTGTTTGGACCGCCTCTCAAACAAATCGCTCAGGCCTGAATGCCGAGGTAATAACAATGGAGTCAATTTCAGAAGCGTTTAATAAATGCTTTGTTGCCGATTTTATTTTCTCTGTATCGAGAACTATTGACGATAAAAGAGCAAATACTGGAAGAATTTTTATTGCTAAAAATAGGAATGGGCCTGACGGTGTCACATATCCAATATTTATGGACACAAGTGTTGTAAAAATTAAAGTCCTTTCAGAGAACAATAATGTAATTACATCTACGAACAATCAAACTGAAATAACTGCTGCTCCGCCATTGAGTGCGAAAGAGCAATCAGAATTATTAAAGAAGAAATACGCAAACTTTAGGAGGAAATAGTATGAATCTTGGTACCATAGAATCGGCGACTATTCGCCGCTTTCGTTTATCAGAAAGCTTTATTGAACAGTATAAGGAGAAAGAAGTCCCATGGGGACCCTTGGGGTATGTTACGTTTAAAAGGACGTATTCTCGCCGCTTGAGTGAATTTGATCCTGATACTTCTGGAACGGAAGAGTGGTACCAAACATGCCGACGCGTTATCGAGGGGATGTTCACTGTACAAAAGCAGCACGTGCGAACTTTAGGTCTTGAGTGGAACGATGCGAAAGCACAAAAAACCGCCAAAGATGCATATGACAGGCTTTTTACTTTGAAGTGGACCCCTCCCGGCCGCGGCCTGTGGATGATGGGCACCAAATTTATTGAGGAAAGAACCGGCGCCGCATTGTTTAACTGTGCTTTTAGATCGACGAAGGATATAGCTACAAAGGGCGGGTACCTTTTTGCATGGATTATGGATGCCTTGATGGTGGGGATAGGTGTAGGCTTCGACACCAAGGGCGCTGACTCAGCAATTATCAAAGAGCCAGAATGGACAAGCGAACTGCACACAATCCCAGACAGCCGAGAAGGCTGGGTAGAGTCGGTCAGAATGCTGTTGGATGGCTTTTACTTTGGTGCTAAAGTGCCACAATTTGATTATTCTGCCATTAGGCCGTTCGGCGCGCCAATCCGCGGCTTTGGTGGAACCTCAAGCGGTCATGGCCCCCTGAAAGAACTCCATGAGTCACTAACAGAACTATACAACTCTAGAGTTGGCCAGCCTATCACTTCAACAGATCTGGTTGACACGCAAAACCTTATTGGCCGTTGCGTTGTGTCTGGCAATGTGCGCCGATCGGCCGCACTGGCCATTGGCAGTCATGATGACATGCAATATCTCATGATGAAGAACGATCAGGAGAAACTATATCACCATCGATGGAACTCAAACAACTCCTTCCACGCAAAAGTGGGGATGGACTATACTTGGCATGCAGAGCAAAGTCAAATCAATGGTGAGCCGGGCTATATTTGGCTAGACAACGCCAGAACTCGCGGAAGATTTAAGGACGGCACAAAATACGATGATATTAACGTGGTTGGCTTCAATCCATGTGTTGAGCAACAATTAGAAGATGCTGAATTGTGTTGTTTGGTTGAGACTTATCCTGCAAAACATGAGGATTATGATGATTACCTTAAGACGCTCAAGATCGCCTATCTTTATGGCAAAACTGTAACGCTAATCAACACTCACTGGCCAGAGACAAATGCGATCATGTTGAAAAACCGAAGAATCGGATTGTCTCAGTCGGGTGTTGTTCAGGCATTTAATAAGTTCGGCCGCCGTGAAATTTTAAATTGGTGCGATAACGCCTATGATCACATTCGCGACTTGGATAAAGAATATTCTAACTGGCTGTGTGTTCCAAGATCGATCAGGATGACTAGCATTAAACCTTCGGGCACTGTTTCCCTGTTGAATGGGTCGACCCCGGGGATTCACTTTCCTGAAAATGAATATTATATTAGACGAATTAGATTTGGAAAAGATTCAGATTTACTTGACAATTTGAAAGAAGCCGGCTATACTATTGAAAATGATGAGTATTCTCCGAATACCGTCTGCGTGGAGTTTCCAGTGCATGAGCCATACTACGTAAAAGGTAAAAGGGATGTTTCCTTGTGGGAGCAGCTTGAAATTGCAGCACAATACCAACACTATTGGGCCGACAACTCCGTTTCAATTACTGTGACATTTAAGCCTGAAGAGGCACATAATATAAAAGAGGCACTTGAAATGTATGAGACAAGACTAAAGGCTGTATCGTTCTTGAAATATGAAGAAACGGGATACAAACAGGCGCCATATGAGCCAATTAGCAAGGAACTTTATGATAAGATGGTGAGTAGAATTAAGCCAATTAGTAGAGTTGATACCGATCAAGGCGGCGTTGGTTCCAAATTTTGCACAAATGATTCGTGCACGATAATGTGAGGTGTTAGTTGGGAAATTTTAATCATTTGATGGACGCGAGGTTTTTAAAGAGAAGGTGCAAGGCAAATGGAAACGAGTGTTACTGGATTCCTGCAGGAAACGTAAGGTCAACTCAAGGCAACAATGTACACATGACCATGTACTGCAGGCATTGTAATACCAGAGAAGATATCTTTTTGACTCAAAAAGAATATAAGATACACGAAAACACAATTTTAAAAGAGGTAAAAAATGAAATTTAATCCTGTAAACAGACATGTTTGGGTAGAGGTGCAACAGGAAGCAGCTAGTCCCGAACAAAGCGATATTTTACTCCCGGAGGAATACACGCAAAAAAAGACCCCCTTTACAACTTGTAGGGTTTTAAAATCTGCCCTAGACTGTAATTTGATGTTGTTGGAGGGCGATCTTGTGATTGTTGATACTAACATGGTCCAAGAACTGAAAAATGGCTCCGACGTTTTTACAGTTGTTTTGGAAAACTATGTCTATGGTGTGCTGCAAGATGTGGCCCAATCATGAAATTAAGTTTTACAAAGTTGATAATTGAATATGACTCCGAGGCCCACGGAAGAAGGATACTGGACCTGCTTGATTCTATTAACATTGTAAAATTTCAGGCAAGCATCGAGGCCCCCTCGACTAAGGGTTATTTTTGTATAGGTGGAACCGATCCTTCCACCTTAACAGATGCCATCTCTTCGATTATCGACCACAAGAAAGAAATTGAGGGTGAATAGTACCCTACATAATTTATTCTACGATGAAATAGTGATCGGAGCCTCTCTGGGTGCACTGATGTATTCTTTCACCACAGGCGCCCCAGTGTTTTCTGTGGGCAACAATAAGCCACACAAATTTGATTATTTTAAAGATAAACAAGATATAGATTTTTTACTGGATCCGCCAAGAACCCTTAACACCCCGTCGGGGCCTCTCTCGCTAGGTCAGCAAAAATTGGCCCTGTGGGAGAAGCTGTATTTTATATTGAATCTTTGTGGGCTTATGCCGACGGCTCACATTGCAGATTCGCTAAGATTCACGGAAAACGAACTGAAGATATTTAACGAATACTCAAAAATCACAACAGTCAATTTTAACAAAGCAGTTGTGTTTGACGGTCAAAAAACTAATCTAAAAATTAAGAAAGAGCCAAATCGTTTTTTGATACTTGATTGGATATCTATACACTCAGGCGGCCGCCATGATGTTGATTTGATTGAGACGGAAGATCAATTTGTTTCAAAACTTTGGTTTTATGATTCAGCAAGGGTGCCGTCAAAAATTAAAGATATGTGCGCCATTTCATTTATTGACGAAAGCGACCTTGATGCTTTTGAATGCTCAGATACATATGCAAGATTTAAGGCGGAAGATGTAATGAAAAAACATGGAATGCGCGGTGCCTCAAATGGAGTCGATAAGAAAACAGGCAAAAATAAATATTATGCGATTAAGACATCATGCTTAAGACGCGATAGGTTCCCACTTAATTCGCCGGACATTGTGGAAAGTGCATCAATAGTAAATAATAAAAAATCTGAATCTGATCTACTCATAGGCATGGCGCCAGCAAATGATAAAATTGCAAATACTGTGAGAAAATTATGCATTTAGCGGGTATTGTGCCAGTCGCCGGCGCAAAATTTAACTTTGGCTTCGATTGGCACGATTGCTTGATGCCCCTCGATCAAAACTACACAGCGATTGAGAGGGCAGTTTACGAGTGCGCCATGGCCGGATGTCAGACAATTTGGGTGGTTGCAAATAATGATATGCAACCGCTTATTAAAAGCAGGGTGGGCGAATGGATTCAAGATCCGGTTTGGTATGGCCGCACACATGATCGATATCCGACCGAATCTAGAAAAGAGATTCCAATCTACTACGTGCCGGTCCACCCAAAAGATCGTGATCGTCGCGACAGCCTAGGCTGGAGCATACTTTATGGGGCATATGTGTCATACACCACCTCTAATTCTATTAGTAACTGGCTAACTCCCCATAAGTATTATTGCGCTTTTCCTTACGGAGTTTATGAGCCAAATGAAATAAGGTCATACCGTGCGCAAATAATAGATCCAGAAACAAACGTGATTATAAATTATAACGGAAAGACGGTAAAAGATAACGAATATCTTGGATTTACGTTTAATGGCGAGGACTTTAAAAGATGCAGGAGCCACGTCAACGACAGCACCACTAGAAGCTATCACCCGCCAGCGCCCGGCGATAAGTATCCGACCCAGCGCCTCTCTGCGGAAGAAAGGTGGTCTGCTAGAAATTTTGATCTCAAAACCGTCTTTAATGAGCTAACATTGGAAAAAAAAGAAATTATTTCTCTCCCGTGGTACTTCCCTATCGATTCTTGGAGTAATTATAGAGAGTACATCGCTAGTGAATGCAGTATTGCTCTCCCTAGCGAATCTTTTAGGAAGACAACAAAGAGAAATAAATTACATGAAAAAGTTTCAGAAAGGTGATCTTGTCAGGTTCCCGGCCCCGATGGGCCTTCCTGACGTATTTCCAATCAATGAAACAAAAGTAGGTATACTCATAAAAAAGGTTGACAAGTTGCCCGAAAAAGGATATTATCTATATGATAGATGGGTTGTTCTCTGCGGGGATGAAGAACACATCGTAACGGAATCACTCCTCGAAAATTTAAACCCAGTTAATAAAAAAAAGAAACAGGAAAAAGATGAAGAATAGAACCAATTCAGAAATAAAGTTTGTAGGACTACACGCCCACAGTGTTGCCGGCTCGCTTTTTGATGCTATCGGATATCCGCAGGCCCATATGGATTTTGCATACGATAATGGCTGTGATGCCTTGGCTCTCACTGACCATGGTAACATGAATGGTTTGGCATATCAAGTGTTGCATGCCAAGAAGATGCAAGAGGCCGGCAAGAAATTTAAGCCTATTTTTGGATGCGAAGCGTACTTTACGCCGTCGATATCTGAGTGGCGTGAAGCGTATGAACAAGCCATGGAAGACAAGAAGGCAGCTCGCTCAATAAAGAAAGACGAACAATCCGGCGCAACCGTCGAAGATGAGGGCAACAGCAAAAAAACACAAGACATTTTGCGCCGCCGTCGCCACCTTGTTCTGTTGGCGCAGAACCAGACTGGATTAAACAACCTATTTAAATTAGTATCGGAATCTTACAAGGCTGAGAATTTTTATCGATATCCCCGTATTGATTATGCGCTTCTTAAAAAATACAATGAAGGTATCATTGCTTCCTCTGCTTGTCTTGGCGGGGTGTACGCTGGAAACTATTGGGAAAATAGAGAAGAGGGCCCTGAAGCAGTGCTCGACGCTATGCGTGAGTCCACTCGACGTATGGTCGACATTTTCGGTGATAGGTGGTATGCCGAGATACAATGGAACAACATCAACGAGCAGCATGAACTTAATCAATTTGTAATTCAAGTTGCTCAAGAGTTTGGCGTTGGACTGATCACAACAGCCGACAGCCATTACCCCAACCCTGACGCTTGGAAGGACAGAGAGCTTTACAAGCGTCTTGGTTGGCTTGGTAAAGGCCGGCCCTCATGGGCCGATGAGGAATCTGAACTTCCGGATGGAGTTGAAGAAATTGGATATGAGCTTTATCCAAAGAATGGCGATCAAATATGGCAAAGTTATAAAGATTACTCAAAGTCAACCGGGTTTGAGTATGATGACGATGTTGTGTTGAGCAGCATCCAAGAGACGCATCGAATTGCGTTCGATAGAATCGAAGACTTCCTGCCAGACAACACGGTACGATTGCCTGAATTTGTTGTGCCGGCAGGATTTACAGCTACACAGGCGCTTGTAAACTTTGCACTTGAGGGCTTGAAAGAGAGGGGTCTACATAAAAACAAGAAATACACTGACCGCCTTAAGATGGAATTGAACACGATTGATGAGCGTGGCTTTTCAAAATACTTTTTAACAATGAAATCTATCGCCGATGTGGCTGCCAGCATGATGCTAGCCGGCCCGGGCCGCGGCTCAGCCGCAGGTTCTCTTGTTGCCTATGCGCTGGGCATCACCCAAATTGATCCAATCAAGCATGGCCTTCTATTCTCAAGATTTTTACGCTCTGATGCGACCGATTATCCTGATATTGACTATGATGTATCCGACAGCATGGCACTCAAAGAGAGGCTGGTTGAAATGTGGGGCGAAGACTGTGTAGCTCCAATTTCCAATTGGAACACATTGCAGCTCAAAAGTTTAATTAAGGATATCTCAAAATTATATGGAATTCCGTTTACGGAGGTCAACACCGTCACCTCTGTTATGATCCGTGAAGCCACGCCCGAGGCCAAGAGAAAGCATGGTGTTCGTGCTGGTGTCTATAACCCAACTTGGGAAGAGGTCATGGAGTTTTCCCCATCACTGCAGGCATACTTACAGAAGTATCCTGCCGTTAAATCTCACGTTGAGGGATTGGTTGGTCAGGTCCGCTCTTGTTCTAGACATGCCGGCGGTGTTGTTATCGCTGAAGATCTGGACCAAAGCATGCCGCTCATTAACTCAGGCGGTGTGCGACAGGCGCCATGGTCAGAGGGCCAGAACGTCCGACACCTTGAGCCAATGGGTTTTATTAAATTTGATTTGCTTGGGTTGTCGACCCTTAAGATGATGGAGGGCTGCATTGAACACATCCTTCGTCGTCATCACAATATCGAAAATCCCACGTTTGAAGACGTTAGCAATTACTATGCAGAGAATCTCCACCCGGATGTGTTGAATTTTGATAATCAAGAGGTATATGAAAACATCTTTCATGCCGGCAAGTGGGCTGGTATCTTCCAGTTTACCGAGCAGGGCGCCCAGAAATTTTGCACCAGAGTTAAGCCACGCAATATTATCGACTTGTCTGCCATCACCTCTATCTATCGCCCCGGCCCATTAGCTGCCGGTGTGCATGATGAATATTTGGAAGCAAAAGAAAACCCACAATACATTAAGTATCTGACCGACGAGGCAAGAGACATCACGCAGGAGACGTTCGGATTCCTAATCTTTCAGGAGCAAATTGCGCTATTGGCAAACAAGCTTGGTGGCCTAAGTTTGGATGAAGGCAACATGCTGAGAAAGGTGTTGACCAAGAAGGGAACAGGTAAGGGAGGAGTAAAAGATCAGCTTAGGATCAAGTTCACTAGCGGCTGCGCAAAGAAAGATATCAGGCTAGACGACGCAACTTCATTGTGGAATAAATTTGAATATTTCTCTGGCTACGGCTTTAACAAGTCGCATGCGGTTTCATACAGTGTAATATCGTTTCAATGCGCATGGTTGTGGAATTACTATCCTGCCGAATGGATGGCAGCATTCTTGGACAAGGAGCCCGAGGTTCGAAAAGAAAAGGCAATAAATATTGCCCAGAAGTATGGTTTTGATATTGCGCCCTTGGATATTAACAAGTCCGGTACCGTATGGGAAATCAGCGATGATGGCAAGACTCTGATCCAACCATTAACATCCATTAAGGGTTTGGGCTTGTCCGCTATTGAGCAAATTCTTAATTGTCGCCCTTTTAATGATGCAGAGTCTCTGCTGTTTAACGACGAGGTTGTCTATAGCAAACTAAATAAGAAATCTCTTGATGCTCTGTGTCGAGGCGGGGCACTTGATAACCTTATGGACGAGAGATTCACAGGCAGAAAGCACTTCTGGTCAGCATGTGTGGTTGACAGACCAAAGAATCTTAAGAAGCTTGGCGAAAATATAGAAACATATCGACCCGAAGGTGATTTTAGCGAAGAGGAGATTATACAATTTAAAACCGATTTGACGGGCATATTCCCAATCAATCTTGTAATCGGTGCTGACACAATTGAGCGACTCAATGAGAAATTTGTCCCACCAATTTCTGAGTTCGACGAAGATCTTCAGGTGTGTTGGTTTATACCTCGAAAAATTATACCAAGAAAAACAAAGAATGGCAAACTGTATTGGATTGTTGAAGTTATCGACAGCAACAATAATTTGACAAAGATTCGCTGTTGGGGAGTGAAGCCCGAAAAAGATAAGATTAATTTAAATCGACCTTACATGGCGAGATTAAATTACGATGAAAATTGGGGCTTTTCAACCTACGCGATTGGCAAAACATTTAGACTATTAGCATAAGGAGAAACAATGTCGTCTAAGAAAAATCATGATAGAAAAAACAACAAGAAGAAAAAGAAGACAAGCATCGGCTCAAGTCAATTAACAAAATATGGCACACCCGGGCCCCATGGTGGTAACAAGAAATACAAAAAGAGGTACCGAGGCCAAGGAAAATGAGAGGCCTTAAGGACAGAATTACTTCATCTTTTATATTTGCATATGTCGCCGCGGCGGTTATATTAGGAATAGGAATAGAAATAATTGCTGAAAATTTTAGAAATGCCAAGGAGGCAAAATGAATGATAAAACACAGAAGATCATGTTCAGCTCAAAGTCAAACGAATGGGAGACTCCGAAAGATTTTTTTGAAAAACTAAATTGGAGATTTGGGCCCTTCACCCTTGATCCGTGCGCTAGCGAGGAGACTGCTAAGTGTGTAAAATATTACACTGCCAATGATGACGGACTTAGCAAAGATTGGGAAAATAACACGGTTTTTGTAAACCCACCCTACGGCAGGGAAATCAACAGTTGGATCAAGAAAGCTTTTGACGAGAGCAAAAATGAAAACACAACAGTTGTAATGTTAATCCCTGCGAGAACGGATACTCGATACTGGCATGATTATGTGATGAAGGCAAAGGAAGTACACTTTGTTAAAGGCCGGCTCAAATTTGGCGACTCAAGTAATTCAGCGCCATTTCCATCGGCAGTCGTGGTGTTCAGCAACACCGCCGACTCCGGAAGCAACTACGGCGATTATCCTAAAACATATACGATGAGTCGCTGATTGTAATGTCTTTTGTTTCGCAGAATCACAAGTTGTGCTTCATACACGTTCCAAAAGCCGGCGGCAGCAGTATATCTGAGGCGTTAAAAAAATCCGTGCCGGCTGTAATTTATTCACGTAAACGACAATTTGGATCTGAATACCCGGATCCTTATCGTTGGTCGGGTAGTGGCCATCATACAATTCTTGATTATCAACAAGAATTTAAAAGATCGCCCGACTGGTCCTTTGCGATTATTAGAAATCCCTATGAGAGATGCGTGTCCGCATTTATGGTGCATTCTGATTATGGAAAGAAATATTATTCACAAGGTGCTACTGATGAAAGAATGTTGCATGAATGGGAAAAATATTTGATATTTTGTGAAAACTGGAACAAATCAAGGTCAAAAATTTTCCGGCGCAATAATAGTACGTTGGATTCATCTTATGGATTCTTTCATTCTGGCCCGGCAATTCATATGCTGCCATCTCATTATATGATATCAATCGAGGATAAAATTGCAGTCAACAAATTGGTGGCTATGAGGGATATACATAAAATACCATCAATCGTTGAACATCATACGGGAATTAAAATTTTTAATATTCTTCACGAGAACAAATCTGATTCAAAAAACTTTTATGATTTATTTTTAACTAATGAAAATAAAAGAATCATTGAAAGGATTTATGGGAAAGATTTTGAACTTTACGAGAGAGCACATGAATAGAGCACAAAAAAGAAAACTTAAAAAGCAGGCAAAGAATAGTGAGATGCTAGCCGAACAGATGAGCCTTTTTGAGAAATTACCAATTAAATGTAATGTTTGTGAAAAATCATTTGACAAAACCGATAGAGAAATGGTATTCTCTTGGAAGGTTGTCGTGAAAGAAAAGGAACAGGTCGTCAGACTATTTTGCCCCGACTGTCATGACATTGCAACAAAGGTTGTAAACAATGCTGATTGAAAATTTAGATTTAAAAACATTTAAAAACTTAAGAAGTGATGGCACCCCTTCCCTAATAAAGTTTTATAGCAATGGTTGTCACTATTGTCACAAGTTGTCCGGCCTATTGGAAGGCATTGCGGAAAATTTTCCAGATTTAAAATTCTACAAAATCAACATTGACAAATATCCAACAATGCCCAAGGCACTAGGCTTCAGCGGTGTGCCGACAATATTGCTTTATAATGTTGTTCCGAACAAAAAATATTATTTTTTTGAAGAACCAGATTTTCCAAACAACCACACATGGTATAGCAAACTATACATCGAAAGAAATATAAAAAAATATTATGGAGAAATACAAAAATGAAATTAAATTTATATTACGCTGCAACAAACCACTACCGCTCAAAAGCACAAGAAGCTTTGGTCGCACTGGAGCTGTTCTTCAATGATCCGACAGCAGTTAGCGGACATACAGATTATGTTGCAGAAATCCAAAAATGGACCAACACTTTAACTGACTGTGAACGCGCCTTGGAAACTCTTAACAAGTACTTCGGCGCACAAGTAGAGGCGGCTCAAAACCCGCCACAGGACGATTAATGAAACTCACAGAGTGTTTAAGTTATGATGATGTCTTGTTGGTGCCTCAGTACTCTGACATTCAATCTAGATCTGAAATTAACATCGGCGTGAATCTCGACGGGCATCATGTTTTTTCACTGCCAATAGTTGCCTCACCGATGGATACGGTTACTGAGGCGGCCATGGCCATTAAGATGGGCAAACTTGGAGGCATGGCTATCCTACATCGATATAATACCATTGAGGAACAAGTCGAATTAGTAAGAAACGTACGCGCAGAACTCCCGGCAGATTTGCCAGTGGCTGCAGCAGTCGGTGTTACTGGTGATTATCTTGAACGCGCCACCGCTATAGTTGATAATGGCGCCAGCATATTATGTCTAGATATAGCTCATGGCCACCATTCTTTAATGAAGGATGCGCTGTTTACACTTAAGACAAATTTAAGCGATGATGTACATATTATGGCCGGCAATGTTGCAACAAGGGAAGCCTTTGAAGACTTGGTAGTCTGGGGCGCAGACAGCGTGCGTGTGGGGATAGGCGGCGGCTCAATATGCTCAACAAGAATACAAACTGGCCATGGAGTATCAACGCTGCAGTCCATTATAGATTGTTCGAAAGCCAGCCACTCTAGTGGCGTTGCGATTATTGCAGACGGCGGTATTAAGAACTCTGGCGACATGGTAAAAGCTTTGGCTGCTGGTGCTCACATGGTTATGGTTGGCTCTTTGCTGGCCGGAACAACCGAGACACCGGGAGAGATTATCAAAAACAAGGATGGTAGGGAATACAAGGTATATCGTGGCATGGCCAGCAAGGAAGCTCAAATGAAGTGGCGTGGTAAGACTAGTTCACTGGAGGGAATCTCAGCATTTGTCGCCAGCAAGGGCCCGCTAGCGCAGGTCGTCAACGAACTAGAGACGGGCATAAGATCGGGGTTTTCTTATTCGGGCGCCCGCTGCCTGAATGAATTACACGCAAACGTTAAATTCATCAAACAAACAAACGCCAGCATCAGTGAAAGCAGCACGCATATTTTGAAGAGTAACTAATGTCAGATATTGAATATGGCAAGCAACAAAAAAGAATTATATTCAACGAGTCGGATCATCGACATGCGAAGCTAAAAATTCAATTGAAGCATGATGGCATGTCCCAAGCGACATTTTTTCGATCAATTATTACAGGCTACCTCAATAAAGATTCTAGAATTATTGATTTTATTGAGGATTATAGAAAGGAAAACAAAATACAAAGCAAGGACAATATCAAAAAATCAAGAAAATTAATTGACGAAGGTATTGAAAATGCGAAAAAATTCTCATTTGAGGATAGTGAAATAGAAAACATATTCGATCTAATAGAAAAGGAGTATCCAGAATTATGAATAAGATAGGTGAAATTGTAGCACATTTTTCAAAGAAAAACGACATCATCAACTTTGGTGTCATTGTCAATCAAGAAAAGAGAGAAGAGACCGATTGGATTAAAGTCAAGTGGACCAACAGAGAATTCAGCCCAGATGACGACATTCTGTCCGAGGAGTTGTGGATCTCAAAAGGTGATGTGGAGATTGTCGAACCGTTTGGCCTGATTAGTGATTTGCATTTAGCAATGATTGAGCAGGCTAAGGTACATTTTGTAAGAAATGAAAGGCAATAGATCTGTGGACGGCCTTCGGCCTTGTTCACGAAAATGTATATCTTCGAAAGTGTCCTGTCCCGCTAAAGACTGCCGGCAGTGGATAGATTATGAGGAAGATTATAACTGTTGTCTCATAACAGTTTTTAATCACGGCCCCCTCACCTTAAGAGAGGTTTCTCTAAGAGTTGGTGTCACCTTTGCTAGGATCAAACAAATTGAATCCAAGGCGTTAAAAAAAATTAAAAACATTCTATCTGACGAAAACCCGTTTTTTTAGCTTTTTAAACATGGGGACACTATTTAATACAGAACACGTTAAAGGAGTTTTAAATATTATGAGTAAAAAGTTATTAAGCGAAGCAGAATTTAGAAAATTCGCTAAATTAGCTAATCTCGAAACACTTGCCGAGAAGAAGATTGATGAAATCTATGCGGCAGACGAGGAGCCTGTTGAGGAAGAAGTTTCATTCGACGATGAGGAGACTCTCGAAGAAGAAGAAGAACTTGAGACCGAGGAGATGGACCTTGATGCCGATCTTGGGGGAATGGAAGAAGAGCCGCCAGTTGATGATGTGCCTGAGCCTGTGGATGATTTAGATGCAGGTGGTGAGGTTATGCTGTCGACAGAAGATGCTCAAAGCGTTGCCGCGGCATTGCCGGCAATGGAAAAAATTGCTGCAGCAGTAGGCGAAGGCGAGGATGAATTGCCCGGCGAGCCAGAAGCTGAAGTAGATTTGGATGCGGAACTTGGAGGGGGTGAGGAAGAAGAAGTTCCCATGCAAGAAGAAGAAAGCGACGAAGTAGAACTCAACGAAGAAGATTTAATCGAAGTTGTAGCCCAACGGGTGGCACAGCGTCTCCAAAAAGAAAAGAACATGGAAGACGTGGTATCACAACTTGCAGAGAGAATTCTTAAAAAGTTGGAAAATTAATTTGTCAATCAATTAACGTGTTATAGATGCCACTGTTTTTGCTTGACAGTGGCATTTTTTTATGATATAATGTGCTAGCTATGGAAATGTTTTTATATACTGTTTTGGTTTTTATTTTTGGTATTGTCACCGCTAAAGTTTTTGGTGGATTATTTTCTCTAGGACTGTCGGTTGCGATCATAAGAAACGCAGTAGAGACCTCTTTGAGGCTGCTGGGCGCCGCCGCTGTTGATATGGCATACATCAAGCAAATTAAATATAAAACCTTGATAGAGTGCGGCGAGTCAGAGAAAAATATTGACGCGCTTTGCCATATTCAAGAAGAAGAATTTAGCCGCTGGAAAAGGCAAAGCATTCAGAATATAAAGTCTACCTTATCTGACAGATATGAATTTATGGCCGATTTTAGCGACTGGGAACAAGCAATGGAGAAGCTGAGTGAGATTTATAAAAAAAACAATTAAAGATATTATAAAAGAAGTATTGGAGGACAACGGAGCCCAAAAGGAAACTAAAGCTGATGATGAGAAGAAAATATCTATCGTAACAGCCGGCGACTTGTTGGGGGATTTAAAAATAACAGACGACGCAGTACACAGAATCGGGCTATTTTCTGATTTAGATGCTGAAAAGACAGCAGACATTGTGTACTCGCTACTACAATTCATGCCAACGGAAAATAAGAAAGAAGAAGAAAGGAAGCCAATCGAATTTCACATTTCAACATACGGCGGCTGCGCTGACGATATGTTTGCAATTTATGATCTTATGAAAAAGGTGCAGGACTTGGAACAAGAGATTCACACCACTGGCTGGGGCAAGGTTATGTCAGCCGGGGTGCTTCTATTGGCTTCTGGTACAAAGGGTAAGCGCCAAATAGGCAAAAACTGTAGGGTCATGATTCATGCTGTTAATGCGGGAAATGCTGGCGCCTTGCACGATCTTGTTAACGAGATGGAGGCGATCCAAAACATTCAAGAGATGTACATCGATGCACTTGTTAACGAAACTACGATGACAAAAACTCAGCTAAAAAAGCTGATTGAGAAAAAGGTGAATGTTTATTTGTCTGCCGAAGAGGCTGTTGAGTTGGGTATCGCTGACGTGATTGTTTAGGAGGATATGGCAATGGCAACTATTAAGGGATGGCATGCTTCTTTAATTGTAGATAAGATTAAAAGAACATTTGATGAGAAGGGGTATGTTTTTTTTGACGGAAATATTTCATGGAACGTTAATATTGTGGGTGTGAGGAATTCAAACCCAAAAGCCAATAGGTTTGATGACATGCTATTGGCTATATACCGCAATGGTCGCAAAAAATGGGAAGTGCGAACCTATCAAATAACGACGGATCCCGGTAAATACTGGCTAAAGAAGCCGATGAATGTTGCCGGCACAGCAATTGTCGTTCCGAATCAATACAGATCAATTTATAAAATTGGCAAGCACAGGGGAGTTTATGAAGCACTTGTGCAAACCGGCGGCCCTATATCTGTATATCGCGACTCAGATAAGGATGAAATTCTAGACATGGAGCCAGATACAGTAACTAGTGGGTACTATGGAGTGAATATCCATAAATCCGGCCGTGTCGAATCGACTAAGGTAGAAAAATGGTCTGCCGGATGTCAAGTTTTTGCGAGAGCTTCTGAGTTCTCTGATTTTATGAAACTAATTAAGAAGTCTGGAAGTTTATATGGTGACACTTTTTCTTACACCCTAATTACTGAAGAAGATTGGAGTATGATAGCGTGAGTCTTGAAGAATTAATATTAAAACATCACGGTAAAGACTTTACGCTCAATCAATTAATTGAAATGGTCGAGCAGGTCGTTGACTCGGGCTTGATTACGGAGCGAGAGCCAGCACCCGAGAAGATTCAAGACAAAGAATTGTCCGTAACGATGCCCATTATTCGAATATCAGAAAAGATGTGGGGTAAGGAAGGTTCACAAGATCGGGAAATTATCCAAAAGCTCCTAGGAAGAATTGTTCAATACGGCACAACTCTAAAGGATAAGATTGATTTAATTAACGATTTCCTAACCAACCCGCCACAAACAGATGATGTTTCCGAAATTTTAACTAACATTGTCCTGTTGGACACCTTGACCAATATTATGGTGCACTTCAATGCATCTGCTGCCGGTTTTACATTTGAAGGATTTTTGTCGGCGCTCTTGTCCGGACAGCAGGTGCCGGCAGGTACTGCTGGAATTCAAGACCTAATCGACGCAGACGATAATCCGATAAGCTTGAAGCTGTTGACCGAGAAGCCGGGCGATGTACACGGCAGCTATAGAGATCTGGTGGATCACTTCATTGATCCCGGCGCCGCCAAGCAAGATCCGGAGAGCGGCCAATATGTTGGTAGCGCCGGCGCCGAGGGCAAGATGACCTATGTTGTCGCCCTTAAGTCGTTTAGGGAAAAAGAGGCAGGAGAAAAACTAAAAGGAAAAGAATACATCAGATTTTTCCAATTTGATTTTACCGCAGAAACATTCTTTGAATCGCTGGTTAGCAACAAAAACAATGTGCCCCTGCTTCTTTTGCCGAAAGATCTGAATGCTGCCCCTGAAATTGGTGGCGAGATGGAGACAGAACAAAATGTCGATTTCCTCTCTGATGAACAAGTAGCCAACCTTCATGGAACATCAAAGAAGGTGTATAATTATCTCGTATCGGTGTATGATGCAAGCTATTTGAATCAGGTTCTGCCCACGATTGAACTTAAGCCATCTGCCGGCGGCAAAAAGATGATAATCGTGTCCAAAGAGACAGGCGAGCCACTCAAAAGAAGTGACGTTGAGCTGCCACCAGCGGATCCACGCAGAAAGCAAGTAGCACAAAGGGGACACGAAGGATACAGGTCTTATGCCGAATCGGTGAACATATTAAAAGCCGCCCTCGCGCGAAACAAGAATGAATTTTGGACTCTTATTTCTAAAACTTCTGGCTATACCGGTGCAGCCGGCGAAACGCAATTTATTATTGGCGCAAACTACTATAAAGAAAAGGGCTATGATAAAGATGGCTTTGGCTATGTTGGAATTATCTACGTCGGCCGTCAAGCGGTCACAGAATTAGCCGAGAGATATGCTGATGTTCTTAACCAGCAGATTTTTGATCTATTCTCAAAAGTGCAAAATCTCTCAGAGCAGATCAATGCCTATTTTGTCGCCGGCGACAAATCAGAGGGCATTGCCGCGGCAAACACAGCAGGCACAATTAAGTCAGAAACTGAAGATTATATGAAAAAAACTAAATCATAGTTCTTGACATTGTTGCATTATTTGATTATAATACTTATACCACGGAGGGAAAGTGCCACAAGTAAAATATGATAATGAGGAATCTCTACAAAAAAAGATTCTCGAAGGCGCAAACGTTCTTGCAGATAACGTTGCTGCCACCCTAGGTCCTCGCGGCCGAAACGTAATTCTACAAGAGAAGAACAAGGCACCGTTCATCACAAAAGATGGAGTTACTGTTGCCAAATTCGTGTTCTTTGATGATTTGATTACGAATTCAGGCGCACAAATTATTAAACAAGCGGCCATTAAAACCAATTCTGATGCCGGTGATGGTACTACGACATCAACCGTAATTACACGCTCTTTGTTGAACAATGCTCAAAAGTATATTACATCCGGTGTTTCTCCAATTGAACTCAAGCGTGGCATGGATCTCGCTAGTCACGCCATTTGCGATCGATTGACTGAGCTATCTCAACCCATAAAGAGCGTTAATGACATTTCGCACATTGCAACTATTTCCGCCAACAATGATAAATCAATCGGCGATTTGGTCGCCATGGCAGTCGATCGTGTTGGTAAGGATGGCTCCGTAACCATTCAAGAGGCCAGAGCCGTCGAGACAACTTTGGATATTGCCGAAGGCTTCAATTTCGATGCCGGGTACTGTGCTGGTGCGTTTGTTACCGACGAACGCAGAGGGGTGATGAGTTATGTAGATCCGCTCATACTCGTCACGGATGCTAAAATCTCAACGGTCGAACAGATTTTGCCAACCCTTGAGTTGATTTCGCGTGAAGGCCGGCCCCTAATTATAGTGGCCGAAGACATTGAGGGTCAGGCATTGGCCGCGCTAATTATGAATGCAATGCGTGGCACTCTACAGGTTGCTGCGATTAAGGCTCCGCGCTACGGCGAAGAGCGCAGAAACATTCTGAGCGATTTGGCGTTGTCTGTGAATGCGGAATTTATCACAAGAGAGTCCGGTATCAAGCTAAGTGAAGTTAAACTAAAGCATTTCGGATCTGCTGATAGCATTGAATCAACAAAATATAATACTACAATCGTAGGTGCAAATAGCGATCATGTCAAGGTCGATGAAAGAATCCAAATCTTAAAAAAAGAACTAAACGAGACCGAATCAATTCATGAGTGCGAGGCAATTCAAGACAGAATCACAAGATTGGCATCAGGCGTGGCGGTAATTTATGTTGGCGCTCACACTGAAATTGAGATGATTGAAAAGAAACACAGAATTGAAGATGCTCTGGAGGCAGTTAAGTCTGCTCAAGCCGAGGGCGTTGTTTCTGGTGGTGGCACTGCGCTCATTCGCGCATGTAAAGATCTAGACATCGAAGTAGAGAACGAAGAGCAGCGGCTTGGCGTTAATATCGTGCTGGAGTCGGCCTTTAGTCCGATCCGTCAGATGGCAGCTAATGCTGGCGAATCGGCTGATTTAATTATTAAGGAAATTGAAGTATCGGATGTTGAATCTGGTTATGATTTCCGAAGCAGGAAAATGGTAAACATGGTTGAGTCGGGGATTATTGATCCGGTCAAGGTTACAAGGTGCGCACTGCAAAATGCAATTTCAGTTGCCGGCACACTAATCACGACAAACCACGCCATTGTTCAAGTGTAGGAGCCAAGGAGGTATCGATGAAAATAGGAGACTTATATTACGTACCGCAGAACGTCACGCTAATGCAATTTGAAGAAACCAGTAACAAGGACGCCACCCCAATCGCATATTATAAAACTGATAAACCAATTAAAGTGGTGGTGGTTGAAAGATACGATAATGATATCGCCGAAGTGTTTTATAATGGCCAAAGGTGGTGCGTCAAGGGTAAAAATTTATATTTATTGGAGGAAAAATGCCCGTTGTAAAATTTACTGAGATAGCGAAAGATTTAAATATTACCGAAGGTAGAACATATAAACTTAGAGAGGTTTATATCAACTCTGAGCATGTTGTACTCATGCGCGAGGATGATCATTCTTTGAAACTTTTGAATGAAGATCAACTGCCTTCTGGCCTCGACAGAAGGCAGAGGTTTACACGAATTTCTTTGCAAAAGGGCTCTTCCGGTCAAGAAATTGTTGTCGTCGGAACACCCGAGATGGTAGAGAAAAAGCTCTTCTCGGCCGGAAAGAAGGTCATCAGGGGGTAATATGTCAAACCAAAGATTAACAGTCCAATATTCGATACGCGCCGATGAGATGGACGCAGAAATTAAAAGACTCATGATAAGGTCTCTGTCTAAACTATCCAAACTTGTTGAAGATTTTGATGATCATGTTCCAAAAATTAATGAACTTGTTGACAACAACAACATTTCTGGCCTCATGCTGCTTATAGGTAGTATTAGGGATAGCTTGGCCGAAGTTGATTTTTCGCTAAATGAATGCTCTTCTGTCGCATATGGACACCATGATTATTTAATGAAGCAGCGGATATCTTCATTGCAAGATATTAATTTGCCCGAGTCGGATACGCCCACTGAAGATGAAAAATAAATATTACCATATCTTTGCTAATACCGTTTGTCCTTTTTGTGTACGCGCAATTAATCTGCTTAATGAGTCAGAGGCTGAATATGTCTTGACCTTAATTGATAACTCTCCAAATTATCTAGAAAGCTTAAAAAAAGAACACGGCTGGGAAACTATTCCAATAATTTTCGAATGTGATAGTGAGACTAAGGAGGAAAGATTAATTGGCGGACATGCCGATTTAATGGATTATTTTTTAACACCAAGAGAAGAGGAACATGAAGACGCCACTAAGATTGTTGAATAATCGCTCCGGAGCATTTTCCGCAGTTTTTAATTCGCTGCCTGACGAGTATGATACTATACATTTTCCATTCTTTGTAAACGGCGGCCTTGAATTGCGGATGTGCATGGAAGATCGAAATATTGTAGGCCACACTCACCACTGGTGTGTTTATGAATTTTGGGATTGCCTGAAGCAAGATCCGCAACGCTTGATTCAGAACATTAAGTTTACACTCGAATATGAACATCTTGAGGAGAGATTCTACTATCACATGCAGGAGAATTTTCAAAAAAATCCTGATGTATTTGTTCGCTCTGCGCAGTTTTACGCTCTCAATCGTTGCAACGCGGAGGGTCAAATATTCGGTGGCAAATGGATTGGCTTGAAGCATGTCAATGATTTAAATTACTACAACATGAAAAATTTAGATTTGCTAAATTTGGAACCTAAAATGCACGATGATATATTGCCGATAAATATTATCGACGCTATTCCCGACGACGAGTACATTATCGCAACCCCGCCCAAATTTTCATATCGCTTGCTGCCAGATGCTCAAGCTGATACAGTTATTAATCCCAACATAGATCACTGGGAGCTTAAAGAAAAAATGGCTGATAGAAAAAAATGGATAATCGTTTGTAGCTATCATAAGAAATTACACGACATCTACAAGGAGTTTGAAATAAAATATTTCAGCAGAAACTGGACCGAAACCACACAAGAAAAAGCAGAGGAAATGTTAATTGTTAAGTCGTGATTTATTGATTGCATGTTTACTTTTTAGCCTAGGCCACGTTCTCGCATGGTTTCAGCTTAACTCGCAATACATTTGGGATTGGTGGCGCGACCATCCTGTTACCACTGTCGCTATATATTCTTTCCCGTGTGGTCTACTTTTTTATTTTGGATGGAGACATGCTACCGTTGCACTTGAATCTATCTGGAGTGCCCGCCTATTAACCTTTGGAATTTCATTTTTGGTATTTCCCCTATTGACTTGGTATTTGTTAAATGAAAGCATGTTTAGGCCCAAAACGTTAGTTTGCGTCATCTTGTCCATAATTATTATATTGATACAAGTATTATGGGAGTAGTATGGTTATGACAACATCTAATAGTTCAACCGAATATAGATCAGCATGGAGAACCAAGTCGATAAAGACTGAAAAAGAATGGGGCTGGGAAACCTCATGGGCGGCAATGTCCACAATTGTTGGCAAGATTCTACATATTAATGCTGGAAACAGCACAAGTTTTAAGTACTACAAAAACAAAAACGAAACTTTGTATATCATGAGCGGACTGGTCGAAATTACGTATGGATCTGAACTTTTTCAGGAGGATCCTGTGCAGCACCCGATGAAAACGGAGTTATTTGCGGCCGGCGATGCAATAAACATTCAATCGAATTGTCCCTACAAGTTGACAGCGATTGAGCAAAGCGAGGTTCTTGAAATCGGCGACAACTCAAGATCAGACTATGTAAGAGTATAAGTTAAATTTCGGGAGACTATGTGGGAATTATTTATTTGTTCGACGTTGATGGCACACTGACGGACGCCAAGCAAAAAATCGAACCTAAGTTTGCGAAACAATTCTTACAATGGATGCAGGACAAAGAGGTTTATATTGTCTCCGGAGGCTCATTTGTTAGAATATTGAACCAGCTTGGAATGGAAATACTCGATTGCTGCTCGGGTGTTTTTGCTTGTATGGGTAATATATTTTATCAAAAAATCGAGAGCATTAATGATGTTGGCTATAGTCAGTGGGAGATAGTTTATGAAAATAAATTTGTACCGCCAAAAGGGCTCTATCGAGACTTGGACAATCTTGTTAAAACTTCCGATTACCACACTAAGACCGGCCGCCATTACGAAGAAAGAGTCGGAATGGTAAACTTTTCGATTGTGGGAAGAAAAGCGACAGCCGAACAAAGACAAGAATATGTAGACTTCGATGAAGAAAACAGAGAGAGAGAAGAGATAGTTTCTCTGTTAAAGGAGAGGTACACGTCACTGGACTTTGCAATTGGCGGCGCCGTTAGTATTGATATATTCAACCTAGGCGATGACAAGTCGCAAGTAATTGAGAAATATTTTAACGAAGCGATCGAGCAAAATAAGATTATATTTTTTGGTGATCGAATTCCATTTCCCGGCAATGATTACCCGCTCGCGGTTGCCCTTGAGCAAAGCGCCAATGGACAAGCTATCGAGGTCGATGGGTGGGCGGAAACGTCTGAATTACTAAAGAGTGGGCAATTTGCGTAGATAGTCGTAAAAATGACTATTTACTGTATGGAGATTATTAATGGATATTTCAACCGCGAGTTGGTTTAATTATTTACATGAAGAAGTTTTAACAGAAGGCCTGCGAGACATAGGCCTCCCCGAATTTGTCATCGACTACTTAGAAGACGCGATGCCGGACACATCTGAGAAGGCTCGCATGTATATCGCGAATAATTGGAAGAAGTCCCGCGGTGGAATGGCTGATGCTACCATGGTAGACAACCTTCAATGGGAGGTGGCTCAGTTTCTTATTGATGATGTGTTTAGAAACTACGTTATAACTAACAATTCTTATGAGCACGGCACAAACTTATATACAAGAGATCCAGTTGCTCGGGTAGTGGCGCCTTATGATTTAAATCAAGGATCTAATCAGCCTCGCGACTTTTACGACGAAGAAAGGATGGAACAAAATAAGAGAGTGGCCTTTGTCATCGCGAACATCCGTAACGCACTGGGCAAGCCCCAAGGTACATGGCGCAAGGCATTTATGAAGGCAGTCAAGGCGTTGAGCAAGGCCGGCCTTCCAAGCGAGAAGGTGGAGAGCTTCAAAGAGTACCTACGCAGCCTCGCCGGTAAGAACTTCCACTACTGGTTGAATCAATACTCTGAGCTTGTTAGCTTTCTCAATGATGACCCGACCAACTACGAACTTATCAAAGATGAATACAGTATTCAGGACGCTCAAAACAAGGCACTTGAATATCTTGCGAACAAAGAAGACCCAGAGTTCATTATCCACACATTTGATGACGGCTCTTACTGGTACAACCTAGATGTGTCATCCTGCGATGTTGAAGCGTCACGAATGGGACACTGTGGATCTGACAGTCGCGGCACATTAGTATCTCTCCGCAAGAAGCAAGGCAAGCGACGTGAGTCATCATCGTATGTTACGATGACTTACAGCGAGTTTGAGAATACAATCTATCAAATCAAGGGACGACAAAACGACGCACCGCCTGAAGAGGTTTGGGATCACATCGCTTGGTTCATCAACAATTATGATGTTACTAGTGTAGAAGAGACAGGCGAGCACTCAGGCGATCAGGAAGGCATACGAGATATGATTGAGTATCTCAGCCAAGAAACCAACGCAAACTTCCACGGCTCTATTGAGGACCGCTTGGAGAAAGCAGAAGATTACTGTGCAGGTCAAATAGAACGCTACACCGACAACCGAGACGAGCTTGAACATGGTGACGTTGGTTACAATCTTGAAGAAGAGATGAATGACATTTACTGCTATGCCAGCGCAAGATATGAATTTCAGATTGATCTTGGTTGGACAGGTTATAGCGCGACGGACACGGGCTACATAGCTGACAATCCGCAAGATTTTGAAGAGATCCCACGTGATTACAGCGGAATGCGCGAGTTCGCTAGTGAACTTGACATTGACGACATGACGTATGAAATGCCGGGTGACGATGGCGACTGGGACGTCAGCCTAAGAAACCTAGTCGGTGTTCAGCCCGATGACGTTCCCGCAGGCTCTGAAAGACCAACGACCCACTTAATCATTACACTGTTTAGCAATGAAACACTTTCAGTCGATGAAGATGGAGATGTGCCAGAGTTTGACGAATTTGTTGACAACATGCTGGCGTTTGAGGAAGACAACGCGCCTACCTACAAAGAGCAAATCAGACAGAACCTTGCTGCTGGCGGCTACATGGCGAAGAGTGCCTACGACCGATCCCGAGAAGAGCTGATGAAGCTCACACACCTTGACAAGTGGCACGTCAAGCAGGACAAAGGTGGTCTTGAATTTGATTGGACAGCAGACGACGGACAGCCGCTTCATACCTATACAGGCAAGTTTGACTCTGCGAGAGCACAGATGTATGGAACAGGAACAGGTAACCGTATGGGTGTGAACCCTGACGCTGTGTTCGCTGAGATATTTGGGTACGGACCAAGGTTTAGTTTTGCCAACATGCGAGGAACAAACGACTACTCAATTCAATTCGCGAGAGAGCTATCCAAAAACATCACAACCCACTTAAAGTCTAAGGCTAGCGCGCCCGGACAACAGAAACTTGACTTCGGTGATAAGTATGGGGGTGCTGATCCGACGATGGTCTTAGCAGACGACACTGACTTCGTTGTGTTCCAAGATGTAAACTACCGCCCAGACGGCAATCGGGAAAGATATCCTCTTATAAAAATCAAGTGGCTGTATCGCATGCGTGTCAACCCTCAATCACCCCCAGAAGAGTTTGAGATTATCCAAGAGATTGCAGCGTTCTTGAACGAGAACGAAGAACTTGTGACTGCTGCTGCTGACAAGATTATCGGTATGGCTCTTGAAGGTCATAGCGAGAAGATTAACAAACGCAGAGATAAAATAATGGATAACTATCAGCTTCAAATCCAGATCAACAATGCCAAAAAGATATACGGCGACGTACTGGATCAATATGGAGACGAAGAGGGATATGGCTCTACCGCAGAGATAGCAAGGAAAGTATATGCTATCATTACATGGTTTGAAGATAATTATGCGGATATGGGCGAAGCCGAAAGATACATCATGGCAACCAAGTTTATTATTCCCATGCTACAAAACAACTTCCGCTCTTATTCGGAGATGGGAGAGATTGACAGAAACACCGGTGCGCCCGTTATGTTTGGCGAGCTTGTACCCCACCAAGTAGCAAAGATGGGTGGGCAGCCTGTTAACATGATCACGAGAAACCAAGCGCCATCGGCCACCGGCACAATGGGCGCCCCAAGACCAGCGCAGGAAAACAAAAAAACATGGAACAGCGACTCAGAGCGCGACAGATTAATTGAAGAAGCCCTGAGCATTATTAACGAAAGAGATCCTTCATACGATTTGAGAATTTACCAGATACTAATTAAATGCTCCATGTCAAAACAGCGTGGCGGCCAGCGCGGCGAGACTGAAACGGAAATTCGTGGAATCGATGGCGTCACGGTTGTTAGTGGGGTAACTTTCCGTGAAGACGCACAAAATTGGTACTCGACATTAAAAATTAAATTCGAATTGTTGGGTCGCCAATCCCGCGATGATTACATGAAATTGGTGCTTTTGCCATCATTGTTAAAAATAAAGGGATTCAAGATTGTCCCCGGAGGCATGGGCAAAGCCGAACTGGTATCCAAGGAACTTAGCGAAGTTGCTGGATTTGGGGGGATGACTGCTGGTGCGGCCAATGCGCCGCGTCAAGGCCCGTTTGTTCCCACACCAACACCCTCAATCCAAGACTTGATAGATGCGTGGGTAAGCAGCGGCGAGAGGGTCTACGATATACCCACTGACAATAATGAAATGTCATATCACACAATGGTGAATGTCGAGGAGTTGTGGGGGCTTATTACTTCACCATTTTATCGAAACACCACAAGGGAATTCGATAGTGTTAAAAAGAACATAATCAATCACGGCACTTATAATCCAATTGTGGTGGCAATAGGAAAAAACGGGAGAGCAAAAATTACAGGCGGCATTGATATTGTCTTTGCCGCTAAAGATTTAGGACTGAGAGAGCTGCCTACAATATTTATGTATCAGCATCAAGTTTAAGGAGGCATTTAGTTTGCGACGTATTATTGATTTCAAGAAACACTTACGTTTGTCAATAATTGCGGTATTCGCGATCATAATGTTTTCTATCTCCCTCTTTATACAAAGTAAACTTGAGAGAAGCTACTTTCCAAATATATCTTTTGGCGAACAATCACATGAAAACATTTCAAGCAACCTGCCCAATCGAGAAAGAAAAACAATCTTTAAGTCTAGAAATTCAACAGTTAAAATATTCTCTATGATTAGTTTTGATGCGCCACCGTTTTTCTCCCCGGCAATTGCTACCGGAACATATGTGACCTATAAAGACAAGCCCTACATCTTAACAGCAGCGCATGTCGGTAACGATTGCGATACAATGATGTTTATTGCCGCCTCGGAGGAAACCGCGCCCTGTGCCGGGTTCGTTTATGTCGACCCGGATATGGATGTTATGTTGATTCAGCTTGAAGATAAATTGCTTACAAAAATCCCCATCAAACTCAATCCTAATCTTAATTTATCAAAAGACTATTCTATCGGAGAGAGGGTTTATTATTCTGGGTACCCAAATGATTCAGCCCTACTAACAATCAAGGGCCACATATCAGGCTATGTTTATGATAAGTTTTTGCTTCAATCATACGCATGGAATGGGGCATCGGGCTCTGGCATATTTAACTTGGATGGAGAACTGATAGGTGTTTTAAGCGCCATCCAGATTTCATATAGTGGCGACAATTACGGCCTTATCGATAGTATTGTTTATGTTGCACCTATTGCCGAGATTGACTTCACCTCTATCGAATAATCACTTGACAACCAATTAGACATTGGTTATACTATATACTTGGTAGGCTTTATGCTCTATCAAATGGAGAACAATAAATGGAAAACAATGATCCAAAAACAACAGAGGAAGATTCGCCCGAAGCTGCCGAACTTAAACCAAAACCACCACCAAAATTGGCCCCGCGCGGCATTCGTACATTTACCGTGTGTCGCCAAAGCGACGAGACGGGTGTGTCCGGTGAGGGCGTGGTAATCGAAGGAGTTGAATTGGCTTCAGGTCACTGTATCATTCACTGGCTATATCCACCACCGAGAGGAGGTATTGCAATTTTTGATTCTCTCGGTGATTTCCTGAAAGTTCACGTCCTCCCCCATCCCGATAATAAAACAATATTCACATTTGAAGATGGCGAGCAAATTACATATCCAACCAACTAATTACTACAGAGGTTAGAATATGAACGATGTCATATGGGATGATTTCTTAACAACAATTGATGAAATATCCAAATATCAAAAGAGGGTGAGAAAGGGACATAAAAAAAAGAAAGCCATGTATGTATCTGGTGGTAAACAAAAAAATACCCCACCTTTTACAAAGCGAGCTAGCACAAGTAGATCTAAGAGCGCGCCCGGCGGTTTTGGGGCGCTTGAGGAAGTTGCGCCTGAAGACGTGACCGTCGACGGATTTGACACGCAGGACGAACTGGCGCCATCTCTGTGGGATAATAAAAAGCTACTCCCTGAAGTTAGGGAAAGGCTCTTACAGATAGCACAAGACTTTATTGATAGCCTTGAAATGGGAATAAATATAATCGATGTGAGACTAACTGGCTCATTAGCCAACTATAACTGGTCAAAATATTCTGATGTTGATTTACACATTGTTGTTGACTTTGCGACAATTGATGATAACACTGAAATCGTGAAGGGCTTCTTTGACGCTAAAAGAGTTAATTGGAACTACTCGCATGAGATTATGATTGATCAATATGAAGTTGAAATATATGTTGAAGATGATGATGAAGATCATATCTCAACCGGCATCTATTCGGTCACCAACGACAAGTGGACGATTGAGCCCGGCCCTAGCGAACAGATTTTTGAAATTGACGAGGGAAATGTTAAGAAAAAAGCAGCATCGATAATGACGCAGATCGAATTTGCCGAAGATGAGATGGAGGAAGATCCCAAAAAAGCATACGAAATGTCAGACCGACTGAAAGAGAAGATCAGAAACATGCGCGCTAGCGGATTGAAAACTTCACAGGGTCAGTATTCAATAGAAAACGTAGCCTTCAAGGTTCTGAGACGCACAGACTACCTTCAGAGATTGTCTGATTTAAAAACAAAGTCGTACGATAAAATGATGTCGATGGAGCAATGAGCAAATTTGATCAATTTAAGTTGTTTTGCACGATTCAATTGCAAAATATCGATCAGCGCGAAATTCAACTCCGCAGAGAACTCCAAGAACTAAACATCCAGAGGGAATATCTTGTTGAATTCTTACAAGACTTACAAAGCAATTTCAGCCCTAGCTCGTCAGAATTTAGTGAAAGCGAGATCCAATTATTCAGAACTTTGTTGATAAAAACAGAAATAGAATAATTACTATGTGTACCAAAAGCAACCAAAGGTCGGCGATTTAATCAGATGGATAGTCGAATACACATCTTTTTTGGCAGGTACGTGTAGTTCTAACGTAAAACCCTACAACCCTGTCTATGAGTATGGAATTGTTCTCGATATATCATCTCAAGATCCCTGCTCTGTCATTGTCTCAATGTTAAGTTGTGGTCAACTGCATGTCCTCCATCAAATACAAGACGGTTTTGAAATTTTAAGCGAATCTTGAGACTCTCTCTGCACTTTTTACTTGACTTGTCTAGATTCCGGTGCTATATTATATGAATGGCTGAATGGTGGAATTGGTATACACATCAGACTTAAAATCTGACGCCCATGGGGCTTGCGGGTTCGAGTCCCGCTTCAGCTACCATTTGCGGGTCAATAGCTCAATGGTAGAGCACCGGGCTTTTAACCCGTAGGCTCTGGGTTCGAATCCCAGTTGACCCACCATCTTAAAAGGAGAAGAAATGAGCAAACTTAAACAGTGGGCCATAAAAGTATTTGAATGGTTGCGGGGTTTTGAAAATCCTCGTGATCGATTCCGACGTGGGGATAAATGATTGACACGGCTGCATTTGGAGTTAATGCATTGGTTGCGCTCGGATTGAGCGCAGCGGTTGGGATTGAGCGGGAAATTCACAGCCAGCCCGCAGGTCTTCGCACTCATATTATTCTTGGTATGGGTGCGTGCCTTGCATCGGCGCTATCAATATCGTTCTCCCACGACTTTTCATCGCCACAATTTCAGAGCGATCCGGCACGAATTGTTGCACAAGTCGTGAGCGGTGTTGGTTTTTTGGGCGCTGGAGCAATTATGCGTTTTGGCGTTAACGTCAAAGGAATCACCACTGCTTCATCACTGTGGACAACAGCCATTATTGGCATCGCATGCGGCGCAGGCTATCACGCGGCCGCAACGATAATTACAGGATTTGTTCTGTTCGCATTGGAAGTTATTAGCCGACCCGTTCGTTGGCTCTTTAAGCCTAAAAGAGTGAGAGAGTTGAAGGTGCGGTTAAACGATCGCCCTCGTATCCTCAATGATTTGCGAACCATTCTGGAATCAAAGAAGGTTAAAATTATTTCAATCTCTACGCACATCAAAGATAAGAGAAAACTTGAACTTGATTTGATTATTCAGTTGCCAAGCGACTTGCAACTTGATACATTAATTAATGTTCTAAATACAATCCAAGACGATGAATTTTCAATGTTTATCGGAAAAGAGGAAACATAGGGCTCTTAGCTCAGTTGGTCAGAGCACCCGGCTCATAACCGGATGGTCCTCGGTTCAAGCCCGAGAGAGCCCACCATTTATTATGAAAAACAAACCCGGCGATATTATTTCGGTACGCTCATTTGCATTGGCTGATAGTGAGTATGTTCGCGTTAAACTTATTAAGCGAGTATTAAAGCCAAAAGATTTTTGGGGTGCTGATGGCTGGGATGCCCAAGTGATTCACAAAAAAGATGTTGATAAATTAATCAAGCATGGCGTACCTTATAAGAGGGGAGACAAGCCTTTCGTTTGGGTATTTGATTTTCAAATTGTAAAAAAATGATACTATCTGCTTGACAAAATCTTGCATTTTGTTATACTAGTTGAGTACGATATAGTTTCGTACGCAAGTCAAATTTATATAAATTAAATTAATAGGAGAATATAATGTCTAGACTTAAACCACAATATACGTCCGCAGTGACAAAACAATACAAGCAAGCGACCGCTAAAAAGCGAGTTCGCTATACCGTCGATCAGAACATCAAGGACCATCAAGATGTTGTTGACGAATTTAACGAATGGAAGGCCAAGAAAGGCCCAACCGCTGTACCATCATTTGGTGGCATATACCATGCCAGTTATGTACCAACTCTCTTTGACATACGAAAAGCAGAGATCAGAGAGGACTGGGGCCAGCGCAACTGCCTGACCGATCGCACTCGCAAGCGCAAGATCATTGGGATCGCTAAGAAATTCGATCCGATGCAGTTCCAACCACTCGATATTGATTACATTTTAGATGAGGATGTTTTCATTATTCGTGATGGTGGTGGTCGAGCCACCGCAGCTTTTTTGAACAACGTGTTCATGGTTCCAGCATCTATCAGGATTGTGAAGAGTGTTGATGAGAGTCGTAAGCTATTCAACGCCCAAGATAAGTTCAACGCTGCCATCTCATCATACGACAAGTTCCTTCAGCAGCTACTTGACAACAAACACTCGCGTCACAAGATGGCTTGCGACACGTGGAGCATCGCCAACTCAAGCGGATTCTGTTTGGATCATCTCAACAAGAGCGCCGAAACACCACTTGTCGAAGGAATATCAACACTACAGCGCGTTATTCGCACTGTCGGTGGAGATCACAAAGACGTTGCATGGGGCAAAAAGTCTGCGCCGAACATTTCGACCGCAATTGACTTGATTAAGGCTACCTTTCAGGGTATCGACGAGATTCCCGTCTCTGCTCTTGAAGCAATCACAGCCTTTATTCACGTTAGCAAAAATCGAATACCTAACGGCGAGGAAGGACTAGCTCGACTGAAGGAATTTATGGCGCTCATACGCGATAGTTCGCCTCAGTTAAGCAAGTTAAAGAACTGGTCAACTGAGTTGTTCTTTGATTCTTCAAATAACTATGCCACTTATGGTGCGGCTGCACTCATGGCAAAGTGGAACGAGGTATTCAAGAACAAGAACAAGGGACGCACCAATTCGTATCGTTACGTCAAATGGGATAGCGATGAAATTGAGATTATCAAATACAAGATCATGCAATTTTCACGTGACGACTCACTTTATCCTGATGCATAATCAACCCCCGAATGGGGGTGTATCTCCGCCGTCTTATAAGCGGTGCATTGTGGAGTAACTGGTGCATGCGGGTTCAAGTCCCGTCGCCCCTACCATATCAGCATGTGTGATGCTGACCCTGCATGCAAGGGAAATTAATGGTTGCAAACATTGGAATCACTACGGAGGATACGGCACTTCGGAAATCATGGGCAAGGAGACCCCTTGTCAACGCCGCAATTTACTACTGGAGAACAAGATGAGTTATCACGATGGATATGATCCGCGCCGAGCAGGCAACAAAAGCAGTTCAAAAGAAAATTACTATGATGAATTAAACTTTTGGATCACTAAGTGTAAAAACCTACAGGCCCTCTTATCAGATGCTCGCGATCACATTTTTGATTATGAAATGTTGCTGTCTGTATTTGTCAAGAGCTTGGAGGGGCATGAATTCGACGAGGAACATCACGAAGATGTTCAAAGGTTTTTAAGAATTTTAGAACAAGAAATGGGAGAGAGGAAGTAAATAAATTGCTCTTTACATTTTCTTGACTTGATTTTTTACCCATATGGTACTATATTATAAGCATGGAGGAAGAAAAATGGATTTCAACTTAGGCGACCTTGTTCAAAATCAAACCGATGGATCTGTAGGCACCGTTGAGCTTGTTGACGGCACTGCCATATGGGTTCGATGGTTTTGTGGTAGAATTAATCATCACAATTTCTTTTCACTTAAAGTTTTGGAGACAGCATGAAAATTTTAACTACGTTTATTCTTGTGGGCATGGTTGACTCATTTGATAAACAGTTTGCCAGTGTTGAAATCAACACTAACCCTGCCACCAACGGCGGCCCTGCGATGGCTGTCATGCCTGTCGCTGCTTTTCCGTGTGAAATTTATGAAGGTAAAGTATTTTACGTCGTAAAGTTGCATGAAGAGCAGGATGCCGTGGTGGTATGTCAGGAGGATGTCAAAAATGAGCCCAGACATGGAGAAACTGATTGACGAATGCATAGAAGCACACTATAATATGATTAAGCACCATAGAAGACAGATTATTGATCTCTGTAGGCGCAAGGCTACTGAAGATAGAATTTGCATGGAGTGTTTCGATTTTGATATTATCGGCAAAAAGAAGAGCGACAAATGAAAATTGGCGATTTGGTACACAGTATTCACGATCATTCGCACCGTGGAATTGTGCTGCAAGTAAGCAGATCCGAAGAACTTGTTGTTCGTGTTAAATGGTTTGATGGCGACGAGACACTTGAATATGGTAGGATGCTAGAGCATGTTGAGGTTTTGAGTGAAAGTCGGTGATTTAGTCAAGAATAAAGTCACGGGACAAATTTGTGTTGTCATTTGGGTATATGAAACATATGGTACACATTTTAGACTATCCGGGTTTCCTTCCAATCAAGTATTCACATCGCGCCCATGGGAGATTATAAGTGAAGGTGGGTGATTTGGTGAGGGTAAGAAATGATCCTGATGGGTGGCTTGGCATTGGTATCGTTCTTGATATTCTTCCGACCACCAAACAAGTTAAAGTGCATTGGGTTGATGAGTGGGAAGAGTGTCCGATTGATTGGAGCACCATGTGGACATTGGAGGTTATAAGTGAAAGTAGGTGACATGGTAAAAATCCAAGACTTTGATTACGATATAAACCTGCACCAAACTGAGGCAGTGGCCCGTGGAATTATTTTAGAATTTTCGCGTACCGGCCACCACACGCTTTCGGCAAAAGTGGTTTTTAATGATGGACAAGTTAAGTGGTTTGATACATCAAGATTGGAGGTTCTAAGTGAAGGTGGGCGATAAAGTCAGAATGTCTCCTATGTGGAAATATGACGAGGCAACCGGCGTGATTGAAAAAATTACAGCGGATAATTATGTAATTGTCAAATGGGATGGGATCCCCGGCCAATGGCATTACACTGAGGAACAATCAAAAAGACTGGAGAACATAAATGAAACAGAATAAGAATACTTTTAAGAATGACATTACCGTATCTGAGTGTATAGCTTTAAGTGTGAGCGTGGTGGGTATAATTTCGGCACTTGGATGTATTGCATTTGCACTGTGGAGCATCTAATGCTAAGAATTGGAGATTTGGTGCGTTACGAGAACCACACAGCAGTTGTTTTAGAAATATATCAAAGCAAGTGTTGGCGTACTGACGTGTTTGGCTCGTCTATTAGTTGGGGCAATATCGATCCTGAGCCGTTTGCGCGCATTCTCGTTGACGGCATTTTGAGAGGCGTGCCACAGACAGATTTGGAGTTGATTGGTGAAGGTCGGTGATCTTGTGCGACCAAAGAGCTACCAATTCCGTGATCAGATCGGAATAGTGATTGCTGTGGGTTTTATGGGAGGTGTTGGCGTGCGCTTAATGTGCGGGAGAATAGCCACCTACAACAAGGGCTCACTGGTGATTATAAGCGAAGTATAGCGGCTTGACATTTTTCTGACTTGACATATGGATCCCGCGTGACTATATTATTATTATGAACACAAAAATGAAAGGATTATTGATAACAATTGGCATGATGATTGCAATTTTTGCAGTCTCATTTGCTACCACTTGGATGCTCACAACATAAGGAAAAACATGAAACTTGTCAGAGACAACATACCGCAATTAATCAGGGGCGACGGTAAATGGTGTATAACTCGCACTGTTTGCGATTCAAACGAACACATGCAGCACCTACGAGACAAAATTATTGAGGAAGCCGATGAATTTCTCGCTCACCCATGTCACGAAGAGGCAGCCGATATGCTTGAGGTCTTGTGGGCCTTTTGCGATCTCAATAATTTTAATTGGTCTGAGGTGGTTAGAGTTGCTGAAGACAAACGACAAACGCACGGCGGGTTTGCTCGTGGGATTGTGCTACAGGAAGTAGGTGAAAAATGAAAGTAGGTGATCTGGTCACGTTATCGACATATTCTTTACAAACCGCAGCGATGTGGAAATGGAAGCAAATGATATGGAGTGAAAAAAAGAATCTTGTTGGTTTAATTGTTCGTATTGAGGATAATCCATGGAATCGCAAACATACGTCCAAGAATGAAAAGAAATTTTATTATGTAAGGTGGATTCAAGATGGCCCCGGTAGTAGATTTGGAAGGACTTACCACGCTACGGACGGCTACTTTCTCAGAAACGACTTAAAGTTTTTCAAATGAAGGATAAAATAAAAATGAATGTGAACGAGTTTTTTAAGGCCGCTGGTGCCTCTCGAAACAGACGGCTGGTGTGTGCTGATGGTTTTGAAATGAGCGTTCAAGCGCACGATGGAGCATATTGTTCTCCGCGTATTGACAATGCGGAAAAGTATACGCACGTCGAGGTTGGCTTTCCAAGCAAGAGAGAGCCGATATTGATGGATTGGGCCGAAGAAGCCAACGATCCGACAGGTACAGTGTATGGCTACGTGCCAGTGCAAGCAGTGACGAACGTGATTGCTAAACACGGGGGGATTGTCGAAGGCCAAGTGCCTCGCGGAGTGGCCCCAATTCCCGCAAACTTTACTGCTGACAAATAGTTGACAACTTGAGGGTTGCAATCTGCAATAGTCAATGCTATATTATAAGAGTAAGGAGAAAAAATGGGTTATCGTTCTGAAGTTATCTTGGCTGTTGGGCCTGAAGTTATGCCACAATTCATGGTTACAATGGCAAGGTGCCCCGAGGCGCGCCAAATGTGCTGGGGCGAACATGATGAAATGATCAAAGACTATTGCGGTATTAAGGGCGCGTTTCTATTCCGTTGGGATCATATCAAGTGGTACGACACCTTTGAAGAAGTTCAAGCCATCCAAGATTTTATAAGCTGGTGTGAAGATGAGCAGATTGAAGTTGATGGCAAGGAAGCCGATGCATGCAACTATTACCGCTTTGTCCGCATCGGTGAGGAAACCGACGACAACGAGACACAGGGGTGGGGATTTGATATCCATATCGAGAGGTCAGCGACGTATTAAAATGAGTAAAGTTTTCAAAACTGGAGACTTGGTTAGGTTCACTGGTGGTGGTGGTATGTATCCAGCCGGAATGGGCCTGATTGTTAAGCGCGTGTATTCGCTGTTGCACTATACCTCTTCTCATCCCGAAGAGACGGATCTTTATGAGGTGCTGCTATCCAACGGCCATAAGATTTCAGTTCACAAAATGTACCTTCAATTGGCTACTGAGTGAATTATGAAAAAGCCACAAATTATACTTGATGATATTAATGATGAAAGGCCAAAATTCAAGGTTGGTGATCTGGTTAAGGCCAAGGCGGGGGCGATCGGCTCCGCACATGTGCCCCCGGTAAAATCAAATTGGCAGATTGGCCTAATTCTTGAAGTCGATGAATACTCAAGCAGTGAGCCGGGTCGCCGCTATTTTAAGTGGAGATATTTGGTCGCATGGCCTGATGGAACCAAGGCAAAGTATTCGGCTGGAGCCCTCGTTCCCGTCAACCGTAGATGACATTTTCCTAACAAATTTATCCTTGATCTCGATAACAAACTCTGTTATATTATATTTATAAAAGGGGAAAGAAATGAATCGCAACTTTACAACCGAAATTGAAAAGCTGCAATTAATTGTTGAAGATAATTCATGGGCTCAGGGCTTTCTTGATAGCTTGCATTCTCAAATTAAGAACTCAAGACGTTCTCTTTCAAAAAGACAGATTGAGGTTCTCGATAAGATCAAGGGTGAGTATACCGCCGAGGCCATGGCCGCAAAGGCAAGGTGGAATGAGGAATACCAGAACCATCACAAGACAGATGCGATCGTTGTGGCAACGTATTATGCTCACACGGGCTACTTTAAGCATGCTGCGGACTCTATTTTGAATGATGAGAGCTACGTGCCGCCTCTGAATTTGTTTAACAAGATGTGCAAAAACAAGTATGCTGTTAAGGTTCTGAGTGCATGGCATGCCCCGCCGAAATATCCTGCGGGCACCGCTGTTATGTCCCGCGCAGGCCAAAGCTGGGCACTACGTGATGGCGGCGTTGTTATCGGAACAGATGAGCCAATCATCAGCGCATCGAAGGGATGCAAGCGTTATAAGGTTTTGCCTTATGGGGCTCCCCGCCCAGTTATGTGCGAAGAGAAGTACATTAAACTTTTCCGTAAGAAGATCAAATGAATCAGTTTTACTTTGCAAAAGCATCAATTCCCCGAAGAGTGAAGGGGGCAAAATCATTACGCGAGGCCCTTGGACTATGGGGCACTGATCGCTTGCTACACGTTGCTAATTCGTGCGAATCGGCAGTTGATGATTCATATCGGTTTGAATACGGAAGAATTCACAAACGGTATGCGAATTTTTCTTTCCTCATATCGGAAGCAATCGCCCACAATGTGATTGAATACACGGCAGAGACTTTGTTGCTTTGGATGAAGGAGGATTTTGACGCCGCCACATCGGGAGCACAAAAAGATGCAGCAGGCATATGTGGCGCAGAACTCGCGCTAATCATTAAGAATTTTACAGACGCAGCCTGATCGCGCGATTTTTTTCGCCAAATTTTTCCTTTTCAGGAGACTAAACCATGAAAATGACAATCGTAATTGATTCCGAGGACGGGGACGGCATTAAAAATGCGCTTGAGATTGCACGCCTGATGCACGTTAGATATGTTGGTGGTGGGGGATTCAATGGAAACAAAGAATCATTCGGAAAGATTGAGTTTATCAAGGTGCTCCGCAAATTCATGAAGGAATCTGTGGCACACCTGAAGGATGAAAAAGACGGACAAGTCAAGAGCATTGAAGATTTGGCAAACCTCCGTAATGCCAAACGATTTGCTGACCGTATCTTTTTGGGGGAGCGATGATAAAAATAGGCGATCTGGTGACAATGCCTACCTTTGAAACGGGACTCGTCGGCATTGTTGTTGACAAGGAACCGGCGGGCGATGGTTTTATCAAACAACAGATAGGTATACAATGGATTGGAGGATCCGGCAAAGTTGAATGGGAACCCGAAGGCTGGATAGAGGTAATTAGTGAAAGTCGGTGATCTTATATCGTTCAAGCCGATTAACTTTGGTCTGGAGGATTGGTCAAATCCGTGTATTGTTATGAGCGAGTACGAAAGCCCTAACGAAGGGCTGTGGTCTGTTTGGTGCGATGGAGTCTTTTGCGTTATAGATGACACCAACTATGAAATACTGTACTTGACAACTTCTTGACAAGGAAAAACTTGCCGTAACCGCTTCGCGGTGTTATATTATATACATAAGAAGGAGAAATCATGAAGGTGGGTGATCTGATCTGGGATGAGGCTTATGGATCCGGTATTGTTATTGGCGTCAATGAACGAGGGGCGCAGATTGTTTTTGAAAATAATCGCATGTGCCATCTTGACCACAATCTGTTCCACACGGTAGAGGTGGTCAGTGAAAGTCGGTGACTTGGTACGCACCAGAGCATTCCACAACTCTGGTGACACGTGGCTTGTGCTCGAAATTTCATCGAAAGTGCGCGTGCAAAGCGTTGCAACTGGTCGATGCCGCTGGATTGTGGCCTCACTACTGGAGGTGATTAGTGAAAGTGGGTGATTTGGTATCATTCCCTAACTCTGTCGCAGCGCCACAAACAGGTATTGTTCTGCGAACGGAGCCGGATGGCATCGATCGCGGAACATCGCACATTCGCGTTAAAATCTATTGGTTCGAAGATGCAGAGGTATCATGGGAGCCTGTTAAATGGTTGGAGGTTATAAATCCTTCTTGACATTCTCCTGACACAATCCTGATTGACTTTACCTGTGAGAATGTTATAATATAAGGGTAAGGAGAGAGATATGAAAGTCGGCAGCTTGGTGCGTGAGACTATGGATGGCAACATTGGGGTCATCTTGGCGTGGGAGAGTGACGGCTGGCTCGTCAGCTTCCCGAAGCATGGCATGGTTTTCCACATGCTGCCGAAACTCTTGGAGGTGGTTGATGAAGCCCGGTGATTTGGTGACATGGCGCGGGGGCGTGGGAATCCTTCTCAAGCTCATATCTGACGATCCTATTGTCCGTGAAAGATACTGGCTTGTTCAGTGGTCTGATGGGGTTCGCGACACAATCCGCGAGCGTTTCTTGGAGGTGGCCAATGCAAGTCGGTGATCTGGTAAGGTGTAAGGTAACAAAAGACCCGAATACTGTGGGGGTTGTTGTCGCTATCATCAGCGAGCCGCGATCAATTACAGGATCGCGTGTGGAAGTTCTGACGAAAGGCAAAACCCATCAGTGGTCGCCAATGCGATTGGAGGTGCTCAGTGCAAGTCGGTGATCTGGTAAAAGTCAGGCGCATGTCTGGACTATACGCGCCTTTGTTTGGTACAATTGTAAAGATCAATGAGTTCGAGGATTATCGCGTGGCTATCGTTAAACCTTTCTCTGGCCCGATACAGCCCGCGCATTCGAGCGACGTGGAGGTGATAAGTGCAAGTCGGTGATTTAGTTAGAGAGCCGGGTACAAATATCCTTGGCATCGTTATTGGTGAGGTATTACAAGGCTTTGATCGTTGGTTCATTAAGTGGAATAACGGAGATATGTATTCAATGAATAGTAGGCAGGTGGAATTAGTCAATGAAAGTAGGTGATATTGTTGTGCAAAAAATGTGGGAAGCTGATGGTGTCGGTATCGTCATAGAGGTATGCGACGACTTTGCTGCCGTCATGTGGCCCGATGGAAAACTAAATATGTTGTTCAGCGATCTGGAGATTATCAATGCAAGTAGGTGATATTGTAAAGCACAAGCATGGTACGCTGCAAGGCTGGGGTGTTGTACTCAATTTGCGTGATTTGGGTCCATCGAGAGGTTGGGTACGCTCCGCATGGACCGCGCACGGTCAAACAAAGGTGCATGAACTGGCGAGCCACTATCTGGAGGTGGTCAGTGAAAGTCGGTGATCTGGTTAAGCATTTTCTGACCGAGCAGATCGGTATTGTGATGACCATTCACAACGCAGATTCAAGCCTTGGATCTATTCAAGTGCTGTGGACAACACAGGGCGAATCTCTGTTCGGTCCCGGTCGCAAAGAGTGGTGCTGCAAAAATAGTTTAACGCTCTTGACAATTCCTTGACAAAGTTTAACTTGACCTGAGCCGTCAGGTTGTTATATTATAGGTATAGAAAGGAGAAAAAATTATGTCTTGGTCTGGTACTGTCACTTGCTCGCACTGCTACAAAACCGGTCACAACAAGCGCAGTTGTCCCACACTCTCCGAGCAGATTAAGGGGCGTTATCATGGTAACGTGCGTGCTGCTGCGACGGAGCGCAGCAAAGGCAACGAAAACGATGCCAAGTGGTATGAGCAACGTGCTGAAGAATACCGGCAGCAATACATCAAGCGTACCAAGATCGATCTTTTTACCGGTGAGAAGGTTACCAACAAGGCGGCTAAAGCTGAACGCATGAAGAAAGTGACTTGCGGGTACTGCGGCGATCGCGGACACACGCGCCGTACCTGCCCTGTCGTCAAGCGCGATAAGCAGGTGTTCATCGAAGAATCCCGCCGCGCACGTGCCGCGGCATTTGAAGCTGCCGCCAATTTGGGTATCGGTGTCGGTTCGATGTTGCCTATCCGCACGAACGGATGGGGGCCTAATCAGGAGTACGGTACATTCACAAGGCCCCGCTATATCAAGTCTGTGGATTGGGATGCGTGCGATAATCGCCGTCCTAACTTATACGTCTATCACATCGACGCTCGCAAGTTGGGATTATCCCAGCATGCGCAAGACACAGCACGCGACACGATCGACAATCTTAAAGAGGCTTTCGGTGAAGCCCGTCAACATGCCCTCGCAGAACAACAGAGGCCCCCGATGGTTTCGCTCATTCCTACTCTTGACCCACCGAAAGGCTGGATGGAACCGACTGAGCAGAGCATGAAAGCCAACCTTAAACGCGAGTTTCCGACGACAGGAAACGAGTATGATAAGGCGCGCAACTGGCAGTATAGATACCCTGAAGGCAGCACCGTTGAGGTCATCAAGGCTCTCGGACTGCAAGAACACTATGAAAACTTATCTTGACATTCACTTGACAACTCTCGCCTTGACGGGCGAGGGTAGATCAGCTATAATATAGAAGTAAGTAAAAGAAGCCAATTGTCATCAGATAATAAAAACCTCTTAACATTTACTTGACAAAAGAAACCTTGACCTAAAGACCTTTCGGTGCTATATTTATAGTGTAAGGCAAAGAAACAAACCTCTGACGGAGAAAACATCATGGCAGTCGATTTCGCAACATTCCTAAACACAGCACCTCACATCCTCAACATTGGCCTGCCTGTGCTGCTCCGTGGCCGTCACGGCGTCGGCAAATCGCAAGTGGTCTATCAAATCGCTGCTAGCCGCGATCTTCCGGTTGTTGAGCGACGGGCATCCCAAATGACAGAGGGCGATCTTCTCGGTTTGCCTGACACGGCAGACACCGAGATCAATGGTCGCAAGGCGACCACTTGGAACGCCCCTGATTGGCTGGTTGTCGCCTGTACTCAGCCCGTGCTGTTGTTCTTGGATGAGGTTGATCGTGCAACCCCGGAGGTTCGCCAAGGTCTTTTCGAGTTGACCGACAGCCGCAAGATTAATGGCTGGCACCTTCACGCGGATACGCTTGTCGTTGCTGCTGTGAACGGCGGCGAGCACGGCGCACAATACCAAGTTGGCGAAATGGACCCGGCAGAACTCGACCGCTGGACCGTGTTCGATGTAGAGCCGTCAATCGAAGACTGGCTCAAGTGGGCCGATGGCCAAATCTCCAGCATCGTTTGGGACTTTATTAACCAGAACCATAACCACCTTGAGCATCAGGGCGAGTTTGAGCCTAACAAGGTATACCCTTCTCGCCGCTCTTGGGAGCGATTCGATAACACTGCTGCCCCGGCTGGTGTCTTTGAAGAGGATGGCGATCTGAATCTTCTTTTCAATCTCGCCACCGCTTTCGTTGGCTTTGAGGCAGCGGTAGCACTCAAGGATTTCGTTGAAAAGTACGAGTGGCAGGTTACAATTGAGGAACTGATTGATGAGGGCAAGATCGAGCGTGTTGCTGACTGGGGTATCAATGACCACTCGGCCATGATTGAGAAGATGCAGGCGTCAAACATCTTTGCAGATGAACTGACTGACGAGCAGGTTAATAACCTCGCTGCATACTTCGTCATCCTTCCATCCGAAGTGGCGATGAAGCTGTGGACAGTCGTTGGTGACAGTGACATTGTTGACAACTGCATCAAGCTGCACAAGGCAGAGGTTGATGGGCTCAAGGTGAGCGATCATCTGGTGCGGATCTTGGGTGGGGCTGAGTAATCAGTCACCCTTGACACTTCCTTGACAAACTTTCCATTGACCTTTTCCGCAGAGCGGTTATATTTATAGAGTAAGGAGACAGAAATGCCAGACACCAAAAAACCATTTGATCTCAACATGCACACCGCTCGCCTTCTGATGAATGAGCCTTTCTTTGCCGCGCTCTCGCGGAGCATTGAGAAGGTTCCATCAACATCGGTGCCAACGGCGGGGGTTCGTGTCAACCCTGACACGGCCCGCTTTGAACTGATGTTCAATCCTGAGTTCATGGGTGCTCTCTCTGATGCTCACAAGCTGGGTGTGCTCAAGCATGAGTTTTATCACATCATTCTGGAGCACGTGACGGGCCGGAAACCTGCTGGTGGACTCAAGCGGATTGATAATATCGCGATGGATCTGGCCATCAATTGTCACATCGCCAACGAACTACCTAACGAGGCCAACCCCGGCCCCGTCATCAATGGTGAGCCCATGAAGGCATGCATCCCCGGCGAGGGCCTGTTCAGCCACCTGCCCCCTAACCAGACTTACGAATGGTACAGGGCCAAGCTGGAAGATGAAATGAAAGAGAGCGAAGATGGTGAAGGCGGCGAGGGCGGCGAGGGCGGCGAGCCACAGTGGGCCGATGCCGATTCGCTTGATTCGCATGACAACTTTGGCGATAGCGAGGGTACAACTAAAGAAATCGCTAAGGAGCGACTTCGCGAGTCGGTCAAGAAGGCTGCACAAGAGGCAGAGAAGGCCCGCAACTGGGGCACCGTCTCATCCTCCATGCGTCAGTCCATCATGGAGCGCATATCTACTAAAGTAGATTGGCGCAAAGTTCTTCGATACTTCATCAAGACCTCGCAACGCTCTGACCGCATGAGTACGCCACGCCGACTCAACAAGCGGTTCCCCAAGATTCACCCCGGCAAGCGTGTGCGTCGTCACGCCAAGATTGCAATCTCTATCGATCAGTCTGGATCCGTCGATGATGGCATGCTGACCGCGTTCTTTTCGGAATTGAACAAGCTGGCAGAAATCGCTGAGTTTACCGTTGTGCCCTTCGATACTCGCGTGGCCGAGGATAAGGTATATACATGGAAGAAAGGCCAGTCACGGGCCACTGAGCGCGTTCTAACGGGCGGTACATGCTTCAACGCGCCAACAAAGTACGTCAATGAGCGCAATTTTGATGGTCACATCGTTCTGACCGATATGTGCGCTCCCAAGCCTATCGCAAGTCGCTGCCAACGCATGTGGATGACCACCAGCGCCTACGCATCGCGGCCATACTTCGCAACTACCGAGCGAGTTATCTCGGTTGATTGACATTTCCTTGACAGCAGAGGCATTGACTTGTGCCTCTGCTTTTGTTATATTATATGTATAGAAAGGAGAAAGAAATGGCATATCTACAAAAAGACGATCTGGTAATCATTCGCAACCCTGACGGTACGATTCAGGCGCGAGTGGTTGACATGCAATTCCGTCGCTTCCGTCGTAGCTGGAAAGACAAGAAGACCGGCGAGACAAAAAGTCGTTGGAAATCAGTGCCTTACGCGATCTGCGAATGCTTCATTGGCGCGCCCGCCGGGACAGAATTTTTGATCCCCGGCTACAAGCTGAAGAACGAAACGAAAGACGGCGAACGGCTTCTTGTCCTCCGCGACAAATACGCGGCAGAGTTTAACGGCGAGTGGGTCAGCAAAATGTTGGCCGACAGCAAACAGAAGAGGGCCAGCGCGTGAGGGTTTGGGTGCTGCAAGGCAGCTATGAAAATGAGTTGTTTAGTTCGGTCCACTTGACGGAGAAGGGTTGCGTCCTCGCATGCATCTCTGATGTGTTGGATTTCTTGGGCGTCGATAACGAAGAGTGCGCGCGCCGAGTGATGAATGATCACCTGACCCATTTAGACAAACAACCGCCAGAACTGATTGAGTGGGATTTTGAGAAAATGAGTTCAATGACCCGCAAGCAGCTCTGGAGAATCTTTCATGACTGGACTGAAACTGTATGGGACACGATGTGCGATCGGTCTTATTACATCGACGCTGGGCCTTATACAATTCAGGCTTGACATTCACTTGACAACTTAAACCTTGACTTCTACCGGCGCTGATGCTATATTATAAGGGTAGAAAGGAGAAGCAAATGGGCAAAACAGCCATTCAACTCGGGCGCAATCATATGATGATTGGCATGATCATCGCTGACCTCACATGCTGGTCAACTCTTATTTTTCTCGCCTTTAAGTGGGCGACTTGCACGTGCGGAGGTTAAAGTGGATCTGACCACCGATGAAATCATCGACCTGATCGACTGCGTGAACAACCGCATCGACGATCTCACAGACTGCGCCATGTTTGGCGATGCCGATGAGATTGAGGGCGAAATCGAGAGGATGAGCGCCCTGATCGTTAAACTTGAGGATGAGGTAAGCCATGAACATTGATTTAACCGAGCGCGAGATTCAACTTTTGATGATGTGTATCGAAACCAACATCGAAACCATCAAGCGCAGACACAACGAGAACGATCCAGAAATTGCTGATTTAATTTTCGAATTGCAGGACTTGGATATGGATCTTTGGGAATTGACGGCTCGACCTTGCCAGACTCGGCCCGATCCAGACCTCGATACCACCGATCTGGATTTGGTTGGCCGCACTTTTGAAGTCGC